GTCTCAGCAAGTGCTGCTGCCCCAAAACCACCAGCAGTCTCAGCAAGTGCTGCTGCCCCAAAACCACCAGCAGCTAAGCCTACTGATATTCCTCCAAAGATTAATGATGAAAAGGATGTATTAGATTATTTAAGCATTCCTGATGAAGCGGAAATGAATAAGAGATTAGAGAAGGTGGGTGTTTGGCTACACATGATTAACAGACACTCAAATCATGATGATGTGTCAGATTTTAAGATGTTGGAAAAACTTCTTATGAGCAATAAATTAAACTCAGAAAATGAAGCAGACAAAGAAGAAAATATAAAATATGGAGAAAGTTATAAAAAACACTTAATTCAAAAGAAATTGGCAAATAAATCTGTAGAAGAACCTGCAAAAAATGAACCTAGTACAGCAAGTACAGAACCCGCTGTAACATCTGCAACGACTGGTGCAATGCCAGGTGCGCCACCAGCCGCAAAGAAAAAAGAATCGCACGACCCAAATGACCTTGTTAACATGCCAATGAAGCCATTTAAGAAATTATTAATAAGACTTAAAATGACCAATAATGGTAAGCTTGCATTTAGTGACAAGGAGATAGGAAAACCAGGAAGTGTAGAAAGAAAAAGTTTTATTATTGATAACGATATAGAGGCAGATGCTAAGAAACTTCCTACAATAGAATCTTTCTCAGACAAATTAAAATTTTATAAAGAGGCACTAAGAGGATTTTGAAAAAGCTTCTTTCGCCTTTTTAGCAATATCGGCCATTGCTGTTGGATTTATAAATTGAGATTCAGCAGTAATGGCCCTTTTAGGTGCTGTAATAGGCTTCTCTTTTCTGTACTCATCTATTATCTTGGCGTGTTCAGGATTGTCTTCATATAAAATTTGTTCTTCGGCAATCCCTACAACATACTGTAGGAATATATAATTTTTACATTTTGTAACTGGATGGGTCATTAGTATACCATGTTCATCAATACTGTCGATGATGCCCATGAAATAGTCCATCATTTGTTCTTCTTTAAATCTGAAATTGATTTGAATAGTAGTTACAGTACAGGGCTTGCCAACAAAATACTTTGCAAAATCTTTCATAATATAAAATAGTAATAGTAAATAGTTATTATGCCAGGAAAAGATAATAAAGCTTACAAAGGTTGGAGAGGCACTATAAAGGCAGCTTTAGACCACCACCCAGATAAATTTAGTAAGGAAGCTTGTGGAAAAAAGAAAAGCGGCAAACTTTGTCCTTACGCAGTATTTACCGCAATGAAAAAAAAGGGAGACACTCCACATTATAAAGAGCAACCGCACACAACTAGTGGTACACCTCATAAGAAAAAAGATTTTGCTGAATACGTCGCACAAAGAGATGCGGAATTGTTAGAAGAAGGGAAAAAGAAAAAGAAAATGTCAGTTAGTTCTTTGAACGTAAATTTCGACCTTCCTTAAAGGAAAATATTAGTAAAATCATCAAACTTTTTCTCATTAGCATTGACGTAAGCACGCACAATTTCAGATTTGAAATCGACTAGCATTTTATTCCAATCTTTAATTCCTTGTGGTGGTCGCACATAGGTAATATCCGTGACTTGTGCGGCTATAAGTCTTTCAGCCATTGTCTTAACACCTTCTAAGCCAGATGCATCTTCATCCAATGCTAGACATACTTTGTAATGTCTAATTAGATTGATTTGTTTTTCAGAAAGGTACTTACCACCGCAAGCCATACCATTAAAACCGCAAAAACAAAGTGTCATCGCATCGAATTCACCTTCAGTCAAGTATATTTTAGAACCTTTAATTGGCCATTTGGGAGCAAATATTACATCACCTTTACCTACCCCAATAGCTTTATCTGGGCCTAAATATCTTAGACCCTTATTAGCTAATAGTCTACCATTGAAATATATTAGTTTATTTTGTACATCATAATAAGGGATGATAATTCTGTTCTTGTATTCTCCTTCAGTGCAAATATAGAGTCCATTTGTGGACAATTTCCTTGATGCCAGGTATCGTTCGGCTTCAACACGATGTTTATTACCTATTGGTAAGCATTCTATCATGAAGCTCCCAACAGGGAGTCTCATTTTACTCAAGTCCATTTCTTCTGGTTCTGAGACTAAGTTTTCTTTCTCCTTGAAGAACTCTTCTAGTTTAGCCTCCAAGTCACCAATGAGGGTTTGTCCTGATAATATCTCTTTTGCTTCTTCAAATTCACAACCTTCAACCAACATTACAAGACCGATAAGGGTGCCTTTCTTATCGGTCTTGAAGCAACGATAAGCACCATTTTCTCTGTGGTACTTTCCACCTTTTGGGGAACACCACAAGTGTTGGCCATTATCATCCGTGAATACGGAGTCTATGCGTACTTCACTACCTTTGACTATTACTTTATCAAATTTATCCTCGCACCAACGTACAAAGCTTTCAAAGTCAACACTCATAAAAAAATTTCCTTATTTTTTCACCTATCTTTTTCTAATAGATTGAAGGATAATACCAAAAAGGACTTGATTATGAAAATTAATTACATCAGTGTATCACGGTTACAAACTTATCAAACCTGCCCCCAACAATATAAGTACAGATATCATCTGGAAATGGCACCGTTGGGGGAAGAACCTATTTACTTCGCCTACGGTTCGATTATACATAAAATTGCAGAAGAATACATAGCAAATAAAGGCGAAATTGCAATTAACGAAATTGCAAATGATGTGCTTAATGGCAAAATTGACCTTGATGGCAAAAAAGTTCCAAAACTACCTACAGAATACAAAAACAAGCTGCCAGAGCATATTCGTGCAATCAAGAAAATCAGTGACCAGATTGGTTATGATGGATTTATAGAATATGAATTCCTCGTTGACCTAGACCCGCCAAACGGCAAAATGGTCAAGGGTTTCATTGACCGTTTAATACAAAAGGATGATAAATTCTGGATTTTGGATTACAAGACCACTAAAAAGGGCATGTGGAGAAAAAATGCCAAGACAATAGCTGGTGATCTACAACTAAGGACATACGCCAGAGTTGTTCAAAAGGAATTTGGTGCCTTGGCAAAGAATATAAAAACTGGTCTTTATTACCTGGAAGGTGCAGAATTGGTAGGCGCATGTTTCACAGAACAGTCTTTGGAGAATGTAGAAAAAGAGCTTATTAAGTATTACGATGAAATCAAGAATGCCGATCCTAACAATGTATTAGGCAATGTCGGCCAGCATTGTTCGAGGTGCGATTTCAATAAAATCTGTCCATTCTACTCGGTGACTTAAATGCATTTAACACTAGCAGTATCCCACAACATATTTCTAACTACTGAGCAGCGATATGAGTTGCACATCGGTAAAGAATTAAAAGTAATTGGTGTGAGTACACCTGTTTGGATTCATAATAAAACAACTTCAGAGCCAGCACATGAAATATTCTGTAATTACTCAATCACCCCAACTGACCATAAGCTTTATATAAGACACCATTCAAAGGGGTATGATATATTACTGCCAAGAAGCACTTACGACCCAGAAGAAAAAAGAGAAAACCCAACAACGCTTAACAATCTAGTAAATTTCAAGGATGGTGGTGTAGAGTGGTTGGCATTTAGACAGTTCAATACAGTAAAAAAGAACAAAAAGGATATTACTATCGCACATTATGTAGAAATTAAAGACATGGAAGAACTAATAAAGACTCTGCATATATAAGATGTGGAACTTAATTTTAAAAAATGGTTTGAATCAAGATTTGGTGAACCAGTTGATGAGCCAGAACCTGCCTCTGAAACGCCCCGCAAATTGAATAACGGGGCGTTTCAGAGATATGACCTAGAGCCTTTGCCAGGCAATAAAAAGCCTATGAAAAAGCAAAAGAAAAATTAGTCTTCATCATCTTCATCCCAATCTTCATCGTCTTCATCATCGTCTTCATCATCTTCATCCCAATCTTCATCGTCTTCATCATCGTCATCCCAATCATCGTCTTCTTCATCAGAATTAACGATATCGTGAAGTTCATCTTCATAGAGGTCTTCAAAAGCTTCGTTCATGACAATGCTCCTTAAAATAAAAACAAATTTATTTTAGATAGTAACAACTAGAAAATTTTAACGAATCAACGCTCCAAGTTTAACTAATTTTCCGTTAACGACAACAAATCCAGTAGGGCTTGTTGTTCCTGGTGGTGGACAAGTAGGTGTTTTGTGTTTATTGCTGCAACCACAGCCAGAGTTGTTTTCAGGTTTCCAACATTTGTTGAATTCTGGCTGACCTGGGTTTGTACAATTTCCAGTAAAACAACCAGAAAAATGGGTTCTTATCAAATTGCCATTTTCATCAATCTCAAAAGGAGTAGAGCGATCTGGCCTAATCATACCTTTTTCTGCCAAGAAATCAACACAAGTATTTGCGTGATCTATCAATTCCATTGTTGAAAATCCAATAGTTTCCACACAATCCCCGTTTGAATCGAATTCATAATAAACATCATTTGGTGCATCTACGTTCACCATGAATTCAGGTAAAGTAAGCGATTCAGTATTTCTACTGATTACTGTAGAAACTTCTGGATGTTCAACTAACTCGGCACTCGATCCAATCATTGACTTAAAAGATGTTAAATCCATAGCAGCTAGAGGACGAACTGGTGAACGTAAAATACCTCTCTTAATGAAAACGTCATTCATAACTTGATTGTATGTGTAATCATTCATCTTATCCTGTACCAGCATTGCCTTTGCAAAACTATCATAAAAACGAATCGTCGCTGGTGCATTAGGAATAGCATTGTATGTGTAGTTTGTCAATATATCTCTAGCATTTATCAAAGCCGTTTTCGCATCCAAACAAATGTGACGCTGTGCCGTGTAGATAGCAACCAGAATATCGTACCACGCGCCAGTAAACACGCGCGAGAAGCTATGTGGTTCAGAGGTCAATTGATCGTCTTTACCATTACGCGGCAGTTTTTCAGGCTCAACATAAACAAAACCGTTATATGCGTTTCTTAATGCAGCAGCAGAATTACCATTTCTTCCACTGGTTACATTGTAAATTGCACGACCCATCTCTTCACCGAGTCTGGTCATACAATTACTTTGATCCAAATTTCCACCAGTTTCTTGTAAAACATAATCAATAGCAACATCATTTTGCAGCATATTAATAATTGCATGAATATCACCGAAAGATTCGTGGAATCCCCAAACCTCGAATGCTTGCACATTAAACAAATCTGGACGTAAAGCATCTAATAGAGCGTGGCCAGTCTCATGTAGAACCACATCACTTGAGCTAGATGTATAGATCATCTGTTTGAGGATAGGGTCCATTGCATAGAAAAACCTTAAAGCAACTCTATCATAATATGCATTAAGTTGCTTGCCTGCTCTGGGAATAATATAAAGCGTATTAGTAGATGACCATTTGGTGATTGGGTTCTTAAGAACTCTGCTCATCAAATTAATTGCCTGGCACAAACTATAATGACACATCGCTGCCTGATGTTCAAGCGTATGCATAGTAGGCGTAGCACCTTTGTAGCCATCAATTCTGAAATCACAAATATTGGGCTTTACTGGCAAATCAACGGGCATTACCAATTGAGGTGTAGTCGGATCATTAATAATATAAGTTATGTCACTCATGTAATTATTTACCCCAGCCGATTAAATAAAACTGATGAACGATAAAGAAAATTTGGTTAAGGAAAAAAGACTAATCTTAGCAACCACCAAGAATCTTACTGGTATGGAAGGTAAGATAGGTCAAATATTAAAATATATGGGAGAACCAGTTATATCCCAGACTTCAGATTTGTATGAACAAACTAACTGGAGTGATATTTATCCTTATTTAAACGTATATGATACTCCCAATGAAGATTTGCCAACAGAAGATATGGACACACACCTTGTAGAAATAGGCAGAACTCTGTCTGCTTTAAAATGGGGTATTAATATGGAATTGAGCTATTTGAAAGACAGTAAAATTCCAGTAAAACGCACTGAATTATATACCGAATGGGTTGACGCCCAGAGAGTAATGAGTGTTACATATAAAGGATATGTTGTTTACAGAGAAATTGGTGGAGACTTGGATAGTTATTTACCAGATGACGAATGGGAATCAGCACTTGATAGGATTTATGAGGCTTGCAAGAAAATTAAAAAACAAAGTAAAATTGATGTAGATATGGAAAAAGCAGAGGAAATCAAAAGTGAGAAACTAGGACTAATTGCTAGATTAAGGGAGAAATGGGGGATTTAGAAAATCAGAAAGTAACACTAGACTTAGTGTTAGGCATCAAAGATGAAAAAGTGACAACCAAGCTCGTAACTTTAAATGTCATAAGCTTGGTTGTCGTAGCTGTCATTAACGTTTTGACTATTTGGCTCTTAATCACGGCCCGCTAAACAAATAATCATACAATCTAGTCCGTTTTAAAGTAGACCTTTTCGGACCTCTAGAAAGCACAATTGCCTTATCACGCGCTTCGGCCCTTACAGAACTTGCCTTAGCGATCTTCTCACGCGAGTAGGACTTAATGGGTGCTGCGTTTGGCTGTCTAACAATGTGTCCACAGCGTACTTCATACCCCACAATGAGGTCTTCATTAGATTCAGTAATCAATACAGTTCGTTGAATAGGATGACTGTGACTGCCCTTGTAGTAAAACTTAGCTACAGGATGTGTATTTACCAGTTTGTAATTTTTCATTTTTCAACTCCTTAATTTCGTTGTAAAGTTTAGTAGCGTACCTAATGTCTGCTAGTAACTTACTCGAAAATCTACAATCTGTCAACTCAACTTCGTACAATAAATCTTCTTTTATGAAATCTGGGATATTTTTCGGTTTGAGCATCCCTTCTTCCATCTCAAACTCAGCCAAACAAAAATAGTTTCCTTGATTGTGATCTTTGAAAAAATCTACTTCCCAAACTTTGTCTTTATCATAAACAAAGTAACGAATTTTCTCAAGTTTATTCATGCATTGTGACCACAAGTCATTAAAATCCCGTGCGTCAATTGGATTCTCAATCTCGACGCACCGCCCACCCACAGATGACTTGAGAGTGAGAAAAAAACTGGTTTTCTTGTTTTCTACTTTTCTACATCTCAGGGATATCCCCTTACTTGCAAAAAGATATCCCTGAGAAATAGTTGCTTTATGATGAGCTTTTGTTCTGAACTTCTCTTCGGTATTCAAGTTCAGAACATATTTTTTCTCATTTTCTGTTGGAATGGTTTCACCTTGCTTTCAATAGTTGGTTAATTTCATCCAAATCTGCTCTAGAATCTAGGAGTTGGTCTTCTAAGAACAATTCTACATATTTTGCATCACTTTTGTCAATTACTCTCTCACACTCCTCCATACGCTGTACATAATTTGTTACAACTTCTGTTTCCAACTTCTGTGCATATTGCAATATTTCATGTGGGTCTGTCAATAGAGGAAACGCATGATGTTTTGTTTCAGGCACACCACCAAGGCCCACAATCATTTTGGCAAACTGCTGAATGTGGTTGAACTCACCAGTAGCTTGTTCAGCTAGCCATTCACCAATCTCTGCTCTGTGTAATCCTTCGATCATAAATGAACTTTGAAGATAGAAATGCATATGCGTGTATTCATTTTTCAAATCGCTATTCAATTTCTCAATCAGTTGCTGTTTTGTCATTTTCTTTTCCTTTTAAACATTGCCTCAACGCATTTGAGGCGAAAAACTCAACGAACGATTCTAATAATATAGTTTTGTAACTACCTTTTTTAGCAAAGCATTTGCTTACTATATTATAACACATTTTCATTAGTTGCATATATATCTTAATTAGAAAGGAATTGTAAATTATGAGAGAAGAATCTGTTTGGCGAGGGAAATATAGAACTTTAAAGGAATATTACGACAAAAAATATAGCCCTGAGTATTACAAGTTAACGAAGTATGAGTATGAGATTGATCCAGATGAGACTCTGGATGATATAAACAACTATGATGAAAATCGTCAACGTCTAGAATATGCGAAGTGCGCATTAGACTTTTTCTATTTTGCGCATAAGTATGTCAAAATATTGCATCCAAAGAGAGGGTTGCTGCCTTTTGTTTGTTATGAATACCAGCACAAAGTCATTGCTGATTATGATGCACATCGTTTCAACATGCTTTCTAAATTCCGACAGGCAGGTTTAACAACCTTAACTGAACTTTGGGGCATGTGGAAGTGTATGTTTAAACTTGACCAGCAGATTGTTCTGATTTCAAAGACTGATGCTGAAGCTGTTAAAGCTGGTGAAATCATTGATAGAGCCAAGGAACATCTGCCAACATGGATGCAACCTTCTCCGCTAGGCAAATGGAATGACCATAAAAAAGAGTTCCATGAAACAGGTGGCTGCGTTAGTTTTTACTCTCCAGAGCGTGCCCGTGGTCTTGCTATTACATGTTTAATAGTTGATGAGGCCGCATTTATACCAGAAATGGATAAACACTGGAAAGCTATATATCCAACACTATCCGCTGGTGGTGCCTGCATCGTTATTTCTACGGTTAATGGTTTGGGTAACTGGTACGAAAAGGCATACCACAAGAGTAAAAGAACCAGCAAGCCTTTCCATATTATTGACCTTGAGTTTACATCACATCCAGAATATAACGACCCGAAATGGATTGAGGACCAAAAATCTCAATTAGGAGAAAAGGGTTGGTTGCAGGAAGTTTTAAGAAGTTTCCTTGGGTCTGGCGAAACTTATATTCCAACGAAAATAGTTTCTCAGTTAGTTTTATCAACAAGAAATAACATCCCGAAAAGGAAGCTTTTTAAGAAATGGGTGAATAATAAATTTGAAGAAGATGCAGAACACATTATGGGTTCTGATGAAGAAGAAAAAGAGTTTGATGACAGTTGGCAGAACGAAGGTGCAATGTGGATATGGGCTGAACGTAAAGAAGGACATGAGTACATTTTAGGAGTGGATACGGCAGATGGTGTTGGTGACGAAGGCGACAATAGTTGTATTCAAATTTTTGACACTGCTACTTTAGAGCAGGTGGCAGAATTTTACAGCAACTCCATTCCTCCTTATCAGTTAGCTCAGGTTATAAATGAAATAGGCATGTATTACAATCATGGTTTGGCGGTCATTGAAAATAATGGGTCTGGTGGTGCTGTTATTAGCAGTCTGCAACATCAATTATGTTATGATAATCTGTACTATGATGGAAATACTAAAAACAAAAATCCTAAACCTGGAATAAAAGTTGGTATTCAGAACCGTTTGACTATCCTAGAAGCATTGCAACAGAGATGTATTAGTGGTAATATTAAGATTAACAGTCCAAGGTTAGTGAAGGAATTGACGACCTTTGCCCATAATCCTCAGACGCAGAAGATTGCTGCGGTTAAGGGAGAGCATGATGATGCAATTATGGCAACTTGTTTTGCCTTGTACATTCGTGATTCGATGTTGCGTGATATGCCGATTGGTCCTGCTATCAATAACGAATTGACTGAAGCTGCTAAATCTGTGGATTACGAGCAGATTAAGAGGGAAATTATGGAGGGTATTGATGAAGATATGTTCGATTACAAGAACGTAATTTCGACACTTGATGAAGAACAAGCTGGTGTTGCTTATGACTTTAGAAGAAGGAATGAGACATTGATTAAGGAATTTGGGTGGTAATATGAAAGCAGACAAAATATCTGAAACTAGGGAACTTTTGAGAAAGGCATATGCAATTCTGCCAACTGATTTTAGTTTGCGGGAAGTTAGATTTTCTATAAACCAAGCAATACAAAAGATAGCACTATTTGAAAACAAAAAAATTAAAAAAGAAGCACAAGCTAGACAGCAAGAAGAACTGGAGCTTAAGAAGAAACAGCAAATCGGTATTTTGCCGTTTCAGCCTTATGATGCAAAACAGGCTATTAGTTTAATAGACAAGATGATCGAAGAAGAAGAAAGAAAAATAAATGTTAAAGGACAACCACAAAAGCAGCCAGATAATCAGTCGGACGATAACGAAAACTTACAGACCTTTTACGGATAAGAGGGGCATATACGAATACTCTTCAGTGCAAGTAAACCTTCCTGAAGTAATAGCAGATGAGGTGATACTTTGGGGGAATAAAAAGGTCAAAGACAAAGACCTGTATACTCCCCCTGAAGATTACATACACGGTCGAGAAGAAGAACCACATGTCACTGTGCTGTATGGCATTCATTCACAATTGCCAACAGAAGTAGCCAAGATCATTTCTAATGGTTTATCTTTTGAAATCAAATTAAAAAACGTATCAATATTTACCAATAACGCAATGTTTGATGTAGTGAAAATAGAAGCAATCAGCCCAAGTCTCAATTATTTTAATAGTTTGCTCAAAAATAATATAAACAATACACAGCATTTCAATAATTATCAACCACATGTCACAGTCGCTTATATTAAAAAAGGCAGATGTTCTGATTTATGTGGTTGCACAGATTTTAAAGACGTGAAATGGAATGTGAACACAGTAATATTTTCTTCTAAAAACGGAGATAGAACACCAATAAGATTAAAGTCCTAGATTGTTTATTCGGTATAAACATAATTCATAAGCTTGCTCAGCTTTTTTTAGTAAATTGCTAGGAAAGCTGAGCAATTTTTTGTCATAAGGTATCTCTTCAAACTCTAATTTATCAGAAATATTGAATTTATTTTCTAGTATTCTCACGCCTTTCTGGTTGACTAAATTTTGCCATGTAAGGAAGACCCCACCTCCTTCTTTCATCATTTCATAAATCCTTCTTAATCTGAAAATATAATAATCAATTATATAAGAAGCATTGTCTTTGTCGATCAACGTGCCTAGACATTTTGGCTCCCTTACCAAATAGATGAAGTTGCACGCTTGATAAATTTCTTTGTGGCAAATTTGGTAGTTATAAAACACTTCATTAACGTACATGCCTACAAAGTTATTGAATTTATGTTCAATAATTGTAATCTCATTAGTTTTGGTCGGATGATCGTAAACAATGCCTGTTTGTGCCCATTGAATTTTTTTACTTTTATTCAACATATGGCACAAACTAGCACTGTTGGCTCCCAGATGCGTTACTACTATAATTACTCTTTTCATTTTTCAGCTTTTTTGTTTTTAAATTTACATAATTACACCATTATGCCCTAACTATATTAAGTTAGCAATATATTCAAGGTAATTTTTAAAAATGGCATGGTACGATCTATTTAAGTTGTTTAGTTATGCCTTCACACAAGACCCGTTGGGGAAGAAGACAGATACTAGAGATTTTCCATCAGCAGGTGTCAGCAGCCCAGACTCAGTTCTAGACCTAAGAAATCTTGAAACGCTGTCGTCTGGTGGTGCATTCGTAAGAGTCCAGAACGAACTGGTTGATATGACCAGTGCGACGAACCGACTCAACAGAATGAAGGAGTATGATCGTTTAGTTCTCAGTGTGCCCGAAATAGAAATGGCAATGACAGTTTTTGCAGACGAAGCTTGTGTAGTCGGCACCACGCCTATATCAACGGTTTATTATGGTTCAAAGAGTATTGAGTGGTTGGCAAACAACAAAGCAAATGAAAGGTTCCCTGTATACTGTTATAATTTCGAGAAAGAAGATTACACTATCGGTTGGGCTTACGCACCTAGATTTGTAAAGGTTGATGATACAGTAGAAATAGTATTAGATAATGGTTCTATAGAAATAGTTACACCAGATCATCGTATTCTTAAGAGAGACGGAGGCTGGATTCATGCAGGAGATTTGAAGTTTGGTGATGAATTGATGCCTTTTTATAGAGTAAAGGCAAACCAGAATTTAACTAAGCAAAAAACAAATCAGTTCCCAAGAATTTACACACATCATGATGGCTGGGTACATGAACGTCAATTCATTGATGAGTGGAGATTGGGTAAGAATCTGGAAGAGTACGACCGCATGAACAAAGTGACTAGGTTAATTGCATCTGGATTGACCTGGAAGCAAATAGAAAAAATCATGGGTCATAGGTGGGATATCATGCAGCCGTGGCTTCATAAGCATGGGTTCTCATTCAAAGAAATCAAATACCTGGCAAAAAGTCCTGATGTAAGAAGAGTAATAGGTGTCCGTGCCCATGCTAAACTTCCTGTTTATGATCTATCAGTAGAAGATCACAAGAACTTCTGTACTGAGTCCTTGGTAATGCATAACTGCCAGAAGGATGAGACTGGCAGAACATTTAAGATCGAGTGTGCAAACAAAGAAATAGTCGAAGAACTTGAGTATGTGATGTTCAATCGTGGTATGTTGAATTTAGACCAACAGACCATGTGGGATAAAGCCAAAAGATTGTTCATTAAGGGCGATTTATTCTTGGAATTGGTTATCAATCCTGACAATCCAAAAGAGGGTGTGTATAAGATTATGGACTTGCCTTGCGAGACTATGTATCGCATAGAGACTATTAAAGGCAAGGTCATAGAATTCCAACAGTCTAAAGAGGCTCCTGATTATCAAGCTTTGGTCAAAGCGCCTATTGACACTGCTACAGAGTCGGAATTACAGCAATCAACAGCAATACGTTTCTCGCCTGAGCAAATCATTCACATTAGAATTGGTGATTACAGAAGAACTTTTTATCCTTATGGAGTGTCGTTAATTGAGCCAGCGAGAGGTCCAGCCCATCAGCTGAGAATGATGGAAGATGCAATGGTTATTTATAGATTGACTCGCGCTCCAGAGCGTAGAGTTTTCTATATTGACGTAGGTACTTTGCCTGGGTCTAAAGCCGAAGCTTTCATGGATCGTATTAAGGACCAGTTTAGAAAGAAAAAGGTTCCAAGGCAGCAGTTTTCTTCAGGTGGACCTTCTGTAGTTGATGAAAGATGGCACGCGCCCGCGCAAGACGAAGACTTCTGGATTCCAACCAGACCTAATTCTAACACAAGAATTGATACATTGCCTGGCGCTCAGAATCTAGGTGAGATTGATGATGCAGTATATTTCCGCAACAAGCTTTTCACCGCTTTGAATTTTCCAAAGAACTATTTTTCAATGGAAGACCCAAATGCGACAAGAATAACTTTATCAGCACAGGATGTTAAGTTTGCTCGTATGATCGAACGTCTACAAGCACACATTGAAGAAGGTTTGTTCCAGATTGCTGACAGACACCTGAAGCTTAAGGGTTATCCACCTGAAAGTTACGAAGATTTGATTATCAAGATGACTCCTCCATCCGATTGGAGAGAGTTAAGTCGAGCAGAAATTGTAACCAATAGAATCAACAATGCTAATGGGTTGAAAGGTTCTCAGTTAATGTCTGACTACGACATTTTGACCAAATGGATGAAATATACAGATGATGAAGCAAAGGAAATGTTGGCAAGATTGAAGGTTCAGAAGTTGGAAGACTTGAAGTTGCAGATATTGGCACAGAACCCACAATTATTGGGTGTAGGCGTCCCAGGCACAGGCGAACCAGAAATGGGCACAGAACCAGGCCAAGGTCCAGGTCCAAATTTGGGTCCAGACGCTGGCGGCGGTCTTCCAGGGGCACCTCCAGGTGGCCCACCACCAGGGGGCGAACCTCCTCCACCACCTCCAGGTGGCGGTCCACCATTACCACCACCACCTCAAAATAGCATGATTCCTCCAGCAGGACAGGCACAGCCTTTGCCTACACCAACTGAGGCTGACATAATCAAATATGATTTGGAGATAGAGGATTATGAAAGTGAGCAAGATTTTGAAGATCAAGATCAGAGTGAAATAGAGGAATTATGATAAACACTCAAATGGCTCCCAGAATTGCTATGCATAACAGGTCGCAATTAAACTTAGTAGAGGAATGCGCCTGTTATGCATGTATCAAGATTTTTCCTGTTAGTGAGATAAAAGAGTGGACTGATAATTGGGATTTCAGAAAGAAAGTAGAAACGCCACAAAATGAGCATACTGCGGTCTGTCCTCATTGCGGAGTTGATGCGATCTTGCCTATTAATTTAGAGGAAGATAAAGATTTAATGAATTTGAAAAAGGTGAATTATTATTGGTTGCGACGAGCGTAAATAGGCTTGGAGGTGCATATGAGAAACATATGGATGTGGTTCCTAAGCCTTTTCACATGCGGTCAGTGTTGTAAGAAAACTTCAGGAAGCATTATACTTGGTTTTGGCGTTCACGAAATAGCTATTAATGTAAAAGGTATGCCTTGTAAAGTTACTTTTAACATAGAAGACCCTATGGATGGACATTGTGTTTGTCATGGCGATACAAATAAAATTGGCATCACCATAGGTAAGTGTGGATTCGTTATTCATGCAGACATTAAAACAAACACTTGTTTAATTGAGTGGTGTTGTGATTACAAGGAGTGTTAATCATGCCTTTATTCAGGGGTAGACTGTGGTGGTGGAATTATTTTAAGAAATTACTTTTCTCCATTTTTAGCCATGTGAGAGGAAGTGTTACTTTGGCACATGGTTATTCGGAGATGGAGATAAAATTAGATGATGCAATAAAAGCTCAAAGAATATTTGTGGCTGTGGAAGCGGAAAACATCCCTGTTTGTTCTGGAAATGTAGACACTGTTGGTGCGATAAGGAACAGCGATAACAGTTTTATATTGTATGCAGATATTAAGAGCAATAGTGCAACAGTATATTGGCTGGTAGACTACACACTCAAAGATGACGATCAGAGCCTTGATGACGCCTTTTAAGAAACAAAAATATGTGGGTAGCATTAAACAAGAGAAATGCAATAATTGCCCTGTCCGAGCATCCATTTTCAATGGCGGGGTACAATGTGCATCAAGTAGATTTAAAAGAACCAAAGGAACAATGGCACTCTATGATTGGAAAAAAACTCAATCTAGGTGAAACTAAAAATGTAAAAGATTTAAAAATTGCGTTTATATGCAATTGGAATGACTGTTGTGGAATTAGTACATATAGTGGTTATCTTGTTGATTCCCTAAAAACCAAAGTAAAAGAACTTAAAGTATTCTCCGAAGTAGGAGAAGGCCAACAAGATGATGAACCTTATGTTTTGAGATGTTGGAAACGTGGGACAAGTCTAAAACCTCTCATCGACAAACTCATTGAGTGGGCACCCGATTTTATTATAATTCAACATGAATTTGGCATTTTCCCTAAAGCAACATTCTTCCTGCAACTTTTGCAGGGCATAGAAGATATTCCTTATGTTGTAGTAATGCATTCAGTATATGAGCATTTGGATAAAGCTGTTTGCACATCTGCTGTTAGGAATATCGTAGTGCATAGCGAAGAAGGCAAGAAGACTTTGAAGAGACTAGGTAATGCTAACAATATTTTTGTAGTACCTCACGGGTGCGTTGAATACAAGGAAGAAGAAAAGACCGAACTTTGGAATATATTTCAAACTCCTTACGCGATTGTACAATTTGGATTTGGCTTCTTTTACAAGGGTGTGGATAGAGTTTTAGATGCGGTTCATTACTTGAAGAAGTCTGACGCTAAGTTCAAAGATATATTCTATTGTTATCTTTGCAGTGACAATTATCATACAAGTATAATACACGCGCAGTATTATGATTTTCTTATTAAGAAAATAGATGAGCTTGGCCTGCATGACAATGCGGTTATAATTCGTAAGTTCCAGACAGATCAGATGATTAGGAATTATTTAAGGACGGCAAAGGTAGCTGTATTTCCTTATGTAAGTGATCCTAAGAATATGGTTTACGGGGCATCTGGTGCAATACGCATAGCAATGGCGTGCGGAACTCCAGTGGTAGCCAGTAGTTGCCACCAGTTTGATGATTTGGAAGGTGTTGTACCAAGACCTAAAGATTATATTGAGTTGGCTAAGGAAATTGACGAAATATTCAGTAATGAAAAGTATAAAAAAGAATTGATTAATAAAAGTGATGAGTATGTAGTTAGTAATAATTGGGATATTACGGCAGACAGATATATTAATTTATATTATCAGATTAATTCATGAAACATAGAATGCTTTGGCTTTAATTTGATTGAGAACTTTCCAGGGAGCATAAGGATACATTCTCTGCCATTTATCGTGAAAGATGGTATCGGTAGTATAAACATAACGCTTGCCGTTTATGTAGACTATTATTCTGCCATCTTTTAGAAAGCCAGCAAAGTGTATATTATCATTAACTTCTAAATATTCATGAAATCTCATACTGGACCTTGCATGTCTGCACTGTTTGGGGCAATAACATCTTTGTCTTGTGGTGCTATTCTGAACGCTTGGGAACTACTATTTCTTGAGTCTGTAAATTTGCCTAAAATTCTTCTAATATTTTCATCATTTCTCGCAAGGGCGTGAAAGAAGTCTAAAGTGCTTTCTTTATGATTACTAATTGCCATTTTCGCCACTTTTAATAACAAGTTGGACTCATCTCCAGAGCCACCCATATCACCAAGACCCTGTTCATCCTCCTCGCGCAGCCGATAATATTGAGAAAAAGTTTTCATTTTTAACGCCTTTTGCATAACTACCTTATATAGTTAATAGGACTAATTTAATTTTAGTCGGCAACTGTATATATACAGATTAAGTAATATATCCTTAATGGGAGATGATATGAAAAGAAAACTAGTAAACTATGAAGTTTTCCAAAAGATTAATGAGAATTCCGTGACAAATTCCGAGAAGGAATTAGTCCTAGCCGAAGATGTTTTAGCTAAGGCTTTGGGTGAATTACAGTTAAGTCTTTATTGCTTTGATGAGTCCAGTGTAACTTATGAGACTGTGGACAAGTCTTATATTCATGCTGGTTTCCGCATGGATGGAAGCAGTATTATTTTTGAAAACATTGAACAATTAATCATTGATGAGTCTTCCGCAAGGGAAGTTGCTCGCAACAGTCTAAGAAAGATGTTCGACTGTGTTTTGAACAACAACGAAGCTGCTGCTAATGAAGCTTTCAAAGAATATATTGCGATGCCTTTCGTTCGTCGTGGTTTCACAGAGGGTAGTGCAGTTGTTCAGGCTTGGGCAGAGCCAAAGGCAAAGTCCCACAAGCCTGGAAAGAAGCAGAGTCCTTCTACTGTTATGAAGAGAGTCATGGGCAAGAAGTTGAGCCAAGCCAAGAAGAGTCCTTTTGACAAGGAAAAGGCAAAGGAAAAGAGAGAACAGATCAAGAGGTCAACAGGCGCAAAGTACGTTCATCTAAGAACTAAGCCACAGGGCAAGAAGAAGATGAGAGAATGGTACAATTTGTCTGAGAATGTTTTTAATTATATTGATTATCAGGAATTCGGTCCTGTCGCAAATCAGTCTGAAATAAAGAGGGATGATAAGGGTAATGTTGTTGCTATTAGAATTCCAGACGCAAAGACAAGAAATGAAGCTAAGATTTTGAGCTTTAACTGGAAGACCTTGACCGCAGACAATACGATTCTAAGAGCTAAGATGAAGAACTTAGCTGAAGATACCAATTTCTGCAAGGCAATGAGAGATTTGAAGCAGTGCAATGCATTGTCTGACAATGATAAGTTGCAGCATGTATTGGAAGCAGTTGTAGCAAGATGGCCAGATGTTATTTACTTAACACAGACCGAACTTGCAGGGGCTATTTCCACAGCTTTGGAATCAATTGGTGCAACGAATTACGAGGATCAGACATGCGAGTTCATGGCAGAAGGTATTTTGAGAACTGCCGCAGAAGCATATCCTGAAAGAGTCGAGAAGATCGTTAAAATGTCAGGTGTTAAGTTTGAGTCTTCAGAAGACAAGTATGTTGACTTCCAGAACGTAGTACACAAGTTTTACGCTTTCCTCGATGAAAACCTACAGTTAGAAATGCAGGTGTTCGTTGATCTTTATAACGCATTGGTAGAAGTCCACAAGTTGGCTAACGAAGAAAATAACAGTGCAATCGTCAATGACGCTCACAGCTATTTGAAAGAATTGAAGGCTGTTATCGAACATGATAGCGAACCAACTTTGGACTTGGCTGGTGAAGTTGCAGCATGGCTTTCTAACTTGGTAGAAACTAATTTGGAAGGCAGTGATTGGAACGTATCCAACTCACCATATGATACGGTCAATGGAAGTCATCCACAGATGGCAAAGAACGCTGCAAAGGGTTATGCACCATCTTCTGACTTCTCTGGCGATTGGGGCGACCCAGCACCAGTAAGCGACGGCAAGAGCTATAAGGGTGGTTTGGCAGATGAGATGAGAGGAAATGCATGGGGTAATTGGGCTAACGACGACACATGGCCTGGTCTACAGAATCCATATGTCAAGGGTGCCACTGCCGCATGGCTTATGAAGGGTCCAGACAGTGCAGCAACAACGGGCACTGATGATTGGAGCCGTTACCAGTCAGGCGACACATGGCCACAGCTACAGAATCCATACGTTCCAAAGGGTGTAACACCAGACTCCTATAAGATGAAGTCCGACAACCTAGTTGTCGATCAGTAATATTGAATGGTTTTTAAAAGGTCGCTATGAAAATAGCGACCTTTTTTTATTTACAACGATAATAATTTCGCAGGGATGCATAAATAACTAATATTAGAGGAAAACATTATGAAAGACCAAATGTTATTGCTTGAAGGATTTTCCTATAATCTTGAAATTGACCTTAAAGAGTCTAACATAGATAAAGGTTTGCTCAAATTTAAAGGTAAGTTGCAGGAAGCGGAAATTGTCAATAAGAATAAAAGAATGTATCCATACTCTGTATTGGATGAAAATGTAAGAAGACTACAGGAAGTAGTGAAGTCCCGTGGTTTAATTGGTGAACTAGATCATCCAACGGATTCAATCATCCATTTCAAGGAAGCATCACACGTTATTACAAAGCTATTTTGGGATAATAACATTTTGATGGGTGAAGGCGAAATCTTAACAACCGCACACGGCAGACAAATGAAGGCTCTATTAGAATGCGGTATTAGATTGGGCATGAGTAGTAGAGGCGTAGGCAACGGCAAAATGAATGAGAATGGTGTATTAGTTATCGGTGAAGGCTATAAATTAATTACATTTGACGCTGTTGCTGATCCATCTACACCAGCTGCATATCAAGAAGAAATTAAAAGCAACAAGCGAGAATATTTTATTCCACAAAATAATTCAAGTAGTTTTGTAAAAAATGAAGAGTCGCGTATATATACTCTTAATAAAGAAGCGATGATTGCTGCTTTAGGTGGAGTAATTAAGGAATCAACCAATAAATTTTTAGCGAGGAAGTAAATGAGCAAAATATTAGAATCACTAAAGAAACTTCTCCCAGAAGAAAATCTAAAGGAAGTGGCCGCAGCCGTAGATGAAATGCTAGAAGAGGCTGTAGCTGAAGTCACTAAGACCAAAGAAGCTCAGATGAATAAAGAGCTTGAGAAAGCCTATAGTGAACTTTCTGCGGAATTAGCTGCTGCTGAGAAAGTTGCAGAACAGGGTTATGAAGAAGCTTTTGCTGTCATCACTGACCTTCGCAACAGACTGGAAGTCCAGAAGGAAGAGTTTGAGACAACTCTAACTAGTGGATACGAAGAGGCATACCAGATGATTTTGGCAGAGCGTGCCAAGAACAGCAGTTTGGAAGTGGACCTATACGAAGAGTACGAGAAGAAGTATGGCGAGATGAAGGAATACTTCGTTGAGATGCTCGATAAGTTCCTCCAGACTAAGGGCAAGGAAATGCATGAGCAGATCAGACGTGACACGATTAACGACCCACGCTACGCAGAACACAAGGTCGCTTTGGATCGCATCGTTGATATTGCCGCAGATTACTTGAGCGATGAAGATTTCGCTTTGGCTACAAGCAGCAAGCTTGAGGAAGCATATAAGAGACTTGAAGAGATGAGTGGTCAGATCAAGATGATGGAAGCTCGCAACATCCGTCTCTCTAACGAGAAGACAAAGTTGGAAGAGTGTGTCCGTCACGCTTCTGAGAAGATCAATGAGTCTGTCAAGACAAATAACAAGAATGAAAGAAAAGAGAAAGCAAAGACCGTATCGGGGAGAGGGCACATTGTTACAGAGCAAGACACAAAGGTTATTGCGGAACATAACCAGGAAACTACAAGTGCCAAAGATACCAAATCTTCGAACACATTGCTAGAAAGCATTGGCCTAAGTAGAGAAATGGCCAACACCCTAGCAGGTACGAAGAAGAATGACTAAGTAAACTGTTTTTAATATATAGAGGTTTTTCAAATGAGTGCAAATGCAAGATTTTTGAATGAGGCCAAAGAATTAGATACTAAATGGGCCGAAACAGGTTTACTAGAAGGTATCGGCAACCGATATGAGCGATCATGCGCAGCCGTTCTTCTAGAGAACCAGTATCTTTTCAACGAAATTTCAACTGACACTGGTGACATTGCTCAGTTTAAGAGAATCAGTATCCCATTGATTCGTAGAATTTACCCACAGTTGATTGCTAACAAGATCGTTAGCGTACAGCCATTGCTTGGCCCAACTGGTTTGGTGTACTACCTACGTTTCCGTTACTCGTCCAACAAGGGCGCTCGTCGTGGTGCAAGTAATAACGGTGGCTACCCAGCTGACGATATTAACTCACTACAGCAGTTGGCTGATGGTACTGCTAACTTGGATATTTTCTATTCAAGTCAGTTTGTACAGAATGAGTCAACTAACGTAGACCCAGGTGCTATCGTAGTAACAGCTTATGCTCCTCTAGAGCATACCCCAATCCTAGCGGGTACGATGACTGGTACAGTGTTTGTTGGTGCAACAGCAGTTCAGACATTCAGTGTCTCTTCCGCTGGTGTATTCACCTTCACCCCAATCGGCGCACCAGCAGCATTCGTTGTAGCTGCAACTTTGAATCTAACGACTGGCGAAATGGTGTTCACTTGGAACATTCCTGCTGGTCCTAACACAAGTGTTGTGTCCTATGAGTACAACATGGAGTGCAACCAGGACTTGCCAGAAGTCAACCTAGTTGTTGAGTCCGAAGAAATCGCTGCTAAGACTCGTAAGCTAAAGGCCGTATGGTCATACGAAGCACAGCAGGATTTGCGTTCACAGCACAACTTGGACGCAGAAGCTGAACTAACAGCAGTGTTGGCTCAGGAAATCAACCTAGAAATTGATCGTGAAGTTCTAACTGACCTTCTATTGAATGCTGGTACAGTTGGTGCATGGGACTTCTCAACGGCTCTTGGTGACACCATCAAGGAACGTTACGAATCCCTATACGTCAAGATCGTAGAAATGTCTAACGTTATTCATCGTAAGACATTGCGTGGTGGTGCAAACTGGATCGTAACTTCACCTGAAGTTGCTTCTATCTTTGAAACCGCAACAGCAGGTTTCGCACCAGCCCCATCTGAAACCTTTACTTCAAGTCTTGGTATTCAGTATGTTGGCACAATAAATAACAGATGGAGACTGTACAAAGACCCACTCTTTAGAACAAATCAGCTTCTAATGGGTTACAAGGGTGACAGCTATATGGATTCAGGTTACTTCTACTGCCCATACGTCCCTCTAACTCAGACTCCAGTTGTTCTTGATCCAGAATCTTTCTGCCCAAGAAAGGGTATCTTGACGAGGTATGGTAAGAAGTTGCTCCGTGAAGGTGCTAAGTTCTACGCACGTTTGACAATCCACAATTTCGTTATCTGATCGCTACACTATATAGACTACCAAGCGTAGAAATATAGAAACAAAATAAAAGGCCAGGAAATTAATTTCCTGGCCTTTTTTATTAAATTAGGTTTAGTAATGTTTCCAAATCTAGGCTTAGACTATTAATTTTTTCATTAGACCAAATCTCAAAGTCCATATCTTGACTACACTCATTGATAAAAGCCGCTTCTTTACCACACTCTTTAAAACGTTTCATATCATAATCATTTTTTACTTCAATGGCAAGCAATCTATCTTTATCCTTAAACTTAACAACAAAATCAATAGCATAATTTCTTTTCTTCCCTTCGGCATCAATGTATGGAACCTTAAAAGGCTCATAATCATACCATTCAACATTTTCATTGTTGTCCAAATGCCAATGGGTTTTTAATTCATAACTTGATCTAAAAATTGGATTCTTTCTACGACACTTTTTACTTATGGTATAGATTCCTTTAATACTGTATTTTGCTCCGACGTTCCAATTTCCATCATCTATAAGATTCATTACTGTTTCGCTTTGTTTCTGTCGTTGCTCATCTGTTTTCGGGACGCCTTTCGCCCAAGGATTAGCATATGATTCCGCCAACCATGCAGTGCAATTCTCTCTGAGATAGTCTTTCATTTCTGGCAACTGGTTATAGTATTCGACTCCATAATGCTCAAAAAGTGATTTCAGGGCTTTGGCTTTAACTTCTGGATTGTTTAATGAACATACATCGCCATAGCGTTCTAGATTAGTGGTTTGTGTTTTGGCGAGTATGTTTTCGTTTTGGAGTGGGACTTCGACACCATAGCGTTCCATGTTGGTTGTTTTAACCTTTGCTTTTACTTCATCGACATGCATCTGGTGTTCGACGCCATATTTCTCTATACAGGTTTGTTTGTGTTTTTCTGTTCGCTTTCTGACATACTCAGGGTCTTCAAAAAGTTGCTTTCTTTTTTCTAGGTTTTCTGGTGTATTAAAGGCAGCGGTTGAGCCATAGCGTTCTAAATTGGTTTGCTTTTGTTTTTTTTTAGCAGCATCCGTTTTTGCTGGATTGTTGGTCTTCAGCCAGCACGGACGACAGACATGTTTGCCACCGTTCTTTTGGAAGTTCTTGTCAGCGTCCTTCCATTTCAACGTATGTTCTTTGCCACAGCAGTCGTATTTGATTTTGATTAAGGTGGTTGTGAGTGGGCATTCTGGCACTTGTTCTAAATACATGATTTTTGCTCCTTTGACTATGTTGCAGTATAGTGCTGCAAGCATAAGAAGTCAAGTTGATTTTCCGTATTAGTTTTGTTATTTTGATATATAACCACAGAAGGAGATTCAATGGAAAACGTTTGGTTAAAAGAAAAAATCAGAGAAGAATTAGAAGTAGAATATAAACAGAAACTTGATGAAGTGGTTGCTCTCTACAGCAAGAAACTTGAAGATACATACGAAGAATATTATCAGTTGTTGCTGGCAGAGCGTGCTATGAGAAAACAAGTCGAGGACGAACTTTATGAGGCTGAGAAAAAACTTTCGGCATACGAGCGTCCTGTGGAAATTAACATAGCGGCTAAATCAGAGGACATAGCGGGTGAAAGTCGCACTTTGAATCCTGTATGGAATAAAGACGGGGAGCCATACTCAATCCTTATAGCAAAAAAAGAGAGATAATCATGCATAATGAAGAGAGTTATCACGTTAAGTGTCCCAAGTGCTTTAGAGAAATGACTTCTTTGAACAAAAGAAGTTGGGTAATGGTTAGAGCCGTGAATTCGAGAAAAGAAAGTTGGGGCGGTTATGTTTGTTGTTTGTGTATTGATTCAATGACGATGGCTGAGGTTGTGCGTGCTGGGAATGAATATACAGAATCAGTGTTTCAAAAATATGGAGACTTAACCAATGTGGGAATATCAAGTTCATAACTTAATGACTACTGACGAGGAACAAATTACTAAGTTTTTAAATAAACGAGGTAATGATGGGTGGGAATTAGTTGGGTTTTGTGAAATTGACCGTATAACTACTTACATTCTCAAAAGGTTAAAACTGATGGATAATAAAGTTATGGGAGTGGATAGCAAGAATACCTAATCTGAGTTAACTATAATAAATTTATGATTACTATTGGTGCGACTGAATATGATTCAAAGTGGGATGATAAGCCCATAAAGTACGATGCAGATGGAAAAATGTGCTTTGAACATCATCCAAAATGGGATGATACAAAATATCTACAGTGGCTCAAAGAAATCTGGCACGTCGAGATTGAGGAACAGGCAAGACACTTATGGCCTGGACAATGGACTATATCAGGTTATTGGGAAGACGAGGAAGCCTTGTATAAGAAGTACGAGAAGGAGTGGGAGAAGCGACGTGATGAAGCTTGGGCTAATAAACATGCAAATGAGCCAGTGTTGACTGATGAAGAATGTCTCCAAAAACTTGCGAATGGTGATGAAACATTTATTCAATATGGTGAAGATTACTTTAGCTGGAATGTGCAGACGCCAGGATGGTCGATGCACAGGAACGGAACCTGGCAAAAAATGCTTATTTCACCTGATGAATGGCTGGGTAACGCACGCGAGAAGAAGATTAACGAACGGAAAGATTATCCAGGCATTTATAACAGTTACGAACATGCTTGCAAGACATTAGCTAATTACTGCGACTTGGTAGCACCAAGATTTAAGCTTGGGGAACTCGCCGACTATGAAAAGCACCTGAAAGACTTTGTGGAAAATTATGATTACACAAGATAATCTATTTTCATTAAATACTCATATTGGCTTCACATTAATCACTAATTAATTGCGTAATATTTGATATATGATATATCAAATATTAGTTTTTTTAGTATTGCTCTCACAAGACGTAAATGAGTTACAGGGGCGATGGTCAATGGTTTATAGGGAGGCTTACGGTAAAGTAGACACCGATTCTTATGAATTATTGATCGTAAAAGATAAATTCATTATGAAGAAAGGGGATAAAGTAATTGCAACTGGCACAGCAGTCATCAACCCATTAAGTAGTCCTAAAACAATTGACTTAATTGGTGAAAATGGGCGTATTTTGAAAGGCATATACGAGTTAAGAGGTGATTTTTATATATGTGCATATTCAAGAGATGATATGAAACGTCCGACCGATTTCAATAGAAAAGATAACAGAATTAATATTTGGCGTAGAGAATAAATAGGTTGATGGAATTATCTTTTAAAAATTTGGGTTGAATCAGAGGCTAGAACTGTCACTAAATTTCCTAATTATCCACCTGCATATGCAGCTTGGTCACTTTATCCAGAGTTGGCATGGATGCCATATGCAGCCGATGTTTTAGCATATTATAATGCAAAAATCGGTAAGTTTAAATATACAATTCCATTGCCAGAGCCAGATTCAACATGGACTTCTGGTTTGCCTAAAGGCCGTTTTTAAGGGCTTTTTCTAAATCTTTAGCAGCTTCGAGTAAACCATCTGCCATGCCGCTAAGTGAGCAAGAAGCATGGGTGCTTTCACCTTTAGCTTCTTCTTCTAGTTCAATTGCTCTTTGACGCCAATATCTAACAAGTTCATGAACAGTCATTTAAATCCCAATCTATTTTAATACATTCTTCGATTACATCAACCCAAGTATTATCGTATTCGTGTGTAGTCCAACTGCCTTGGGTCAAATCACGCAGTTTGTTACGCACTTGCATACCTTCACGAAAATGAACAGGATGGGGAATGCCGCCTTCCATCCAGACGGCATTCAACTTCCCATATTCTTCTTTTACATTTCTAAAGAAATTCAAACCTTCTGATCCCAGCCATATTCTCATGTCTGGGATCAGGTGTTCAAATTCTTCTTTTGTTTTCTTATTCATGTTAATAAGTGCAGGTATAACCCCAATGGGTGAAGTCATTGGTAATCATACAGTTTGCCGATATACTATGTCTAGCGGTTAGCAGCCTAATTGTTCTTGGCGAGGTAGTTGTATAACTTACAACGATTGTACCTGAAAACGGCCAAAAATCCCCATTAGGTGCCAGGTTTTGCATAGACGTAAGATACGCTGATGCTCCTGGTACATAAGCAGCAGCTGTATCATCATAAAGATAGCCAACAACCCAACGATTGTCGAACGTACTATTACCTGAATGCTGAACTGCTACTGAGAAATAGATATTATAAGTGCCAGGATATGGCAAACTTAAAGTAATGCCTGTGTTGTCAACGCCAGGACTAAATTCAGGGGCAGTAATTAAATTAACATTGCCCCCTAAATTGAAATTAGCACTAACTGTAATTGGACTTCTGTGAACTAATGAACCCATATTCCTCCTTGAATATAAGATATATATGATTATTAGCTCTATCCTTCATGGCAACCTTCAGTTTCTTGGTCAGGTCTTGCCCAATTTGGGAATAAACTCCAAGGCACTTGATTGCGATATGGCATATTATAGAGTGTTTTCAATTCATCTTTAGGCACTTTACCAGCATTACACTGGTCAATAACTGCTTGTACGTCAAGTATGCGATTATGTAGTACGAGAAGCATATTAAGGATTCCTTAGTTGTTTGACAACATCCGATACCAAGGTTCCGTCAACTACTAGCTTACTTTCTTTGAAATACTTCATAGCGATACCAGTAGCTTGGCCGTCACCTTTGGCATTCTTTATTTCATCAACCTTATTTATCAACTTATCCAGAATATCCTCACGGTCTAATTGTACTGGCAACAAATTGGATAGAGTAGCCTTTTCTTGCATTAAAACGGCATCACCTGGCTTGTAAGTAAGCATTTCTTCAACACCTTGAAGAACCTTCCTTATAACACCATAAATCTGCTCGTCTGTGAGATTTTTGCCTCTGCCTTCTTGTGTATCAATTTCGCCAAGAACCACTTTGAGAGTATTTTTTGTAGCATTATCCTTTGCCTTGGTTGCAGTGAGGATATCGGCTTTGATACGTTCTTTGATGGTCATAGTAGCACCTTTTCTGCTTCTGCTGGTTTGTGTCGTACTTTACGATTGACAAAGTTCTTTAGATACTTCAAAGCTGGTTGAGTTTGTCCTTGTGAGAACACAGGGATGGTGCCAGTGCCAAGGTAGATACACTGAGCTATCTCTGCCATTGAACCGAAGACATTCTTGTTTCTGGTAGTCTTGCAAATTAATGCAACCACGGCACCTGTATTAAAATCATCTGTATTGATAAAGATGGCTTCCAGTTCACCTGATGGATTATAGGCAAATTTGTCTAGTTCTCTGACGGTTGCTGAAGGTAGTTCTTCTGCATTTAGCATGAGAAAGTTAGACGCACCTTCTTCAATCTTCTTGAAATTAGGATAATCCACAATATGTATAAACTTTTGGAAGTAGTCTTTTAATTTCAGGTAAGATTCGTAGCTGCCAATGCAAATCCCGTCACCTAAATCAATGGATTTCATGTTATGCTCCGATGATATGAAATTTCATATTCTTATAGTTGCATATAAGATAAACATCATCATTTAGAGTTTCGTCAACGTAGATTGCAAATTTGTGTTTCTCGAACCACCCATAAAGATAAAAATCAGTATTTGGCGGTTTCTCTTCTAGTTCAACGTCCGTCATCAAATGGATTAAACTTGGTGGAATGATGACGGACATGATTAGTCCACCAAGTTTATTGCGAGCATCGTATATTACGTTTTTGAAGAATAGGGCTTTTTCTGGCTTGTGAGTCAGTATAAGTGTTTCTTTCATTTTACCACAACCATGCATATTTCCAAGATTTGTCTATGGTAGGCTTTTTTGTTTGTAATACTTGATTCATTTCTTCGGTAAGAAGCTCAATAATTTTACTGCTAGTTTCTTTCTCGATTCTTTCTTTCAGGATTCTTACTTGGCAATGCCAATCTTCCTCAGCGTGGTTGCAGTAGAAAGAATCATGCATGTGTTTACGGCCAGCCATTGCTTCGATAGAACCAGTCGGCCCATTGACATTACGAGTTACTCTCATTTCTGCATTACACACTCTGCAATTCATCTTTTCAACTTCTCCAGGGGCAGGAGAGAAGTGGTCCCAACCAGCATGATAACTCATTTGAAACAACCCCCTTTACAAATTAAGCTGCCACAAAGGGCACAATGTCCTTGGCTTGAGTCGTAAATCGTAAAACCTGACGTGGTACTTTCTATTTTATTTGTGGTTAAAGGCGGCATTTTATTACCAGCTTCATCCAATATATATTCAGTACCAAACTCATCATAATGGATTATTTGGCCGTCTCTTATTTCTTTGCCGACGCCATTGAAATCCACCGCATATGCTGCTTTGAGCATATTGGCCACTTCTTCTTTACTGCATGGACGTGTTGTATCCCCATATAATAGATCATTATATGGTTGTGTATTGTATGCCGCATCAATGGCTTTTGTGCTTGGAGTCATGTTTATATTACCAGTGTTTATCAAGCCAATCCAAAGTGTCATCTATATTATAGCCCATACCAGCAGACTTTATAATGCTAATTTGGTCAAAATTATCCATTTCCGTGTTTATCACTGGCTGTACTCTGTGATAATTATCACCGATCAAAGCCTTGCATTGATAATTGGTCATCAGGATATCCTTCTCCGTGACTATATGCAATACTGGTTTTACCCAATTGAAATAACCCCAATTTGCGTTTCTTTCTTCCAGATACTCATTCTTAATACTGCCAATAGAAAGAATAGAGATATCCGCAATAGATGGTCTTGGGTCAATAAAAGCCCTTTTATCTTGCGTCTGTGCCAAGGCAATTAGCGATGGATTATTGGCAGCAAATGCGCCATCAATGTACTTGTCGTATATAGGGAAGAATACTGGTACAGCAGATGTGGCCATTGCTACATCCACAGCTTTACAGGCAAAGTCCGAATCTGGACCGTTAAAGTTGTGGAAGATTTTGGCTTGCCATCTTCTATTTTCTTCTATTTCATTGTCCACTGAAAAAGCAGTGATAACTACTTTCTTTTCGAGTTCACCTAGAGTCTGTTCCCCAAATATGCCCCCCAGATAGTCTTTGAATTCAGCACTATCATATTTAGGACTCACACCAGCAGCAAATGCTGCAAGCCTAAGATAGTTGGTTTTGAAAGCAATGGGCATTCCAATCAGGAAATTGGAATCAATGTCACTTAAAGAGTGTCCTGCTGCTATGCCTAAAGCTAGAATACCACCAATAGAAGTTCCAGCTAATAGGTCAACCTTTTCAATTAAATCTGGTTTTTTATCTAAAAGCCTTTTGAGTAGTGTGAGAGAAGAATAGCCGTGCATCCCGCCGCCGTCAATTGCTAGAATCCTGTACATTTGTACCCCATTTTACAAATTGGTAAAGCCAGACGCATGGCCTAAAATACAATTTAACAGCGGATTTGGCAGTTTCAACAGTCAAACGCCAGAACTCTTTCATTATACTTCCTTAAAAGCAAGTTCTGGATAATCACCATTGTCGAATTTATTCATGAACTTGCCGACTGCTTTCGGTATTTGAACTTCGCACTCTTCATTGCGCAATTCGAATGCAATAGTCTCAGTGTCCGAGTAAATGTTTTTCAGATTCTTAAATTGTTTTCTGATTAACTTTGTGATAGGGCATCGGTCTGAATATGACCTATATCCCTTAACCTTCATTTCTTTCAAGGATTCAGCAATCTTGTTAGGACCAGTGCCTAAAGATTTTAGTAAATCCTTAACCTTGGTTTGCATTTCCTTAACAGTGCATGTGGCCATTATTTTACTCCTAATTGATTTTGTATCTTAACCCAACTAATGGTTTCTATGTTGATTTCCTCAACATAGAAACCAGCCAAGAACCCAATTGGAAAAATCTCTTCTACATCGAGGATGTTGTTGGCTTCAATATATTTTATTGGACCAACAACATCCTCATTACCACATGTATCAGCCGAGCGTTGATAAACAGCGAAAACTGGCATTACTTACTTTCTATTTCATTGACAAAATCGTACTTCGCCGCTTCCTTTTCCAAAGCGCAGTTCATAATAGCGATTTCGTCTGGCACAAGACCTTTTGCCGACAGCTTTCTGTTGTAAGCCCTGAAGACTTCTGTGCCAGACGAAGCTGCAACAACACCAGTGAGAGCAGATGCAGAGTTCTCGAAGTTTTGCAACTTAAGCAAAGGTGTACCACACGTTTCTGAAATTGTGGACCAGAATTCATTCACGTCTTTTGCATATCCTTGATAGAGACACTGCAATGGGTATACGTTGATACCTTGTTCCTTCAAGTCAGCCAGTTCCTTACGCCAATCCAACTTATCCTTATTGCCTGGGTAATTAACAGCGTGCGGCAAAGCATCCCCGATCATGACAAGAATTTTGCCACCACGCTTATCAGACCAACCCATACTCTTAGCCAGGTGCATAGCAAGTTCGTAGCATTCAGGCGCATCGCCGCCGCCTGTGTTCTTCGCATTGCGAATGAACTTATAAACTTCCTTCTTATCATTGGTCAATGGCAACACTTCATAGCAATTTGCACCATCGCAATAATCGCCGTGCGCAATAAGACCAACTCTAAGGTCAGGAATAAGTTGGAACATTTCTTCTACGGTCTTCTCCATATGGCGTCTTACGTTACCAATACAGGAAGACATAGAGCCAGTAGTATCGAAACTAAATACTACTTCAGACGCAGAGTTGATGTTTTCAGTGATGTTTACGTTGTCTGTCATGATTATTCTCCTTTTGGATAATACTAACAGTGATGTGGGTTAAAAGCAAGAGTTTCCAAAATGCATTTTTGGATTTCAGCAAAAGGCATGTTTTCTATAGCAAATATATCACAACCATCCATGTCATATCTTGCACGCATGTCTTTTAGAAGCTGATAATTTCTTTCGTAAAAAGGCGTAACGTCTTTTAGAAATTCTTCGTCTGTAGGCACCGAACTGGCGCACGTCAAAAGAAATAGTCAGACTTTTTCTCGATTTGTATATAGTTCAGGATTAAAAATCCCGACTTTTGCTTGTGCATGTGTTTTAAGATTTTCTTTATTCTGCTCTGGTAACAGTTTAATAAAGTCTGCGAGCATTAGTCTATTTTCTCTGGTGGTCTTGTGCTTTTGTAATTAACACCGTCAAACATTATGTCCAAGACTATGGATTTTTCACCATCGTTGATCTTGCAATTCATGATTTTCAAATTTTGTAGGAGCCATTCTTCCGAAACCCCTTCATTATACTTTGCAAACAACCTACCCCAACCAGGAGTTCTGGATGTACCTCCAGTTTGTGGATTTCTTTGTCCTTCTACAGCATAGAAATTAACAATTTTCTCTTTTACAGCTTCAAACTCTTCGGTGAATTTGCTAATTTTTAATGTCTGCCATGCAGCGTGCCAGGGTTCCCAATTATCATTAACTTCTAAACCGCCAATATATAACTGTGGTAGTTGCTCTTTGATATTTTCGATTTCTAGTTCAAGCACATCATCCTTCATCGAACGTATTTCTAATCTCATATTTTAATCCTGTTTTGTAATTTGCCAAATTCTTTGCTTTCGTAAACTTCTTTAATTAGATTCTGCTGTAATACATCATAGCAGTAAATCTGGACTAGTTTTAGCAATAACTTCTCGCCCTTGGTTGCTTTCTGTGGTAATGATACTTTGATACCTTCAACGGTAATAAGGTCGTTGTTAAGTTTTAAGTTTGCGTTGATGGTAAATTGGTATTCAGGGTGTTTAATTTTTAGTATTTTTTTGCCAGTTCTAAGCTGTTCTAGCAGGTTCAAGGGTCTACTCCTTCTAAATTCATTTCTCTGATTTTTTGACGAGTTGCACTTAACTGAGTTTCTATTTCTTTTTTCTGAACATGCAAAGCAGGTGTCTTTTCTTCTATTTGTTTCACCACATCTGCCAAGTTGCTTGATAACTTCTTCTCAAGTTTCATGGTTTCTATTTCATTATCAGATAATCTTCTAACTGCTAAATCAACGTTGGAATGAAGATGATGTATACCAATGATAACACCTTCTGCGGCTGTGTCAAGTCGATACTTCAGAACTTCGGAAATTGGTAATTTGAACAAATCTTCCAAGGAATGAATGTAACTGAACCCGATTAGCTTTTGCCATTCTTTCTTATCTGGACCCTTGATACAGTTTACTTTATCGCTACTTCTAGCACACCAAATGAATTTTTTCATACTGTTATTATAGTTATTCGCTGTATTTCTTCATAATTCTCTTCATCTTGGTGGCCCACGCCTGCATACGCTTCAAGTCCTTATAAATTGTAAATATACTACCACAAAAAGGATGAAACAGTTTAAATTTAATTAAATTAAAAATAAGTTGTTTAGGTTTAACTTTCTTGAGGGCATCATAGCCATAGAAATTCCAGTTAAATGAACATTGTTGGCATATAGGCACAATCTCTGTAGTAGTAGTTCGCAGGACTGAAACGGCTTTATGTCTCCCGCAAGCTAGACAGGGCTTGTTGCCATAGAACCAAGCTTCCCAAAGTGGCTCTGGAAATTCAATGTTCATTTCAATTCCTTGTACAGGTCAAACCAATCCTGGTCTTCTTTAACATTTGAGTCATAAAGACACAATTCTACAACAACACCTTTGTATCTTCTACGGAAAAATCCATAGTTTTTGATTTTGTACTCACGATCTGTGCCCAAAAATGTACTCTTATTCTTATTTTTGCTTATAGGGTAATCAGAACCAACAGCACTAAAATGACTTTCAATATACACACTTTGTTTGACATAATGTTCATAATAAGGACATTCGATCTTAACTCTGTGAAGTTCGCCAAGTTGAGGAACGATACTGTCTACATAGTCTTTACAAGCTTGATAGTTCTCAGCTTTATGGACTTGTGAAGTCATGTACTCAGTGCGGTGGTGAGATTTATCGGGCTTAAGGAGGTCTATGACAATGGTTTTTATAGGAATTTTCTTTGCTAAGTCTATGATGGATTCGGTTCCAGTAATATGAATCTCAAAAATTTCCATCTTCTTTCAACCTGTATTTAAAGTAATAAGAATCTTCGGTTTCGTAATAATCCCGTATAAGAGATGCTCTGAAATTTAGGCTTTTCAAAAAAAACTGTGTGGCCAAGTTACTTTCTCTGACATTTGTGCTGATGTATATGCGGCGGTCTGGGCTTAATCTATCGAGTAGCATTCCAACTAATTGCGTACCTATTTTTTGTCTTCTAACTTCTTCTCTTACTGCTAGGTGTTCAATATAAAAGTAATCTTTATATAGTTCATAAATCATATAACCAACTACGATGCCATGCGATTCAGCGGCCATACCTATACAATTTGTATTACCCAATGCATCAAAAAAATCCGCTTCTTCCCAAGGAAATTTAAGGCTTTCTTGGATTTTTAGGACTGTGGGCATATCCCTTCTAATTAACCAGCGAATACTTACCTTCTGCATTTAAAATTCTTTTCCGCATATGTTGCATTCATAAAAAGAGTCATTATTGCCAGATGGATCAGGATGATAAGTGCGGGTCCAGTGCTGACATTTTTTCTGCCATTCTTTAATTGTGGCTTTTAAGTCTTTTATTTTTTTATCATAATTCATTTGTTCAGTTTGCATTAATTTATTAGTTGCAGCAATACCGCTTTTAATATCCTCTACCAATTTTAGTTGTGCATGAAGATATTCTGCTATGTCATTACCTTTATATTCGTCTACTATTTGTTTGATTAATTCTTTGCTAATCATTTTCCAGCCAACCTTTTCTTTACATAATCAAGAACTTCTGGGTCTGTGAAGCCAAGTTGCCCACAAGCCATCATATATTTAATTTCAAAATTAGCTTCTTTAATTTGATAATTGAGCTTTGCATCTAGATCACTTACATACTTATAAGTCGGGCCTTTTAGTTCACCTTCATCGGGGCTAAGTTTAATCTTGCTTGCTAACTGTAAAGCTTCTACTACTTGTGGATTCATATTTTACATTCCTTACATTCGTGATAACTTCTAATAACTCTTCCGTGAGGCTCTGCTTCGGACTCTTCGATTTGTCCTTTTCCATGACAAACCTTGCACCAAGGTCGCAAATTGAGTGTTTTGCTTGCTATAATTTTGGTGATGATGAGTCTTTGGCAAAGCAGGCAAATGTCTACATCATTAAAACCCTTAATTTCGGCTGAGTTCTTTTCTTTGCCACAGATATCACAATAATGTAGTGTCTTTTTCATCTTTCTATACACTGCCCTTCGGCGTCAACAAGTTTTTTAAGATGTACTTCTAAAGACTTCCAACACTTTTTCTGATCGGATTTAGGATTGTCTTTTTCATAATCCTTGGGGATTAGTTTGCCAGATTTGCTCATTACCAAGTGGTCGTTGCCTTCGCCTTTGGTTGGTATGTATATGAAGAAGGATTGGTCCCCATACTTGCTCAATCCAAGGGCATAACCTTCCACTAATTGGCAACGGAAATAAATCACACTATCTTGCCAGTCACTACTAGCAGCACGCATCTGACATTTGAATCTACATTTTGAGTGTTCCCAATAGTCCTGTGGGACTGTAATAACTCTGTCTACTACTTTGTCATCGTTCTCAAAGTATAAACTCATTCCAGCTTTTTTGCCAGCTTCTTTCAATAAATCTTTCCATTTTACTTCTGCAAGATAATGGTAGTCGAAGAAGCTTTCGGCCTCGGTAATTACCCACTCTTTGAATAGCATATAATATTTAGTCAAGAATGCATATATATTTATAACACAGGAGGTGTTACATGCTAAATGGATGGAAGACTTATATTGCTGCTATTGGCTTGGTCGGCCTAGCCGTTCACCAATTCAGCATAGGTGATTTCAACATGGGTTGGACCAACCTAATGGCCGCACTTGCAACTTTCGGCGTTCGAAATGCAATGGCACGCGCGGGAATGTAAACACAATGCCGCCTTTTTAGGCGGCATTATTATGCGCACTGAACCACTTCTGGAACTTTGTAATCCTTGCCTGTGTACGCTTTCATAAAGTGTTCTATTAACCAATCCCCAGCCATGTAAATGTTTTTACCATTCGACATGAAGATGGATAGTTTAAAATACATCAAATCCCAATCGTAGACAATTTCCACAGATGTAATTTGTGCTAAATTAATCCATATGCCACAATCAGGAACTTTGTACATTATTCGCCCGCTATTTTAAGACCAGTAGCCGCACCTGCTAGTACGATACCAGAGCCAAATTTTGAGTTATAAGCATTGAACACTTCTTCATTTGATACTTCATCTTCAAAGATGATATGCTCAGGAAGCAGAGTTAGTTTATTATCATCTTTACCAGTACATAATGACCTGGCAGGTTCCAAATAAGGCATCATTGCCACGCCTTGTTGGGTGAACATCAGTTTCACTGGATTTTCCATGTGCCATGCACCACATGCTTTTTTTGCTTTAGCAATGATTTCTTCACCAGTGATGAGTTTGAAAAAACGTAAATCATTCATTTTTATTTCCTTTTAGTTTATACTTAAAACGATAAGCTGTTTCATCATCATCATAATAGTTATGGATGATTTTAATTGCTTTAAATCCATGTGATTTAAAGAAAAGCTGTGCTGTGAGACTGCTTTCCCTTGTTTCTAAAGTTATTGCTGTACGACGATGAGCCGATAATTTGCTGATTAATTTATCAATAAGTTGACTGCCAATTTTACATCTATGATACTCTGGCAATACCGCAAAATTCAAAATGCGGAGTTTAGTTTTGTATAACTCATAGATATAGAACCCCACTATTTTTTCGCCTAATTCGGCAACCATGCCAATACAATTACGCTCACGCAATACTGCCAAGAAATTTTCTTCATTCCAAGGTGCATAGAAACAGGCATTCTCAATCTCTAAAACTTCTGGCATATCACGCCGAATCATCCAACGAATATGTACGCTGACTTTTGTAATTGTGGATTCCATTTAGTAGGCTCCGTAAATTAGCTCGCCATCTTTTGTTGGCATTAAACCACTAGGTTCATTTCTAAAATCAGGTCTAGGCAAAATTTTCCACCTTACAATTGTTTGCGGAGGTAATCTTCTAATTAATTGTTTTAATTGATACTCGGTATCAACTAATATCAATTCACTATGCCCAGCCATCCTTGAAAAAAGACATTGTACTAATACAGAATCACTTGTGTTTCTAAGAACATGGAAAATTGGACGAAGAAATTTAATGCTTTTTGCACTTACTTTTTGAATTTCCATGTTTGCGTTCTACCCAAGCCACTATCAACATGCAAAACTCTTTCTCTCTTTTTCAATTTACCACGTTCATCACGAAATTCAAGAGAAACTGTTGGCAAGCGATCCTCAGCATGATAAGGTTTTTCTGGAAGATTGTAAATAGTAGCTTCGTACTCTCTGTTGCTAATGGAAGTGTAAATTACTTTCAAACCTATTAAGTCATTCATTTTTTTGCCTTTTTTACTTTTGACAATTCATCTGGAAGTCTACCATGATTAGCCAACCACTCGTCATCTGCTTGCACATAGTTATATTTGACACCAATTGCGTCTAAAATATCATAGATTTCTAAACGATGGTTCTCCATGACGAGTTTACCATCAATGTAAAGACCTTCCCAATCGCCACAGTCATCATCAACAAATGTAATCTTCATAATGAAACGCTATCTCCGATGGTGCGAACCAATTCGTGTTATTGCCTAGTAAACCATGATTAACGTCTAGCAGAACACCAATCCAGAAATTTGATGAATAGGCATAATCCTGAAACATATGAGCAACAATAGTGCCGTATTCACCGATATATTGATTAAAGTTTGCTTCATTCAGTATATCAAATGGGCCAGTTACTTTAATCCTTAGCCCAATAGGGTAACTATTTCTTAGTTCTTTTCTAATTAACCAAATGTTTCTCATCAAACCCCTTCAACAACAAATCTCTAACTTTTTCGTAAACACTGTTTTTTAGAACTCTGCAAGCAGGGTGTGGTGTAATAATTAAAGGACCATCCCAAAGTTTTACCAACACCTTTTCGGCCTGTTTGCCGCAAGCAACAATGGCTTCTGGCTCCCTCCTATTTATAATTTCCTTTATGTATTCTATGTCGGGCGGTATTATAGAATCTGCAAACTCCCCTACTATAGGAGTTGTATTTTCACATAAATCAAAATCATCTTTTACGATGATTTTCAGTCTTTGACCAGACCTCGATTTAGCCAAAGCTTTAAGCCAACTTCTTCTTGGCCAAGTTCCACCTGCGTACAAGGGGGACCAAGCGTTCTGTAAGAAGATTATGTATTTCATGATTTCTTTTCAACATCAATATTGAATAAACAAATAACACACAAAAAGAAACAATAAAAAGCACTCAGTCCTAGCAAAATCCAATTAAACCATTGATGAACTGGAGTGCCATACATCATCAGTGCTTCGTAATAACCCATGTGTTGACCACGCCCATGAAAGATTGAACCCAAACTGTCACGGTTATAATAATGAAGGTAATGGGCCAAAACAACAAATAATATTGGTGCTGGCCAAAACCACTTAATACCAGAGTCTTTGATAATAATCGCCCATGAGCTAAAGAACCAAGTGAAAACTAGAAGCAAAATTGGAATAATCCAAAATACGGAAAAATCTGTCATGACAATAACCTTTTATCTAATTCAATAATATAATCACGCCCGTAAGGGCCGTTTTCCAAACCATCAATCAAATTCTGTGGCAAATCCTGTTTCACCTCTTTACAAAGACTTGCTGGACCCATTGCTATTGCACAGATAGTATCAGTATCACCAGCAAAATTCACACAATTGACCAGCAACTCGGTCAAACTATCGCTTCTCACGATAGCATCAATGGCTGCTGTAACACAAGGCCAACCTTCCACTGGAATATGATCGTATTTCTTCAAATGCTCTGTGCCTATCGGCAACCAAGGCATAGGATACAATTTATCCAACCATTTAAGCAGATCAGCTTTAGGTCCAAGATCGTAACGAAAATAATGAGTCATTGCTGCTGCACATAATGCTGAGCCATTTCCTTCATCAGTGTTATGAGTAAGGGTAGACTGCATGAAACATTTTTCCTTAACCTCACTCAAATTTGGGTATAGCCCAAGTGGCGCTGCACGCATTGCTGCACCAGAACGATTGCTGTCGTTACGGATATCGTGAACGAAGTCGGTGCCGTTCTTATGGTTAAGTAGGAATAGATAGAAACCTGGAGCATAACCACGTCTAGGGTCACGATGGAAGCATTCTACGAATTTTTGAGCGATATCGTAATGGCCCCACTCATTCTTATTCTCAAGCATCAACTCAGCCATCGCCAGAGTCATCTGAGTATCATCAGTATAATTGCCTGGCTTGATAAGGGAGGGATTCTCTTCCAGAGTGATGTATCTGAGTTCCTTAAGATATTTTTTTATTATCCAACGATCAGTCCACTCGTAACACGCACCAAAAGCATCCCCAACAGCGATTTCTAGTAGCATAAAATTTTCTCCTATGCTATTATATAAATATGCTTACAAAAGTACAAGATTCTATTGTAGTTCAACTACCTCGTTTTAACGATGAAAGAGGTTTTTTTGAAGAGTTATACTCGTTAAAACAATTGCCAAACTTCTCCTGTATGCAAATCAACTGTTCAAGGTCCAAGAAGGATGTATTGCGGGGTATGCACATTGCCCCATTTGCCAAATTGGTGCATTGTGTAAAAGGCAAAATTTTTGATGTAGTGGCGGACATGAGGGAAGGGTCAAATACTTATCTGCAATGGTATGGAGTAGAATTAAATGAAGATAATCAATTGTCGCTCTACATTCCGCATAATTGCGCACATGGTTTCTTAGCATTAGAAGAATCCATCGTAGTATACGCACAGGATGGGCTTTATGACCCGAAAACAGAATCTTCGGTTCATTATGCATCACTTGGCATTGAATGGCCAGGAACTAATTTTATAGTCTCGAAAAAGGATGCTAAAGCAAAGACTTTATATGGTTAATGGCTATGTCCACCTCTTCTTTTTTCAAGGTTAGGTGCGGACGGAAGCGAATTGAGCAATTGCCAGATTTAAGGCAGAATATTTTTTCATTTAGTTTGTTGAGAAACTGATCCCTGGCATGGGTATCCGAGAGGTCGAAGGCTAACATAAGCCCACGACCTCTCGCATTTTTAAGAGGTAGTTCTTTCAATTGCTGCAAGAAATACTCACCTACTTCTCTTGCGTTTTCTACAAGATTTTCTTCTTGTATGATTTTCAAGAAAATAGTGCTTCGTATCATATCGAATAAACTGCCTCCCCACGTTGAATTAATGCGACCTGAAATATTGAAGACATTGTTTGGGATTTCGTCTATTCTATTTGTTGCACAAAAACCACAAACCTGAGTCTTTTTGCCGAAGGACATCATATCAGGCACAACACCAAAATGCTGGTACGCCCACATTTTGCCCGTCATGCCCAGCCCCGTTTGGACTTCATCTAAGATAAACATTGCTTCGTAATCAGTGGCCAATTGCCTGAGCGCCTGAAGATATTCAGGTCTGAAGTGATTGTCACCCCCTTCGCCTTGGATAGTCTCAAGAATTATAGCTGCCACTTTTTTAGACTTTAATGCCTCATATACTTGATTCAAACTAACCTGCTCAATCCTCTCATGATCGCTTCCTTCAACAACTTTAGGGTTAGCTACCCTAGTCCATTTAAACTGTGGATACCATTTAGTTTTTGTTACGCCAGTATTCGTGAGAGATAGTGTGTAACCACTTCTCCCATGAAAAGCTTCTGTTAAATGTATTACATCCAAGTCATTAACGTTTGAGAAGTCGTAATAGTCGTCCCAACCTAGTTTCTGTGCTTTCCAATCGAATGCAGCCTTCAAAGCGTTTTCAACACCAAGAGTACCACCCGAAATAAAGAAATAATGTTTAAAATCAGAGGTGACTTTGGCAAATTCTTTCACGAATTCAAGATAAGGTTCTGTATACACATCACTATTTGCGATTGGATTCAGCACAGCATGACCAAACTTAGAGACATTTTGTTTTATCTTGGGATGGTTCCAACCAAGTGGCTGACTAGCAAACTGTGAGTATAAATCAAGATACTCTTTGCCAGTTACAGCATCTACAAACCATGAACCATGACTTGCTTTCAAGTCTGCAACATGGTGGAAACCATCTACCAATATGTAGTTTTTGAGTTCTTCGTGAATGTAAGACATATAAATAATGAAGTAAAGCTCTATTATTAAATGGCCAAAATATTTTTACATATACCCAATGAGACAGCGTGCAGCTTATATAGGGGAACTTTACCAGTAGCACATTGTTATCATGAACTTGCGAATCATGGCGTAAGAATAATCGGAGATAAAGCCCCTCTGCATGAAGAAGAATTCTCACACTATATATTTAATCGAGTGGTGAATAAAGATTTCTACGCTCAGCATATTGAACATTATCTCAGGGCCAATAAGAAATTGATATGGCAAACTGATGATGATCTTTGGAATATACCAAATTGGAACCCAAGCTCAAAACTCATAACCCGTGAACTATTGAACATGACTAATGTTTTTATGAGTAAAGCATTAAAGTACATAGTTAGCACGGATGAACTTGCAAATTTAATTAATGAACCAGAGAAAACGTATGTATTACCAAACCTTATTGATTCAAGTTATTTTACACCAGAAATAGAGAAGGTGGAGGGGCCAGTCAAAATTGTATGGGCTGGTTCAGCCTCGCATGATAATGATTTAGAGCAGATTATAGAACCTTTAATAAAGATATTGGAAAAGTATAGGGAACGAGTCTTTGCTATTTTCTGGGGATATCTTCCCACTGGTTTAGCCAATTTTGAAAGAGAGCCTGGCTTTCCTCACGCTAATATTGTGCCAAAATACCCTAATTTATTCTATGGAGAATGGTTCAGTGGAAGAATGTATTACCAAAAACTGATGCAACTCCAAACAGATATAGCAATCATGCCTTTGAGTAATTGTAAGTTCAATTACTCAAAAAGCAACTTGAAATATCTTGAATTAGCTATGAGCGGTGCTGCTTGTATAGCTACAAAATTGCCGCCTTATGCATGTATTAAGCATAATGAGACTGGAATGTTAGTTGAACCTGATGATAATGATGATTGGTTTAACTGCATGGAGGAATTAATTGAAAACAAAGATTTAAGAAGAAGACTGGCAAAAAACGCTAGACAGCAGGTTGTAGAAGAATACTCATGGCAATGTTCTCAAAGGAATAAGTGGGTAAAAGCTTTCTTGGAAATTGCTAGTTTATAAGCTTTTATGAATTTTAACGGGGTCGTGTTGAGTTTGTTGGGCGGCGGTTTTATCGCCATCCTGCCAGAAATATGGTTTGAATTTACCCCAATTTTCATAAGGGGCGGTGGGACTCACATCTTTTTCGTACATGTATGTAATTGCATCAGCACCCCAAGTGATAACGTCTTGGGGGCAATAATTAAAAACCTGAGTATACAAAGGGGGATATAGTCCAACTTTGGCTCTAGTTGATGTAGAATTATGTTCTAACCATTGCATAAAAGTCCGCATATTAATCCTTGTGCAAATCACCTTTTTTAAATCTCATTGCTAATGCATATTGACGGCTACCTTTAGGACAATCTGGATTAGGGGCTGGCGTACATCTACCCTTCTTAAGATGAGCTTTCTGAATCCATTTTTCTTCATTTTGGATTCTAGATTCGTAATATTCTTTAAAAGTTGTCATTTATTACTCCTTTGTTGTATATATGCTAAAAAGATTCATTATCAGATTGTTGATGTTCATAAATTTAGGGGAAGGTATAATACATTTAGCGGTATCATTGATTTCCTTATGGGGAATTTATGACTTGGGTATTTGGGATTGGAGAGTCCTTACAGCACCCTTGACAGACCTTGTATTAGGATTAACTTCTTTATTCACTGCTTTTGTTCTAAAAGATTTTGCCCATCACCATCATAAATAATTATTAATTGCAGCATATATAACTCGGAGGTAATTTTATGTTAACTTGGAAGACTTTTGTAGAAGGCAAGCTAAAAGACCTGGAAGATATGGAAGAGAAGCTAGGCAAAGACCTAGATGGGGATGACGAAGAAGGTGAATCCAAGGCCCACAAGAAGAAGGTCTTTGGTAAAGTTGCACCAGATGATGAAGAACAGGAAGAAGAAGACGAAGAAGAAGATGAGGATTAACCTCATATAAAACTCAAAAGCTGGCTAATGCCAGCTTTTTTTATGCGCAAGTTTTTACATATAAACAGGTTAAAAATAGTGTCAAAAATTCCATTTTTGGGAATAATTAGCATAAAATAACAAAATGCCTGCTACACATCCGATGTAGCAAGCACTTTGTTAATTAGAAAGGCTATCATTCTTACAAACTCAATTACGTTGGGGAAATTGCAGAAGCTGGGCCATCGTTCTCCAAAGAACCCCATAGACCCTTCTTGACAATCTGCCAACATACTTCGTCGTCATCGCCACCAGTGATCTGGAAGGAAGAAGCTGTGAAGTTGCCAACGTATGGATATGTTGCTGATCCACCCTGTAGGAATGCGCAATACAAACCTGCACCACCTGGAAGAGTTGGATAATAGACTGTTGCGAAACCGCTTGCGTCCAATTCGGCTTCACCGCAAGCTACGACTCTTGGACCAATTAAACGATGGACACCAAGAGCCATGTGTTCTGAACCCTTATTACCTGCACCGTAAGCAGCGGCGGAACCCGTTCCAACGCCTGTTACACTTGTTGCACCCATATAGAAATACCTCCATTGTAAAAAAAGATTTCTACCATATTTATATTTCATAAAAATATTTTGTTCGTAGATTGGTAAAATTTAATATATATACAAAGAAAGGATAAATGCATGACATATTACGATAATCCGAGTATGGCTGACTGGCACAAACAGATCATTATAGGTACTGTTTTGGGTGGGTCTTCTTTAGTAAAGCCTAAAAAGGGCAAGAATTGCTATCTTTTCATGAGATGTGCTGATAAGAAATGGCTTGAATATAAGGCTTATGAGCTAAGTCCATTAGCATCACAAAGACCTTTTACCAAGGAAGGCAATACCATTCGATGGCATTCAAATTGTTATCCTATTTTTACCGATTATTATAATATGTTCTATAAGAACAACAAGAAAACTGTGAATATGGATATTTTGGACTCACTGCGGGACATTGGATTAGCTATATGGTATGTAGATTGCGGGAAATTGCATAAAAATAAGATAATTTTGAACACAAACAAGTTCGGTGAAGAAGGAACGAAGACGATAATAAAATATTTTGATGAAGTAGGTGTAGGAGAAACCAATTTGGTAAAAGAAAGACAATACACAAGACTGGAATTTTCACCAAATGCTACGACCAAGTTTCTTTTGATTGTTGCTAATAGAATACCTGATTTCATGCACGCAAAGCTATTGCCAAAATAAAGTGATAGCATTATAATCTAGTCATGTACCAGTTAAATATCAAAGAATCGAAAGCCCTGGAAAGGGGCATTGATGTTCACCGACTGAAAGCTGGTACTATTCTTTTGATAATGACCAGAAACAATCTATACAAATTAATCAAGACAGACAGGGAGGGGATCGTATATGCGCAAGGTGGCAAATACTTTATTGAACCTACTGAAGTGTATTTTAGTGGTTCAACTTTTGGTGGGTCGATGATGAAGATTGGCTGGATTGGTTATGGCATGATTATGGAAATGCATATTATCGAAAAGAAAAAAGGAATAAAAACATCTCCTGTACATGCTGCTAAAATAATAGGCAATGGTTGGGAATACGATATAGATTGGGCAGATATTGCTACGGCTAAAATAACAAAGGGGGAGATTTAACTCCCCCTTTGTTCACTTTTTAAGAAACGCTGTATACGCCGCGTTCGGTGTTTTTGAGAACACCTTCAGCAACTAAGCGACCAAGAGCAACGCCAGGATTTGTGGTGCGGCCTTGGTTGAGGAGAAACCTTCGAATATCCCTTGGCCTGGCTGGGCCATTGCTTTCCAAGAAGGTACGAATGAGTTGTGAGACTGTGGCTTCTTTCTTGGTAACAATAGGTGTGGACTTTTGTGGCTCAATGCCACATTGTTTTTGCATCTGTTGCAAAGCTTCGGCCATTTTAGTTTGCGTGAACTTCTTTCTTTCCTGCCACAAATTGGATTGCTCCTGGCAGTAATTAATCTCAGAAGTGAAATCTTTCACTATCTTTTCCAGTTGGGCAGAAAACTCATCTTGAGTTTCTGATACAGGTTTCGCCGTCTGTGGTTCCATAAGGGATACTCCAAAACGAGTGCCATGATTTGTAAAGGCGACATATCATTAATACCACCACGTTTCTTGTTGTCAAGGGAAATTTTCAGTTTTTCTTCGCTGGGTGGGTAGATACCATGATGATTACATTCAGAGAATTTATGAAAATCAAGGAAGAAAATGGTCTTTTCTCGCAAGGCCAAGAAACTGGTAACACGAAAAAAAATAAGCGTGATCCCAATCTTGTCCGTGGAGGTGCCAGTGGATTTACTGGAAGTGGTATCCAGGCTGGTGCTGCTGGACCAACCGCTGCCCCCATTCGCATGAAGAAATAAAATGTTACAATTCAAACTTTGGCTAGAAGATCATCGAAGAACATCTGGTAAACTTGGGTTGTACCCGCCATTGTACACGCAATACATGAATTACCCACCACAAGTCATTGTCAACTGGAGTGCTGACGCCATCACCTATATGGACCCAGCAGATGCTACGGGTAAGGATTACACTGGTAAATTCCATCCTTACTTCTGGAAAAACAAAAAGATGTAATTTTTTCTTGACAAAAATCTTTTTGGTACTATGATAGATAGTGTTGATGGCAATAGGGCCATCGCAAGTTGCAGCAATCGGCTGCGAAGAAAAGGAAGAAGATTATGTCAATTCAAGAAATGTATGATGCTGCGCTCGCAGTCATCAAGGAACACAACTCAGTCATCGGTCAGGGCAATCCTGGCTATCTAGACCCAGACAAGTTCCTTCCCTGTATCAAAGCTGCTGGTGGTACTACCGTAGATAGGCTCAAGAGTTTATCCTATGAGGATATTCTAGCTTGTATGCCTAGTGACGGTGTTACAGTTAAACCAATCGCCATTGCTAAGGATATCGCCAAGATTTTCCGTGGCAAGGAAGACACTAAGGTAGAGAATCGTCCAGTTTCCGCTAAAAAAGCAGATAAGATGACTCTGCTGGAACTGGTTCAAGCCTATGACCCAGAAGAAGACAACGCAGTTTCCAAGAGACTCAAGGAAGTTTCTCGCAACGAACCCTTCATCGTCTTCTCATCGGGCAGAACCGTAGACGTTGATACCACCATTAAGCTTCTGCAAGAAGTAAAACAGGGTTATGAAGGTCGCCAGAACACTGATGTTAATGGCGAACCCAAGGAAGTTTATAGGGTTGGTGGCCTGCCTGACAATTTTGTAGACGAAAACCCACTCTACCGCAATCGTCCACTACGTCCAGACGGCACCTGTGACCAGACAGGGCGTTCTTGGAACGGCGTAGATATGAAAGTTCGTCAACTTATTCGCCTGGCAATTGAAACCGATGAATTAACAGTTTCAATTGAAAAAGCCCATGACGTTCTTGATCTTGTAATGTCTGACTCACCTTGGAACAAGTTAGCTAGCCGTTATCGTAAGGCAGCAGTTGAATTCAAGAGACTTGAAGGCATGGGTAAGCTTCCAATGCTCAAATTGGTGTTGAAGAAAGATAAGGGGGGAAGCGAAGGCAAAAACCCTTTTCAACAGGGAAAAAGGTAGATATGAAAAGTGGTTATGGTGGAACTCAGTTAAGAAATGCCCCTGAAATGCCTAGAGATGACTATGAACGCTATTATCAAAAATGGCGTCGTGATTTTGACAACAAGAGTTAATTAAACAAAAGTGCAGGGGTATGAATTCCCCTGCACTTTTATCTCACACAAAAAGGAAAATAAATATGAAAAAGAAACCAGTTACGCATGTGGTCCTCATTTTAGACCAATCAGGTTCTATGGAAGACACAAGGACTGCGGCTGTTCAAAATTATAATGAACAGGTGCAACAAGCGAAGTTAAATTCTAAAGATCAGGATATTTTCTGTTCTTTAGTCACCTTCAATGGTGAAGTTTTTGAGCATGTTTGGGCTGAAAAAGCCGAAAATCTGAATGAAGCAACCTTGGAAGACTATGTAACCGAAGGTGCAACCGCTATGCGGGATGCAATCGGTTATACTGTCAAGAAGTTGCTAGAAACGACTGACCACAAGGATGAGAATGTATCCTATCTTGTGGTTATCATTTCTGATGGTGAAGAGAACTCATCCAAGCATTTTAAGCGACTTTCAGATTACGATATCAGGGCAGGCAAGAAGGATGAGCTTAAGTCCATGATGGAAGAAGTCCAAAAGACAAAGAGATGGACTTTCACTTACATGGGTTGTGATGATGCTTATATCAAGCAAGTAGCAGAGGAAACTTCTATCCCAATTGCCAACTGTGCTAAGTGGTCTAACGCAACTTCAGCAATGGCTGCAAAGGGCTTACATCACAACAGACGTAGGTTGGAGAAGTTCTATGCTTGTAGATCGGCAGGTGAAACAGGCTCTGCACAAGTTTACTCTGATGTTGAGTGTTGCTTGGCAGATTTCACGGCTGATGAACCTGTTGAGGTTGGACCTGTTGGCGGCGGTGTGATTAACACACTGAATCCAGCATGGAGCATCAATAACGGTATTAACAACATGAGTGTACTCAAGGTTGATGATGCCAAGGTAGTCAATGCTGTAAATAGTGCCCAGCCGTTTACAAATCGTTCTCCAGTAAGCTGGATAGCAACAAAGTAATATAACTCAAGTAAAGGCCACTGAGAGGTGGCCTTTACTTTTTTACCTCATATTCCCTTAGATTCAAATAGTAAAATGGAAGTTTAGGCATTTCTTTGTTTGCCCAAGCAAAGTCCAAAAAGTCTTTATTATCCTTGCTCCATATTTTGAATCTTTCAACTGGAATTGCATATGATATACCAAAGACTGGTATGGTTCTGTGGGCGCGTATGGACACCATAATTCCCACAACTTTGTATTCGTGAAATAATGGGGAACCTGAGTCACCAGGAACGGTATGCACAGAGGTTCTAATGGTTTGTTTTAATACGTTCTTTTTAAATTGAGTTACCTTACCATAGTCAAGTCTAGGTTCGTCACCTAGACCACAGCCAATTCTAAAAACTTCATTACCTATAAATAGTTTGGGTTCAAAATCCAGAGTGGCTACTGGCATTTCTTCGTCCGAGTAGAATACGCCAATTGCTAAATCCAGGTCTTTATTCACTGCATAAAAAAACGCAGGGAATACCTTAGTTGCCTTGATTTCTGACCAATTTTCATATATAACTTGTTTTACTTCGTAGTCAAAATAATTCGGTGATTCTAGATGGGCACATGTCATAAAAACATTCTTATACTTATTATCTTCTATTTTTTCACTTTTTACAATTACGCCACTGCCGTAGCTAGTTTGATCTGAGCGACCAACATAAATCGTTGGGTATAGGCATTTCTTATGTAAGTCTTTGTCAGGGGTGCCAGCAAATAGGAATGAAGTGAAGAGGAAAAGAAGAATGAAAGAGGAGATTAAGAAGTTTTTCATACTTTATTTATATATTTTTCATTTGAATCTGGCTACATTAAATTATTAATATGATAAAAAACCCTTGTTACATCTATTGGGACGATTTCACCGTTGCGGAAGCTGACCGTAAAATATACATCCAGTGTGAGTCATGCTTCAAAGAAAACAAAAAAGGCATCAAATGGTCTAATCTATATGGCAAGAAAACCATAAAATGCAGTCTATGTGATACTATAATATACAAGAGACAAAAAAAGAAGAAAAATGAGCAAAAAAACAACGATCAGACCGCCATTTAAAATGCACGGTGGGAAAAATTATTTATCACCGTGGATCATTGCTCAATTCCCAGAAAATTACGAGACAATGAGCTACATTGAGCCTTTCTGTGGAGGCGCAAATGTACTGCTACATAAAGTTCCATCTCAAGAAGAACTCATTAACGACCTTGACAGCAACATAATTCTTATCATGCAGATGATAAGGGATCAGTTAGGCGAATTTGTCAAACAAGTCAAGAAGTTAAAATACAAAGAAACAACCTTTCAAGCTGCTTTGGAAAAAGTAGAATTTGAAAGTGACATGGACAGGGCTGTAAATGAATTTGTATTAAGAAGAATGAGTCGTGGGGGTATGAAAAAAGCCTTCGCGTGGTCAAATAGACTCAGAGGCAATCAGCCTGGAGATGTTAATGCTTGGAAAACAATTATTGAACAATTGCCAAAAATTAGTGATAGACTTCAGAACGTGTATATCATTAACCGTTCTGCTCTGGACATATTAAAAGTCTTTGACGATGAAAATGTTTTGGCCTACGTTGACCCTCCTTACTTGCCTGAAACCAGGGAATCTCCAAATGTATATGATTTTGAAATGAGTATAGAAAAACATATGGAGCTTGCAGATGTTCTAAATGCATTCAAAGGTAAGGTCTTAATTAGCGGGTATCCTTCACGTCTGTATAATAGGCTTTATAAGGATTGGAAGTGCGAAAGCAAGAAAATAGCCAATCACTCATCTCAACAAAAAATAAAATCAACTAAGACAGAATTGCTGTGGCGAAACTTCTAAATAAAGCATGAACTTTAGAAAGTTTTGCGAACAGGAATGGGGCGGTGCTGGCTTTGTCGGCTCCGCTGATACCATTTTGAACACGCCAGATTACTGGCACAATAGCCGATATTTAGGTCCAGGTGATAATAAAGAACTTCGCAGTCCTAATGGAGACAAAATTTTCAAAGGTAAAAAGAAGAAATTCATGGGTAAAGAGGGAGATGATTTAAGTAAAGTGGAAAAATTATTCAAACTTGAACCAACTTATGTAATTAAAAACATGAAGAAAAAGGATTAAAAGTATAAATACATTAATAAGGAGGTTAGTTTATGAACAATCCAACGTGGCCAATTTATACATTTAAGGTCAATTTGATTGATCCAAGAAGGAATTCTTGGTCTTTGCCTAATAACACTCAGCCAGAAGGCAATGAAACGGTTTCGGAAGCAAGCGTTATCCCATCCACTTTTACAGGTTGGTTGGCGCAACTTCTTCCAGGTTTTGAGTTTATTACTCTTCACCAGGACGGAACTTTCACTGCTTACGGTGAGAAAGCAACATATTTGAAGAAGACATATGTTCAGGCAGATGGTCAAGGTGCGCTATCAATAGTGAGCTAATATGAGATTTTTAGAGGCTTGGGAGAGAGTGCGGCAATTTGCTGAAGAGAACGACAGTGCTGCACTTTCCGCTATTACTACTGGACAGAATGTAGCAGAAGACTTTTGGGATAATTTCATAATGGTGTGCAACAATAAAGAAGGTGTTGCTGCATTATTAGGTGTTGCTCCAGAGAAAGTTGCAGGATGGCCGTCCATTGTTAAAGCTGCAATGGATCAAGCCGAGCCAGAAGATACGGATCAGACAAAGACAAGTTTAATACATACGGGACAACAAGGGGATATATGATAATAAGTTTTCAGCAATGGAAAGAGGGAACCAGAATAGATGAACTTGGTGGAGTTGGTGAAGTAGGTGCAGCACCGATTTCTAGTCTTAACGTGGCTAGAAACCGTACACAAGGCATGAGAGAACTTAGGGACTTGCCCGCTAAAATAACAGCTTTTGGTGCCAACCTTGCACAAGCTTTAATAGCATTAGAACAAGCAAAGAAAGGTAATGCAAGAAAGTTCGTCAATAGATTGATTCAGACATTATCGGCAAGTGGTGATATGGATTTGAGTGCTTTGAGAACTATGTTAATGCAAGGAATTAGAGCATTCCCACAAGCAGACCAACAAGTGCAATGAAAAAAGTAACGCAGCAGCACACAAGGAACAATTTTATTCCGCCTGCTGCCTTAAATTTACAGCAGCAGGTGCGAAATATTCCACCTGCTGCTGTAAATTTTGCTAGACCCAATCACATCCAACAGAACTTCAAACGAGAAGTGCCTGTAAAACAAAATTTCAGAAGAGAAATAGCTAAAGTAGGCCCAGCAACACCAGCCTCAGACCTCATAGATAAAATCAAAATGTTTATGACTTCAGACTCAAATTTATATTTAGGGTTTGGGGGGCTTGGAGATGCTTTATTATTACTGGCAACTTGTTGGAATGACCCAAAAGCTAAAATTGTATATTTTGCTAATTACATACCTTTTGTTAAGCAATTTTTCGAACTATTTGGCAAGGCTGTATATTTAGAAAGAAACATTATGGGTACGCAAGTGGCTGGGCAAATATTTGAGTTAATGACTCATAGTCCAAAATTCAAACAGTCTGCTCATTTGGCGGATGGTCTATATTTTGGGGATTGGAAGTTTGAAGATAAGTATATGCCAAGAATTGTGGGCCATGTTCCTTGGAAGGAAATGCTAGGCACGTTTAAAACAAAGAAACCTATCCTCATTCTATGCCCTTCTGGTTCCCACCGAGATGAGAATAGACAAAGATATATTACGCCAGAAGAATATAAGTCTTTGGCCAATAAAGGACTAGATGATGGGTATGAAGTCTATGCATCTGGCTCATTATCTGATTTGCATTATTATGGTCTTATGCACAGAGAAAGCTTTCACTGGATGACTGCTGAAAATATCTATAATTGGAATGGCACTGTTGAAAACAATAGCCTTAAAAAAATGCTACAAATCATTAATGGCGCAAACAAAGTGATAAGTGTGGATACCTGGCTCAAAACTTATACTTTACTGTGCGATATAGAAACAACAGTCATACAAACTAGATGGCAGGGTAAATACCTGCCATACGGGGAAGACGTTACTGACTGGATATTTCTAAATAATAAAATATGGCCAAATCTTAAAATAGAGCAAGTGGAGAACCTACTCTAGATTTTTAATCTCATCCCTAAGTTTTGCAGCTAACTCATAGTCTTCTTTTTTAATAGCTTCATCTAAAGCCTTCTTTAAGTCCTTAGTGTCGATCTTTTTTGGTGACTTGCCAATATGTTTATAAGCCTTATGGAAATTCATGATGAAGGGTTTTAATTCCTCTTTGAAAGTTGTATAACAATCTGGACAGCCTATTCTACTGGTGTTGGCAATATCTTGAATAGTCATGCCACAAGTGTTACAGGCTTTCATATTGTTCTTAATATACTGCTCTTGTTTGTGTTTTATTATGTTGCTAATCAACTCAAATACGCTGGTTACTTCCGCTTGTGCAACAGAAGGATCATTTTCATTTACATATTGCACACCGCAAAAAACGCACATATTTTGGCAACTTTTTGCGGTGTAGTCCGAATTAACTTCGGTAATATGTATACACTTTTTATGTGGACACGGTTGACCGTTTAGTGGACAATTTTCCATTACTTATCTCTTTTAATTAATTTGTTCTTATCGTTATAAGTCTTGATGGTTTTCATGAAGAATTCTTTTTCATCATTTGTGAACTTATCAGGATACTTCTTGAATAGTTCAGCTGCCAAACCTTCTAACTTAACTGCATTTTTTTGCCTTAATTCAAACAATTTCTTACTAAATTCTTCTACATCTTTCTTGCTCGCTTCGTCTTCTGAATCAGGAGTTTCTTCGGCATTCTTTAACTCTTCTTTCCACTTTTCTTGGGTGTCGCCAAGGTCAACTCCTAATGTTTGCCCGTGGAAGATTTTCAAAATAGCTCGTTCCATTTCACTGAAATCTGTGAACTTCTTTTTCTCACTTGTTTTCTTGTTTGTGAATTCATGATTTTCAAAATATTTATCTGTTGAATATTGGTCAACTATTTTTTCAACATTTTTCAAATAGTTATTGAAATCCTTTTTTTCTCGCGCAACACCAAGGCTGGCGAAGCCCAGCAGGAAAGCCATTGCCACTGTAGAAGCTCGTAAAATGTTCATGTTTTATTCCTTGTGTTAGGGATACACTAACATAGTATCATTATGGATAAGTTCCATCAATAACAATTTCAAAATCATCCAAAAGTTTTGACATTTGGCCATTTCGAGCCATAGGTCCGTATGCTGGGTCTGGGAAAGGCAATGTTCTCCTGATCCATATTGGCACATAATCTCCTGGCATTAAGTTACCTATTCTTATAGGATTACCCCTAAAATAATAGTCAAAAGGTATGCCAACTGGTGCTGTAATCTCACTGCCAATAACTGTTGCTGTGGTGTTTACAGGACTTCCATCCTGTACGGGGAGAGGGGTTACTGTACAATCTTGTAGAGTATTGAAGTTCACACTAATTAGGTCTATAGCACGATGACTGGACTGCATCCATCTGGAGTGGTCCATCGTACCGTGGTGGCCTTCATTTGTAGTTTCATGACCGCCATAATCAATGGTAAATGTTACGTTGGGCACTGTGCCTACTGCTGTAACAACAACTTCTGACAGACCTTCCACTGAACGCATAGCTGTCTGAAAATTGCCTACCCATTTAGTGATGTTCGGGTCAAAAAAAACTTTGAATGGCGAAGGGTAGCCAGGCACTTGTAATTCAAAATATTGTCCTTCAAATGGTGGTGCAGGCCCAACAACAACAACCTGTTGAATTTCATTTTGAAGAAAAACGCCGATAGCTGTATAAGTTCCGCCACGTTTGCCTGGGACACCTCGGCCTGTACCATTAAAATATATGATCGCATTTCTGATAGTAAATAACTCAGATTCATTTTTTATATAAAAACATCTATAGTCTTCATGTCCTTTCCGACTTAATTTAGGACCAATGGAGTGGAATAAATTATCAGTGCTGCCGCATGAAATGTTACAATCAGATATTGGCCCACCTAAGTCTTGGCATGGGTCACAATTAGTAGGCCCAGCTGAATGTTTATAAACTAAGCAACCATCACAACTGGCTGGTACACATGCCATATATGAACTCCTAAGTTAAAGGCCAATTTACAGCCGTCGCTGTAAGTCTAATATTGAAATTTACCTGCCAACATGGTGGTGCGCCTGGAGGTATTATTCTTTCACACCATAGATAAAATCCTTCGTTAGGTTTTAAATTACCAATATATTTAGAATTCATGTCTAGTGCAGTCGTGTCTGGTGCCTCCGTATCAACCTTTATTGGCTTTGCGTAAGTATTAATTGGACTACCCTGAGTTTTTTTATAAATACAAACTTGGCAATTCTTATCAAGAATTGGAGCTTCAACAACTCCCCAAGGCACAGCTAGTGGTGTATCGGTTTCTGGTGAAATAGAGCCTCTTTGCCAATTTTGCGGGTCATCAACATTGCTTACAGGTGGACAAGTGCCTATAAATCCCACCATATTGAACGCCAATGGAATTGACAGATTAAATATGTCACCACTAAAACTGTTATAAGGATATCCATCCCATATGCCAGTTAAAGGATTGTATATTCTCAATATTCCAGATGGTTGCACATAATCACTTATAGGGTAAACAGTTTTTACTGAAAAATCACCATAACCATTCCATGTATCACATGAATAATAGGTAACAGTATTATACCTGCCAACTCCTTTTACTAATAAATCATTTTGCACAACACGCATTAATTGCACGTTTCTATTGCCTACTTCACCGTTAAAAGTAACCTCATAAGGATTACCGCCAGCCACTGTAACAGCACTGCACCAAGGTAGAGAGGCCAAAGCAGCTTGTAAATCAGTACCAAACTGTGCAAAACTTCCTTTCCAGTAAATGGTAAATGGCGGGCCAAATTCTGTGTCAATTATAACAAAGCCTCCAGAATCAGGTTCGCCTGGATTAAACATAAGGGGGGCAAAACCAGGATTGGTTTGCACCCCACCTGGACCTGGACCTGCGCCACCATCTCCTCCACCGCCACCGCCACCGCCACCGCCACCACCTGGACCTGGAGCTTCTGGGGTTGGAGTGCCGCCTGGACCTCCATAAGGATTTTCTACTAAAACCTCATGACAATCAATATGAACTATTTGAACATCATTTACGAGCTTTGAGCCAAAATTTATTATTGGACCTGTAATTGAAACGCTTGCGCAAGGTGGAGGGCATTCTGTAATTTCCACAGTGGCATTTTCTATGGCTGTAGTTGGGCTAGGATTCCAGATGTAGAAACAACGATAGTCAGTTAACCCATCACTAGCCTCTTCAGGCATAACGTCATCAAATAAATTGTTCATGACGTTAGGAAAAGGTGGAGGTGGGTCGGGGCGGTTTGACCCTGATAGGCCAAATTTGGAAGGAAAACTTCCTAAATCATTGGCAGGTTCTTTGTTAAAAGCACCGCCTGAATGCAACCATTGTAAATTACTCATTTTACTTTAGACAAAATATACCTAACGTTCCTGACAGTATAACCAGTCAATTCTGCGATTTGGTTAATGTTCATTCCATAATTATAGAATTCAATTACATTTTTATGGTTTGTTTTTAACCTATTAGGGTGTACGTTGTAACTATGCAAGGTTCTGTAAATCTCGCCTATTGACTTGCCTGTTATTTCAGCAATTTCCTTTATCTTCTTATCAGGAGAATGCATGTACAAACTTACAAGTTCCTGATCGGAATAAGTATTTTCTTTGTGGTAGAATTCTTTGAAACTTGCCATACCTTATTTAGATTGAAATGCAGAAGAAATGAACTGGATTATTTTTCTTCTTTGAGAGCAAACAGCATATCTTCTAGGCTCAAGCATTCTACTCTTTTATTGTTTTTTTGTGCCCATATAACTACCCTGAGCATCAATTTTTCTTTCTTTTTCAGCAACCAAAAATTTTTCATATATTAATTATAATAACATATATTTAAAAAATCAAGTATATAAAAAAAGGGTAGCAAATTGCTACCCTTTTTAATTGTCTTAATTATTACTTTCTAGTTTTAGCTACATGCTTGCTAGCCCATTCCTGAAAATTACTTCCAACTTTTTGTGTTGGTGCGTAGCCAACTTCACCTGGCCCAGGTTCATTATTGTTGGTTTTATCTGGAGCAATTAGTGCATCTTCATCAATTGGAACCCAATAACCTTCGTCGTCAGCTGCAAACTTAGTTCCACCTGTCATGCTACGAAGTTTGGACAAAAATTCATTGTCTTCCTTCTGCATTTTACTGCAAGCAGAACAGCACTTTTTGCCGCCCTTTTCTTTCATCTTCAACATATCGGCACCATTAGCTGAATTCTGCTTCTTGCTCTTTTCATCGACAACATCCTTGCTTTCTTTCTTCATGTAAGACCTCATCATCATAGGTGACTTGGCTCCCATATCCATAGGTGGCTTTTTCTTCTTCATTGGTGGACCACCCATATCGCCGCCCATATCCCCACCACCCATGTCGTCGCCACCTTCTTCATCTCCCATTTCTTCATCGCCACCACCCATGTCGTCGCCACCTTCTTCATCTCCCATTTCTTCATCGCCAAGACCTTCTTCGTCGCCACCTTCTTCATCTCCCATTTCTTCATCATCGTCTGCGTGTGCATCAAGGTCTTCGCCGTCTGTGGCATCAGCCCCACCCATATCAGGTGCTGGCGGGCCTTCTTCTGCGCCAGGAAAACCTTTCTTTTTCTTCATCATGCCAAAAAGTGGCGATTCGGTTATACCAAGAACATTTGGGGATTTAACTCCAAGATTGGTATGGCCCATGTTTTCCTGTAAAAGTTTCCAAGTCTTATATGATATCATATTTGTCTCCAATAAAATCCTTATTCTTTATTTATGCTCGACCTTTTATTATTTCTAAGGTTTTGTAAGCACTTTCAATAAATGTTCTCTACGAAGCCTTTCTACCTTCCTTCGTTCCTCTGCTAATTTTTGGACATTCTGCATTGCGACCACATTAGGGTGCAATTGCGCAACTCCTTGCTGCACCATTCCAACATTATTTTGTACATGTGGAACTTGCACAGGTCTGTTTGCTCTACCACCACATCCGCAGCCCATAAGCCTCCTTAATACTTTATTTATGTATTTATAAATAAAAAAACCCTACTATAAAATTAGTATAGTAGGGTTTTTATAAGTATTTATTTTACTTAGCAGTCTTTTTGGCAGCAACCTTGGTCGTTGAGTCCGTAAAAGACAGGTTGCAATTATACTTCATTGCAACAAGTTCGGCTGCACGTCTAAGAGTTGCTGTGTTCTCATAGAGCTTTGTGCCATCCTTCTTCTCAAGGGTTGTTGGAGCAAGGTTAGCCAACTGTACAATACCCTCATAACCAGTGCCACGCTTTCGGGCATATACTTTCATAGTTTGCATAGAAATCTCGCCTTTCATAAAGAGATAACAGTATCTTAACCAATCTCAAAATTAATTTCAAGTGCAAAATTTCCCGTAACAGGATAAATACTTTAGTAAATTTTTGACGATGACTCTATATAATTTAGGTTGTCAAAGGAGTTAGGAAATATATGAAAACATTCTTCCAATGGGCTAAGGATAAAAATCACGAAATTCCAGTAATGGAAAAGACACTTAGAACTGGCATTCACACAGCTATGCCAAAGGGATATATCCAGAGTCAATATCCAGATGCATATTTTGCGCCAGTAGCTGCCACATGGAAATTGGACCTTGATAATCTCAGTAAGGTCAAGGACAAGGCTCCACCAGATGGCGCACCGTAAATCACCCTATCTCGAAAGCCGAAAAAAAGCTCTACAATTGTAGAGCTTTTTTTCATTTATCTGTTAGTTTTTTGATCCTAGCTTTGTGGTCTTTGTCCACCAGACTTTGATACTTTTTAGGAAGAATTTCTGGTGGTACACGTTCCCAATATCCCCAACTGTCATCATTTTTAGGATGCTGAAATATCATATTGAGTTTCAAATATTTTTCAATGATTTCTTCAACTCTCTCTTTGGTCAATCCAGAATCACTGGCAATCCCAGAAGTTGACCGCCAAACGTATTTCGGGTTCCTTGCTAAAGATACAAAAAAGGCAAATTCTTCATCCCCTTCTTTCGTGCCTATTGGATAAATGTCTGTCCATTTCTTTGGTTTCATTTTTCCTCCTAAAATTTGAATCTAAACTATTATATAGATATAGGTTATATTAGTAAAGGCTATTATGAAAAAGAATAAATTTAACAAGTTAAGTAAAATGCACCATTCACAGGTGCTAGACATGAAGCGAAAAAAAGCTGCTGAAGCAGTCAAAGGTGATGGTGTATATCTCTTTGTCAATAATACTAGGGGTGATTTAACTCTTCCCAAACCTCCTTTAAAAGGACCAAATCCAGTCCCGCCAGGGAGAACTTTTGAGGGGGATAGTTACTTCATGTGCTTAATGAAGACTAATGACGTAAGGTTAATTCAAGTCATTAAACCAGCAGAGGTTAAAACAGTTGCTACATTGCCTGCGTTACCGAATCTTATTACTGAAAGGGAGGAAACTATGCCACAGAAATTGATTTTAGATCAGCCAGAAACATTTACTCATCAGGGTAAAGTTGAACACACAGTACCAGATGGGCCTAATGTTAAGTTGAATGAAAATCAACCAGTGCAGAAACCAGCCGATAGACTTCTAACCGAAGACCCATTGGCAGGTGTTGAAATCATTCTCAACTAAAAGAAATAAAAACAAAAAAACCCAGGTCTTAGACCTGGGTTTTTTTGTTAACCATTCATATTAACGGCGAACAACAACTCTGTTGCCGAATACGCCATTTCTTACAACTACGTTGGCACCGCCTGCTCTTACTGCAACTACGTTGTTACCGAAACCACGATTGACAACAACCGCATTACCAAAACCGTTTCTTACAACTACGTTATTGCCGAAAAAACCACGATTGACAACAACCGCATTACCAAAACCAAAGCGATTAACTGCAACTACGTTATTGCCATAACCACCGAAGCCAAAACGATTGAATCCTACGCCATACCCGCTGAAGCCGTAGGTGACTGGAGCAGAATATGCAACAGGTGCTGCATAAGCATAAGCCAATGCTGGTGCAACTGCACCAACTGGAGCGTATGCAACTGGTGCTGGGCATGGATCAGCAACAGGTGCTGAGTATGCAATCGGAGCAGCTAGTGCTGGAGCAGCTACTGCATAAGGTGCAGCAACTGGATAAGCAACTGGTGCTACAACTGTTACAGGATATGGAACAGCAAATGGTACGCCATAACCATAACCACCAAAGCCTACGTTGTGACCATAGCCACCAAAACCAAAGCGATTAAACCCTACATGACCAAAACCACGGTTGACAACAACTGCGTTGTGGCCGAAACCGCTACGAACAACAACTGATGCATCAGCTTTTGCCGTACTGAACAGCAACGCTACACCGAGAACCAAACCAATTATCCAAGATTTCATGAGCCTCCTATAAGTTAAGCCAAATTATATACGGTTATGATACCGCAAAAATTTAATCAATCCACTATTTAATTTACACCAATTTGCCTTAACCATTCTAGAATATTGATTCTTTCGTTAGGGGTAAGGTGAAATGGCGTATCTTTTGGGGGCATATGTTCGCTAACTAGTTCTTCTTTAACACGTCTCCAATTTACGTTTTGGTTTAAATGTCCTGGTTGCGTAAAAATCTGAAATCCCTTTTTAGAACCCACACCAGTATGACATTGGGAGCATGTCCTGTTCAATGACCCCAAAACGAGTTGTGTTAGTTGTGGGTCAGGTTGTCCTGGTGCCTGTGTTTGTGGGGGTTGTTGTCCTTGTACAGGAGGTGGACCATTATCACCTTGCCCATCTGCCATCTTATTCATTTCTTCAATTAAAGCCTTAGCAAGTTCTCTAATCTGATCCTTTCTGCTAAGATTAAATTGGCCGTTAGGCTGTTGCATTCCATATTGGCCCTGTACTTGTGGCTGGTGCATTCCATAAGGATATGCTTGTTGATTTGGCATTCCATATTGCTGTACTTGTGGCTGATAACCAAAACCTGGAGCTTGTGGCACGACAGGATATGCTTGTGGGTATCCTGTCACAGGGACTGTTGGCACAGCATAAGTAGTTGGCACATACTGGAATTGATATGCAGGAACTAAAACAGGATATGCAAACACAGGTGTAATTACTTCTTTTACTACTACTGGTGCATGGTGTACGACTGGCGCACAAAATGTTGTGTTACAGTGACTGAATCCAACACCGCATCGACCTCTTCTTCCGAAAGCAAACGCATCACTGGTTGCTACAAATAAACTGATGATACCCGCTAATACTAATGTTATAATCGCCCATTTTTTCATTGTACTCCTTATTGGTTATGGCTTAGGCAAAGGAATAAGTGGTCCAGGTGGAAACTGATCTGCATGTTCCAATCCTTGCTTCCTTGCCATAATCAATATCATAAATCTTTGAAATGATTGTTCCCATTGGTCCCGTCTAATGGGACGGATCGGGGTTCTCAATAACCCTAGTACCAAATTATCCTTACTAGCCTTTATATATCCATCTAATTGGTTAAATTCTACACCAATATCTCTCGAAATTTCCTCTGACGTTAAAAGACTCTCAATGTAATTGTTATATATTTCCCCAACAATCCTTGCTACAGTCTCTGATTGCAAACCAGAAGCTCTTGCAACAGCATCTCTATAAAAATTTTGATCTGCTATAATTTGCTTGTCTAAATCAGAACTGAAAAGGTCTTCAATTCTATAAAAATCTTCCTTTCTGGTGACTAATAATTTAAGCTCTCTTGGGTTTTTAATCTTGTTTGTTAAGGCACGCACTTCATCATTAATTGGTCTGATACCATCAGCATGACATACAATGCAACTTCTTCCAGTTCTTACAACTCGATCTATAGCAGTGTTATCAACTGCAATATCAGGATTTGCAAAATCAATTCTTTTCCCTTGGCCATCTGTCAAGAAGTAGGCTTGTAAACCGTTAGGCAATGAACCAATATCTTCTGTGGCATCGAACTTTTCATCTAATAAGAATTGAACGTAATTTCTGTCATTGATGGATTTCAACGAATCATGACTCTTCCAATAATAGCCGCCAGTAAAAGTAGGACTTCTATTAAGAGTCCTATTGTTTCTAGCAACTATAGAGGCAACGACAATAGCCTTGTCTTGTGACTTAGCCTTAGCAGCAAGCTTCTCATCTGCAAAGATCAGTTTATCAAAATCCTCATCTTTATCTCCTAGCTTCAAAAAGTTATAGTAAGCAGGAGGAACTATGACATTCGAAATAAACCAATCTAATCTGTATATTGGAAACTCAGAATGTGTAGATTCAACCAGAGTTTTAACAGCTAACTGGTCCAACCAAGGAGCTTTATAATCGACTACAAACTTTCTCTTATTAGAAACTGTCTCCTCTACTTCAATTTCTTTTTCAACATCTTTAAATGCTAATGAACCATCTTTATTCTGGTACTGTTGCCCACGTTCATTTCTCCAAGGTACTCTTTCTGTTACCTTCTTCTTAACTTTTACTTTTTCATAAATCGGCTGATCTATAAACATGTGAAAATAAGGCTCTGGTTGTGGGTGTACACCACTGCCTTTCAACCCTAATTTTTCCCAAGCCTCTGGCAACCATTCATAATCGGCAATATTAAGACGAATCAGAGTTTCATCACTCGCCCCTACAAATTCAGGAATATACATCCTTCTTCTTGTGCTTAGAGAATTGACAATGAACGATAAGGTGGCTGCATATTCTTTTCTTTTCGCTTTAGGAATGTTATAAAGGGAAATGTAACGAATATAAGGCTGTATTTCTTTTGGTATGGTGAGCATATCACCAGTAGCAAAAATCACAGCACTATTTGGGCCATACAGAATTTCTGGTTGCTGCGGTTGTTGAACAAGAGCAGGTGGACCAACATTTACTGGATTTGCTTGATGCCCAACAGGGGGTGTAAAAGTGCTTACAGATGGGGGCGGTGTTAGTGGCTCAACCAACTTAGGCAGTTCTACTATGTGGCTATCTTTAGGTTGGTAGACCTCAGCCTTCGATGTTTGTATTGGCATAGAAACTGGTTGTGCATTGCCAGTTTTTGCTTGCAAATCAGTAATAACTGCCTCAGTTTTATGTTCTTTGTTGCGTGCTGCTGCCAATACAAAAACTGTAACGGCAGCAGCTATCGCAACAAAAGACATAAATATACTAAATTTTTTCATTCCACATCATTATTGTTTTGGCTTTAAAGCATTCAAGATCAATTGTACAAAGAACTGCATAAGCTGGTCCCCGTACTTTTCCAGAAGAACTGGAAGATATTTTTCTATAATCATTGGCATATACTTCTCAATGAGAATCTGTATTACGCCAGCGTCAAGACCCTGAATTAAATCGCCACCATTGGTGACAACATCGCCAGTGAGTACCTCACCAGTTGCAGCCATTCTCATAGCTTGGTGTTGAGCGAACAGAGACACCAAGAATTCCAAGAAAGCAGGGCCGAACTTCGTCAGCACTTCAACAACGAAAGCAACACTAAATCCATTACGGGCAGCTTCGATACAGAGGGCCAATACTGCATCACCATACTTGGTGAGAACATCAGCTACCCAACCTCCGTCAAACCCGAAATTACTTGCACTAAGTTTCAAATCTTCAGACATTTTAACTCCTTAATTAGTTACAACAGGAACATCATCCACAGGATTGCTATCTTGTGGGTCATCAATAATGGACTGAATCGCAAAAGCGTCTGGATTCATCTTTTGGAAATGCCCCTTCTGCAAATAACAGAAGCCTTTCATACCAAACCTAGTACCCCAGCTATTTTGTATCTTAATCAACCAACCATATCTGGAAGATTTCTTAAGACCCATTCCCAAAATACAATGACCACCACCACCTTGTCCACTAGGCAATGGAGCAACGCCTTCGTTATCTAAATTAGAAAAATTGTTACCAACAAAAATTCCTAACGGGCATACAAAACCCAATGTAATTGCAGCACAAATCTCTTCAAAAGACCCGCAATGATAAGCTTGTGCTAATCTAAATCTCTTAGCAACCTCAAAAGCAGATTGTGGAAACTGATTCTTAAACATTGCACCAGCAGGAATATCACCCATTCGGCATATTCCATACTGCATCAAAGCCTTTAATCCATCAGAAATCATAGCCCCCGCATCCCTGCCACCATTAATAAGTCCATAAGTGAAATATGGAGAAAACGGAATAAGCTGTCGTCCTGATTGTGCATAACAAGTTTCCATGCCAGAGCATGTTCCCTGTCCTACGCATGAGCTAGTCATGCCTTGATCTTGAATTGGCGCTTTATACCAAGACAAATCAATTTCACGCCATTGTGACGGGTCTAATGGAGCAGCCATTGATGTGCCAAATCTTGGAAATTGTGACACACTAGTTTCAGTTTCAGGCAGACACGCTAAAACTCTATAAACACCATCAAATTTGACGGATGGCAAACTGCTAATCGAAAACTTACCTATCATTATTGTCCCCCTAATACTGAATTTAGATATTGTAAAACTTCCGCCTCTGTTCTAGGTATGCGTGTTGGTTGGCCTTTAATATTACCACCATTATCTTGTACAATCATAATCGGTATGCCACCCCACTTTTGAACCACTTTATCAAGACCTTTTTCCTTTAGAACAGGTGAATTAGCATCGTATAATCTGTAATAAGCGTTCTTAGAAGTAATTGTTTCCCTGATCTTTTGCGAATTAAGAATCTGTGCTAGTTCAGGTGTTGAATTATTCAAATCAGCCACAAAAGTTACATGAAACGGTGCCCCAACAACTGGTCCAGGTGGATTTGGCCCTGGCGGGTTCGGTCCAGGTGGCACAGGAACATTACCACCAGTAATTGTGATATTGGTTCTTGCGAAATCAGTTAATTTGCCATCGACCAAACCAACCGCAAAAATGTTAATCAACCCACCTTGCGGAGGAATTGAAATAACGATAGTATTGCCTTGTGGTAGAGTGAAATACTTGATCTTGATTGCACTTACCACAAGCCATTTCACTTCACCCTTGCACTTCGCTTGGATGGTGATAAATCCTTCGTCGTTTTTTACAGTTTGGTCAGCAGGCAACTCGATTCCATCAAGTTTATTGCCAGCAGCCATCAAAGGGGTAACTGTTGGGACTGTAACCGATGGAGGGCTTTGCGATAATGCTGGAGATATTAAACCTAAAAGAAGAACACTACAGAGCAATTTTTTATAGATCATATTCACCTTCTTGTAATCAGTCTTTAAAGTAGTAATATTCCAAAAATTAAGCAAGAAATTTTTTTTCTTTACGAACCTGGAATTTGTGCTATCATGGATGAGGAGGTAACTATGAGCATTTATGCAACTGGCTGGGAACTGCGATTGGCTGTAGGGCATGGCTGGCCTAGCGATAAATGGGTCGAAGTGTACGCACAATTCGTGCCAGCACACATCGGACGGCCCGAAGAGGGTTACACAGAAGACCCTTACGCCGATTTTCTACCACCAGTCGTGCCTGAAAGCTTAGCTGTACCGAGTGATGACGAAGAAGAAATTCCACATAGAGCCATCGTCGTAGTTCAACGGGGACATGAAAAGAAAGATGGACAAAAGTACATCAACCCTGTACTCACGATGAGTTATGTGGAATACAAAAAAATGACGTTCGATGATTTCTTGAGTTTAATTTACAGTAATCTGAAAGAGGTAAAATAATGTCAACGCATACTTGTCCAGTAGTTCCAATTATCCTTGAAAAACACAATAACGCTGATTCTTTGTCAGTTGTTCGTGTCAAAGGCTTTACTTACGTTGCACGAACCGAAGACTGGCTTAACCATCCGCTTGGCGTTTGGATTGAACCAGATATGGTTGTTCCTGCTGACCGTCCAGAGTTTGCATGGCTTGAGAAGTCTCACAAGCTTATTGAAAACAATGGCGTCAAGGGCTACCGTATCAAGGTCAAGCGTCTTCGTGGCGTCATGTCTATGGGTCTTATGACGCCTGCGCCAGAAGGTGCCAAGGAAGGTGACGACCTTATGGCACATTTCGGTATTGTGCGTTACGAACCGCCAATGCCGTTGTCAACGTTTGGTGAAGCTACCAAGCCACCGCCTGGCGTTCGCTACTGCTACGATGTAGAGAATGCCTACAACTTCGCCCATCTTTTCACGGATGGTGAAGAAGTTGTCGCCACTGAAAAGGTGCATGGTGCAAACGGACGCTTCGCTTATGTGCCAGAAATTGGCATGTTTGCTGGTAGTCGTACTGAGTGGAAGCGTCAGAACGATACAAATCTTTGGTGGAAGGCATTGTCCTCTCATCCAGAAGTCGAAGCGTTCTGCAAGTTGAACCCTGAAATTACCGTATACGGTGAAGTCTTTGGACAAGTCCAAGACCTTACCTACGGTTTTGAAAAGGGTAAGGTTAGCATTATCGTGTTTGACCTTCTTCGCAATGGCGAGTGGGTTGACCATGATGAAGCTAGGGAAATCGGTAAGACCCTCCCTTGGGTTCCAATTATTTACCGTGGACCTTGGGAAAAGGAAAAGGTCTTTGCCCTTGCAGATGGCAAGTCTGAAGTTGCCAAGGTCAAGGGTAAAGACCAGATTCGTGAAGGTATTGTTGTCAAGCCGCTCAAGGAACGCAGTAATCTTGAAATTGGTCGAACCCAACTCAAGATTGTTTCTAACGCATACCTTGAGCGAGCGTAGTTTAAAAGCATGGGTATCTTCGGATACCCATGCTTTTATTTGGAGGATTAAATGGCATCTGATAAAACCGATATCGGAAACCGAATGAAGTATTACGAAGGGTTTGAAACCCGTCGTAGACTCATGCCTCTATCTCCTGCTGTCTGTCGCTTAGATGGGAAGAACTTCCACAACTTTTGCCGTGGTCTTAAAAGACCGTATGATGAACGGCTGTCAAAGGTTATGGCAGAACTTACTGCTTATATTGCAAAGGAATTTTGTGCAGTTGCAGGATATACTCAGAGTGATGAAATTACTTTGGCGTGGAACCAGGAAAAATTCGATTCTGAAATTTTCTGTGATGGCAAGATTCAGAAAATGAATTCTTTATTGGCGGCAAGAACTTCCGTCAAGTTTAATTCATTAATCAAGGATGCCATTCCAGAAAAGGCCCACATGGAGCCTATTTTCGATTGCCGAATTTTCTCTCTGCCAAACAAGACCGAGGCTGCAAACGTCTTCATGTGGAGAGAAATTGACGCAACTCGAAATAGTGTGCAGATGGCTGGGCGAGCTTATTTCTCACACAATGAAGTGACAAATAGGAATGGTTCTGAAATTCAGGAAATGTTGTTCCAAAAAAAGGGAATTAATTGGAACGAATATCCTGCATTTTTCAAGCGTGGTACTTATATCATCAAGAAGAAGATTCTCAGCAAGTTCGAGAACATTGATGAATTACCACCAGAACACGCTGCCAGGAAAAATCCTGATTTAATGGTTGAAAGAACCAAATACATCAGGTACGATATGCCTCCGTTCGGAAAGGTCATCAACCGCGAAGGCGTGTTGTTTTCTGGTGAAGAACCACAAGTAAATGCTTAACTACGCTTATGGATATTGCATTTTTTATGGGACTGGTTGCTGGATTCCTGATAGGCATGGGGTTCAGTATTTTTATCTGTAGGCATGTTAAAAAAAGCGTTTATGAAGGTCTGATAGATGCTATGTCGGCTCCTAAGAAAAGGAGGAAGGACAGTCTATTGGATAATGACGACGATGACGCGGCGAACTTTTGGAAACCAAAAGGCTGGAAGCCCAATGAATAAGAGAGAAATGCTGAATCTTTTAAACGAAAAGGTTTGCCAGTGTACAAAGTGTCCAGAGTTAGTAGCCAATAGAACGCAAACTGTCCTAGACTCAGGTTCGCCTGAGTCTAGGATTTTATTTATTGGTGAAGCTCCTGGCCAAAATGAAGATGAACAAGGGGAAGTGTTCGTCGGCAAAGCAGGCCAATTACTTACCAATATCATTTCCTCGCTGGGGCTTGATAGGAAAACCGATACCTATATAATTAACCCAATCAAATGCCGACCACCAGATAACCGTAAGCCTTCTAAAATTGAATTGGAAAACTGCGCACCATTCTTCAAATTACAAATTAAAATCGCTAACCCCAAGTTCATAGTATGTATGGGGGCAATAGCCGCAAAAGCCCTACTGGACCTGGAAGAATCAGTTGGCATGATGCGGGGCAGATGGTTTAAATATGAAGATGGTATCGTGAATGCTGATGTACTAGTAACTTATCATCCTAGTTATTTACTGCGTAATCCTAATGCAAAGAAAGATGTTGCAGCGGATATGCAGCTTTTATTAGAAAAAGTTAAATAGTATGGCTCTGCTAGTAGTTCGGCTACCTTCGGTACTAGCCCCGTTACGGAGTCATCATTATGCTGTGGCACCATTCGTCCGCTCGTCAACTGACCATACTATTTAACTCTTTGGACCTCTCTTCAAAGGCACAGGTTTCAATTTCTCTAAGTGGCGGTCTGGCTTACCCTTCAAATCATGCATCATGTTATAAACTTGCTTGGTAATTTCAAAAGCATTATCGCCCTTGCATTTCTCACTTGACTGCACACTTACTGTCTTACGATCTTTATTATAGAAACCCTTGGAAACAATAAAGCATTTTTGTTCTGCATTCCAAGAGACTAAACCTACCCATTCTCCGTCATCCCAATTTCTACTAGAAACAAGAATTCTAATTGGTGTTTCTGCATAAACATGTTTGACGTGATAATTATGCTGCTTTAATCCAGCCGAAACATAACCTAGAGCAATCTTAGCGAAGCCATCTAACACCTCATCAGGCTTGCTACGAAAATTCACTTCAACACTGTATCTGGTCGCTTCCGCACCTTCGTTAAGTTCGTCGGCATGGACGATTAATAGTATATCGCCAACTGTTTGCTCACCAATATAGTCTCTGAAATTTAACATCTAATTATATATATTATCATGAAGACTTTTAAAGAATGGGTAAAAAAAAGAATTAGAGAAGATTCGCAGTCTAACCCTATGAATGTACAAGCAGATATCAGTGCTGTGTTAAACCCACAACCAAACCCTGCTTCAAGTAATCCAAACTTGTTGGCGACTCAAATGGCGCAAAAATTACCCAATACGGTTTTAGCTTCATTGGCAGCGAACCCAAAAATAAAAAAACTGGCTGCACTAAATTCTTTGAATCCAAAAAATCCAAATCAAGTGCTAGCACCAAATGCGCCAAATCAGGTAACTACCCCTGGACTCAACACAGCAAGTAATTTTAACTAACATCACTATAATAAGATATGAAAAATTATTGGATTGATAAAAAGAAGAAGAAAAGCTCGAACATAATGGGAATGGGTCTGGGACTTTTAGGTAGTACAGAAGTCCGTTTCATCAGGAAGTGGCGATTCTATGTGGAATTCCATCAAGATTCAAAAATTCTTGTAGAACCAACTTTTGTTAAGATGAATGCACGACCACAACGATCAGTGGGTACAGGCGATCTATCATTTACTTATTATGATGCTCCTTTATCTGTTATGACATTGGCAGCAATAGCCTATGACGACAAAAATCTTGCATTTAATAAATTAGAGAATATAACATCAATCATAACATTGTATGATGGTTGCGGATATCTTTTAGAAAAGTGGAATTTGAGCGGACTCAAAATCATTAAATTAGACTTCGGTGAGCCTGGTTATAGCAGCCAAGAAGAATGCACATTAGGTATGGATTTATCCTACGATGTTTGTATTTATGAGAACCTAGTGCCTAGTCCATTGTAATGCCAAGTGTCGGGCCATCACCCCATCTATAAATCAAGTCTTGACGCCATTCTTTAAGACCTTCTTTAGATTCCTGCAATAATGTAGGACCGTCTAATTGAACGCCGCCACTTGGACCTGGAATGTTAGTAAACTTACCACGAACTCTTCCTAACATTGCCATCGCATGATACAAAGAACCTGTAATCATAGCAGTCGTAACCTGTTTAAAATCAGGTTTCTTCTGTAGATAATGTACCATTACAGGGTGACAACCGCATGGAGTTGGGTATAACTTTATATTACAATACCCATCAATCCATTCCCAACCACCTAATTGGCTAGATAATCTGTTATACATTTGTTCGTACTGTTTGTATAAAACCCATTCGCCTGCACGCCCATAGATAGGGGTATTTGGGTCCATCAAACCGCCTTGGATACTGGAATAGGCACCGCCTGGGTAATAATATTCAATTGGAAGAACACCACCTACGTCCGAACCATTGAAAGTCAAGTTTGGTTGTTCTCGGTAATATACCATGCGGATGAAGCCAACATCTGGGGGCATCGTGTAAACACTTTTTCCTGCTGTTGTATTAAATACATAGTAGGTGAAGTATTCACGACCTGCATATTCTTCAAATTCCAATAGAGCAAGATCAACGGCAGCATCTAATTGCTGGTTATCCAACTCTATTTTGACGCTAGGCGCACCTAATTGCAGTAGAACTAAGTCTTTGATTTGTTCTCTTACAATTTCACGGCATGGGCGCTTACCTATTTTGCCGCAACATGCTGGTCCTGTTAGGCCATTAGGATAACCACAATCATTGGCACATGCATTGGCTTGTGACTGACTTGGGCGATTAATATACAAAGTATTGTTATTACAACTTGACATTAACTGTATATATAATTGTTAAGAAGGAAATATAGAAATGGAGAGAAATAAATTGTTTATACAACCTTTTGAATTCGGTGGATTCCTAGAAACAAAATGGGACAGTTTTGTAAATCAAATACTTTCTGAAGCACGTCACCGTGCCCAAAAAGCCGCTTATAGCATGGGTGGTGGTGAAGTTCCTAAAATGAACCTATTGCCAGGTGAATATACTGCCGATCAGAAGCATCTTACACAATTTCATCCAGAAACATTGAATCACGCCATACACAGAAGATATGGGCGAGACTTATTGAGATTAGGCCAGCATTGGGATGTAAATAAAAAACTACCAGAAGATGCTGATCGTGCAGACAAGCACGACCTGGAAGTTAGAAAACCAGGCAAAGTTAGCAAAGAGTATGAAGGACACACATTAGTAAGACGATATAAAAACGTATTGAGTGATATTTTGACTGATGAAGAATATAAAGATTTGGATGACGAGCAGAAAAAAGCATACGATGAGGCGAAGGATGATCCATCCAAATTAGTTCATGTTACTGACCCAGATACAGGTGAATCTATACCTAAACTGAAGCTTAGAGTATATACTGGTCATTCTCATCTTGGTAATGCTCTTAGTGCGCCTGCAAAGGTGGTTGCAAATCAGCATGAAAATCCAGGTAATAAAAAATTCAAGCCTGGAATTGGTCTAAACGATATTGAAATGATTGATAAGGAAACTGGTGCAATCATAGAACCAGGCCACCCAAAATATGAAGAACATGCTAAAAAAGTAAAGGAGTATTTGCAGAGTGGTCACGGTTTATACGATTTCGATCTTAGTGATGTTTTAATGGTGCCAAGAGAGAAATTCTTGAACATGGAAGACTACAGAATCGTCAGGGCACTTGCTCCAAGATGGCAAAAGGTATTTAATTCATTGCCAAAATACGCACAGGATGATGGTAGCTGGAAATATGATGCGGACCTTCTGCAAAGTGACCCCCAATATAGTCAGTTAGAGAAAGAGATTGAGAAAAAGAGAAAGAGAATGCTTGAAGAACCTGGCCACAGTATGTCTGGATATGAACCAATCAAGAACGAAAAAGCCACAGGCATGTTGACCGACTGGATGCGAGCAAACGCTTTGGGTATTCTTGGACCAAGACTTAAAGAAGGTGAAACAGTTAAAGACCCTGTGACGGGCAAGATGGTCAAAGTGCATTTAATGCCATACGAAAAAGCCGTAAGATATTTTGGTGGGAGAAACCTAACAGTTGGTTTCGACCCAAACAAAATGTCCAGAGGTGATAAGCAGAAGGCACATCCAGGTGATGTTATGCAACTGGACATTCCAGTTATCCCAAGATGGGTTTCTTATGAAGACCTAAGAGTTATGTTTCCTCATGGTGTAAATGCAGGAGATGCAGAAGGGGGTGAAGAAAAGTCTCTAGGTCACAATACTCAGAAAATATGGGTTCCTTATCTAAGAGACACTAAAATTTTACCAAAAGTTCAATGGACAGACAAACAAAAAGCAATCATGGCTCATCGTGCGGAGCCAGATTTATTACCTGGATTCGAGGAAAATAGAAACGAAAAACTGACGGATGCACAGGTTGAAGAATTGGTTAAGCGATACAAAGCTGTTGCTGATGAAAGATTCATGAGTGGTAAGAATAAAGGTGAACTTACTCCAAATGCAAGGAAAGTAAGAGAAGCTTCTACTAGCGTAGACGTTGCTAACATCATGAATAATTGGGATTTATTAAGTGATGAACAAAAAGAACATATTATTAAAAACTCTAGAAATCTAGTACAACATGCAAAGGCTATGCATGGTGGCATCAATAATGCAGACATACATTCGCACACCAACTATAGTCATGGTATGGGATACAATGTCAACAAAGCAAGCCCTGGTATGCCACACTTAGGATTAACTGCCGAGCAAATTCAGCAGGTTGAAAAGAAGTATGGTTCAGAGATAACAGAGGAAGTTGTAACTGGTGCTAATCGCTGGTTTTTTGGTCATGCACAAGGAAACAAGCTATCCAAAGCTGGGAAACAGGGTGCCGCAGACGCCGTGGTTGGTTCCGTATTTGCTCCTCAGTATGTAGTGAAAGCCATGTATAACAAAAGTGATGATCTAATGCATATTGCCAAGTTGTATATAATGGCGTTCTTAAATGATTACAAGATGGGTATTTATGACCCTGAAGTGGGTTTAAGTGATCCAAACAAAAGTGAGAAAATCATGAAATGGGCGGCTAAAGGCCAGCCAGCAAAAGGTGGCAAGCAGGAAAGAATACTCAAAGTTCAGTCATTACTGACCACTTTATCAGGTGCTGCGATAGGCGATGTTCCACCAAAAAGACATAGAGGGAGTAATGCCATTGAAGTTCAAGGAGGTGAGGATGCAAAAGGTAAAGCATTTGATCCTTCAACAGAAGATAAGGAACGTAGCGATAATGCTGCACACGTTAGTAGGTACGATTCAAAGCGTGCTGCCAAAATGCCTGAAGGTATGTTGGTAAGTGCTAAGGGTCATTTGGGAAATGTAGAAATGCCAGAAATAGTTCAAAACATTCGCCAGATCGTCAAGCAAAATTTAGGTGCTGATAGAGCAAAATCTGTAGACTTAATGCTTAAAAGATATCAGGCAGCTACTATTGCCGAAGCGGATTTGACAAGGGAATACGACGAGAAATTCTCCAAGGAAAAAAATCCTGATGGAAGTCCTAAGTATAAGACCGAAGAGGAAAGGGAAAAGGCTGTAGACGATTATGTACATTCCATACTACCAGAGTTCTTGAAGACAGCAAATAAGGATTTATATGGTCATATGACCCCAAATGAACAGGAAGAATTAATCACACAGTTGAAGTCAAAGAAGAAAGAAAACTATGTTGATTTCAATTTCGATCAAGACAATCCTGATTATGTGGAAGAATTTACAAGTGCTATGGAAAAGTTCTGGGATAATATTTTAAATGGCCGTTATGCAACTCTTCCACAATATAACGAAGAATCAAAGAAATTTGAAGAGAGTGAAGACAATCTGGAATTTTCCTTGCAAAATTTTGTAAGTGATAGAGGAGAGCCAATGAGTCCTGCAAAATTTGTGGAAGTTATGCAGGCACTTTATAGCAAAGCCGCTAGCGAAGCTACTTCAAAAACCAAGCCTCAAATAAATCAGGACTTAGAAGATATTGCTCCTATGGTTTATGAAGCCGTTTTGAAGATTTCGAAACACTATACAGGGCAATCATTTGCTGAAATTAGCAAAATGTTACACCAAGCTGGTTTGGGTGGCACAGAAACCAGTCCCGTACAACAGCCTCAACAGCCTCAACAGCCAACACAACAGCCTCAACAGCCAACACAACAGCCTCAGATGGCAGCGAACGTTATTGATGGTTTGTTGAGCGGTTTGACAAAGTATGTTGGCCATGCAGATTTCATTAAGTTGGTTGATAATCTTGCAGCAAGAGTCGAGGAGTTGAAAACTTCACCTAATCGAAAAGCTATTGCCGAAAAAATAAAGGCTACTTATGAAACTATAGCTAAAATTAGGAGAGACATGATTATGTCCGATAAGTTTGAGTATAGTAAGGCTGAAGCAAATGCGTTTGGTAAATTGGAATCTTTATATAAGGCGTTAGCATCTTGAAAACTTTCAGAAAATGGTTGAGCGAGATGGTGGGCACAAATGCTATAGTAGGTAGTTGTGCCCCCACTGCCGATTATCAAGTTTGGGGTGCATGTAGTGATTTAAAAAAGAGGAAAAAGAAAAAGCGTGGAAAATCTATCACAAATACTCCAAAATCCTAAGACTATGGTTTTGAGAAAGTTTATGGTTCAAATCTTGGCGAATAAAGCCGAAAACTATGACGAATTAATTACTAGAATTGGATTTAATCTAGTCACAGAGAACGATTTGAAAATGTTCGCACTTATGGTCAACGATCTACTAGAAGTCGGTTATCGTAGAGCAGTAGAAGATTACAGGGGGCAACTTAGCGAAATGGGAATTGAAATATCTATGAAAAATTAGGCTGATAGTCGCTTATTTGTCCAGTCACTATCCAGAAACCTTTTTCATAATTATGATTATTAGTTACTCTCCACCACCTTCTATCCTTGTTCAAAGGAAATATCACAGAGTTAGTAGGAATTTCCTGTTTGGTTATTAACTGCAAGTGCAAATCATTCGACTCAAAAAGTTTAGCTTCAAATTTATATTTTTCACCATATTTAATTCTACTGTAATTTGAGCCGTATAACGGGTCTACTTTGTTAATAATTTTTGCAGGCAAGCACCACACGTCAAACACATACTCATCTCTGCCAACTGAATGGCCCTTCTCTATTATCTTCTCTACTATCTCGACCTCCCCAACAGCTTCCTCTTGTTCTTCTTCAACTTGTTCCTCAGCTTCTTCAATTTCTAATTTATTGCCATAATATCTTTTGCCAAATTTGTTATGAAATATCACTTTCTCGTCTTTTGGCCATAGAACCTGGGAATTCATGATTGGATTTGGTTTACTGAAGCAATATATACTACCATCTTTGTTTTTTATAGCCATTTTAATATTTAGTGGTTGGATAAATAAATACATGACCTGCATTAAAAATTGCGATGGAACGCCCTATCAATTATCTGGCTCACTAAACCTTTTTGATCCAGAGAGCCGCGATCATGCTTTGATAAACTCTTTTGATTCACAGCTTATTGAGATAGCTGGTTCTCCTATATTTTACTACGAAGTCTTTATACAAACACATAATACTTTGGATACTTTGTATCGTGAAGATAGAGGAAAGATTTTCTCTAATAATCCTATTCAATTAAGAGGGTACTACGAACCTATACCTTCTCAGAATTTTATGAATCAGTTTGGCATTGATGCACCAGATGAAATGCAGATTATGTTCAACTATAATGATGTTCTTAGGGCAATTGGGCATCCGCCTAAAGTAGGTTCAAGAATTTTCACACCAATGAAATCAGAAAATTGGGTGGTTATACAAAGAAATGCTGGAGATTTCTTCCTGTGGGATCAGTTGAGATTGATACTTATTGTTCAGAGATTCCAAGAATCTGTTACTACTGGAGAAGGTAAGGTTACTCAAAAACAAACTGATTTTAAATTGAACTCAGGTAAATATCTAACAGGCGGTAATGAGATGCACTGTAAGGAATAATTTATGACAAATATGAAGGACGTAAATGCGGAGAAGTCTCTGGTTGAATGCCAGGAGCGAGATAACGTCAACTCCGTTAATATTGATCCAGTCCCAAAACAATGTGGGGATGATAATTGGCCTTCACAGAAACGTGTTGCGAAGAATCCAGCAATAGATTGGCGAGAAGTTCCACACATCCCAAACACTAAACTAGGTCAAACTGGAAATTGTGACCCAATTCAAACTGGTCAAATTATTAATGACCTGGACACTCCAAACAGAGAAGTAGTCTATCGTTACGCGCGAGGTATACGCGCTAATGATGAAGCTATGTTGGATACTTTCAGGAATATAAAAGTAATTGACGAGCAGGGGCAGGAGCATACTGTTCCTATCATATGGGCAAGTCAGGAAAAAGCTGTAGATATGATTCTGCAAGATAACGTGAGAAAAGATAATTCGCTAGTGGTGGATAGGATTAGATTGCCTATTATGGCGATTTGGAACAATGGTATGACGCCTGACATGACGAGATTTACATATCAAAGAGCTTATTCATTATTACCATGTCCTGGTGAGGATGGCACTCCAGGTTGTCCAGGTTTTACTCAGCAGGAAAAGTATAAAAGAGACACATTCTTTGGTGTTACAAGAGGCTGGCCAGTCAATATTAACTACACTTTGTATATATGGACTCTTTATGAAGAGGATATGAATCAAATTTTGGAACAATGTTTCCTTAAATTCTCTTCTGTAGCTTACTTACAAGTCAAAGGTGTCTATTGGGAAGTAATTGTGACATTGGATAGTACGGCTAATAATATGGATTTAGAGCCAGGTGATGCCAAGATCAGGGTACTTAAGTATCAATTGAATATGACTGCTAAGAGTTATATACCACAGCCAATTTATCGGTTTAAAAAGTTGCCACCTAGTCTATGTGAAGACCCAAATGCTAGACCTGATGATTTAATTTATCCAAGGACGCCTATGGCACCTAAAAACGAGATGAAAACTATGACTGACGAAGAGATGCTGCAAGCTATTGCTGAGACACGCGCTAATCTTGCGGAAATCGAGAAATCTTTGTTACAAAAATAAACTTAAAATTAACCCATGAATCAATATATACTTAACAAGGCAATTAATAATTGAAAATTTTCAATATGCAGTGTAAATAAAGATTAAGGAGAAGTAAAAAATGGCATGTAATTTAGCAGCAGACGCAACACTTCCTGATCCACCTGGACCTTGTGATGTAGCCACATTGAAAATGGGTCTTGGCGCATTGGGGAATGGCGATGTAATATTCAAAAGGAAATTTCGATGGACTTTTGAAATTGAATACTGTTGTGGAGAAGCAAACGGAAGAAAAGTGCCAGCATCTTTCGTTAAAATGGGCAATAGACCACAAATAGATTTTGAAGAAGTCGAAATTAATTACTTGAACGGTAAGATGTTCATTCCTGGCAAAGGCACATGGCAACCATTAAGTGTCACTTACTATGACGTTGCTGGTTTAACATCTGGTTCGGCTACAGCGGAACTATTAAGTTGGATTGCAAGTATTTACGACTTTACTGACCCTGAATGCTTGCCAATGAACTCTTCATTGGGATCATATGCAGGTAGAGCTAAACTTATGCTTTACGACGGTTGCGGCAATCCACTTGAATCTTGGCTACTTAACGATGTTTGGCCACAATCTGTTAATTGGGGCGATTTAGACATGGGTAGTTCTGATGAATGTACTATTGAATTAACACTAAGATATAGCAGTGTAAGATACACTAGCTTCTGCCCATCTGGTAGTATTATTCGTTGCGACTGTGAGCCATGTCCAACGTCTCCTGCTGTCGCTGCTCCTCCTGATGATGGTGGTGTGGTTGATGATGGTGGCGGCAGTCCAGGCTTTGCATTGCGTTAATCTTATTAATTAAAATTAAAAAAAGAGGAACGAAATATCGTTCCTCTTTTTTTATATATATTAAAAGAGGTATTATATGGCATCATGCATAGGCAATAGTATGGGGTTTCACCGCCCTGAGTGGGGGTCTGACGGGTTTACCCTTAATTTTCTTCCAAAACAAAAAAGTAGGTGGTTATTCCAAATACAAAACATAACTACGGGCGACGTTGGTTCTGGGCCTTTACCATGCGTAAAAGCATCAAGACCTAAGCTTAATTTCCGTGAAATGCAGGCAGAACATCTAAACGAAACGATATCTTTCCCAAGTAAACCCGAATGGCAACCTATTCAGCTTCTAATATATGACAGATGCATAAATCCATTTGAGCATCCAATCATGACTTGGCTTAAGCAACAGTATAATCCAAAGGGTTGCAGTGCATGGTATCCTTGCATTGATCCCTTGTCTTATAAAACATGTGCTAGATTGATTTTGCTGGATGGCTGTAGTAATATGTTAGAGGAATGGTGTATCGAACATTGCTACCCGCAATCTGTTGATTTTGGTGAACTTGATATGCAATCTATGGATATTGTGACTGCGGACGTGGTATTGAAATATGACCGAGCTTATCAAACGTTTCCAGCAACACCACATCCTCTATATACTTCGGATCGCACACCATGCTTATCATGTACCGATCCAACTTGTGACCAAGGAACTACAGGTGGTGGTGGTGGTGGTGGTGGTGGTGGTGTAGATACAGATTTTGATGGTAGTGGTGGAGATTTTGGGGGTGAATCACCTTCTGAAAATCCTGGTGCCCAAAGTGGCGGTGCAAATAGTTTCCCCCCTGGCCCTGGTGGAGTACAGACCAATCCTGGTTTCGCTCCTCGTACACCTGATTTTATTATGATTTAATCTTCTTCGAAAAGATTAGGGAAGAGAGTTTTACACTCTTCTATTACATCTTCTAGTTTTTTAGTTTTCCACTTTAAAACTCGACAAGCACCGCTTTTATTGAGTCTTCCTTTTTTAGTATAAACCTTTGATTCATTCATTAGTAGTGCGTCTATTATCTCACCATAACCTTTGTCGATTAAAATCTGAATTACTTCTTGTCTTTCTATTTCCTCAAGTGAATTTCTAACCATAAAACCCCCTATTTTAGAATTATTATATATTAAGACTGATGCTTTGCAACATAATTATTTGGTTTGTGGTGTTTTAGTAGGACTTTTTCGACTTGACTTTGTAGGAAATCTTGATATTTCTTCTTCAGTTCATTGTAATTGCGGGCGGTGCGATAGAGTTGACGATAGTGATTTAAAATACAGGTGGTCATATAATTAAAGGCTTTACCTTTACGGGGGTCGAAACGATCTATTTTCTCAAAACAAATCATTACTCCCTCTTGAATTGCGTCATCCATATCAATCAAATTGAACTTGGCATAACGCACTATATTCTCTGACAAGGTTAAAAAAGCGACGGCTAATTGCGTCTGTGAATCATGATATGATTGCTTGGCTACGGCGTATAACTCAACTAAATTTTTCAATTTTAGATGGAGTTCAGCGTTCTTATTTCCTCGTTTCTTTGAAGTTTCTAAGTCCTCAATACATATTTCGTACTTACTCTTCTCTTTTTTAGATTGCTGAAACCTATTAATGACTTCTTCAAATATTCTGTTATTCAGATATTCTGTACTCAAAAATCTCCAAGCCTATGCTCCCGCATAGAAGAAAATAAAGCCTATCTATCTATGTCATCATTCAAAATTTCTTTCTTCCATTCAGCAATTCTTTCTAGTGCTTCCAACTTCGCTTGTTCAAACCATTCTTGAGCCTTTGAAAAATAATTAGGACTGTATAATTTGCCAGAGGTGTAGCTCCTTATATGATCCATATTATCATCTACTTGGCGGCTAAAATTTTCTTCATGGCCTATCAAATGTGGTTTAATTTTGTTATATCTGAGAATATAATTGCCTAATATTTCTGTGTCAGGCCAATTAGGTCGTAAAGGACTAGGCTTATAATCTCTGATATCATACATGTTGCAAAGTCTTCTAAGACTCCAGCCAAAACCAATTTTATCCATCACTGGCATATGGTAAATCGTTGCTGTGTGAGATACCATGCCCTTCCAATCATTATGCGCACGCTCAGACATTTCATAGCCAACTACAGGCGAAACTGTAGTTGCTAAATTCATTATTTCCTTTATAAATGTTCGTTTTCTCAAGAAACAGTCGGCGTGAGTTGCAAAAATGAAATCAGTTCTACATACCGCAAATGCTAAATCCATAGCCATAGCTGGAAAGTCTGAAGGATGTTGTACCCCATTTAGTTGTAAAAAATGCACCTCCAGATCATCAGCTTGTAAACTTCTCATTTTTTCAAGCTGTCTTCCACGGCTTCCAGTATCAATAATCATGATATAAGGACGCTCAGTCTGGAGTCTCAACAATTCAATACATATTTCTAAGGTTTCATAAGTATCCATCGCTGGTATTGCGGCAGTTACTTTATAGTCCCAAGGTTTCTTTGGTGAATTGCCCTCCCACGGTGCAGTGGTTGTATTGACTCCAAAACCTCTTAACGGTGCTATGTCTTCTTTCATTTATTTTACTCACTTATATTATGCAGCTAATAGAAGCCTTGTATAAAATAGTAGAAAATCCTACTTCTTCGCAGAATTATAAAAACATAAAGCAATATTTTCAAGAAAAAGGTCTTGAAAATATTGCTGCGGCATTTGATTACTTAATAGAAACTAGATATGGAAGCAATAACAGTAATAGTGCTGAACAAGAACGACAAAATTGAAAACACAATTCAATCAGTTCTTAATCTAAGCCCAAAACAGATTTTAATTGGAACTTATACCCCTATCAAGCTTAAATGGGAAGTGGTAGAGTTGCAAAATAACAACAATTATAGTGCAGATTTAAACAAACTGGCAGAACTTGCCAAGTACGACTGGATTTTTTATATAAAAGATAATGAGATGGTGTTACAAGCGGATGACCTATCATGCTTGGACAGCAATGCGGTTTATGGAGTCCAGATTTTGCAAGATGATATCATCATCAAAGAGCCAAGATTATGGAATAAGAAAAGTAAAATAAACTTTAAAAATCCAGTTTTCGAGAAGCTTAATGCAAGGCCAAGCAAGTTTTTGGATATAATTCTTTATCAAGATAAAACTAATGACGAGAAAGCAATCAAAATATTGGAATCTTGGAAAAGGTCAAGTCCTTTAGCATTGGACCCGTACTATTATAAGGCTTTTTGTGCTTTGGGCACCAAGAATTTCAAAGAATTTAAATCTCTAATCACGCACTATTTATTTAATTCTAAAATTAATGATGTGTCTTCTGTAATTGCCAGGTATTATCTGGCACTAGTTCAAGGGCTTGTAGACAAGGAAACGGATAAATCAATCAGTAATTTGGTTCTTTGTCTTGCTGAGAACCCTTTAATGGCTGAGTTCTGGTGTTTGCTTGGGGATATATTCACTCAGACTCAAAACTTTGAAAAAGCAATATTTTTCTATCAAAATGCTATTTTGTTGGGTAGCAGAAGACTGAAATTAGACGAATGGCCTATGCATATTTCAAAATATCATGATTATCCTAAAGAAATGATTGAAAAATGCACCAAATTAACAAATAATTTAAAGCAATACACAATTAAGCCTGACTAAAATCTAGTTCATTCACAATAACAGTAACCTGATCTTCCCATCTTGCTACCGCTATAGACTTGGAACCAGGAGATAGTTCTTTTAACTTATTCTCCAATTGTTCAATATTGCAATTAATAACTGACCAATTGTTTTTAACAAGAGGCGGTAGGTCGATATCTGGATTTACCACCTCTTGATTTGGATAACGGTCTTTCAATTGTGATGCAGCGTACTTCAATATGTTCCTGTAAATTGGTAAATTGCAGGGACAATTTGGGTTTTTTTCGTATTTAATTATATCTTCATTTAACTCAGGAGGAAGACTTCTTCTAAAATTGGTGTCTTTCAAAGCCTCCTGTACTTCTTTTATTGATATCTTGTTCATTATTATTTTTGGTTTCAATTTCTTTTTCCTTCATTTTTCTTGCTGAAAGTAGCCGCCCGCATTGAGGGCATTTGTATTTCTTGGGCAAGTTAATCATTTTCCCAGGAGTTAGCTTGCCAGTCATCTCATCAATCTTTGGCAAACTACCTTGTATCGCACTTCTTTTATATTCAACCAATTTTATATTTGAATCACTTGAGTATAAATTAAACCCACATATTTCACAATTCAATCTGTAATACATTATTTCCTTTCTTCAGGTGGCATATTTATGAATGTTGAGGCTTCTAAATAATTCATAAATATCGCCATAAAATTGGCCAATACACTAGAAGCAAAACCCCCTGCCAATATTTGCCACCAAGTTGCAGCAGGAAATGCTGCCCAACAACAGAACAAACCGCACCAAAATCCAGAACATTGATAGCAATGAATTAGTTTTGCAATTTTTTCAGGCAAATACCTATCGAACCATTCCCTGACAGGAGACATAATGCTACTGTCCACTACGATGTGGGTTAAACCGACTGCCCCGAAAATAAACAAAATAATTTCCATAAAACCCCAAAATTAACGAATAAAAGTAATAGATAACTTATCTGCATTTCTGCTGATTGCGATATTTTTATAACCATTACATTCAGCTAGAACATTTTCGACGGAATCCATTATAGGCAAATCTAAATTTTTGACAAGACGATGTTGCACCTTTTCGATAAAAACTACATTTTTAAATAATTTGGCTAATTTTTCTATATGAGTGCCATCGAGAATGTTGAGTAGATCAATCAGTGATTGCTTCCTCATGCGTGTGAGGGCTGGTAAACGGTAACTTAACAACCACTGGTCAAATATATATCTTAAATCTGACAAAATTATTTTGACTTCAGGATTTTTGAATAATATTGTTTCTATGTTTTGCAGATTTATTACTATCATACTAGCTTATTATAGTTAAAAGGAGATTTTATGACAGACCTAAACAAAGGCGGTGATTCACCAATTCAATTTAAAGGAAAAACACCTCCTCAGTTTTTCCAAGCCTTAAAAGAGTTAAAACAAGAAAAAAAAGATGCAGATATTACGGCAGGCAAAGACCCATACGCAGATTTGAAAACAGAAACATCATCTGCACCACCTGCTGAGACGCCTGCGCCTGCCGCTGCACCAGTGAAAAAGCCACAACAATATGTGCCGAAGGCCCCACATCAAACGAAGGCGCGTGTAACTGGAAGTAGCGAATTAGAGGGTTTGATTGCGGACCTTGTAGAACGTGGTGTTGCATATGACGAAATCACACTTCCATCCAAAGGTGTTTTCTATGATGGTGCTGATGGACCAACCAATGGCATCTTACATATTAGGTCTATGACAGGCGAAGAGGAACAAATCTTGTCTACTCCAAGATATGTTAAGAAAGGCACCGCAATCAACATGATATTCCAAAGATGTATCAAGGAGCCTATCAAAGCTGACTCACTTTTAACAGTAGATAGAACATACCTTCTGATTTGGTTGAGAGGTATATCTTATGGCCATCTATATGAAGTTGAGATTAAATGTCCTGAATGTGATAAAAAATTCAGTCATAGCATTAATTTAAGCGAATTGCTAGTTAATTATTGCCCTGCTGATTTTGCACCACCTTTGACTGATGTGTTGCCTAAGTCTGGTTACAGATTTACTTGGCAACTACCAAGAGGCATGGATGAAAACAAAGTACAAGATTACCGAGACAGAAGACTTAAGGAGTATGGAGACGCAGCTACAGACGACAGTTTGTTGTATAGAATGTCGTTGATGTTGAATGAAATTGAAGGCGTTAAAGATAAGACAGAGTTGATGTTCCTTTTGAAGAAACTACCTATTCAGGACGTTTCTTATCTAAGGAGTATAGCTCTTGATCCACCATTTGGCGTTGATACAAAGTGCCAAATCACTTGTGCATCATGTTATCATGATTTTGAAGTTGATTTGCCATTGGAGGCAGGTTTTTTCTTCCCACGGCACAAACGGAAGAAGGAGGAAACCCCCTCGAATTCTGGAAATACTTAATGGATGAGCAATTCTTTTTCTTGTATCATCTAAATACTTCCAGAACAGATTTTTTAAAGTATCCGATTAATGAGCGTAAATATTTGATAGCAAAGTTCATTGAACAGAAAGAAAAAGAACATGAGTACATGGAAAATGCAAAAAAGAAAAGATAGTTTTAGGAATTACTGGTTGCAGAAAAGTGAAAAAAGGCAGGAAGAAAAAGACTGGCTTATTAAACTAGATAAAGTGGCTAAAGCAGTCACTCAATACATCAGGAGTAGTAATTAATGGGTGTAATTAAAGATCGTTATCAAAATCCTGTAATCGGTGACACAGTAATTCTAAAACTGTTTGTATTGAATTCAAACATGAGTGCTGAAGTTACAGCGATCAATAATGTAAGAATATATTATCTAGATCGGTCTGCAATAACAGTGTTGAATCCAGATGGCAGGGTATTAATGCAAACAATACCAGGAGGGACTGTAACCAATCCTGCTCAGGGTGAATATAACTTGAGTTTATATCTTGATCCGCTTATTTACACTAATGTTGGACGTTATATTGATGAGTGGGAAGTTGTATTTAATCCTGGTGACACTCCCGCCACTTTAGATCATCTTTTCCAAGTATATCCAGATTTGTGGTTTACCACCCCAATACCAATTGTTTATGATTTTCAGTTTTACTTCCAACCAAACAAGGTTAGACAAGGGAGCAAAAAGTTTATTGAAATCGAAATAATTCCGAATGTGCCGCGTGCAACCGACTTGCAAGCATATTATGAAAACCTGGCAATCTCCGCACAACTATATGTTTATATAGAACAACATTGCGGAGACTGTCTGCCTTGTGAACAAGACTTAAGAATGGTTGTTGATGGACAACCAGCACAATATAGAGAGAAAAATAGAGGCTATTACTTCTTAGACACTGCTGATTTTGACTGTGGTATTTATGATATTTGGTTTAAATTAGATTTCGGCGGCAGCGTTTATGTAGGAGACAAGAATCAGTTACAAATTTATTCCTAGAGGATAAAATGAATAAAAATACTAAAAAGCCGCCACAAGATATAATGTTTTCTGCTCATCCAGTAACATTACCGTCTGCTACCGTGCCAAGAAAATCTCGCTGGACCTTAACCAATGAAGATCATCCAAATATTCTTTGGTGGATGAAGTCCTTGAAGAACGATTACCTGAACAAAAAGAACCTCATAGAAGTCTATGATGACTCAAAGGGGGATGTGTTCAACTGGTTACAGGATTTGATAGCAAATCCAAAATCGCACAAACCACTAGTCCTTACCCACTATGACACTGCTGGGGAAATAATAGCTTCTTTGAAGTTTTCAGATTTAAAAATCACTGAGCATTCTACAGACTATGATTATGGTGCGAGCAGTGTGCTACTGCACAAAATAACAGTAACGTACCAAAAACTCGAACGTCAAAATGCTTAAACTCACTTTACATCGACTGAATTCGTAGTAGACTGAACCTAGTGGCGTCAAAATCCACTTTACATCGGCTGAATTCGTAGTAGACTGAACAGCAGACACCTTTTTAAATGGAGGAATAGTTTATGTCTAAGCGAAGCAGACAGCGTAAGGCCCGCCAGATTGCGGCAGCAAAAGCGGCAGAACGCAGAGAGCAGGTTGCTCTCCGTGAAGATGCGGTTTTTGGAGAAGAAACCGAACAGACCATTGGGCAACGTGTACGTCAGCTTTATGACAGCAAGAAGTTGCCCGTTCTGAACGGTGAAGACACTTCTCTTGAAGCCCTTGTTGCGGCACCCATCAAGCAAATGCCCATGCCGCAAATCACTCCGACTTTGCAAGCGGCACCTTGGCCCAAGGATTGGCCTGAATGCCCAACTAATTGCGACCTCATGGAGTGGCGGCGGGCGCAGGAAAACCGCGATCATTATCTTCTATGCAAGATGAATGACAGCGAAAACAAGCCCTGGTTCCAGTTCCCCAGATTTCCATATCAGTATTCGGAATTCGTCCATATCACTCCAGATATGGCCGAAGAACTCTTGAAGTTCAACCCCGTCAATCGCAAAGTCAAGTCGTCCTGGGTTGAGGCATTGCGTCGTGACATTCTCAACCATCGGTGGTTGCAAACTCACGAATCCATTGCCATCAACAAGCTCGGCAACATGCATGATGGGCAGCATCGTGCCCATGCCGTCATCAAGGCAGGTGTGGGTTGGCCGATCTACTGCACCTGGAATGTACCGCCTGAAGCGATCTACGCAACGGACAGCGGCGACAAGCGACCCGTCAACGAAAAGTTGGGATTTTTGTTCCCTGACTTGCGCATGACGCACAAGACCGCAGCACTCTGCCGTAGCATGATGGCTGGTTTGGCTAACCGTGGCACACGCTACACTGAAACCGAAATCGCTGGGTTTATGATCCAGCATAAATTGGTTTTAGAATGGCTGACTTCCAACCTGCACAATTACCGTGCTGACCTCCAAGCGGTTGTTGGCAAGGCATTGCTGTGGTGGGGTGAACCAGTCATCGGGCCATTCGTGGAACGGTTGCGAACCGTTTTGTTCACCAGCGAAGGCGACCCTGCACGCTCTCTGTATCACTGGATTCAGAATGCGAAGCAGAAGGGACGTAAGGACTCCTACGCCAATCCAGTCACCTATTACAAGAAGACTCTCGCAGCGATTCACGCGCACGCTGCGGGTAAGGAAGCAAAGCGCATCATCGCCAAAGAGCAAGACATTTTCGAATGGCTCTCTGGTTGGAAGGTGCCCGAAAACGCTCCCTGTGCAGGCAAAGTCTTCAAGGAATAAAACCTTAATGAGCAAAGAACCTAACGCCCAGGTTCTTTGCTCATTTTGTTTCGCTGAAAGGAGTTGATAATGAAATCGCGTCCAACAAGATTTGAAATGATTGCCAACCAGATGATGAAAGGCACGCATTCTCGTTGTGCAAAGAACGGCAGAGCCAGTACCCAAGAACTAATGAATGTTTTCCAAAAACGTTACCATGATACCATCAAGTACGTTGAGGAAAATACTCCAAAGTCCGTAAGCGTTGGTGTCTGCGGCGCAATTGGAAAAGCAATCTTATGGTATGGCAAAGACAAGATCGAACCATTTGCTGTAGCCTTCAATAAGCGTAATTATAATGGTGTTTACGACCCCGTTCATGTGCTTTGGGAATGGTTGATACGAAACAGTAATCGCAAACACTATGCTAAGGAAATCTATCGAAGGACCATCACAGCCATTCGTGCGTACTTGAGAAATGGCAAACTCGATAGTGGTAAGCTTGTGCTTGCTGATGATGATATCTTTGAATGGGATGCGGATTATAAGTTTATGATCCAGCCTAAACGAAACCAATGGACCAGATTCAGTGAGAAGTCTAACAAGCGACAAACCGAAGAATCAATGTGGGAAGACATTGATTCTTTAAAAACGGACTAGCAAGTTTTTGAATGCCTCACTATAATAACATATAGTGAGGCATTTTTTATGGAAGAACTACTCTACGAATTAGCATTTCAATTATTCAAGGTTGATGACAGCCCTGCCACTGCTGCCCTTCTCAAAAAAGTTAAAAAACTAGACAAGGGCAAGTACGATGAACTCATCAGTGGTCTTGATGTTGAGGACTTTATAGGTAAAAAACCTAAGAAGAAAAGACTAAATTCTGGCGTCAAAGGCAAGTCTGGTGAACGTGAAATCGTCAAGCTTCTCAACACACGATTTGCTGATTTACTAGCCAAGAACCCAGATTGGGGTGAATTTCATCGTGTGGTTGGCTCTGGTAATCGCTGGAGCCAAGCCAATCTATCAAACAGATCAGAGGAAATGTATAGTGGTGATATTCTCTGTGAAAATCTAAAGTTCGTAATTGAATCCAAAAATGGCTACGATGACGTTGATCTAACCACGATTTTTGAGGAAGGTAATAGAGAATTAGACGGATTCTTAGATCAAGTTACACATGACAGTAGTAGAACTGGCAAAAAACCATTGCTGATTTGGAAGAAGACAAGGAAACCAAGACTTGCTTTCCTGCATTTGGATTGCTATCAAGCTTTATTCCCGACCACAATGCATTACAAAGATTGGACTGTGGTTTTATTCGATAAGCTCCTAGAACTCCCAGATAACTTTTTCTTTTTCGGCGTTAAAGACTAAATCGGAACCCAAAACTGTAACGGTCGCAATCTGTGTAAACACAGTGCCAATAAGGTTGCCCCTTAATTACCTGAAACGCTCTGAAATTCCATCCCTTATCCTCCCATTCTGTGTGGACTCTATTGTTTTTGTAATAGCGAAAGAAACTCTTTTTATCCTCTTCGGCCCTAGATGCATATACTCTCCAGCCTTCCATGTTGGAATTGGTATGCCAGCCCATGTACCCTTTAGGTGCGTAATGGAACCTGCCTGATATGGATATAAATTCGCTACTTGGGAACAATGCTTGTGCCAATATCTTTAACTTAGTTTCGTCTTTAAGATGTTCCATGTAATACATGTGAACGTCTGGAGCAACTAGTACATCTTTCTTAGTTTTGATTGTTTCAAGTAAATCTTGTTCAGATATTTTTGGTTCGGATGTTGGCTCACCGACGACCTTTCCAAATGGCTTGTAGGCTGCTATAACATTATCTAATTCTCTGGACAGGTTGACCAATCTCTGGTTGAGAGGCATTTTAATCATTTAGCTTCCTTCTTTTTAGTATGAAACCATTCTTCGAGTCTTGCATAACAGCCTGGGTACTCTCTCTTACTTGGGAATACGGCTTTCAATACTTTCTTCATATCATTGTATTGTTCTTTCACGTCTTCAAGGTTTATGGTTAATGGTCCAAATACTTCTTCGAGTAGTTTCATACTCTTCGCACGTTCTTTTAGTTCTTTCTTGGTAGGTTCTTTCCACTCTTTACCTGTTTCATGAAGGTATAAATCATCCGTGTATTTATCATAAAGAACTTCTGCCAAACCAAAATCTAATATTCTTAGATCATGGAGTAACCCACAATCGCAGAACTTGCCTCTTTGTCCGTGATCGTTTACCGCATAGATGGAACAATCCATATGATGAGTAATGTTCTTTTTTAGGTCTATGCAGGTATGAAAGTACCTGCTTCTTATTGCTGCTGCACGGTTTATTTGTGACCAAACGCTCATGATTATTGTCCTGTTGCTTGCTGTGCCATATTATTCGGTGGCATCGGCATTTGTTCTTGTGGTCCAGGCGGTTGTTCTTGCCCTGGCGGTGGTTCTTCTGGCTTCTCAGGTTTCTCTTCGTCAGCCGTACCAAGCTTATTGACAGGCTTTTTGAACTTGCCTGATAACTTCTCCAGTTCTGCTCTTACACTGTTGAAGACTTCTGGCAAGTCTCCTTTTTCGTCTATTGCCTTCATTAAAGCAACACCACATTTCTGCAATACTTTTAGATATTTATGTTCGGAACGTGGCCAACTTCCATGCAGAATACTACGAATTCTCCCGACAACTTCTTCACTATTCTTAAGCATCTGCCTGGCACCCATCTGTTTGCCAGCTTGCAGTAATTCATGAATGCCAGTGAGAATGTCATTTATTTTATCAATCAGGAATTCTCTTTGTTCCGTAAGCAAAAATTCTTTAAATCTCATATTACTTATGTAGTAAAAGGAGTTACAGAATTACCCATACTTGCACGAATTAAACCATCAAATAAAGGCGCAGGCAAAGTCAAACGACTCTTGAACTCTGGGTGTGCCTGCGTCCCAATAAAGAAAGGGTGTATGCTTCTATTCAATTCCATAATCTCAATTAATTTAGTGTCGGGATTAACTCCAGACACATTAAATCCTTTATTAGAGAATGTAGATACATATTCAGAATTCACTTCATAACGATGCCTGTGCCGTTCAGATATAAGCTTTTTCTTATACAAATCGTGTGCAATTGTGTCTTTCTCAAGTTCACAATCATAGGCACCTAATCTCATAGTGCCCGACTTCTTCTTGATACTTTCCTGGCCTTCAACAAAATGCACTACTGGATTCTTGGTGTCCTTGTTGAATTCAATGCTATTTGCATCTTCCAAATTGCACAAATCTCTAGCAATTTCTATAACCGCACACTGAAGACCCAAGCAAATACCCAAGAAAGGAATCTTTTTCTCCCTGACATATTTAATTGCACGAATTTTACCTTCAACACCTGAAGAATCGAATCCTCCAGGCACAATTACACCATTGATATCCTCAAAATACTTCCAAACACCACGCATGTCTTTGGCCTGCTCAAGTTCTTTTGAGTTAATCCAACGAATCTCAACCTTGACTTCATTAGCAACCGCAGCATGATATATTGCCTCTTTCAAGGAAAGATAGGCTTCTTGATTATCATATTTACCAACAACCCCGATGTTGACCTTTGGCATGTTAGCGTTTTCTACATACTTTTCAACAAGTTCTCTGTACTTGTGAATGCGGCAACCATTCCTCTTCAAATGGAATTTGTCAGCAATTAAGTCATCAATATGCCTGTTATAAAACTCAATTGGAACTTGATAAATGCTTTCTACGTCTGGTGCATCAAATACTGCTTCACGCGGTACATTTGTTAAATTGGCAATTTTGTCTAATAATTTAGGTGGTATTTCCCTATCAATTCTGCATAGAAGAATGTCTGGCTGAATGCCATATGCCTGCATTTCCTTCACACTGTTCTGTAAAGGTTTGGACTTGAATTCTTTAATTGTTGGTATCCATAAAATGGGGGCAACTAATATAATGAGTACGTCATTCCAATTCTTTTGCTTGAATTGCCTGACAGCCTCAAGGTGTGGGCCGCTTTCCAAATCACCCACAGTGCCACCAATTTCACAAATTACGATATCAGCATCTTTGCCCAATTGTGTTAAGCGATCCTGAATCTTATTTGTAATGTGTGGGATGACTTGAACAGTCTGACCGAGATACTTACCTTCCTCTTCTTCTGTTAATAGTTCTTTGTATAAAGTACCAGACGTGAGGATATTTTTGGATGATACTTCCATGCCAATGATACGTTCATAGCTCCCCAAGTCCAGATCGGTTTCAGAGCCATCGTCACATAGAAAACACTCGCCATGTTCTCTTGGGGCCAAAACTCCAGCGTTTACGTTGAGGTAAGGATCAAATTTAATGGCTTGGACGGCACAACCTCTCTGCTTTAGCAACATGCCAATAGAGGCGGCGGCAATACCTTTACCAGTTCCTGAAATTACCCCACCAATTACAACTATGTATTTGCACATTAATAACTCCACTGATTATAGTTGCTAATATTTTCCAATTCATCTATCGCGTAAGATTTCTTGGCACAAGAAGGACAAAAATCGAGTGTTTTTATGTATTTGGCGAAGCCACCGTCAAGTGTATAACGATTGTAACTTACTTGGACATTAATGTAGCCAGCCTTGGCCTTATTGTAAATATGTTCCATCATTCCATCAAAACTTTCGGTCTGGCGACCACACACGCAACAAATTGAGTTGTATTTCATTCATTAAATGAGTAATCCATCATGGCAAATGATACAGAAATGGTCTGAAAAAAGCAACGGATGAATAGATAAAGACATGGATACAACAAAAGGTTTTGGCTGGAGAAACAGCGTTCCAGACTTTAGAGATTTTCGCTACACCCCACCGATGACATTGGCGGCATCGCCACCATTGGTTGACCTAAGACCAATGTGCCCAGCAATTTACGATCAGGGAAGTTTAGGTTCTTGCACGGCTCAAGCCATTGCTGGTTTAGTTGAATGCCTGAAAAAGAAACAAGGCAAGCCAGTCTTCACACCTTCCAGGTTGTTCATTTATTACAATGAAAGAGTGTTGGAAGGCACAGTTCGAGTAGATGCAGGGGCAACCATCAGAAGTGGGTTCAAGGTTATATCTCAATTAGGCAATCCTCATGAAAGTCTTTGGTGGTACAATATCAATAAATTTGCTGTAAAACCAAACGCGGGTGTTTATAGGGATGGATTGGATCATCAGATTTTACGCTATACCCGTGTAGACAACTCTAAACTAGATGATATGCGTTCTTGCTTAGCTAGTGGCTTCCCAATTGTAGGTGGTTTTGCAGTTTATCAGTCATTTCAAACTTCAAGAGTTGCGACAACTGGTATTGTTCCAATGCCAATGCGTAATGAAAGAATGCTAGGTGGTCATGCTATCCTGATTGTTGGCTATGATGATAATAAGCAAAAGTTCATAGTCCGCAATAGTTGGGGACTATGGGGTGATAAAGGCTATTGTTATATGCCATATTCCTACTTGTGCAATAATCAATTAGCAGATGATTTCTGGACTGGAACTTTTGTAGAATAATGTCCAAAAATCTCCTTTAGTTACTAATTTAATTAAAGGGGATTTTTATGGAATTAACTAACAAAATGTTTCTAGGGTCATTGTGCAAAAGAAATCATGACTACAACAACACTGGAAAGAGCATAAGATATATTAGTAATCCAGGCAGTTGTGTAATCTGCAAAACACACCAAAGAGAAGAGTGGGTGCAAAATAATAACAAAAGATATAAAAGCCTTCAGAAGAAATGGAACAGCAATAATCGCACGCATCATAATAAATGGAAAAAAGAATATAGAAAAATTCACCCTGATAAAAAACAAACAAACCCATTCAAAAAATACTATAAAGGAGTGCAGGATAGAGCGAACAACAAAAATTTAAAATTCGACATTACTCCAGAATTTTTAGAACAGTTGTGGAATGGTCAAGATGGAAAGTGCCATTGGCTACACTGTAATTTAATGCTTATTGGCGAGCCATATCATCCACTTAGAGCAACCATTGATAGACTTGACCCCGATAAAGGTTATGTGCAAGGCAATATAGTATGGGCATCTAGTTTCGCAAATAGAGGTCGAAGTAATACATCAAAAGAAACTTTTGCTGAACTGTTACCTGTATTACTGAACTCTAGAATTATGTAGCATAATTAAGTCATTGTAATAAATTCCACACTGTTTCTAAATCTTTAAACCAAACCCCATTTCCAACATCGCAAATGGGGTTTTGGTGAACATATGCTGAATGATTGGCGCAACAAGGCAACCCATAGACAGACTGTGCTGAGGATACAGATGCCGCAAATGCAAAATCATTAACGTTTCCAGTGCGTAAAAAAAGATTTACCGCAAAAATATCTTGGGCATCAAAAACACAACTACTTGTCAAATGAGTGGATGATTTAGAGTGAATAAGTCTTGCATACTCTAAATTAGTCCCCCACAAAGATTTGACTTCTAATCTTTTGCTTACTCCTTTTTTTGATACGGTAAAATCAAAATTATAATAAGGCCCGACATGTTTAGCACAATCCTCAGACATTCTCAGTATAGTAAAGCCATGCTTTTTAAGCAAATTAGATAAACTGTATTCTACTAAAGAGCTTAAAAGTTTTGCACCAATGCCATATGGGTCTATCTCTAAGAAGTCACCAGAGTTAACAGACTTTATAGATTGTAATAAATGTCCTTTTTTGTTTGAACCTACATATAGCTCCCCATATGCTTTGGTATTTTCGATTTTTAGAATTCTTCCTTTAAGTAATTCTTGCCAAGGACAATTGGATAAAATAACAAAGTCTTTAGGAATTATTTTTCCAGTTTTCCCTGGACATAGAAATTCAACATTAGAATCGTTGACATTTACATAAAAATCTACATGAAAGTGTTTTTGGCCTTTAGTGCGGCAAACACTTTTATTCTCGATGGTTATTGGTAAATATAAAGGACATAAAACACGTCTAATTGCATCATCATCAACCCCATACTTGGCCTTCAACAATTCCAATTCCATTATTAGTTCCAATTATAATATTACTTTTACACTGCTTTCCTGAATTCCACAGGACATGCTCCCCCCGCACAATCCACATGTGCGAAGTCCACATCCTCTTCTAGCACCTTCTTGATCTTGTTCAGAGTATCTTCGTATTCAGCCTTAGTAACAGGCTGCTCTGGAAGATATTCATAGCTCGACTTCTCTTCTTGTGGCATAACAGAACAGCACTTCACGTTAGGTTGATAAGCCTGAATCGTCTTAACGAAATCCTTATAACTGACTTTTTCTGGCAAATACTTCAACGTGTACGAGATTTGGTTAGCCGTATCTTTCTTCAAAGTCTCACCATTCTCATCAACACCATACAACCAATATTTCTCACCCAACATAATCCATTTATACTGTTCCTCTGGGGTTGCCTCACCCGCAGTTACCAACTTGTTGCCCATACCCAATTCACATATAATAGGTGTAGTTGGGAAGCCAACAATCGTTGTGTTCTGGTACTTCTTAAGCTCTCTAATAGGATAACCAGCCTTCTTGTAAGTCTGAACAAGTGGGTCATTACTACTGAACTGGACCCAACGCATATACCAAAGCATGGATGGCAAGTGCCAAGCTTCTGTCAAGCCAAATAGCTTAGAATTAGTACCTGCTGGTTTCAGAGTTGTGTCCGTATGAGGCACGGCCATGCCGTATTGCTTGGCATAAGCTTCTGCCTCTTCCTGCACCGCTCTCTTAAACCTTGCTAAGGTCATCCAGAAATCCTTGGACTTCTCTTCATCAATCAAATCTCTGAACCCTAACTTAAAAAACTTCCAAGCGAATTCATGGATGCCAGTCATGCCCACGCCAATCCTATTGGTGCGCAGAACTTCCTTCTTATAGAGAGCATCCATCGTATTAACACGAATCAATGCTCTCACAACTGCTCTAAATGCTTCCTCTGCCTCTTCAATGGAATCTGCGTGAAATGGAACTAAATCACCAATAGTACAATATGCACCGTAAAGCGCAATAGTAATCTCACCACAATTATGTGCCCTTATACCATTAGCATCAAATTCGTGAACAGTTTCAACACCACAATCATAAACATCTTCATCGCCAATATGCTCAATAGATTCAATTTTGGCAACAAAGTTTTCCTTATAAATACCACGCTCAATAGAATTGATTGCAGCGTTCAATGCTGATGCTTTGTCAGGTTCACGAAACCCTATTAAGGCTGAAAACTGCAAAAGATTATCTTTACTAATGTGCAATTCGTGAGTTGGCTGACACCAATATAGTTTTTCTCCACCATTGCCATCTGGCATTTTCTTATAGCCAGCTTCTTTTCTATCTTTGTAAACAGAGGATATAATGCCCAATCTTGCAAGCATTCTTTGTATCGTATACAGTCTTGGCAAATTAGACTGTGAAAGACGTACACTTATACCTTTGTTTTTATTCTTACAAACGGTGCCATCCGCGTCGAACACCCCGCTTAGCAATCCACAGTAAAAATTACTACTCATTTCTTCAACAGACTTCAACAGATTTTTAGTTAGTGGTTCTAGCAACGGTTCAGCCAATTTGTTTAAGGCAACACAACTAATCGTTCTGCTATCGTTAGTTTCGTTTAATTGACCACCTTCAAAGTTAGCTTTTACCTTCGAGCCTAGTGATTCAATATATTTCAAAGTCACATCTATCATGTGATCTTTGTTTTCACCCCAAAATCTTAAATAAGTGGGATATTTTTCTGGATTAAATCCACCATCGCCAATTATTTCACCAATCAACCATCCCTCACCAAAAGTGCCATTGCCATCCCATTGAACATTACGCTGATTGGCAAGAACTAAATGATCGCCTATATTCAAATCTTTTACTTCGACCCATGAATGTTCATAGTTATAGCCACCATGCAATTTTGAACGTTTGTTTTTCTCAACTAATAGTGGATGGCTGTCAGTTGCCTTCAAACTATAACCGCGATTCGTCTTAATCAAATACACGGACTTGCGACCTGTCTTCCAAAAACCCGAAGCACGATATGGTTTTCCGTTTACAATGGCACTAAACGGCTTATTGATTAAATCTGCAACCTGTCTTGGGCCAATAGATGTTTGTACCCATGTATCTGCTGTAACACATGGATTACAGATCATGTAATACTGCTTCTTTAAGGCTTTGCGAAGCAGACGATTTAAGTAAAGATTAGTGTCTTCATTGACTTGGTACTTCTTACTGCCAATCAAATCGCCCTTAGTTAGTTGCTCAAGTCCTTCCCTGTTTTCGTTAAGTTTGTCTACGTTGATTAGTCCAGGCTCACCTGTGCTATCAGCATATGCAGCAGATGTAACCAGTTTGAACACCTTTCTAGCGTGTTTGGCAAGTGGGCTATGGTATTTGGGGTCATTTCGTTTCATTTCTATATAGGACCAGAACTCCTTATCGACCATTACGCTGTTGTTAGAACTCCATAGAAAACCATTGGGCTTGTTTGCCAAACTATTCCTTAACTCTATGATTTCTTCAACAGATTTGTCGTAGTATTCGATTGGACGCTTGATGGTGATAAAGTCAAATATGGTTGGGTCTTTCCAGAACTTGGTAGACATGCGTGCCGCTCTACGCGCACCACCGACTAACACGCATTCAGCGAAGTAGTGGTCGATATACATCGTCTGCATAAACGGAGGAAGGCCAGCACCTTTAAGTGTTAATGCCTTGTAAAATGCATTCATTAAAGGAACAGGACCGCTTGCAGGACGATTCTGCATACCTTTAATAGGCAACCCCTTGGCACGCACTTTAGAGAAATCTAATATGAGAAGCTTGTCCTTATGGATTTTCTCAAAGGCCGCATTCTCCCAAATCTCTAATGCTTTAGCCCAACCCTCTCTAGTATCTTCAACAACGTGCCATAGAGTATCCTTGCCGCTTCCGTATTTATGTCGGGCATCGCGCACGGATTCATGCGCCATGTAATCATAATCTGGATGTGATTCATCAATTACGCAACGCACATTGGGGGCATTGTCCCAATTAGCAAGCATAATATCATCATCATATGAACGCCCTACGCCAGAGCCATTCATTAGTAAATAGAACAAAGCAAAGCTTGTAGAACTGGTTGAGCAATTCGTAAACACTTCGATATTACGATCTGGTTGTGTTGCGTCTCCATGTTGCAGGTGTCTTCCGCTCATTAATATTGAAGCTTTTGACAGATGCTTATAAAGAGTCTTATATTCTTGCTTTTGTTCTTCTTCAGTACGGCATAATAGCGAATTGCCTAATGCAACTCGGTGAGCAACGTCATCCCACGTTTCCCATTGTCCGTTATCTTTCTTTCTTAAAATGGTTCTTTCAGCGACAGCCTGACCCATGCCAGGATGAAAATTCTTCGACATATTCTCTCCTAAATTAAAATTCTAAATGTTGTGGGATGTATCTAAGTGTGGATACTAAAATATTTCTGCTATTAAAATATTAATAATTTCTAGAATGGCGCAACCACTTTGCTTACTTCATCTTTCATCTCTAAACATATTGAATCACTACCACTTAGCATTTCCAATAACGCTTCATTATGGTCGATCACAAATACCTGCTTCTCTTTTGCCAACTCACAAATCATCCTATAAATACCGTGAACACCAATGGCATCTACATTCATGGTTACTTCGTCCAAGAACACAACTGACGGTGAGGAACCTGAATTCAATGCAGATACGAAGGCCCAAGCAGCAGCGACTGTTAAGTTCAGTCTTCTTCTCTGCCCGCCCGACATGCCGTGGTACACATAAGGTCGCCCGTTGAAAGGGTAACGGTCAATCGTTTCTTCGAGTTCACTATTAAACGTCAATTTGATTTTATTGTCAATCAGAAATTGTAACCAATATTCTATCCTGTCATTAAGTGTTGGAATAATGCCATCAATGACATATTTTCTGATACCTGTATCACCAAAAGCCTTCACCCAGAATTCGTAATACGGCAACAAATCTTCTGAAGTCTTAATGTCATCCTTCTTCTGCTTGCAATCTTGCACTTTTTTGTTCAAGTCATTCACAGCAGCAGTTTTAATTTCCTCAAAAGGCGATGGTCCCTTCATCGCATCTTGTTTTTCACTTGCCTTCTTTTTCAAATTCTCAAATTGCTCAGCTAGTAACAACTCTGATACGTTTGAGTCTGGCGGTGCAATCTTACACAATTCATTAATCGCAAGATGTGCATCATTAATCTCTTTGCTCAAACTATTTATTTTGCTGTTATAATGAGCAATGCCTTTATCTGCTTTTAGCTTGGCATTATTCAAACCCTCAGATTTAGTTATTTCTTCATCATACTCTTTTTTACAAACTTCTAATAAAGGCTCATTTTCATCAATTACTTTGCGGGCCTGCCCAACAATAGTGGCGAAATTAGCTTCGTCAATATTACCCAGACAATACGGACACTCTTTATTGCTTGTTTTGTTTGCAATATCTGCAATGCATTTTTTGTTTAAAGAAATCAGTTTTTCAAGTTCGTCCTTAGTTTTCTTTAGAGAATAAATTTTATCCTTATTTGTTTTAATGTTCTCTAATAGAATTTTATAAAGCCTGTCTACATCATTTAAACCATTGTTAAAACCAGTTTTCTGTTCTTCTAGGACAGGTATTTTAGCCTTCAAATCTGCGATTTGTTCCTGTGCATCTTGATATGCAGCGAGCGCAGCACCACCGCTAGACTGTTCTAATTCATCCCTTTTCTTTTTAATTTCCTCTAGCAAATCTTCCAACTCTTTCTTCATTTTCTCATGCCAAGCAAGTTCCTGCTTTTCAATTTGAGAAATTCTGGAAATACATCCATCCTTCTGCTCACTTAAAAATTCATACTCCTTGGTAAGGTCTTTAATTTTCGCTTTGAGGTTTTTAGTCAGTTCCTTTGCATTTTCAGAATGACTTCTGTACTTTTCTAAAGATAAAATGTTCTCAACAATTTCACGTTTCTTGGTACTATCACACTCCAAAAATGGATGCGTATTGTCATCACTAAATATGAAAATGTTGATGAACGATTCATAGGTTAATCCTATTTTCGCTTCTATATCCGCTTGAGTGCCTTTGCCTTTTGAAATTTCAGTCCATCCACCTTCTGCATTTGCTTCCCACAACTGTAATGTTTGCTTATTGCTAGCGTCTCGTTTTCTGACAACTCTGTAATTGTCCCATCTAACCTCAACAACAAGCTTTTTATCCGCCTTGTTATTGATAAGGTCCAAATGTGTCAGTTGCTTGGGCTTTTTGATCGTCCTGCCATAAAGCCCATAGACTATGATTTCTGGGATGCTGCTTTTTCCACTACCATTAGAAGCTTTCTCACTGTCTTGCTCCATAACATCTAAATTCTTGCCTTTAACAGTGACTATGTTTCCGTAAGATTCGAAATTGATTTCGATTCCTTCTTCATCAAAACATAGGAAGTTTTCGGCCTTTGCATATTTGAAATGTAAGTTCCTCATACCACCTCCTTGATACAAATCTTACCTATATCAATTAATATCTTCTTGTCCAGGTCGCCCGTGTCAGATTCATTGGCAAATGTTTCAATCATCTCATCTTCTTTGTTCAGAATTGCCTTAGCATTCTGAACAACTTGTTTCTGATTGACCTTTGGCTTAGGCACAATTTCTAGAGTGCCAGGCTGCTTCTGCTGAATACTTCTACGCAAATCTATTAAGTCATTTGTCTGTGCAGCAGTATTCAATCTAACAAAGTTATTCTTAACATCGAAATTAACAATGCTATCGTCATCAGCTATCAAATGCGTAGGACTAAAATCATTGACAATGTATTCTTTTTTACCAGAGGCTATATCGTAAATGATTATATGCTTCTCTTGGAATGCCTCGCCAAAAGTGAGTTGTAAAGGGGAACCAATGTATTCAACATTTCCTAACTTCTGTTCACCATGATAATGACCTAAAAATACTTGATTCCAATGCGTAAACAGTTCAGGACCAACTTTAACCATATCCCCATCGTGTTCCAAAATAACATCTGAAAGATTGTTATAGAGTCCATGAAGGTCCGCACCATGTACGGCTAAATGCCCTATTAACAGGCTATTTTTGTTCTTTTCAAGAATTTTCAGATGCTCTATGGGATTGCGCACGAAAGGCAGGAAATCAATATCGTGTCCAGCGATATTGATTTGACATGCTTTATCAATAACGGTTACATTGGGCAATGCAGAAAAGGGCAACACGCTATTGATATCCCATCGGTCTTGATACCAAAGATCGTGATTGCCTAATAACAACCAAAGATTGATACTGCCATCACAGTATTTTAGAAAAGTATCAAAAGTACGGTTGTAGGTTGCTATGTCTATTTTTTGACGATCTTGAAAAAGATCGCCAGCAAACACAATATTTTTGATACCTCTGGCTTTTGAAGTTTCAAACACCCACTTCAGAGCTTTTAAACAATCCTCAAGGCGTTCGAAGCTCCTCTTGTGTGCGTGTATGTGCAAGTCGGAGAAAAGTAAGATTTCACTCATGCCTGAGATTATAGTGTTAGTATCCGAAAATAACAATTATTTTTTCTTTTCGTCACCAGACAATAACTTGTCTAGTATTTTCCACACGTTTATCTCAGGCATTTTGAATATAGGTTGCGCACCTGCTGCACCGCCTGGAGGGGCACCCATCCCGCCACCAGGGGGTCCACCAAGACCACCACCCAAAGAAGGTGGAGGGCCACCGCCCATTGGAGGCAAACCACCACCTGGAGGGCCACCACCGCCCAAAGGACCGCCGCCAGGAGGCAATGAAGCTGGACCACCACCTGGAGGGCCACCAGGAGGAGGTGGAGGAGGCGCACCAGGAGGTGCTTCATTGAAAATAACTTCACTCAAAAACTTTTTAAATGTTTTCATTCAAAATATATAGTCATGTTTTACTAAAATAAGTTAGAGGTTAATTATGCATAATATAGAAATTGGTCCCCTGTATGTCACTTTTATGAGAACCGTTCGCGTTAAAGAAGTAGACACTTCTAATCTGCCTCCAGGTCTAGGAACTATGGATGTTTACAAAGTTTCTGATTACGACTGCCCCGAACATTGGGATAAAGATGGCTATTTTATTGCATTGCATGAAACTGAAGCAATGTGGATGAATTTTCAATGCTGCACTCCTGTTGCATTATTAATTGGTGCAGGTGGAATTAATGCCATTTCTGGTGAAAAATTTGAAAGCAAGTTAATCAAAGGTAATTATATTGTAACTCCACCACAGCCTTGGCTAGATGGCTGGAAAAACGCTGATGGTAGCGTTTATCAATTCGTATCCACAACAGCAGGGGAAGGCAGAAGCGTTGGTGAACAGCTTATAAATACTCAAGATCACGCAATGCAACTATCTGTATATGAAGCAAAAAATCCTGAAAAACTACAAAGTGTACATAGACCAAGTACGTTGTGGGGCTGGTCAGATGACGAAAAATGCGATTACGAATGTGAATCCGTGAAGTGTTGTTTTAGTTTATGTTCGCTTGGTGATGCGAGTGAAATGGCTATCGGTAAAGGCGGAAAGATAACCCAGAAGATATATGAAGACCCACACGGAATTGAAGAATGGAAAGAAAATCCTACAAAATCTGTAAAGGTTTACTTAATTAACGCTGCTCAATTTTCAGAAATCACAAAAACTGAAATGCCAGCAAAACCAACTTCCCACGACGAATATCAAGGAAAATGGTTTGACCTGGATGATGATTGCCTGAGCGATTTGAATGGAACTAAAGTTTTCGATAAATTAAAAAGTGTAGGAGAATAATATGAAAACAATTTTTGGCTTGCTGTTGGGCTTGACTTTATTCTTGGCAGCTTCTACTGTAGAAGCACAAGTAGTCGTTTCACGAAGAGTACCTAGATACTACTATCCTGTAACTGTACAGAATAGTGCATACCGCACCTACTTCGCTGCACCCTATGGCTACTACTATGATAATCTTGGACGTTTGGTCCCAAGTGGTTTCCGCTACAATGCTTACGGCTATCTGGTAAGAAATCGTGTGGTTGTGGTCGAACCTACAGTGACATTTGGTGTCTGGAACTACGCACCAGACTGGAGACTTGGAAATCCTTGGTGGCGATAAAAAAGTTCTTGACAATGCAGAAATTTGTGCTATGATAAGGATGTAAAGTTTTTTTCTCAAGAAAATTTGTCAACAGGTGCATATATTAAGTGTGCCCCCGTTTGGCATCAAAAAGGAACATAAAAGTGTTTAACTTCTCCGTAAGCTTGCTGTCTAGTTTATCATCGCTACTCTATAGTTGCGCATGGACAGGGACCGAGTAAGCTGAGCGGAATACAGGGTTGAAAGCCCACCGTTATAGCCGAAAGGTTGTGACGGTGGGCTTTTCTTTTTTGGTAAGGTCTTTGACAATTTGGCTAGTTTCTGGTAGGTTTGGTACATTGGTAAGTCCGCTTATTTCGAAAATAAGTACACCCGCAAGGGTGTTGAGGATTCGACTTCCTCACCTACCGCTTATACCTTAGCTGTACCGAGGCTATTGTAACGGATGCGTTGGACAGGTGGTGAGTCCAGCAAGCTGTAACCTTGCTGCTTTAAGCTTTGCAGGTTCGATTCCTGCCGCATCCACTGTTTTGGAGCAAATTGAAAGTGGCTATTCTACTCACTTTGCTAAAGTGACAGGCATCGTAAGGTGTCTTGTGAGTTCGACGCTCACTTGCTCCGCTTCAATAAATTTCTAGTATTTTTTATCGAACCTAACTATAATTAGGTTATGAAAGAAAAAATACTAAAATTGCGTGAAGAAGGTTTGTCCTATAAGCAAATTTGCAAACAATTAGGATGTTCAAAAGGCACCGTTGCTTACCATTGTGGCATAGGACAAAAAGAAAAAAATAAAAAAAGAACACAAAATCGACGTAAAGAAACAGTAATATCGCAAAGAGTAGAAAATTTTCAGTATGACAGAAAGTTAAAAGACAAAGCCGAAGATTTTCAAAGGTTGAGATTCACAAAAAATGGGGAACCCAAGCTTGGAAAGCGTTCATTAAGTTTTCAATGGCGAGATGTAATTGATAAGTTTGGATGGGAAACGAAATGTTATTTAACAGGCAAAGAAATAAATCTAAAAGACCCAAAAACTTATCAGTTTGACCATATAACACCTTATAGCAAGGGAGGAGATTCAAGTTTAGATAATTTAGGCATTCTTAGTAAAGAAGCAAATGCAGCTAAATCAGATATGACTGTTGAGGATTTTTTAAATCTTTGCAAGAATGTCCTAGAATATAACGGCTATGAAGTAAAACGATTGTAATTGGAAGCGATCCGAAGTTGGCGAGGACACCGCCTTGAAAGCGGCTACCCGAAAGGGCTGAGGGGTCGGCACCCTCCACTTCCGCTAAACCCAAGTGGGGAAACCCACTCAGCCGTTAGTCACCCGTCTAACGGAATAGGGATACGGGTATTTGGTAGCAAGGCGGTTCACGCATGAGTAATAGAGCGTGGATGGCTGGGCAACCGCTGAAATGCGGTCTTGGTTAGCTCATAGTGCGAATTCCACTTTAAGCCTACTGCCAAATGGGTAGTGATCCATACGCGAAGCTGTAACCTTCGTGCCTATATGTATGGCGGCAATGGGTTCAACTCCTACACTACCCACTAAATATAGTGAGGAGGAACAGATTGAGAGTGGCTACTCTACCTCGTCTTGAAAACGAGTGGGCCGAAAGGCTCTGTGGATTCGACTTCCACCTGTTCCGCTATGAATGAAATAGAAGAACGCTGGGCAATTAAGTGCAGCCTATGTAAAAATCCTAAACCCCAAAATGAAAGCTGGGGTTGGACACATTGCGGTGGACTTACTTTTGAATTTTGTCATGAATGCGAAAAAGATCGTCAAGCCGAATGTGACAAATTGATGGGGGATGTTGTTGGTGAACACATACGCAAAATCAGAGAATATTGGGACACGCATCCCGAAGAGTTAGCAAGACATAAGCGGGAGACAGAAGAATATCGAAAGACCTTGGATGCAGATGGATACCCTATGGATTTCAAGCGTCCTTGGCATAAAAAGATTTGGAATTGGTTTTGTAGATTGATAGGTTATACGATGTTTGATCGGCACGGTAGACCAACTGGCAGGAGTCGTCACGCTTCCGCTGGAGACGTAAATGCAGTGCGAAAAATGTTATGTTGAACATTCTGGAGAATATGGCACTGGTAGATTTTGTTCCTCAAAATGTGCCAGAAGCTACAGCACAAAAGAAAAAAGATTAGAGATTAATGAGAAAGTTGCTTCGAAATTAAAAAACAGACCACCTTCTAAAGGTTTCATAAAAGGTTTCGATATAAGAAGGAAACCTTTTACTAAAACAGAACAACTGAAAGGCGTGGAGGTCAGATTAGATAATTTGAAAAAGAAATACGAAACTTCTACATGGGATGAACTACCGCTTGTAGAAAAACGAAGAAGAATATTAAGTGAGCAAAACGAAGTTTGTAATAGATGTGGTTTGAAAGAATGGCTTGGTGAAATACTTACTTTAGAACTACATCATATTGATGGCGATGATAGTAATGACAAAAAAGAAAACCTGTGTATTTTATGTCCGAATTGTCATTCTTTAACACCGAACTATAGAAATAGAAAACGCATGGCACAGTAGGCAATCGGCAGACCACCTTCGCTTAAAACGAGGTATGCTGTGGGTTCGAGTCCCACCTGTGCTACTATGAATGATTTACTAGTTTACGACAAAGATATTGAATTAGTGACACATGAAGGAGTTTGGGTCACTATTAAGTTGTATAGACTTAAATGCGATCCTCCTAGTCATGTTGAAAGTGGCAAGTTGGAGTATTATGAAAAGTACGATTTTTGGCATCGTGTGAGACGTAAACATTATGAATTTTTGCGAACATCCGAATCTTGGCAATGATCCTCGTAGAGATTATTGTCCAACTTGTAAATATGAGTTTTATTATGGGGATGCTCATGCAACGGACCCAGAACGGCAATTATCGAAATTAGTAAATCCTGGCAGAGATAGAAAAGCGAATGGCTATCCATCTTTACAGGAAATTAGAGATAGAGAACTAGAAGAAAAGTACGAAAAAGAAGCATGGGAGGATTATTACGCTTCACAGCGAAGTGAGTATGAAGAAGATTGGTAAGATGGCGACGTAGGCAATTAGCAGACCACTTAGACTTAGAATCTGAGATGCTGTCAGTGCAAATCTGACCGTCGCTACTCTATGGCAACGTAGGCAATTGGCAGACCACTTTCTTTCAAAAAGAGAGATGCTATGGGTTCGACTCCCATCGTTGCTACTTATGCATAAAAATTACTATGACCACGACGAGTCAGAATTAGATTACAAAAGACATATTTCAAACATTTCTTACAGGTTTGGATTTAATGTCATCTATAATGATGATGAAGTGTTGAAAGAAGAAAACGGTAAAATAACTCTGATTGTGAATACAGATGAAACACCACGCAATACACTATGTTGGAAAGCATGGTTGAAGTTGAGTGAAGAATACGGGTATTCTGGAATTTGGAAAGATAAATGAAAAAAGCAACATATACATTTAGAAATAATGGGGAAACTTTTAAATTCGACCTATGCACCCATGCTGCATGGATGTTGTTGGATGGAATACGGATATATTTAAGGCTAATTAAAAGACTGTATAGAAATAAAATTGAGCAGGCTGACTACTGTTTTATGATGGCATGTACGGCTCATGATGAAGCCGTTCGACTTAAAAAGTGGGCTGTTAAGAATAAGATGCAAAACATCAACATAAGTAATCTCGACTACTTAATTGAAGAAATTATCAAAATGAGAGAAAAGTTTCGTAGAATATCAGAGAAGAAAATATGGAAGGGTGCATTCAGTAAGAAGCGGTAAGAACTGGTAGACTCATACTATAATAGAGTATGAGCAAGTATACCAGAGAATTATTAGAGCCGCTAGTGAAAGAATGTGTTTCAGTTGCGGAAGTTTTGAGAAAGTTGAACAAACGACAAACTGGTAGTATAGCTACCCACTTATCTAAAACAATCAAGAAGCTTCAAATAGATACAAGTCATTTTTTGGGACAAGCATCAAATTGTGGCAAAAATCATAAAGGTGGACCAGATAAGAAGAAATGGCAAGATGTATTGATTATCATAAAAAAGGATAGAAGAGAAAAAGCTTTTGTTTTAAGACGTGCGTTAATTGAGTATGGAAAACCATATTTGTGTGAAGCGTGTGGGCAGAAACCAGAGTGGTATGGAAAGATTTTGATACTACAAATAAACCACAAAAACGGAAATTGGCAGGACAACAGACCAGATAATTTAGAATTTTTATGTCCTAATTGTCATTCTGTAACCGAAGGGTGGTCTAACAATCAAGGCAATACGGAAGTAACTTTCAGAAAAACCAAAAAAAGGTCATGTGGCGGAAAGGCATACGCGCTTGTTTGAGGTACAAGTCCCGTAAGGGGTGCAGGTTCGAATCCTGTCATGACCACTCTTAAAAAAGGAAGTTAATGTTAAATCCAACAATGGACTATTTTCTTATTCGGCAAGCACTTGATAGTCCAGCAACAAAACGTTATAATAATCCACCAATCACGCCAGAAATGGTTGGTCAAGTAGCACTGATGGGATTAGGTGTATTTTTAATAGGGTTGGTAATTTGGTATTTTTGCAAAGATAAATAAGGATAGTTTGGTACATGGGCAAGTCCGCTCGGTTGGAAGCCGAGTACACCTGAAAGGGTGTGGCGAGTTCGACTCTCGCACTATCCGCTTTATGAGTAAAGAAGATTATTGGGTAGAGAAGATTAAGGGAGATTGGTGGTGTGTATACCACGAATCTATGGAAAAACCACTAGCTTGTTTCCCAAAGAAAAAACAAGCAGTCGCTTTTATGAACAAAGAAATTTCCAAGCACGGGCTATATGAGTAAAACAGTTTATTATCGTCAATGCAAGATGCGTAAAAAGCATTCTGAAACATCTTACTCTGAACAAGTAAGTTATATTCCAGAAGAATTCGCAGTAATGAACAAGGTTCTGAAACTGCGAGAACATGGAGAATGGGATGACGGCTGGACAGTTGTTGGAGTAAGCTCCGACCGTCACGCAGACGAAGATATCCCAGACTACCACCAGCAAATTAAAAATCATCGTAAAGCAACTGGCGATTCACAAAGGAAGTAATATGTGCTTTTATTATGACGAATATGCTGAACTTTACAGGGAGCGAGAAGTAAAGGCCCGCAAAGAGCATAAGTGTGCTGAATGTTATCGTAGGATTTCGATAGGCGAAACTTATCAATACATTTTCGGCGTATTTCAAGGTGATGCTTTTACTTACAAGATTTGTTCGGGGTGCCAAGCTTTAAGGACTAAAATACATGATATTGAAATGAGTCATGGGTGTCGTGAGCATGAGGCTTGGCCACCATTAGGAGAATTAAGGGATTATTTAAAGGAATATGGTTTAGCTGTGGCGAATATATAATATGCTCGCCTGAATAAAGGAGTATCATGGATAAGCGTGAATATCGACAACTAAAAAGAACTTTAAAAAAAGAAGGTAACAAAAGGGCACGAAAGAAACTGAAAAATGACCTGCGAGACAACCCTGAAGAAGCACATTGGGCAGAAGTCGATTATGGCAACTGCAAGACGGAAGATATGAAAAAGTATAGTAGGGAACCTAAAGATGAACATCGGCCTATTTGATATGGACGGCAGCTTAGCTGATTACGAAGGGCAGTTGCGAAATGATATCCGCAAGTTAGTCAGCGAAAGCGACTTGAAGCGTTTTGATGAACTTGGTATGTGGCAAGCAGATGAACAAGAGCCTTTCAAGGCACTAATTCGTCTGCTAAAGAAACAGCCCTGTTGGTGGAGGAATCTACCTGTTCTAAGGAACGGAATGTTGATTTTCAACCTATCAAAAGAGATAGGTTTTAAGAATCATATTCTTACTAAAGGACCAAAACGCTATCCAAGAGCATGGAAAGAAAAGGTTGAATGGTGTCAAGAACATCTGGGCGAATTGATTGACATTCATATCACTTCAAATAAATCAATGGTTTATGGGAAGTTTCTTTATGACGATTTCCCAGATTACATGGATATTTGGTTGAAGGCAAGACCCCGTGGTTTAGGTATCATGCCTGTGAATGATACAAATAAGGATTATAGTCATCCTAGAGTAATTAAGTGGGATGGAACAAACTATGATGAAGTAAAGGAAGCATTAGAGGGTTGTTACAAACGTGACAACTGTAGAAAGTAAGGTTGGCCAAGTGGCGGAACGGTATACGCGGCGCACTCAAAATGCGCTGTCCTTACGGGCATGTGGGTTCGACTCCCACCTTGGCTACTATGCGAAACCATTGGGTAGATAAGAAGACCGAAAAAAAGATTGATCGCATCATAGAGAATTTTGATTTTGCAATAGTGCGAAAAGCTATCAAATTACTTGATTTACCATATCGCATTGCAGACCTAGAAGAACATGCCAGATATCTTTTACGAAAAGTGGCATACGAAGACGATTGGGGTTGGTTCGGTGTGGATATTGGCTGTGGGCTAACTGCTGAAAAATTACCCAATAATGAATTGGTGCTACATTTTGCAATAGAACTAAACCAAAGCGGAGTTTAATCACTCAATCTTTTTCGCCTTATGTAAATTCTGAAGATTAACAGCTTTAGGACTCCACATAGCGATACCATAACGAATTAATTTAGTACCATCTGCTTCTTCATCGTGCCAACGCTCCATGAATTCTTCATTGGGTAAGAAGCCACGATGACCTTTGATGGATGGGTCCATAAAGTAGATTTTGTCCTTGGTATACCCAATAGCGACTACATAATGGCCACTATGGTCATTCTTGGTGTACTTTTTCTCGTCACCCCAAGCTTGAATTGAACAAATAACAGGAATTCCTTCGTCAAGATACTCATGTAGATTGTTGATGGACATTTTAGACTTGGACCTGACGGTTAAGCCTAATTCACGGGCTACACGAATGATTTCTTTGGGATGTGTGCCGTTGTCGTGGGTGGTATTGCACCTGTCAATGTAAAACTTTTCGGTATTAGGCCCGACTTTGAAGTGAACGGCAATTGCTCGTAAAGCAGAGGCTCCACAAGAGAAATTTACAGGTTGTTTTGCTGAGGGCAGCTTGACTTTTATGTGTGATTTGGGTACATTATGTATCTCCATCAACCACCCCCTGAAGTTTAACATATAACCTATATATGTTCAGAGGGAGTTGATTTGCTAGACACATATAACAGTCAATTGGTGAAAATTTGCACTTTATAATTAATAATGATCCGAAATATCACAGGTTTTGTCAGGTGGTGGAAAAGTACATAAAGATGTACTCTAATGGAATTATAACTGAGCATGAGTTGTTGTATCAACTATCAGAGGTTTGCGTTCTCAAAGAAAATATTCAGGTGTCAGTCGTGGCGGGCAGTGAGGAACCGCTTCCAGGTGGGATTGTCTCCCCAGGCGAGGATTGCAGAACTAATGAAAAATGAACGCCAAGAAAAAAGAAAGCAATTAGGACTTTGTGCTAATTGCAGTAACGAAGCAGAAAAAGGAAAGACTACTTGCGTAGAATGCCAAAAGAGAAGTTTTAATAGAAAAAAATTGAAACTAGACAGTCTGAAGTCACAAGGAATATGTATTAAATGTTCTGTAAACCCGCAACAGAAAGGGTTTAGATGTATAGATTGTGTTGAAAAGGGTAGAAACACTAATAAGATTCGTGAAAATAAATATGTAGACTCAGGCAAATGTTTCAGGTGTGGGTGGCGAGATTTAATAGGTGTCTCAAAGTTTTGTTTAGAATGTTATTTAAAAGATATATCCAGAAGAATTTGGAGAACAACACAAAAATGGAAAGTTCTTCTAGATTTATTCCACAAACAGGATGGTTTATGCGTATATCTTAAATCCCCTATTCAATTGGGAGTGAACGCTTCAATCGACCACAAAATTGCAAAAAGTAAAGGTGGGTCTAATGAAATTGAAAATTTACAATGGGTGCATTTCAATGTCAATATGATGAAATGGGATTTAAATCAAGAAGATTTTCTAAAGTTAGTAATGCGAATTGCTGAAAACATAAATGAATTCACCGTGGCGGGTGGTGGGTTGGCAGGAGCTAAAACGCGATTTCCGCAAACGAAGGACTGGTCGAGTGAGTGGTGATACGATCCTCCTTTACTCATGGATGAGTAAGTGGCTCATGGTGGAAAACGGAGCATGGTTGGGCGAGAGACAAACCAACTACATGACTCGACACAAACCCCAGAGGCGAAGTTCATCTAGCTAAGACAACCAGAAAGAGCGGCGGATACTCTAATCGGCGGTATCAAAAGGCGTGATTCCTGCTAGTCGATTGATGGCCAAGTGGCGGAATGGCAGACGCTAGGGACTATTGGTTAGACAGCCAAATGCAATAAAATCCCTTGCCCGTTAGGGCGTGTGGGTTCGACTCCCACCTTGGTCACTGAGGAAATAACTATGGAAGATTATTCAGGTTACGGCTGGATTAAAGTGAGACGCTATGTAGACGATCCTACACTTACATGGGAAGAACGCTACGCACGTCTCGACTCCCATCACATGAAAGAGACGACATTTCTAATCAATAAAGTCAGAGAACTAGCCAAAGAATTAAACGAAATTAAAGGAACGATATGCAAAGAACCGAATTGACTGATGGCGGTTATTTATTATATCAACCAGATTTTTATGTTGTGAAGATTGCTGACAAGCTTTACAACTACTTACTTGACAACAGTATCCCCTGGAAACAGGAAACATTTGTTTGGGGTAAATTCCCCAGACTTACGGCCTATTACGCTGATGAAGGGGTTAAATACCAATATTCTGGCGTGACTCATGAGGCAATAGGTTGGCCACCATTCCTTTCCGCAGTTAAAGAACGAATCCAAGAAGTAATTGGTGAAAAATTCAACAGTCTATTGTTGAACTTCTATAGAGACGGTTCTGACTCCATTAGCTGGCATTCTGACGATGAAAAAGAACTAGGAACCAATCCAACTGTGGCTTCACTTTCTTTGGGTGGTGAGCGTGTCTTTCAAATCAGGCATAAAACCACGAAAGAAAAGCAGAGTATGATTTTGAATCATGGTAGTTTGATAGTGATGGGTGGTACGATGCAACATTATTGGCAGCATTGTGTGCCAAAAACAACCAAGCCTGTTGCTGCTCGTATCAACCTTACATTTAGGAATATTCTATGACACCCTACAAAGAAGCTTGTCAAGTCGCCAAAGAAACTAAATTTACAGCTTATGACTTTCATCCAAATGATTTAGTAGTGGTGGTGCATGAAGAAGGCACGCAGTTAATGTTTCGTAGTGCTTTTCTGAAAGAATGGAAGGATTATGTATTCATTTTCACAGAACATCACGGAACATTAGTATATCATAAAACCGATCTTTATTCTTATGACCAGTATACTGAAAAGACTATAGATAAGTTAGAAGGAACTGGTTATGTAGAAAAATGTGAATTCTGCCATAAAGAATTCAAGGTTGAAGACCTTGAATATGGCACTCATCCCGATCATAATCTTTACAATCTTTCAGAATACTTTTTCTTTTGCAAAGATTGTAAAGAAGTCGAAACATGTCAGTATAAAGACTTATGGAAGTCATTGAACAAAACAGGAGCTTATAACTCAGAAAAAGGTTGCCAGGAACCTTGGGGGTTTACTTGGGGACATTCAGACCTGGAACATATCAAAAAGGCTTGTGCAACAATTCTAACTGACGTAGATTTATGGTTAGACACTCCAAATTCGCAGTTCTCCAAAACACCAAGAGAAGTTATTGAAGATGGTGATTATGAAGAAATCTATCTTGCTATGTATCGTGTGGGTGTTGGAGAGTTTAGTTGATGTAAATTTATAGAACATTTCTAAATACTTTAAATGAAATTCTTTGAAGTAAGTGAATTGGTTAAAAAGACACCGTTACCCAGGACGAAATTACAATGGGAATATAATGATGATACGTTCAAATCTTGGTTAATGTCTGAGATTACCAGTAAATTGGCAAGAGAATTGGATCAATGGCACAGAGATAACGCCGAAGAATTGCCATTTGATGATTTATTTAAGGGAAAACATGTATCACAAAGAGAAAAAGATGATGAAACAATATCCGAGATTCATCCAGTCACTAGAAGAGTAGTCCCTTTCACTGTAGCCCCAGAAGCAGTATCAATTCTAAACAAAATTCATCAGAATGGGTGGGTATTAGATTTAAACGATGGCACTGTAACTATACCCAAAAAGGGGCAAGAAGCCAACTATCGAAAGATGCGTTTGGGCAAAGTTGTATTAGATAAGAAATCACCATTTACTGAAGAAGAAAAAAAATGGTGGATAGGCAGTGGCAACCCCATACCTGAATTAGAAGCTACAAAAAATAAAGAAGATTATGCAATCGTCGTATCCCGCAATCCAATCGACATAGTGCGTATGTCAGATCATGATGGTTGGACTTCCTGCCATGCACCTAGCCGTGAATATTTCCAATGTGCAGTATCTGACGCTAAAGGAGCAGGTGCGGTTGCTTATGTGGTAAAGAAAGAGGACTTAAATAAAGTAGATTTACAAGACCCAGAAATATTTGGGGATAGTAAAAGAGGCGTACCTGGCGTAAAGCCTGTTTCTAGACTTCGTTTAAGAAAGTTCGTACACAAGAAAGAGGGTTACGATTTAGCTGTGCCCGAAGACAGAATGTATGGCAAGCAATTCCCTGGAATGGTAGAAAGTCTAAGAGATTGGGCATTGAAATCTCAACAAGGCAAGCTAAAAGGTCAGCGTCCAAGTATGGATGAATTCGAGCTTATGGGTGGAAGTTATCAGGATACATTGGGAAGTGAGTTGTTCAATCACTTATTTGGCGATGATTTGGATAGTGGTGAAGCTGAGTATGGTGGTGAGGACGAACATCATAGAATGGCTGAACAAATGCAGAATGAAGTCGATAGAATCGAAAGAGAATACCAGAATAAGTTCAAGATATGTTCTTTCTATGCAACTGTTGAAGATGCAGATGGTCATCCATATGTTCATTATAGTGGAACAGTTGGTTTATCTATACCAGATGAATTGATGGTTAATCCTGGTCCAAGGACAATGGGTGATTCAGATGAGCCTGGTTTTTGGGATAAGAGAAGAAAAATCCACGATGCTATTAAACAATGGGCAAGAGACAACGATATTTATGGCATCAATGATATAGACATTAGTGGTGGCGATGTAAGAATTGATCTTTATGATGAAGGTGGAAATAATGATCCAGATTCATTTAGAAGCTTTTTAGCTAATGAATTAACTGATATTGATGAAAACAGAGACAAATTAAACGCTGGCATATACAATTTGTTCATACAGTTAGGTTTGGCAAAGCAAAACAAGGTAAATTATATTTCCAATAATTGGGACGAACATCCTCACCAATTCCAGAACTTTACTTGGGAGGGGGAAGAACCTGCGGTAATGGTATCAATTAAACAGCCTATTTTCTTACCAGAACCACCGCATTCAGCTACGGCTGGATATCAACATGAATATGGGTATTGGCAAGAACAATTTAAAAAAACCCTCATGGAGCAATTAACAGCATGGGGTGATAAGATTTTTGCTGCAAGACAAGCACAAGGAAGTTTATTCCAAGACCCAGAGTTCAAGTATAAGCCAAAACCTCCTTTCAGCAAGGAATTCAGGATTAAGCCAGAAATTAGGCTTGCTCCACAAGCATCTGGCACTGATCCTGCTAAACTGCAAAATATGGAAATGCATATGAATCTTAACTTTGAGCCATTCTCAAAGGATGAGGATGTAAACGATGCGATAGATTTCATATCTTTCTTGGACAAGAACTATCAGAAGTTTGTAGCACTGGTGCATCAGGTTTATTATAAATGGACTGGTAATTGGGGTAAACCACGTCAATGAGTGTAACTATAGAGGAATTGAATCTATGTAATGGGCGTTTAGTATTTGCTGTTGATGAAGAGGATCAACAGTACATAGGGATTCTGTACTATAAGCCAGAAAATGGTGAGTTTTCTGTGGAAATTTGGGAAGATTCATGTTGTTATGCAACGATCATGACTCCCGATGACCTCTATTTTCTCACCTGTGAATTCGCTTGACAATTTGTGTTTTTATGCTATATATTAGGAAGATGAAATACACGAAGGAGTTACTTGAGCCAATTGCAAAAGAAAGTTCGTCAGTAGCTCAAGTAATAAAAAAATTGGGGTTGAAGCAGACTGGTGGTACTCATAATTACATTTCAAAAAAGTTGAAAATTTTTGAAATTGATGTTGAACACTTCACTGGAAAAGCTTCCAATTGTGGGCATAAACATAAAGGTGGGCCTTCAAAAAAACCTTGGCAAGAAATACTAGTCTTAAAGGAAAACGGGGAGAGAGGAAGATCATTTGTTTTAAGACGGGCATTAATTGAATCTGGAATAGAGTATAAATGCAAAGGTTGCGGTATTGACAAGTGGTTGGGAAAAATTATAATTTTAGAAGTTCACCACAAAAACGGAAATTATCTGGATAATAGGACAGAAAATATCACATTTTTATGTCCAAATTGTCACAGTCAAACTCCCAAACACTGCGGGAGTAAAGGTTATACAGATATAACCAGTAATGCTAAATCGCACAGAGAAAGAAGAAAGGGCCAAGTGATGAAACGGTATACATGTGGGTTTTAGAAGCCCATGCCCGTAAGGGCGTGCGGGTTCGAGTCCCGCCTTGGCCACTATGCATAACAAATTCTTAGAAGAACTAGAAGAAAAGTGGAAAAATAGCGGTTTACTAGAGGGTATGGTAAATATGATCGCAGCCAAACCGCTATTTTATTAGAATCCGTAGCCCTAAGAAATGAGTTCGTAGGAACAGATGAAGAGTATCAAGAATACTTGAAAGCTTTCCATGAAAAACACAAATAAGTTACTGCTGGCAATCTCAGCCTGTGCTTTGTTGTTTGTTAGTGCAACATCCATTGCCTGGCAGGTAAACAATCCAAAAGCCAACAGTATGACTTATTGGACTCACTTTTCGGATGCAATACAATTTAAAAAGTTAGATAAATTTCAATGATTTCGCTTAGGATTTTATCATTTATATTAGGAATGACTTTTTTAGCGTTCCTTGAAGCTCACTTATTTTGTCTTATACACCTTCGCATACCATCACCAAATATAGTAGCCAATGGTATTGGACTCACTCTATTAATTCTTATGTTAACATGTTATGCCTCAGTATTGGCAGATGCGGATTCAGTACAAACAGATCAAAGACTTAAAGAATTAATAAGGGACCAAGGAACCATAGCTGCAATAAAGTATTACCGTCTTGCTAAAGGATGCAGTCTAAAAACAGCTATGGAATACGTTGACTCTCTCAAGCCTTTGCCTCCTAACTCTAAGTCAAAAACACTTTGTCCTTATTGTGGAGTTTTGTTAAGAACAGACTTGGCAAAACAATGTTTTGAATGTGGAAAGGATTGGCACTAATGGAAATTCATGGGTCTGATATATTTTTTGAAAACGTTCAATGTGAAATTACAGAAGATTTAATCGTCCCTGTAATCAAGAAGTATTGGCCTGACGTGATTTATGAAAAGATAATTGAGGATGGTGTTGTCCACCTTTTCATACATCCTAACAAGATCGCAGAAGCTGCTTGGGATGATGAAGGGTGGTCTGAAGAAAACGATACCACATTGATTTATGTGATTTGGGATGCAGCCAAACATCAATTAACTTTCGTTATTGATGATAACAAGGCAAACAAGTTTATCGTGGACGACATTAAAAACACAATAGGGTTCTAAATACCTGAAGGTGATTTATGAGAACAAATAACAGAACAATCCGTGGGTGCGAGAAGCATAAGTTTTTCTCTCACTACGGAGGTTATGATGAAAAGGTGGCACGAAGAGTATAACATCTTCTATCGTCAATGGAAGATACATCGCAAATCCCATGTTGATTTCAACAAGGACCGCAGCGGTTATCGTGTGGGCAAAGACCCATACGAAGTCGATTGTGAATGCGATGAACAGGTAGGACGTTTTAGGAAGAAAGACGCCTGGGATTGCGGTAATCCTCAGTGTGGTATTTGTCATCAGGACAAGTTTCCAAAACGTCAGTTGACAAACAAGGAAATAAGGTCTAATATTTCCTTGAAAGAACAGAAGAATGACTATAAGTCAAGCATTAGATAAAATAGACACTTTGACTCAATCTCAACTTGTGCATATGGAACAACTATGCCAAGTTGAGATTGATAACTACTTGATTTGTATAGAAAACTATCCACCCGAAAGGATGGAAAAGTACGGAAAGCCTTATTTAGCTCTGTTGAAAGAGAAAAAGAAAGCTTTTACAGGCCGAATAGTCTAACGGTACGACGGTAGAATTACGTTATGTGGCTTTGGCTGAAAATGCCGATATTATAGTTTCCATATACCCTCTAATCTACAGGTGGTGGGTTCAATTCCCCCTTCGGCCAATGAATATTGATTACATCATATACAGGTTCAGTTTTGCCACCGCAATGTTCTTCAGTTATGTCGTAATGACATGGCAAAACATATGGCCTAATAATTGGATTATGATAAGTGTGATGTTCTTCACAATCGGTGCATTGATGAAGGCACTCGCAGCATATTATACTTTTAATAAGGAACATCCCAATGGAAGTAACTCCACATGAAGGTGGTTGTTGGTATTGTCGCAAGAATACAGATATATTAGCATTCTCCTTTGAATTCGACACTTATTTTCATCCCAAGTGCCTGGAGAAAAGATTGGCCGACAATCCCAAGGATATTGAGGCTAAGATAATGATGAGGGAATATCAATACGATTAATGTCTGTTGACAACAAACGCTACATTTCCACTCTTATCTTTGTAGAAATGGACACCTCTTCCTGCTTCCATAGCTCGAATGGAACTCTGTTGTAGAGGTATCTCGCCAGTTTTGATTTTGGCATTTATTTTACCTATTAAGTCCAAATCTGGAAGATTTTTCAGGGTGCCAGTAGCTGGCATTCCTGGCAAACGGCTCAAATAAGTCCTAATAGCATTCTCCACACTCGCCATATCTTGATATGGTGCAACTCTTTGCTGCGCATATGGCTTCTGTTGCTGTGCAGCAGTAGGGGCTGTGGTCTGTGCTAGATTAGGTGCGGCCTTATAGTTAGGATTCTGCATTTTCCAGAATCTTCTCCAACTTGGGTTAGCCCAATCTTCAGGTCTAACAATAGGCTGGCCTGTTTTTGGATCAGTAGGTACAGGTTCGTCGGCCACTTCATCTTCCATAAAGTTCTTAAAACTTAACATGCAGTTATATATAATAACATATGAGATTTTTCGAAGCAATAGATATGTTAAAAACCAAGGGTGATTACAAGGTGCTTGGCCTAGATCATCTAGGGTTCAGCAAGGAAATCTGGTCTGGCAATGATTTTGAGGAAGCTAAAAAGATCGCATGGGACGCCAAAAACAGGTTTTATGACACAACAATCAAGTATAAAGGACAAGAAATTCCTAAAGCTGGAAGATTAACACCTCGACCGCCTTACAAGTTTTAGTCACGACTAGGAATCGGCCAATCCATCAAACCAAGGGTAAATAACCAATCAAACATCGCAGTATAATAAACCACAGTAATCAAAAACATAGAAAATAGATAATAATTGTTATGCCTGTAACGATAGCTTATCAGGAAATAAAGATAGGTGGCTACCCGACTAAGCCATACAGAGTGGTATATACCAAACTTTTTAATACACAGTTGCATCAGGGGAAAAGTTTCATTTTCCCATTGATTTCCAATGTAATGTATGGTAAGCTCCATGTCGATTGTATGAATTGCGATCAAAAGAAGCAAAAATGTCCAGAAAAGAAAAGTTTTCATCACCTATATAAGAATAAGGAGAGTGCAAAATGAGCAAGAAAACAAAAAATGCAATGAATCTCACACCTCAAATCCCACAGGTTTGTCTTTGACAATTCGTCTGAAATCATATTAGAAATTCAGTTCGGTACGGGTGGAGAAGACAGCAAACTTTTCACCTACGATTTATTCTCAGCCTACACGAAATACGCAGAACGTAACGGATTAAATGTGGAAATACTAAATTCCGAAAACGGCCATATCGTTGCGCAAATCAAAGGCGAGAAAGCGGGCCAGCTTTTCAAAAACGAAACTGGCAAACATATAGTCCAAAGAGTTCCACCTACCGAAACCAAAGGCAGAAGACAAACTTCTGTTATTTCAGTAGCTATACTGCCTATACCGCCCGATAATAAGTATAAGCCATTGCCAGATCATGAGTTAGAGATTATAGCTCAATGCGGTAGTGGTCCAGGTGGGCAGCATCAGAATAAGTCAGCCACAACTATAAGAATGAAGCATTTGCCAACGGGCTTATCAGTTCATATAGTTGGAAGGTCGCAATTAGCCAATAAGAGAGAAGCTTTGAGGATATTGACTACTAAGGTTAATGAACGATTTATAACTGATGAGAATGAAAAGCATAATTATTTGAGGAAGAAGACTTTAGGGGATGGTGCGCGTGGTGATAAAATAAGGACTTATAACTTTATTGACTCCCGTGCCACGGACCACAGGTTTAATATAAAGACTGGTAATATTAAGGCTGTAATGCGTGGCGATATAGATTTGCTATACCCTAAAGATGAAGAAGTAAAGGTGGAACCTAAACATATCACAGATAAAAGGTGTGTAGAACTCAGTAAGGATCAAAGCTCTATAACACCTGAAGAGGAGAAGCATTTATATGGTGAGTGTGATTGGTGTTTGGAGTATGTTTTAAATGGCATAAAACCAAAAATGGATTAATAAGTCCTAAATATGGTAGTATGATAAACTACTGGATAGTTAGGGCTGAAGAAATAATTGAAAAAGAAGTGGTTTTGATTAAAAACTCTGGGGAGACGAGGATGTGGTTTGATCGCATGTCTTCGTCTATCCCCATTATTTATCCAGCCGTAAAACCATCACATCCTGAAGATTTCACGCCTAGAGTGGGCACAGCACACCATCTAAGATTAACTAGACATGGTATAGAAGCAGTCTTGAAATCACAGAGAAGGTATCAGAGACTTAATTTCTATATTTTGCATGATAAGATTAATCAGCCTAAAGAACCTTTCTGGGTAGTTTTTTACAAAAATTGAATAAATAACATGTATGTTAGAATTTGCTCAATGGATGGAAGCGGCACAAAATTGGAAAGCCAAGAAAAAGGAAATTATTCCTTTTTGGCAATCTTTGCCAAGCAATTCGCCACTGATACCATATAATATAGTGCCGAAAGGTCATCAAGGCTCTACACACGCATACGACGGAATACGCATTACTGGAAGTCGTCAATTTGTGAATTCTGCAATATCGAGACTTAAGGACATGTTGAATTACGAATCGGATCAGACAAAATTGCACTTGCTTTATCGACAACAAGTTGATAAAAATACTGAAAGTCCGCTTCCGAACTCGTTCGTTTTCTATGTACAGGTTAAAGAAAGAGCCAAGAAACAGTGATATGACATACGACAAATTAGTAAAATTGGAGAAGCAGTATAAAGATTGGCTTTCTAAAAAGCCGTTCTTTGTCAGCACTAAGGTTGATTCGCTTGATAATAAAAATTGGGCAATTTGCATAAACTACAAAAAGGGAATGACCATTGCAACGAAGAAAGAAATAGCGACCGAAATGGGTGATATTCCTCTTAGATTTAACCAAATTGCGGAGTAATTCATGCTTCTGAATCCTACGCTGTCCAACTATGACGTGGATAATCTCACAAGATCAATCAAGAGCGATCTTGATTGTGGAAATCTGAAAGTCTACAAGCCAAACGAAAAAAAAGAAGACTGGACTGTGGAAATGAAGTCCATAGGAGGCGAAAAGGTGCTTTCCTATTTGCAAAAAACCGTAGAGCATTTGTTAAATAATGCTTTCAAAGAAGGTTGTAAATGTGGTAAAGGTGGCTTTTCACCAATGCCTTGACAACAGAAAATCCCGTGGTAGAATGATTTCGGTGTTACATTTTTTCTTTACTCATGGAGTAGTTTGATGAATCCTAATTTTTATTCCCACATGTTGAATATGTTTATCTATAGCCTCAGTGCTATGGCACTCATGTTCTTTGGCTTCAAATTGTTTGATTGGGTCACGCCCTGGATGGATTTTAAGAAGGATTTGGTAGAAGATAAGAACGTAGCGGTGGCTATTGTTATTGGTTCCTTTGTCTTGGGTATTGCTATAGTCATTGCAGCAGTTCTGTCTACCCCCTGATGGTTTAGCTAACGGGAGGGTAATTAAATGAATAAGACTACAAAATCTATTGTCCTAGTATTAATTTCATCTGCCTTAGTATTTGGTGGATGGGGCACGCCACTTTGTTTCATCAATCGTGGCAGTCAAGTCGCTACCACAGGTGCTGTTGGCGGCACAGGTGGAACGGGTGGGGCGGGCGGTGCAGGTGGCGCAGGAGGAAGTAGCGGCGGTGGCTCACACTGGCCAAGCTTCTTCTACTTCGGCGGATGGGGTGGCACCAACAATTATTATGGTGGTGGAAGCAGCAGTAGCAGTTCTTCTAGTAGTGGTGGTAGTCACAGCGGTAGTGGTTACTCTGGCGGGTCTTCCTCTGGCGGTAAAAGTGGTGGTAGTCACAGCGGTAGTGGTTACTCTGGCGGGTCTTCCTCTGGCGGTAAAAGCGGTGGAAGCAGCAGTGGTAGCTCCGTAGGTCGTGGTGGCTTTGGTGGATTTGGTGGCAGCAGTAGTGCAGGTAGCTAAAACTATGGAAAGAATTAAAACTACTCCTCGAAAAGACTGGCAAAAGATAGTGGAGTCCCAAGGACTTTATTATCATACTTTGCCCAATCATCAACCAGCATTTGACCCAACAAAGCCAGAAAACACAAATGTAGAAGAAAAAGAACGGGTTTATTGGGACGAAAGTGCATATTATCAATTCTCATCCAGAGAAGTAGATGAAATTGAAGAATGTACTTATTGGCTCAACAAAATCTGTTTAGAAGCCGTTGACTACATTATCGAAAACGATCTTTTCGAAAAAGTAGGTGTTCCAGCTTCTCATATCGAATGGGTCAAGCAAAGTTGGGACCGAGACGAACATACCATATATGGTAGATTCGACCTTTGGTACAACGGCGACGAACCTCCAAAGCTTCTTGAATATAATGCTGATACACCAACTGGCTTATTGGAAGCTTCAGTTGCACAGTGGCATTGGATGAAAGATACTTTGGAATTCTCCGACCAATATAACAGTATCCACGAAAAACTGATTGAAATCTTCAAGACTTTGAAGGACAAGTGGGAAGGTAGATTCTACTTTGCTGCTTTAGCTCAGAACCTTGAAGATTTCATGACGGTGAGTTATCTCCGTGATGTAGCAATACAAGCGGGCTGGGATACTGAATATATCAATGTTGAAGATATTGGTTGGGACAGCAACAGAGAAAGATTCGTTGACAATAAAGAACGAATGATCTTTAACTGTTTCAAGCTGTATCCTTGGGAATGGATGCTTAAGGAAGAGTTCGGCCAGCATTTATTAAAGAACAGATGCCGTTGGCTAGAAGCTCCTTGGAAAACTCTTTTGAGCAACAAGGGTCTGCTCGCCATCCTTTCGGAACTCTATCCGAAAAGCGAGTATTTGTTAAAAGCTTCTCTTGAGCCTCTTAGCTGCAAATACATCAAGAAAACGATGCATGGCAGGGAAGGTGCAAACGTAGAAGTTATTGATAAGGGCAGCACTCTTATCAAGACGGAAGGTCCATACAAGGGGCCGTTTGTCTATCAAGAGTTCAAGGAACTGCCAAACTTTGACGGTAACTATCCTGTTATTGGCAGTTGGATGGTGAATGGTTTTGCTTGTGGAATTGGTATCAGGGAAGATGTGAATCCTATTACTCAGAACACAAGCAGGTTTGTGCCACACGTTTTCTCTTAATATGTTCGATGACTCGTAAAATAATAGATTTTATCTACCTAGTTAGCGGTACAAAATTTTACTTGGAATGGTTGTTAATTACTAATCCAACTTCCAAGAATCCGTTAATTAGGCTTTTTTGGGGACACATGAAAGAGGGCTACACAGCAAAGTCCCCAAAAATGCGGTTGGCACAGGCTTATTCATTAGGTTTTTTGCATCTTTTTATGGGGATTTCGTTCTGGACAATTGACCTGATAAACATTCTTGTAAATTTTTACCCTGTTTTGGTACAGATTTATATTGGATATCGGTGTCACTGTGTTATAATAAGACGAGCCTACAATAAAAGCAAGCGGTGCTGTGAGGCACCGCTTGCTTCTTATAGGAGGTAAGCGACCGACAAGCTAATATAGTAAGCGATTGTAAATTTATGACAAGTTGCAAATTCAATAAAAAAAGTTTACTCACCGTTAGGTGGAACCCTGCTAAAAAGAAAGATGAAGAATACGTTGCCAAACATCCAATTATGCATATTAACAATATATGCGAATTCGATGAAGGCGTTACCCTGAAAACCATAATGAATGTGGTCGCCAGTGATGAATTGCTGACCAAAGTGGTGGCCTTTTACTCCTCAGTCAACAACATAGAAGATTTTCACAAGGAAGTGAATAAAAAATGTACAAATAAGGCTAAAGAAGTAGATTATTTGGAAATTTACAGGTCTGGGCAGATTTACGATGGTGAAATGTCTGTCTGGACTGATTGGCACGGAGTAAATACCAAGGAAAAATGCGAACATTGTGGAAAAAAGGACTGGCCAGATCATGGACATTACATATCCTACTCCTATACTCCTGTAAATGAAGTTGCCCATTTACCAATCCGACTCAATGAAAGATTCATTCTGCGAGAAGACTATGAAAAGGTTGTATTAGATGTAAACCAGAAGTTTACGTTGATTGAAGTGTTAAATGCGATTTACTACGATATTTCTTTTCATGGTGGCCCTAAAGATCGAGATAAGTTTCTCGATGAAACAAACGAACAAGTCAAAAAGATTAAAAAGGAGTTGTAAAATGTGCATTTTCAGTGGCAAGGTCGAAGAAGTTGGTGATACCAAGATTTTTGCCAGACTTAAAGACGAATTGCAGTATCTTGTGTACGAAATGAGCGTGCAAGCACAAAAAGACGTGGCGATGATCCTGCCGCTTCCTGTATCCTCTCATGCAGAAGATGCAGTCAAGTTCATCAGTCTTGAAAAATATCCAAAGTTCTTCAAGGACATGGCCAAGAGTTTTGAGCGTGCAACCAAGAGCCTTGGGGCTAGGGGCATTGGTTGTGCCAGTTTTTCACCTTTGATTGTGCATGATGTTGGTGACTTTATTGCCTCATTCGTACCGAATCGTGCAAGCTTTTTACGGCTGGATCAGGTGTTCAGACTGCCTGATGAAGCTTGGAATGCTCTACCAGACTACAGCGAGTATGGATATGCTGTATTTCAATTAAAGCCTGGAAAAAAGCAAGACATTCATCCGATGGCATTCTCTTTCCCAACTCGCCATAATAACAAGTTATTCTTCCCCACCGTGCATTTGCATGATGGAAGATTCCATGAAACTGAAATTTTCGATCATACGATCTATTGGCAGGGCCAGCACGTTAAGAGTCCTAGATACGTTGAGAGAAGCAACGCAAACCTGAGACAATTCGTCAATGAAGAAAAGTCAAAGGGAATTGTTGCTGGTAGTGAACTTGGCTATCAGATGCATTACAATGGCAGATCACCTAACGAAGATATTCTCATAGAACTTGCTTAAACTAAAGACGGGGAAGCCAAAGGAATAATAGTCTCTGGCCAAACCTTACTTTGGTCATGTTTAACTGCTAACAGAAGTGAGATGAGTGCTGTATTATCATGTGCAGCAATCATTTCACTCCTGTTTTGAAGTAAAGTATTGCTGTAAACAGGACTTACGGCTTTTGAATGAGCGATAGTAATGTGTGGAATTCCGTTATTGATCGGTAATTTAGGGTTTGAGGAAACTGTCACAGCACAGCAATTGTCGTCGGACGCAAAATTTAGAACATGCAATTCAACTTTCTGCCCCATAAACTGTTGTAGAGCTTGCATATCTGCTGCTTGTGGTTTGAACTTAACGGTCATGTGATGGGCGCGAAAATTCCAATCTGTAGGGATATCTCTACCGTTTTGCTCCATAAACAGCTTTCTTGCTACACCAATCAGGTGATTTTGGCTAATTTTTTCAAGAACGCAGCCAATGTAAGCAAATTGTCTTGCATCAGGGGTCATTTGTTGCTCCATTTCAGTGAGCCAAATTGAGAATTTCATTTGCCTTATATAGGGTAGCACGGTTATAATGTTTCGTAAAGGAGAAATTTCTGTGAAGACTCTCCAAAGTAAAAGGGAAATTTCTATGAAGAACTTAGACCTTGTTAGGGTGCGGCACACCATGTTATTGGGTGTGCATAACCAAATGAAAAATTACCTTGAATGTCTCGAAAGGGGCTATCTTGGTAATATGACTGAAAAAGAAAAAGAATTTACAGATGAGTTGAAACAAACTATGTTAAAAATAGAAAATGCATGTTGGGATTATTTTGAAGAAGAAGGGAGAATACTAGGAGAATGATGTTTAACCTATTGCCACTTTTCACAGGATTGATGATAGCAATGTTTCCATTGGATGTTGATATCAAAATGGAACATAAAAACGATTATTATAATGTAGACACAATATGCAAGGTTACAAAAGCTGGAGACACCCACAACTACTTCTATTCCATCAAGAATAATGGTAAGTCTTCAGTAAAAGTTAAATGGGGGTTGCTGAACAAAGCATTGAATTTAGGCCAAGATGTGGATATGATGTGGGATATTGAGCCTGGTGAGATTATTAATTTTATGCTTGAGCATCCCGATCCACCACAAATGGTTGGCGAAAAATTACTAGCACATACAGTTGCTAAAGAGTTTAAACCGCCAAACTTACCTAAAGGCGTGAAATTGGATATGCCAAAAGCGAGTCTTTATCGTGTGGATGTAAGTTATGGGCAAGGTGCATTGCCCAAGAGTTTTATACCTGTTTTTCAAAGAAGGAATTAACAATGCCTTATATTAGATTAGCTGGAAGAAATCGTTTAGACAATGGTTTGCACGCTATGTTGCAATACATGCCTGTAGATGCTGGTGAATTGAATTATGTGTTAACAAGAATTTGTGACACATTTATTAATACAAAAGGTAAGAATTACCAAAACCTCAACGAAGTGGTTGGTGCAATTGAATGTGTAAAGCAAGAGCTTTACAGGCGTGTGATTGCGCCTTATGAGAATACAAAAATTGATGAAAATGGGGATGTTTATGGAATCATCACATCAAAGCCTAAAGCACCAGAGTTGCCAAAGTAATTGATTAGAAAATTCCTGAGAAGATTAATTAAGCAGGATGGTAAAAAATTACCATCCTGCTTTTTTTATTGGACTAATATATAAGGTATGGCAGTTACAGCAAAATGGATTTATACAGCCAATCAAGTGGTGACGATCACTATAGCAAGTTTAGCTAACTTTGGGTTAGCTGTATCTAATGCTATTGATAACTCGACAACTGGCTATATGTCAATGGATTTACAAATACAAGTAAGAACTGGTGCAACAGTTGCAACTGGAGGGTTATTTGACAGTGCAGGCATTGGTATTTATTTGTTAAGAACAACAGATGGAAGCACTTCTGGAGTATTTGACACTGTTTTAGGGCCAGGACAGTCAATTGTAAGTGCTGCCACCATAAAAGCAAATAATCCTGAATTGTTAACTGTGATTTACACTCCTGCAATTAACACCACTTACAGAGGGAGTGCCAGAATTGAGAATCTGCCAGCTATATTTAAATTCATGGTATACAATGCTACTGGTGGAGCATTAAACTCTACTGGTAGCAATCATTATATAAAATATGCTAGCAAACATTTACAAGTAGTCTAAGGAGGAGAATGCCAGTCGCCAAGCAAGTTTATACACCAAATCAGACAGTCACAATAACCTTAGCTAGTTTAGCTAATGGTAGTACAGCGGTATCTAATGTTATAGATAACTCTACTAATGGTTATTTATCAGCAGAATTTCAAATAAAAATAATGACTGGAACCGTGGCTGGTGTGCCAACTGTATCTGTTTACATTTTAAGATCGGTTGATGGTGGCACCGATTATGATGATTCCACCAACGTAAATAACCCAGAATTAATGAGACAGATTAGCACCCCAAGCTCTACAACCGCTTATACAAGTAGTGTAAGAGTAGAATCTCTACCACAATACTTCAAGATTATGGTTGTTAATAACACAGGCGGTGCATTAGATTCTACGGGCAGTAATCATTATGTTAAATATTGTGCTAAAACCATTCAAATTGCATAAAGGGGAATTGTGGCTGTAACAGGAGTACAAACTTATACATCAAATATTGATTTGAGCATCAATCTAAATGGTTTAGCCAATCTAGCCACTGCTGTATCTGATGCTTACGACAATAGTGTGACTGGATATATGACATTAGAGGTTCAGTTTACAGTAACAATTCCTATAGCTGCAACTGCTCCTACGAGTAGAACTCCATACGTTTATTTATATTTATTAAAAAGTGTAGACGGGGGTGTAACCTACGATGACCCTGATATCAATAATGCGGAATTGTTAAGGGTGCAATGGACAAGAGCCGCTGCAACCAATACAGCAAATCAATATATTGGTAGTGTATTAGTGGATTCAGTCCCACAATTTTTCAAGTTTATGGTTTATAATTTGACTGGAGATGTTATTTGCCTAGCACGTCCTAAAGCAATTACGAGTGGTACAGACGGCAATTTATGGATCAATGATGGGTTTGAACAAAGATTATGGAAGGTTACTACGGCAGGGGCAGTTTCTTGGTACAACAGTCAAGCCGATGTGACTTTTGGTTTAGGCCCACAAACTAATGTTACGTTAGGGGATATAACAGTTGGTTCTGATAGTAATTTATGGATTACAGATTTTTATAACTATAGAATTTGGGAGACTACAACTGTTCCTGCTTTCACAGATCATTCTCCAATTTCACCACAACCAAATGGCATATGCGACGGCACTGCCATAGATGGTAATTTATGGATGTGTGATAACCTTGGATACGTTTGGAAAATGACAACCGCAGGTGTTGCTACGCCTTATTTATTAGGCATTGCCGCCCCACTTTCAGGTATTTGTGCTGCTTCTGATGGTAACTTCTATGTTTGCGCTAGGGACGGTTATGTTTGGCAAGTGACGCCTTCTGGAACAGGCACTCCATATTTCATAGGGGGAATTTTCACAGGTATTGTTGACTATGCTGGTGATTTGTGGGTTGCTGATGCAACTGGTTTTGTGTGGCAAGTAACATACGGTGGGAGTGGAACTTCATATGCATTGACAGGTGGAACTCCAACAGGGATTTGTTTCAGTCCTTTTGATGGTAATTTATGGTTATGTGATACTGCTGCAAGCGGTCAAGTGTGGCAAGTAACAACAGTTGGTGTGGCAACGGCGTTTTCACTAGGCTCTCTCGCAATTCCAACAGGAATTTGTTATTTTGGTGATTTGTGGGTATCGGACCAACTTGGCAAAGTCTGGAAGGTGACACATGCTGGTACGCCTACATCCTATACCTTATCATTATCTAATTGTGAACCAATGGGTATTTGCGAAGGTCCATTTGATGGTAATTTATGGGTTGCAGATAAAGGTGGAGCATCATTTGGCAAAGTCTGGAAGGTCACAACTTTAGGCGTAGGCACGCCTTATTTTGTGATTACATCACCACTTAGTTCCCCAAGAGCAATTTCTAGAAGTTTAACAGACTTTAACTTATGGGTAGCAGACTTTAGAAATCATGGAATTAAGGTCACAACTGCTGGTGTTTCAACCGCATATAATCTAATTTCATTTTTAACCCCTAAAACTATATGCGAGGCATCTGATGGTAATTTATGGATGGCTGATGGACTTTCGGATTATGTGTGGAAAATAGATATCACTACTGGCGAGACAATATTTTATGTTCAACTCCCTAGTGCTGTTATATGGGACATTTGTAATGGCCCAGATGGTAATTTGTGGGTAGCTGACAATGCTAGTTTGGTATGGACTGTGGACGTTACAACTGGCGTGGCTACGTCTTATTCACTACCTTCTTCAACCCCTTACGGCATCTGTAGTGGTCCAGATGGTAATTTGTGGGTAGCTGACGGTGTGAGTGCAGTTTGGAAAGTCACAACTGCTGGAACGCCTACATCATATGCTGCTACTGGACTATTTCCTCGCGGTATTTGTGAAGGTCCAGATGGCCTTTTGTGGGTAACGGATGCAACTGATAAAGTATTTAAAATAACTACTGGCGGATCAATATCAGCTACCTATACTTTAACAGGAGCTAATCTAAACGACACTACAAACATTTGTGAAGGTCCAGACGGCAATTTGTGGGTTAATGATTATAACGGCAAAGTGTGGAAAGTAACTACCAGCGGAGTTGGAACATCTTACACGCTTAATGTTGACACAGTTATAACTATATCAGGTAAATATGATACTTATTCATAAGGAGGAAAATGCCATTAATTAGAGGAGCTAATGTAACATTTACCTCTGGCAATGATAACTGTTTGGATTTTGTTACAGACGGCACATACATCTACAATACCAGTGCGCCAGCAGCGGCAGCAGGTAGAGTAGTGAAGACTACTATTTCACCTTTTGCTCAAACTGCCGTCGCAACTCTTAGTAAAGAAAACACACTTGCTTGCACTGTTTTAGGTGGATATGTATTTACAACTCATTCGGATTTACCAATCACAGATGCTAACGCAGGCGTAGTCATTAAAACTGACACTTCTACCATGCTAGAAGTGACTCTCACAAATCTATGGTCGCCTGGCCCTGGTAGTCGAAGACAATCTGGAGCCATTTATAATGATGGCACTTTTCTTTATGTCGGTAGTAGCGCGTATAGCCCAACAGTAGGCGTTTGGGTAAATACTAAAACTACCCAAATGGACACAAGCTTCGGATCACAAACAGAAGTCACATTGCCAACAAAAGGTACTACATACTCACCGCATGTTGTAGACGGCGATGGAAGTCATGTTTATTTTGGTATAGATAGCGCTGATGGCGTTATAGAAGCAAATAATACTGTAGTTAAATTAAGTACAAGCCCGTATGCTTATGTCAGTAGTTTTGAAATTCCATATACAGTGGGAAGTTGGACTGGTTTTTGCTGTGTACCACCCAAACTATATGTTGGTGTTCAGCCACAAATAGGATTATCACCAGACTTAGATGCACCTGGCTGGGTATATCGTATTAACACTGCTGATATGACTTTAGATAGGATAGTTATTACACAAGACAGCGGTGTTGGTGGAATTCTATGTGCTAATGGTCTTTTGTATGTATCAAGTCTTACAGGTGGAACTTTATGTGTGTATGACTTGGGGACTTACGATAGAGTGGGCACTATACAATTTACTAGTGATGCTGGAGGTAGTGGCTCTGAGCAACCAACTATTGGTCTGTTTGGGCCTAATACCAATAACACAGTTATATATTGGGGATTATATGGAACTAGTCCTGGTGGTATTCAGCAAATAAAAAATGTTTATACGGGAGCAGCTGTTTCCACATATCCACAAACACAACAACCAACTGTTGGCAGCGGAGGTGTGCCTGGACCTAATTCGCCTAACATTCCATCAACTAAAAAAGATATTTCAGCAAGAACTGGTCAAACTGGTGGCGGTGGCAGCAACACTGGTGGCAATAACCCACCAGGCAGTACATCTACTGGCATTACGTCCACCAATGCTATATTACAAGCATCAGCGATGGGCGATCCACACTTCTACGGCTTTGAAGGAGAAAGTTGGTTCTTTAATGGAGACATAGGTGGCTGTTATAATCTGTTCTCAGATGAAGGAATTCAGATTAATTCGTTATTTAGATATTGGGAGACAAGTGGCGGCAATAATTTTACCGCTATGGAAGAAATTGGGGTGACAATAATCACTAGTAAAGTTCCTAAAATTAAAAACGCTAAAAAGAATTTGATTAAAAAAACCAAAGGTGAATCCATTAAAATTAAAATTACGGCAAATCATGGGGTGGCTGTAAATAACGAATTAGTGTGTGATTCTTTAGACCCTATTCTTGAATTTATAAATGATCCAAAAGAATACTTCACCAAAGAAGAAATAGATAAGTTTAATCGCACAGAGGGATATGGAGTGTTCCTGAAAGCTTGTGTTATTCGTTTCTGGCCATACCACTTCATAATAACACAGTCCTCAGACGGTGTAAACCAGCCATATCTCAATATAATTGCTAGACTGGATGGGACTTCCGCAACTAGACCACATGGGGTTATTGGACAAACGGCTGATTATGATAATAAGCCTAAGCCACATTGGGATGGAGAAGAAAATGATTATAAAGTAAGTGATCTATGGAGTAGCGATTTTAAATTTAATAAATTTGGAGGATTATAATGCCAGCACCTATATTTAATAATAAGCCTCCTAGAGGATGTGTAGGAATTCCTTATTCATTTACCTGGGGTACTACACCTTCGGCTGCTGTGCAATTAGTGGGAAATTTACCGTCTGGCTTAACCATGTTAGATAATACAATTTCTGGGGTTCCCGATAAAATCGGTGAGTGGCCATTGACTGCTTTAACAGTAACAGATACGCCAGCAATTAAAACATTCTCTATTATAATTAGTCCAAAAATCTTCAAAGGTTGTTATTTGCAAGAATAAAAGTTGCAAAGTCATTCCTAGCTTGGTAGAATAAATTCATGAATAATGATGAAAAAGCCCTCCGCAAGCTCCTAGCTATTGGTGAATGGGTAACAACGACGCAACTGGATGCAATTCTCTTGGAAGTCTGGGGAAATACCTACGATGCTGGAATGCACTGCAATTCATTAATGCGTCGTGGTTTCATAAACTACATGTCTGATGGTGATTGGAAGCTGGAGATTACCGAATTTGAACTTAATGAACTCACTGGTAGCAACGGTAAATAGACTCGCTGAAGAGTTTGATTACTGGACGCTTAAATTACCAGCCAAAGTTTTGTCGGAAGATATACACAAACATTTGGGCTGTTGTATCATTCAATGGCCTAAAGTATTTGTCATGGAAACCGATAACAAATACAAAAGTGTAATGTCCACACTTGATTTCGCTGGATTAAGAGTCCGCAATAACAAGGTGACAATAGAAAAAGATGACCCTTTCATAGTAACTGGTGAATTTTCCGAAGCTAAGTTCGCTGTTTACGGTACGGCACTTTTGGAAGAACATAACATTGTAGAATGGATGGGGGATAAAGTTCTAGAACACTATGGTTGGGTATGCATACTGCCTGAAACCAGAGTAAGAAGATTAACAAAAAAGGAAAAAGAATTATATGAGAAAAGTAGTTGTATTTAGCGGTGCTGGTCTTTCCGCAGAATCTGGAATCCCGACTTTTAGGGATTCTAATGGACTTTGGGAAAACCATAAAGTCGAAGATGTTGCCCATCCAAGTGGCTGGAAAAAAGATAAGAACTTAGTTCTTGAGTTCTACCGTCAACGCTTTGAAAGTGTTAAGAATTGTGCGCCCAATGAGGCACATAAGAGTATTGCACGCCTCCAAGACAAATTTGAAGTTGTCAATATCACACAAAACATTGATGATTTACTTGAAAGGGCTGGCTGTAAAGAAGTTCGACATTTACACGGTAGTATCAACAAGCGTAAATGTGAATGGCATACTTCCTGCTGCATGTTAGACGGTGATCTAAATTACACTTGTGATTACGCAACAGACCACACAGAAGCTGTAAAACTTGGTGATTTGTGCCCAAAATGCAATGGTCAACTACGTCCAGATGTGGTATGGTTTGAAGAACCTGTTGCTTTTGAATTCGAGACAATGCGAGATTTAGTTCGGGAAGTCAAATACAACAATGGTGTATTCATCTGTATCGGGACTTCAGCACAGGTCCACCCAGCAGCAGCGTTGATTCCATTATTTGTTCAAGTAGCCAATAAATACATTATTGACTTGAATGCTAGACCTATTGGCAATTACACATTGTTGAAGGGTAGTGCGAGCGAGAAGATGAAGGAATTGGCGGATAAGCTTTTGGAGGTATAATGGCAGAATTCGTAATTGTTTATACCTGGCCTGATGGACGTGAGGAAGTCCGTTATCGCCGCGTTCCTAATTCCCCTGAAGCCAAGGAATTAATGGACGAAGTAGATGTTCTGAAAGTTCGTTTGGGTGAAGAATGTCCCTATTCCTATAGAGTGGAGGAATAATGAGAGTTTTATTTGAAGTTATAGAAAAGATGTTGCCTCTTATACCCAAAAATAAAAATAATTTCATTCAATCGCTTGAGTCAATTAAAGTCAGTGCTGCATTTGCTCCTCCTGAAATGATGCATTTCTGGTGGAAAAGTTGTTCAGAAGTTTTATATGATTACATTCCAGACGATCCCGAACCTAACGGAGAGGATTGGGAAAAAGAACTTATTAAAATCTGGCAGGATAAACCATGAAAGTTTCTGACTATTACCCCGAAGAAAAAGCAGTCGGCCCACATAAAAAGTTTATGATGTTCTTTACCGACGATAAAGCACCTTGGGAAGGTGGTAATGTCGAATTCGGTTTAGAATTCATAGGTTGTACAATGCTATGTTCAACCTATAATCATATGATGCGAGTTCTTAAAAGCCGCCCAGAAGTCCTAGAATTCAGAGAAAAATGGAATAAAGAAATCACTCCAGAAGACCTGGATGCTTTCATTCATTGGTACATCAAAGAAGTGCAAAAGCCCGATGTATCTCCAAGTCCATATGATGACATTTTCAGTGCTATCGCTCTCGCTCTTGACCCATTCTATGAGACTGATAAATTAGCGAAAGAATATATTGGCAACCTTGCAAAGTGCAAGGGTGGCAAAATGAAGTGGATAGCTAATGAAATAGTAAAATCACATAATCAATGAGGCTCAAATGAAATACGTTTCAATAGATTTGGAAACCACTGGCCTTAATCATGAAAAATGCTCTATCCTTGAGTTTGCTGCGGTAGTTGATGACCTGAATGTGCAAGAACCAATTGAAAAACTACCCAAGTTCCAAGTCTATGTAATGCAGGATTATTACACAGGTGAACCTTATGCTCTTGCAATGCATTGTGATAAACTACAAAAAATAGCTAATTGGCGAACCAGTGGCATTGATGTTTGCACCCCTGAAACATTGGTTGCTAAGTTTCAAACCTTTTTATTGACATTTGGCTACAGGGAAACCCTGCGAACCCAATCTTATTTGAAAGATGGGTATATCAAGATCAATGTTGCAGGCAAGAACTTCGCTAATTTTGACAACAGGTTCCTTGAAAGACTGCCAGATTATAACAAGCTTATCAAAGTGGGTCACAGAATTTTAGACCCTGTGATGCTCTATTTTGATCCTAAAAAAGATATTGACCATCTTCCAAGTATGACTGAATGTATGGAAAGAGCAGGTATCGGTGGCGTTGTTCCACACTCTGCCCTGGAAGATGCTATGTTAGTCGTTCAACTCATAAGGAAGAAATTTCCAATCAAAATTGATAAATAACTTATGGAAACACAAAGCCGTTGGAATGGTATTTCTCGCCCTTATAACGTAGAACAAGTCAGAAAATTACAAGGCTCTTTTGTTGAAGAACATAGTCTTGCAAGATTAACTGCTGAGAAGCTATGGGAGAGGCTTAATGATAAGCCTTATGTACATGCTTTAGGAGCGGTTACTGGAAATCAAGCCATGCAAATGGCTAAAGCAAAATTGCCTGCTATATATTGTTCTGGATGGCAAGTCGCTGCTGATAACAACGACTCAATGCAAATGTACCCAGACCAATCTCTCTATGCGGTCAATAGTGTTCCTAATTTAGTACGCAGAATCAATAATTGCTTAAAGAGAGCAGACCAGATTCAGTGGATGGAAGTCAAAGATGGTGGCAAATTTACCACTGATTATTTTGTACCTATTATAGCTGATTGTGAGGCTGGTTTTGGTGGTCCACTTAATGCCTACGAACTAACCAAGGCAATGATAGAAGCGGGTGCTGCGGGAGTACACTTTGAAGATCAACTCTCATCAGCTAAAAAGTGCGGACATTTGGGAGGCAAGGTACTGATACCTGCCTCCCATTTCATTAAAACCTTAGTGGCTGCACGTTTAGCAACCGACGTTCTCAATGTACCTACTATCATAGTCGCCAGAACTGATGCTGATAGTGCTAAACTGCTCACTTCCGACATAGACAAGAATGACGCTCCATTCCTTACAGGTAATAGGACTGATGAAGGTTTTTATGAAATAACTGGTGGGTTAAATATGGCAATCGCCAGAGGTCTGGCATACGCCCCATTTGCAGACTTAATCTGGTGTGAAACCTCTCATCCAGACTTGGAAGAGGCTAGAAAGTTTGCAGAAGCTATCCATGCAGTATATCCCAACAAAATGCTAGCATATAATTGCAGCCCATCATTTAACTGGAAAAAGCATTTGAATGAGAGTGAAATTTTCAACTTCCAGGCAAGGCTGGGACAGATGGGTTATAAGTTCCAATTCATCACACTTGCTGGTTTTCACTCATTAAATCAAAGCATGTTTGACCTAGCATTAGAATATAATAAGCGTGATATGGAAGCCTATGTAGACTTGCAAGAAAAGGAATTTGATCTACAACATGATGGTTATACAGCTACCAAGCATCAAAGAGAAGTCGGCGTTGGATATTTCGATTTAGTGGCAGAAACTATCGGTTCTAAGCTAACAGCATTGAAAGAATCCACTGAGGCTGAGCAGTTCCATGCGTGAACCAACAAACGGTGAATACTTGCATAATGGTATTCATGTTCATAAGCTAAACGTGGATGAAGCACAACCCTGGATTGCTTCAATTCGCATCGGACCTTGGTATTATTGCCAAGGGGGACATGATAGAGATAGTGCCATTGAAGCTCTATTTAAACACATGAACAATATTAAAGTGGAGTTTGAGGATAGGTTAGAACGAGATAAAGAACGCCTAAACATTTTGTTAGAATTTATCAAAACTGAGAAACAATTAACTTGATAGCTTTGCAGTTATATTCCGCTCTTTTTTTCATACTTGCCATCCCAGGAGTTTCAGTAACGATATAAGGAATGGCATGATCTAAATACACCTTATCTTCCAGGGTGTTCTTATCTGATATTGGGTCAAAAACAAGTCCTTCCTCGATCTTATCGCCCCAGCAATCCTTTTTTCCAAATATAGGAAAATACTTCTTCGCCAAGTCACGGAGGTCTTCTGCTATTTGCTTATATTCAGTATGATAGCAATACCAACTTCTAATCCTACCATCTTCGTGTAAACTATGAAGTAGTGACATGTTCTCGTCTTTAATGGCATCCCACACGATTTTGCAGTCACCCTTCAATTCTTCATCCATGAAATGACGGTTCATATCTACGCCGTCAGAACACCATCTCTTATTTCTCTTAAAGCCATGCGGGTTAGCTAAAGGAATTATAACAAGCTTTTTGTGTTTTGGAACATAAGGTTTGTTTTTTATGAATTCCAAAACCCCGTAAGGGCCACCTTTTTCATCTCCATGCAGTCCAGCAACGCAGCATAATGTCTTTTTGGCTTTTGGATTTATGACAAGTTTGAAAATCTGTTCACCGTCACTTGTACCAATTTGGGTCAACTCCCCATAACCTTTGCTTGCTTCAATAAGGTCTTGGTTGAATTGCAAAGATTCCTTATTATTGACGAATTCGTTGAACATATATCTATTTAGAACATCTAAATAACAATATGGACAGAAGTTCGACAATTTGGTAAAATTACGATATGAACACGATACTAAAAGTTAATAACGATTTCACTTACTTGATTACTTCCGACACAGTTTTTAGAAACAAATTGTGGGAAAAGATGCGATTTCGTCAAAGGAATTACTTCCACACACGGGCCTATCAGAACGGTATTTGGGACGGTTACATCAATTTCCTTGACAAAAAAACTGGTAGATTCCTCACAGGTTTACTCCCAGAAGTAAAACTAGCACTAAATTACTTCAAAATCCCTTACGAAATCCATGATGAAAGGAAACAATTAGAGTTTGTTCATGAATCCATAGATAAAGATTTCTTAAAGCAATGGACTCCTAAAGGTTCAGAACCTCTTGAATTGTATGATTATCAAGTAGACTTAGTTAATCAGGCAATAAAGCATAAAAGAGGCATTGTCAAAGCACCTACTGCCGCTGGTAAAACAGCCATAATGATATCTATATTGAAATCACTTCCTCCAAATACACCCACTTTATTCCTTGTGAACAGGAAGACGCTAGTATCCCAAAACTATAAAGAAATGATTAAATGGGGGTTGGAGAATGTAGGACGTTTCAACAGTGATTATCACGAACCTAATCTAATAACATGTGCTAATGTTCAGTCATTACACTACTTAGATCGACTGTTACCAATGTTTAAAGTTTTAATAACAGACGAAATCCATATGATGACTAACAATAGCGGCATCAAAGCTTTCAAAAAACTCACAGGCACTTCTATAAGAATTGCAGTCAGTGCGACTCCATTCAAGTTTGGTGAGAAGGATCATGTTCAGAAATATACAGTTAAAGGATATTTTGGGCCTTTATTTGAAGTGGAAAGCGGCATAGACGGTAAGTTGACTACTTCCATGTTGCAGGACAGAGGTATGTTATCAGGGTCTATCTGTAGGTTTTACCCTATTGATGAACCGCAGATACCTTACGATATATGGATGGATGCGGTTACTAATGGTATTGCTAACAACTTTCATTTCCATAAAATTGTCACTAAACTAGCTGCTAAACTAGATGGCAGAACATTGATCTTGGTTGACAGGATTGCTCATGGTGATGCATTGAACAATCTTATACCAAACTCTTTGTGGGTGCGTGGTGAGGATAATGAAAAGACCAGAGAATATGTTATTGAAAGACTGCAAAGCGAAAAGAACAAAGTAGTAGCTATCGCCACTAGGCAGATTTTTGATACAGGCATTAACTTCTTTGTACATAACATCATCAATGCAACAGATGCTTCATCAGAGCATGGTGTTGTGCAATTGACTGGACGTGGTTTAAGAAAAGCTGAAGATAAGAGTATATTGAACTACTATGACTTCATTTTTAGGATTAACCCTTACTTGGAAGATCATTCTAATGATAGGATTAAGATTCTGAAGAAAGAGAATCATGAAGTGGTAGTGATGGATGCTATAGACTTTTGAGAACACTGTTCAAATTGTACAAATCATATTCTAATAACTTGTCGATTTGTTCTTTATTGGAAACCAAGAAGCCAACATTCTCAGCTATTTTATTAACTTCCTCACCGATGTTTTGCCCATAATTACCAATAACTTCCTCATCAGGCAAAACATCTCTTATGAATCTATAGACGACCTGACCTGCGTGTTGGCTTCTTTTATTGATACCTTTGTCAAATACAAGTTCACAGTTCCTTAATTTTAGATCGTCACTATGGTTGACCATACCGCCAAATCCCATAGGGACTATTTTGGCGTTCATTTGAGGACTGCCAGCGAATTTATAACGCTTGGCATACTCAGTACATTGGTCAGCAATACCTTTAGCTTTTACATAAACGCCAATAATCTCTAGCCAATCGCCTTTCTTGATATGTGTTTTTGCAAAGCAACCATAGCCAGCGTTTGGCATGGTTGATGGAGCTATATAAAACCTTTCATCAGTTTCTTCTACAAATATCATTGTTTAAGCCAATCTTGTGCCCATTCTACTGCTTCTTCAGCCTTTTGGTGCCAAAGAACGTTTTCTACTTGACGAGTCTTTATAAGCCTTACTAGGCTTTCTAGCTTATCCCGCTGTTCTTTATGGGAGGAAACCCATTTTCCAGGTTCCGCCTCACTCCAGACTTCTTGGATGCCTAATGTATTGAAAATAACCGTTACATATTCAGGATCAGACTGTCCATTTGCTATTTTGTCGTCAAATTTGGTTACAGGCTTGTAGAGCTTACCAGCCTTTCTACATTCATAATACTTTGAACAATTAAGCATCATCAGGTCTTTGTTTGGCAGTTCAGGGTCTGCGCCAATCTTTTCTGGCAGTAGACCATAGAGATACATTTGGTCATCTAACCAGCAGTTATCATCACCTTTTTGGTCCCTGTGAACGCGGATTCCATCCCTTAATTTCTGAGCTTCATTTTGAAGGTCGAAAATGGACATGTTTTCAATGTCTTTATCCATTGATGTAACCCTCTTGAATTGCTTGATTGATTTCCTGTAAAGATACTTCTCTTCCCAAGAACTCAGAAAAGCATTTAGTAAAATGTTGGAAAATACTGCCGATGTAATTATCTTTCATTTCTGGATCATTTTTGATCTGGAATTGCACCATTTTAACGAAATCTGGTTCAATACTCCAGTCAAAAGCTTCATTATCCACAACAATATAGTTTATATTTTCCAGCATGACCAAATTGACTTTTTTGACTTTGTTCTTTGACATAATGCGTGCCTTATAAGCAAGTAATGAGCCATGCTATGACTGATTGCAATGATTCCTTTTTTAGGACTTGTATTAGCAATATGTACCATATCCGCCAAATATTGACTTCTTTCATCTTGTGTACATTTAATGTTGAGATTGGTCAATACTTTTTCTGCTAATTGGTGGAATTTCTTCCTGTTAAGCCAGTGATTTTTCATGATATAAAATAGTAAAGGCCAGCGAATTTCGCTGGCCTTTAGTTAATAAGGATTTAAGATTAGCTGAATAGGTCTACACCAAATTCTGCACCGTTTACGCCTGCTGGCAACCATGCAGCTACTGTGGACGGGTCTTGTTCCCAGATAACGCTAAACTCCTTAAAGGCGGTGTCGTTGATTGTAACTGCTGAAGATAAGTAATCTGTTGCAGCAATACGAATTAAGGACTTGATAGCGTGTGTTGTTGAGTCAGTGTTTCGGCACCAGTAGTTGCAAGATACACCTGCAATGCTGCCTGTAATCTTGTTAAGCGAAGAACATTCAAAGCTATCATCCTCGCCAGGAGTGTTAGATTGAGTATACAATCCATCATTCAAAACCTGAACGCACTCAAAGTTTGGTGTACCTACGACATTAACACCCCACTGAGTATAGAACCCAGCCTTAATAACGTTGACTGGCTCAATCTTCATGTCACCCAAGAAGTCATTATTAACAACACCAGAACCATCGTTAATGTAGAAATCGTCAATCTGATAAGACCCACCAATACCCACAGCAGCTGGACCACGGAAGCCAATGTTATTAGCATACCCGTTAGCAGTTACTTGTGTATTACCAACGAAAGTCGAGTCAACCGTAGTGTTGACATGGATTTCTACTGCACCTAATGCTGAGTCAACAGTGCCCTTGATTTCAATATAGTACCAAGCACCAGTTGTAATTGCAAAAGTACCTGTGCATAGGACTGTTGTTCCTCTCATAGCCCCGAAGACCTTCGTGCTAGGATTGAACCAAAGAATAATCTGTGCAGTGGTTCCATCACGAATGTCTACTAAAGGCATGTTAATATTCGATGTTGCTAAGTTTACGTTTTTGAAAGCAAAGCCTACAATCCATTGTCCAGCATTGCCAAGATTTGGAGTAACAAATTGAGTTCCATTTACTTGTAATGCATTTCCAATAGCGCGGCCTGGTTGAAAGGATGCACTAGGAACATTAAATATCGGATATCTAAACTGTAGGAAATTCACTAAGTTAGAATATGATTCAAATCCCTCTACCCATTTTAACGCCATTTTATTTTCTCCTAAAACTTTGGAATCTTATTTATATATAGAGTAGCTGGAAAATATTTAGGAGAAAAAAATGGCACAAGCTTTTTTGGATGATTTCACAATAGAAACCCTTGGTGTAACAACAACTTCAAAAATGGCAAATGTTGGTCATATAGTTATGGAAGTTTTAGGTTACTTTAAGTTTGGCACAGTAGATATTGATCTTTTAGTCATCGAAACCCTTGGTGTAACAGCGACTTCAAAAATGGCAAACGTAGGTCATTTTAATTCTGAAGTAATAGGTCAGTGGGCTGGCTTCTAAACTACTTGGCCAGGTGTAGGCATTCCTGTCTGCATCTGGCTATTTTGTTGCGCCTGCTGCCTCTGAATTGAATTCATAGGATGCGGCACCTTCCCCTGTCCTGGTGGCAATTTAGCTGGTTGGCTATCCGAAGTATCCTGTTGATCCATATCCCCAAAATTTATCTGATTAATAAGATTTGTTAAACTATCCTGCTTATGAGACTTAGCCCAATTCATCAATTCTTCCTTTTTATCATCATCTATCGGCAAACTGGACATAGCATCCATTAGTCTGTTCTGAGGTATTTCATCCAAGCCTATATTCTTATCAAGAGCTTCCTGTGTAAGACCTAATCTGTCTAACAATTTAGATATAAATTCTCTTTTTTCTCTTAATTCTTCTAACCACAACATAAAAGTCTTCATAGTAATATATACCTTAGCAATGAAAAGTTATAAATTTAAAAATTGGATGGAATATGCTGATTTTGGTTTAGATATTACACAAACACCAGCCGCCAAGAATCCAGTAGAACTTTACGATACTCCCATAGACAAGTTAAATGTAGAATATGTTATTAAATCTCTTAAAAATCATAAGTTTGGAGAAAAATCAGCTAGACCAAACGATTTTGCTGGAGAGCTACAATGGGGTGAGAGTGATGGTGCTTTGCAATTAGTTTTCAGTCCATTAGGTGGAGTTAAAGTCGCATTAAGAAAACTTATACACGATCAAGAAGGTAATCCTACTTGGATTTGTAAGAAAGTAATCGAAGTAAGGCACTTTTTTGACGAACATCCAGATAGTTTGAGTTTTCTACTACAAGATTCTCTTAATGAAATGGATCATCAAGGATTAGACGCACCAGAACAGGGTTGGAAAGGGCTTGAAAGACTGGTGCTTAATCTTGCTAGTAATCTGCGAAGAAGAACTACCCAGAAGATTTTCATCTATGAGGGTATTCGCATGATAAAGGAGAATGAGCAATACATTATCCACTTCGGTTGTACAGGGTATGGTAGACAGAGGGCGGGACAAAAGAGACTAGACCAATTTGCTATTCATTGTACTTATAACCCTAAAGCAGGTACGATTTTAATTACTGGAACTGAATTGGGGGATAAACTAGATCAATACCGTTGGATATATGACCCTTCGAATTTTATGGAATACTTTGTGCCAACGCAACATGAGGATGAAATTTGCAAAGCAGTGCTTGCAATGTTGAATTCTTATTGATACAATAGACCAGTTTTTGGGGGTAATACATGAATCTTCTATCCATTGATGATCTGGACCCTATCGCCATCAGAAGTTTATTGCATGTTGCCAGAGAAGCACTTTTCTCCACCAGTCGCCTAAGACACAAAATCTTGGCGACTGCTTTTTTTGAGCCATCTACAAGAACCAAATTATCATTTCATTCCGCAATGATGCAACTAGGTGGCAATGTCATCGACCTACCAGAAAGTTCATCATTAAAAAAAGGGGAGAGTGACGAAGATACAATCCGAACCTTGTCTCAGTACGCTGATTGTGTAGTCATCAGGCATCCAAGAGATGTGAAAGGCTTGGCCAAGTATTCGAGTGTTCCTGTAATTAATGCAGGAGATGGTGGTAATGAACATCCCACCCAAGCATTACTAGACCTGCACACAATGGCAATGTTGGATAAGCCTATTATTAAAATAATGTTTACTGGTGATTTGTATCATAGCCGTACCATTAATTCTTTAGTCAAAGCTCTTTACAAATATTATAATGTCTATGACGCTGAACTTATATTCACCAACGAAATCAACGAAGATTTGAAGCAGTATCCCCACCAAATGATAGATGAAACGGCAATACCTGACTTCATTGATAAAGTTGATGTTCTATACATGGCAAGACCACAAGTAGAAAGACATGCTAAGAAATTAGTAATCAGCAACTTCGTACTGACTAATGAACTAGTAGATAAAATGGCAAAGGATGCAATTATCATGCATCCTTTGCCAAGAACTAAAGAATTGCCACCTGAAATTGACACAAATCATCGTGCCAAGTATTTTGAGCAAGTGAAGAATGGTCTTTACATGAGGATGGCCATTCTGAACCAATTGCTCTAACCTTGCACAATCGGCAGTCTTCGCCCTACTCCAAATGCAACAGGTGTAATCTTGATACCTGGAGCCGCCTGCCTTCGTTTAAATTCGTTTAAGTTAATGAGCCGAATCATCCTGTTATATTCACAGGCATCTTTGTGAATTGGCGAGCTAGCAAACTTCGATACAATCGGGTCATTAACGAAATGCTCTGCTCCGAAACAATAGTCTCGAAATCCTCTGAAGTCAGCAACATAGCTCTCAACGTATGCCTTAACAATGGTATCAAGAATAGGATAAGGCATCAAACTTGCTTCATCAGTTTGCCCTGGAGCAAGTTCGGCACTTGGAGCCTTGGTTAGAATATTCTCTGGGATTAAGTTAGGCGGTCTGCCGTCTTTAACGGGGAACCTACCATTCATATTATAAAACCTAGCCATTTCATAAACCTGCATCTTGTACAAGTCGTTGATTGGACAGAAACCCCCATTCATATCACCATATAAGGTGCAGTATCCCAACGCCAACTCAGTCTTATTGCCAGTCGATAGCAATAAAGCATTAAAGGCATTAGAGAAGTACATCAGAATCATGCCACGCAGACGCGCCTGAATGTTTTCATCTGCAATTGGTTTGGGATTTGGCATCCCTACATTGGATAAAATGTGTCTAACAAAACTGTCATGGTCAATGGGCACCAAATGATCGTGGCACCCAAGGTTGTCATGTAATTCTTTAGCATCATTCTTGGAATGGTCACTGCTAATCACTGATGGCATTCGGATGCCATGAACGTTCTCTGGGCCAATAGCATCACAAGCTATCGCAAGGACAAGTGCGCTATCAATGCCACCACTACTACCAACAACCACCTGCTTAAAGCCAGTCTTCCTCAAATAGTCCTGTAGCCCTAACTTAATGATATTATAAGGTTCATCACGGACAACTGACCCCCACTGATCGAGTTTGTTTGTTGAATCATATTCCTGATACTTGTTCATGCCAGCACAAGCTTTAATCTTGCCCCGTTCTGCAATAAAACTATTTCCATCAAACACTAATTCATCCTGACCACCAATTTGATTGCAGTAGATTATTGTGCCAAGGTCCGCACTTTTGCTAATCATTTCCATCCGTTTCTTGGGCTTATTCCTCACAAACGGAGAACTATTAATGCTAATGATGTTATAAATACCACGCTTACGGTAGTCTTCAAGAGGATTGAATGTATAATTATAATCGTCGCTACCTTTGTCGTTCCAGAGGTCTTCACAGATGCATATACCCCACTTCTGCCCAGCAATATCAATGACGGTCAAAGACTTGCCAGGCTCAAAATAGCGGCCTTCATCAAAAACATCATAAAAAGGCAGGAGGTGTTTTTGATATGTTGCAATAATTCTCTTTTCTTTGATGACAGCAGCCATATTACGAAATGGCTTACCATAACCATCGTAATTACGGTCAATATAGCCAATAATTACAGTTGTGCCTTCATAGTAACAAATCTCGGTAATCTTTTTCAAGCTATCGAGATTTTGTTCAACAAAGCCTCTGCGGAACATCATGTCTTTGCAGAGATAGCCAGGGATCGTCAGTTCAGGAAATACAATAAGATCGTAGTGCCTTTTCTCTTTTTCTGCTGACAACAATGCATCTTCGACTTGTTGATAATTGCCCAAAAAATCATTAGGAGTTGTGTTAATTTGGCACATCAAAGTTTTCATTTAAAACTCCCTTGAGAACAATTTACGAAAATAATCTTCCACTTCTACAGTTATACTAGCACGATACTGCGAAATGTCAACACCATTCATGGCACAGTGCTTTTTCACCCACGGCGATAAAACTGCGTAGTACCCCGACACCTTGCCAAAAGAAACCCAACGCTCTATGTCCTTGGCCATTTCTTTAAATTGGGCTTCATCTTTAATTTTAACATCCAACAATTTTTTAGTTTGCTCAAGCTCAGTCTTTATAGTAGCTGCATCCAGTTTGTCTAATTTAACTTCTTTTAAGGTTTTAGCTTTCTCTATATTATCAAATTTTTTCTTCCACATCTTCCATCGTACCCAGGACTTATCGCCAATGAGACATTGTGCAGCTATAAAAGGATGAGTGTTATCAATTTCAATGGCTTTAAGCATGTGTAGCTGTGCTGTTACATATAATTTATACTCTTTAGGGTCTATTAAACCTTTTGTTTCTCTCTGTAATTTATAACAATATTTGAACAAACTACTATTGCGTGGATCACCTTTTTTTGGATACTTGGTGGTTCTACAATTTGGAAATATCTTTTTTGATAAATTGACCCACAATAGTCCAATCTTGTATGCTAGGGCTTGATCTTCGGGCATGTTGTACTCAACAATAGGGTCCAGATTGTATTCTTCGTCCATGTTGTAATCCTCTCGCATTTAGGTTATAGTGATTTATCAAATATGAAAAAGATTTACATCCCTTCCAATCTGGATTTGCAAAAAATCCTTCCAGAAGAGTATTCAGAAAAGGAACTAGACAAGTTCTATTATCTCATTCATCTGATCTACGAGCAAAGAATACTATACAAAAATCCAGAAGACTTTATACCTTTAAAAGCTGAGTACCTGAGAACAATAATCAGAAACTACAACTATTATAGAAACATTCTTATAGACAAAAACATTATAGAGTGTGATGGCAGGTTCATTAAAGGCGTCAAGTCGATGGGTTACAGGCTGATGCCGCCTTACTCAGGTGTTAAGCATAAGCAAATCTTATTAAAAAACAAGAGGATTATAGAAAATATCGAAAAATGGCGCAAGAGGAGATTACCCACTACCAAAGTGCATATGCATTTATACGACTTCTTGACCAAGGTTGAGATAGATCATCCTAGCGCCTTGTCGTCAATTAGTGGTTTACCTGTGGAAGAGTACAACCCTTGTAGGGTGGCGATAGACAAGTTCTTGAACAAGGAATTTTTCCTGTATTCGGATGAATATGGTAGGGTACATACGAACATTACCAGTTTAAAGTCATCTTTGAGAAAATATCTCACTTTTCAAGGAAAAAAGCTTGTAAATGTGGATATTATCAATTCTCAACCTTTGTTTTTACTGTTAATTCCTTCTATCCTACCTACCATACGCTGTACGTTTTCAAATTGTTTTGAAAATAACACAATGGACATTTTCAAGTACAAGAGCTTCGTGGAGCATGGGGAATTGTACGAGTACCTGATGAGAGAATTTGGCTTTGAGGATAGAAGACAGTTCAAAGAGGCTTTTTTCAGGGATGTTTTCTTTGGTAAGAAGGTGCCTTGGCAGAGAAAGGTTCATTTTGATGAGCTATTCCCTACGGTCGCCAAGATTCTGGATGAAGTAAAGAAAGATGACTATAAGAGTTTGGCTTGGATGATGCAAAGAGCAGAGTCTAATTTGATAATTACACAGATTTGTGGTAGGCTCATGGACGAGCATAAGGATTGCTTCATTTCAACAATTCATGATTCTATTTTGACTACTGTGGATCAAGCAGATAAGATAGAACGTATCATGAAACAAGAATTTCAGAAACTAGGCATTTTGCCTTCCATTAGAGTAGAGTCCGCATGAATCTTATTACACTTGCAGTTAAACTTGAAAGCATTCTACAAGCAAAGGCTTATGTATTTGTAAGCCTTGAGCCAGAGGTAATAGATTTTACGCAAAGTGATTTCTCGTTTAAATTCAAAGTCATATCAGAGTTTGGCAACCTGACCATTGAGGTCAAACCAGACGAATTATTTGAAGTCACTGCATTTGTGAAAACAGCGATTTTCAATAACAAAGAAATTATGATTATTGGCTGGGACTTGAAACCATTGTTTAGTGCGATGCTATTTAAGACAGGGGTGCCGTTCGAGATTGAAAGCAAATTCCTAGATTTAAAAGTTGCTGAGTGTTTCATTGGCATAAGAGAAAATCCACCAACTGAATTTAGTGAAATGAAAGAAAGGGCAAAGCGTGTCTTTGCCGATTCTTCTTGGCCAAAGTTTAAGTCGATCTATCAGCAAATTTATCTGCCACTCATAACTGAGGTTCTACCTTCCATTGAGTGTGAGGGCTTTTTCAATAACCAAGAACGCAAGATGGTATATCCATGCTACGACGTTGTAGGAACAGCTAATGGTAGAATGTCTTGTCATTTGGCTTATGAGAACTGTATAAATCCTCATTCAATGTCAGAAGAACAAAGGTCTATCCTGCTTCCAAAAGGCAGAGATTATACCTTTTTGAATTTGGACTTCAATTCAATGGAGGTTTGTACGTTAGCGTGGTTGTGTGATGATGAGCGTTTGAAGTCAATGACTGACGATGGAAAGGATTTTTATATTTCTTTGTTTCAATTGCTTACGGGCAATGAGTGTAACACGGAAGAGAAAAGGAGCTTTTGCAAAAAGATATTTCTTCCCCTGTTTTACGGGGAGTCAGCTAAAGAATTGGCTAAGAGTCTGAATTTCAGCATAGAAACAGCTTATAAAGTGATTGATAGGTTGAAGAATTTATTTCCGAAGGTGTTCTCATGGGCTGATGAATATCCTCATGAAAATGTTTGTGTGGATTTTTATGGAAGAAAAAGAGTATTTTCTTCAGAGGAAAGTTATAAATACAGAAATTTCATAATTCAGTCACCTGCTGCGATAATCTGTTTGGACAGATTAGTAAGATTGCATCGCAATCTTGGGCATTATGGTAAGTTGGTGGCTCATATTCATGACGGTTACATAGTTAAAGTTGAGAACAAGTACACAGAAATTGTTAAATCACTATGCATTGATTCGTTACAATCAGAGAGTGCGATTTGTCCAGGTTTAAATTTGAGAACTAATTTTAAATTTGGCTTGATTTAACTTTAATTTTATAGTATTGTGTTAAATTGGCAAACATCCCTTCGGAGGTAGAGTGAACAATGGTATTTCTGAAAGCTTCCCAATCTCTAATGAAGAGTATATGAACTTAGACAGAGATTTCGGTAAGTTGGCGAAGAAGCAGGCTTGGGAGTTATTGAGGAAGAACACGAAGAACAATCATACGGATGATTTCGAAGACATTAATCAGGAAGTAATCATAGCATTACTTAGAGCAGGGTCGTACTACAAGAGGCAGGTTTATATAGAAAGTTGCCTTGAAGTAGCTAAGGCTTATGTAAAGGATGTATTTATTAGCCAGATTGTCCAAGAATTAGATAATCTTTGGGCGAAAAGAACCAGGCATGGGGCTAATAGACAGAAGTTTGGGCAACCGCAGGAACAATTATTGGGAAAGATAGTTAAAAAGTTTGTGCCACCTTCAGCACGTCCCGATAAAAACGCACCTCTTAAATTAGACCAGAAGTTTCAAGCTTATTGTAAAGCAATTACATGGAATGCTCAAAAAAGCATGGGTAGGAAAATCACAAAAGAAAAAAGTATCAGAACTGGTATGGCAAGTTTGTCGGACTTCGACTATCTTGGTGGTCAAGAGGAGTGATCCATGAAGAAGAAACCTAAAGCACCTTGGGAAGATTGGCAACGTGTTTGGGACAAGTTTCAAGAAACTATTAATCAAGCGGGATTCGATAATTCAATGGGTGACTATAATTATTTGATCGGTAGGTACATTTTCGAAAGAACTGACTATGACGAAGCAGAATTCATTAAGAATATCGCAAAATACGTTGAGAGAACAAATGAATAAAATTGAGTATGTCGTCGTATACGCTTACACGGTTCATCCAGGCAAGACTTGGGTTCCGCTTATTTTGAAAAATAAGCCAGAACATCTTGCGGGTATGCTCAATCTTCCTGGGGGCAAGGTTAATCCTGGTGAAGACCCTGTTGATGCTGCAATCAGAGAACTGAAAGAAGAGACAGGGTTGGAAGAAGTTCAAGAATACGACCCGATGGTTTATCTTCCATCCGAGTACATGGGAAGGATGGACACGCAGAATTCAATTATTCACTCAGTAAAAGTGCCAGTGGTATATCAAGAACTTAATCCAGGTCCAGATGAAACCGAGAAAGTGGCTTGGTATTCAATTCCAGAGATTTACGATTTACCGAATTTGATGCCTAACCTTAGAGTTACGATTCCTTTGATGGCAAAGCATATGAAGGGTTGGGTAATCCAAGATTTTGATAGCAATTGGCGGAAAAAAGCTTACCATAGTGTTACACTTTTTATGGAAGATTTTGGGCCATCTGGAAGACCATGTAATCCTTGGAATGTCCAGGTTAGGTCAGTTGGACATTATACTTGGGAGGAAGAGGAAGAATGAAATTTGATAATTTGATTTCTGACTATGTGTTCCCTTTAAGGGATGCATTAGAGACAATTATTGTTGGGCAGAAACACGTTATCAAGCGTGTTGTAATGGCGTTGTTCGCTGTAGGCCAAAGAGATTTCTTTGCTGACGGTACTAAGTTTCTCGGTACTGGACACGTTCTTTGTGAAGGGGGCACGGGCACTGGCAAGACAGTTCTGTGTAAGTCATTAGCTCGGTTGTTATCTGGTAATAACAAACGTGTTAGTGGAATGCCAGATTCTTTGGCTTCCGATATTACAGGTTGTGAAATCATTCTTTTGAATGGCAGTACGAAAATAATTCAAGGCCCACTTTTCTGCAATGTAATTTTGGCTGACGAAATTAATCGTTTCCCTCCAAAGGCTCAGACTGCCTTTATTGAAGCACTGGCAGAAGGCTCTGTCACCATTGGTAACGACACTTTCAGACTTGAACAACCTTTCTTCTGTCTTGCTACTCAAAACCCTACTGAGCAAAAGGGTACGAGCAGAATTCAAGAAGCCCTGGCTGACCGTTTCATGTTTAAGTTAATTATGAAAGAAACGACAGAGGAAGAGAAGGTAGAGATTGCCAGGAAGACACACAATTTTGACTTGTCTGCGTTGAAGCAGATTGTCAACAGTGAAATTGTTTGTGATATCAGAAGTCAATTGTTTGAAAAGACATATGTTAGTGATGCGACTCGTAGGTATTGTGCCAGATTACTGCACGCAATTAATCACCCAGAAGAGTTTGGCTTGTTCAAGGACGAGTTGAAGGTTTTGGGCACTGACCCATTGTTTAAACAGAAACCAGCTTTGAATGACCGTGCTATGTTGCACTTGGAGGGTGCAGCTATGATGGAAGCGGTTATGAATGGCCGCGACTATGTAACTCCATATGATGTAATTGCAGTGGCACCAGATGTTTTTAGAGTGCGATTGATCGTATTTGATTCCTCTTTACATCTTTTGACTTCGACGCATCCTGAAAAGTATCTCACTGAAACAAAGTTGATTGACCATTTGATTGGCGAAACTTTGAATAAGGTTGGGCTATGATTAAGTATGCTTGGAAGTATGATGATGGTTCTTATTATGCGTGGTCAGCAAGCTGGAATTTTCGCTGCAAGTCATTAGAAGCTGCGGAGTTAACAGATACTGTTGAAGAGTGGGCATCGTGTATAGCTGATGGCAAACCAGTTACGGTTGATGTATTTGCTGAGTGTAAATATCCTTGGGGTCCGACACGCAGAGAAATAACATGAAAGAGCATAAGTGGCAATTGTTAGTAACCACGGAAAATTATGATTATGGTGGTTTAGACTTTTACTATTGGTGTAAAGGCTGCGGTACTGTGAAGATGAAGCCTGGAAGAGTAGATAAACAAACAAAGTTTTATATTCCTCTTGGCGACAGTGTGATACCTAACAGCCAGGAGTGTTTTGAAAATGTATCTGATAATTAGCATGAAAGTGGTGCCTTTTAAAGATGTAGATGCAGATAAGATTAAGAAAATGGTTGAAGACCAAAATGTTAATTTGCCCTTTTTCAATCTTTTAGCACATAATGATCGACAGCCGCTTGGTAGAATTCATGAAGTCAAGGCCGAGTGTTATCCTAAAGAACCACTATAATGAAGAAAAATTTCCGTTCATTAGAACTTATAGCAAGGAAGCATCTGGATAATTTTTCATCTGGTATGCATGGGACTTTATTGAAAGACAGTCTCATCGAAGTAGATGTGGTGCGTGAGTATCAGCCTGGAGACAAACGCCTAGACTCAAAATCCAGTTTAAAGACTGGAAAAACTATGTCTAGGGTGTTTAATCCAGAGCGTTCTCTTAATCTTTTCATAATGTTGGATTTGAGTTCTTCTCAATACACCAAGCTAGAGTCTGCGGTCATTACAGCACTATACTTGTCCTATCTTGGTGATATTTGCAATGAGAAGATAGGGTTGTGTGTATTCTCAAATTATGTGACTTCAATTGTCGAGCTTTCGGACGATTATTCTTCTGTTGTGGGCACGATTGAGAAGTCTTTGAATTCTTTGAAAATGGATTCGGGCACAAGCGTTGACGACGCAATGCATAAAGTGTCAAATTTGTTTTTGACGAATTCTTTGATTGTGCTTATCTCTGATTTTTGTTATCCTCTGAATGATAAATTCCTGAATGACATTAAGAAAATCTCTCTTTTGCCAACGAATAACTTCATCAGCATAGTTTTGCACAATCCAGATGATTGGATGTTGTCGGTATCCGAGTCATTCAATATTACATTGAAAGATGCGGAGAGTGGTCGGGTTTCCAATTTCAATTTGAAGTCTGCGAAGTCTCATTTTGAAAAGTGGCAAACTGAATTAAAAAATAAGCTGGTACGCTGTAATAGTGATGTTGTTTTTATGGATGTTAAAGAGAAGAATTTTTTACTACCGCTAATAAAGCATTTGATGAGGACTTAAATGAACGCTCTTGTATTATTTACCCTGCTTTGTGCTGCACCTCCACAAGACCCAATTATCGACCCGCCGCCTAACCTTATTGACGTTCCACCTGTCAAAGTGGTGCCAAGGACTTCCTATAAGTTTGACGATTTCCACGTTTACGATGAATCGTTGAAACTACATGGCCTTCCATTGACTCATAAATTATTTGTACTACTGCCATCCGAAGAGGAAAAGAGACTGTTCTTAACATTTGGCAAAAAACTTCCCAACATGGTGGAATTTGCCACCGTTGCCATTGGACTTAACAAAGAATTGAAAGGCTATACGCTACTGTTTGAAGACAGAGCATCCACTTTCAAAGCTTTGAATGACTGTTTGAAAGAGGGTTATAAGGTATATCCAGTCGTCATTTATGATGATATTGAAATGGTTGTACCGAATGAAATATTGGTTACATTACAGCCAAGTGTGAGAAAAAGCGATTACTTGAAGCGTTTGGGCAGGGTTGCTGAAGGTACGTTTGAAATGCATGAGATAGAGCCGAAAGTTTTTTCTCTTACTGTCAAGGACTTAATCAATCCTTCTAATGTTTTGGTACTATCTAATTTGATTGCAAGGGATAGTTTCTGGGTCAGACACGCGATGCCTGCATTTATCCCTCTCAACGGTTATGTTTGGGCTAGAGCAAGTATTGAAACTCCATCATTTACTCATTTGGGTCAAGAGCGAGTCTTGAAAATTGATATTGATGTATTTGACCCAAAGGTAAAGGTTAAGTTAGATTTGCTGCCGCAAATGGGGCCAACATTTGCACCATTCCCTAACGCTGGTGATGATTGGATTGACATAAAACCAGCCGTTATCACGGAGACAAAGACCAGTGCGAAGCGTACTTTTAGTGTTGAATACCCATTCAGGTATTTGCAGCACGGCAATTTTGTGTTCCAGCCGATAGCCATACCATATGAGAAGAATGGTCGCATAATGCAGGCCAAAACAAATGCCTGTAGATTCGTCACCAAGAGTGTTATCATGGGCGCAGGTATAGACGATTTGCAACCAGAATCTTACTCTACTAATTTTTCACAAGTGCTTTTAAAACAACCAGTTAAGTCAACGAATGATTACTTAGATGACGTAAAGATGATAGTCCCAGCAGTGTTGGCGGGTACTGGTGCCATTCTGTTGTTGTTCTGGGCAGCTGGTCTGGTTCCAGTATTGGCGGGTATGCTTAGCAGTGATCCTAAAGAAGCAGTGTGGGACAATCTGGATGCGTGTTTGGACTTGGACTTTGATAATTGGGTTGCTGACTACAACTTGGTATCCTCTAGATTGAATAAAGTCTTGGTGCAGCATTTCAATATCTCACTTCATGCTCTGAGTCCAGAAATGTGTAATGATAATTTTGGCAAGTTGTTAGGGGAGTTAAACAAGCTGTATATGCAGCATGTAGAAGCTGACTCTGAGGTTTTGATCCATGCACTAACCAAATTCTGCTATGAGCGTAAATATGATTGAAAATCCTTATTTCTTGTCGCTTCTCTTAGTGTTCGTGGTGTACTTTTATTTTTGGAAGTCTAGGAAGTTTTATTTTCGCCATCCGTGCATGGAGAATTTGCCAACCTTCAACCCTAAATTTTGGTTGAGTTGGGAGTTCTTGATGCTCACAGGCATTCTCTTTCTTATAGCAGGTGCAGCTAATTTTGTTTGGAAGACTAAGGAAAGCTCTAAAGTTAATCTGGTACACAAGTACGTTTTGATTAATGATGGTAGCGGTTCGATGGTCAATAATAATATGCCAAATGGAATTGGTAAAGAATTAACTTCCCTGATGGCGGGCAATTCAAAGTTGTTCGATTTCCTTGGTAAAAGAAACGATGGCAGCAAGGATTTGATTGGTGCAGTGGTGTTCTCTAGCGATTCTTTTATAGTCTCATATTTATCAGATGAACCAGAATTCGTGCATAAGAAGCTAAAGAGGATCGACTATAGACTTCCACCTATGAACGAAGGCACTTATGTAGCTGCTGGTTTGTGGACTGGTTTAGAAATGGTATTGTCACATGACAAGAATATCAGTCAAGAGAGTTTGGATAACTTGCAGTTAAAGTTCTATGGGCAAGGACATAAGATTAAACATAACAATATTACAGAGTCTATAGTTGCTAATAAGGATAATTATGTAGGGGTATCATTGATATTGTTTACAGATGGCTTTTTTATGCCAGATGGCAATAAAAACATTATGTCCACCTATAAGATAATTAATTTCTGCAAAGAAATGGGTATCAGAGTTTATTTTATTTCTATATTTCAATTAGATTCTACTATTGTCAAATACTGTAAGGAAACGAATGGTAGGGGGGAGGTTATAGCTGACGGCTATAACCAGAAAAAATTGGAAGCCATTTATGAAGATATAGTAACTAGTCAAGCAAAAGAATATGTTATGAAGGAAGAGAACGTGGACAGGTCTTTGGGTACTATATTAGGCTCTATTGGTTTGGCATTTGTATTGTGTGGGCTTATTTTACATACAACTAAGCAGTTGAACTTTACAGAGGTATAACATGAAAAAGTTATTGTTTGGGTTGAGTCTAATTGCACTGGCATATGCTTCCCATTTGTATTTGGAACGCATACAATCTCAGTCCACAAAGACTGATATGGCAGCAGCAAAAGAGATTTATGATAATCAAAATGCATACAACAACATGACTCTGCTTATCAATAAAGCAGACTCCTTGGACCATATCGAAGTTATCGAATCGTTGATGCCTGATCTTAGCAAAGAAAATAGAGAAAAGCTTGTTCCATATATCTCATTGAAAAAAGCTTCATTATTGTTCAATCAGGGGGAGTATTACTTGAGAAGGGCGGCTGAGATTGAAGGTTCGGTTGTTGAACCTAAACAACCGCCTATGGAGCAAGATGATCCAGAAAATCAGGTTGAGCAGCTTCCATCGCCGCAGCAATATCACCCGTTGACGGTTGAAATGCTGAAGAAAGCAGTTGATTTTTATGAACGGGCCAGGAAGGAAGCGGACAAGCTAACAGAGAGTGCTGATGCCGATTTCAATTTCAGTTTGAATTACCTGAAAGGTGAAATTTACTATCGTTACTTGGAGTTGCTGGCAGACAATGACACCGCCCAAGAGTTGTTCAATCAGACGTTGAATTATTATAAGTTGGCTTTGAGATACAAGCCAGGTGATATTGACACAGTGGTTAATGTAGAGTTATTGATTAAGAATCAAAGCAGTTTACTGGCCAACTCAAATAACCCTCAAGCTAAGCGTAAACAAATGCTGAATGTACGCAAGCCAGGTTTGGGAAGCGGCAGAGGAAACTAACATGCAATTTGACAACCCAAGTTATCTATGGTTGCTTTTGGTTATTGTGCCAGTAGTCTTACTCTTTCTGAACTCAGTGAGGTTGTTCAGAAAGTTTGCAGGGGGTATGCCACAAGAATTCTTTACCTATAGCAGCTTCCCATCATGGACGCGGCGTGGTCTATGTCATGGTGTCTACATAGCATTGCTGACGTTCTTGATTCTAGGATTGGCTGAGCCTTATATCATGGTGAATGCCAAGGACAAAGAGTATAAGGACATAAGGCTCTTGTTTGTCTTGGATGTTTCAAGATCAATGGTTTACGCAGAGGATATTCCTCCAAATCGTTTGGCTGCAATGAAACAGCAGGTTAGAGATTTTTATTTGAAGTTAGATGGTGTGTATGAATGTGCAATTTTACCTTTTGCTGGTGATGCAAACCCATACTTTTGTCCTTTGACTAAAAGCAGAAGTTCGTTTGTAACCATGCTCGATGAGTTGGATTGGCGTTCGTCGCCGTCTTTGGGCACTGATTTGAATAAAGCAATGGAGTCAGTGCGTGATGTATATGTCAAGCAAGACAAGATTGATAAATCTGGATTCAATATTATTATACTGATATCTGATGGTGGCAAAGAAGAAGCTATAGCAACCAATAAGGTTAAACTATTAAAAGTTTCTAATGAGTTAGCGGGTAAGAACTTCAAAATTTATACAATTGGGGTGGGTGGAAAAGAACCATGTCCTTTGGTCCTTAGAGACTCAAAGGGCAGCTTCACTGGTTATGTGACTGATAATGGTCGCATTGCTACTTCACAGTTGGATGAAGAAATTTTGAGACAACTTGCGGAAATCGGTCACGGTAAATACTACAACCTAAATGCTTCTGCGGCACTAGCTTCGGACTTGAAAGAAATTGTTGCTGAGAACCAAGCGTTAGTGACCGAGCGGATTCGACCTGAAAAATTGCCTTTACAGGGATACTTATTTTCTGTTACAGTCTGCCTTCTCTTCGGCTGTCTGTTATTAAATAAAATATAAGTGAGGCAATAGATGGAAAAGTTAAATGACCAGGATCAGGCTATTCTCAATTCTTTGGTAGACCCAGATAAAACAGGCGTAGAACCAAAATATCCCTTCGATGAAGAGTTCCTAAGAATGGTTTTAGGAACTCTTCTTTGTAATCGGTACTTCATCTGCCAAGGTATCAATTTAATTCAACCTCAGTATTTTAGAAGTGAGATACATCAGGTTGTATGTAAAACTTTGTTTGCTTATTTTGAAGAATATAAGCAACAACCTAGTAAGATATTCCTTCGAGAGCTTATTGATGAATTCTTGAAAAAGAGATACCAGAATCAAGAAGATACCTATCGCGCAATCCGTTTAATTTATCAAACTGAGATTAATCTAATTTATGATTATTACATCAAGGGCGGCAATAGTAATATCATGTTGATGGTGGATTCTCCAGAAGCCATTCTGGATAAGATCACCAGTTTCGCCAAAACTCAAGCAATTAAAATTGCATTTGCTAAGTCTGTAGATTTGATTCGTAGGAATCCAGAGTCTGATGAGACTTTTGATAAGATAGACTTGCTGTATAAAGAAGCAAGGTTAGTGAATCGCAATATAGACATGGGTTTGAATTACTTTGAGACGTTGGAAGAACGATATATAAGAATTCAAGAAAATGTAGAAAAGGCAGAAACATTTACCAGTGGATTTAGAGCGATTGATAATGGATTGATGGGTGGTGGTTTGGTTCGTGGTGAAATGGGCGCATGGATGGGTGCGGCTGGTACGGGTAAATCCCTTGCTCTTACATGGGCATCCGCCTGCAATATAGAAAAGGGTAAAAAAGTCTTATACATTTCCACAGAAATGGACCCAGACCGTATTGCTACCCGTTTCGATGCACAACTAACGCACATTGGTCATCATCAACTTATTTTGAAAAAAGAGGAAGTGTGGCAAGCTTTAAGGAATACGGTCAGCGAATATGAGGATAAGAGAAGACTGATAATCAAGCAGTTCCCAAGCGGTAGTGCAGATATGAGTACGATTAAAGCGTACTATGCACAAATCACTTCTTTGGGTTTCAGACCAGACTTGGTTATATTTGATTATCCAGGTGATATGAAGGATAATTCAAATCTTGCTGGCTGGGATTCACGTTTCAGATTATTAAGAGAGATTCGTGGTTTTGGCGTAGAGGAAAAGCACTGTACACTTATTGCCGTGCATCCAAACAGAAGTATTTCTGATTTGGGTCTTGAAGAATTCATGGATGAAAAGAATCAGGGTGACTCCTTTAAACAATTCCAGATATTTGATGCATTCTGGACATTGAATCAAACACCAGCAGAAAACAAAGCGAACGTTGGGCGTGGGTTCGTTGCCAAGGCTAGAAATGGTAAATCCAAGTATTCATTCAAAATTCGTTACCATTTTGAAGATCAAACATTGAGACTGGAAGAGATACCGCATCAGGCTTACATGGGGTATATGACAAAAGCACAGGATGATGATGCAGATCACACTGAAACTGTTATTGATAAGGTTAGTGTTGGCGGCAAAAAGAAATTTGAACCTACAGATGGGGAAATAATTGGCTAGCATTATTTGTTACATTATGTTAAAAGGTGATATATGCTTGAAGAAAAAAGAAAAATAACTGTCAAAGGTCAAGAAGTTGTACTTGATACTTCCAAACTATTTTTTAGTGAAGGTACACTAGACCACTATTTAGAAATAGAGGGTGGTTGGATCGACTACTTTGGGGCCAAATTAGCCGATGCCGAGAGACAGTTGGCTGAGATGGAAATGAAAGTAGAAATGGAAGAAGATGAGTATGAGCGGGTGTACGCAAGGGTATTCAGCACAATCAAGTCCACAGAAGGCGGCAGCGATAAATTGGTAGAAGGTCAGAGTAAGATCGAGCCAACGGTTGTTGCTGCCAAGGCTAAGGTGCTTGATTTAAGGTCTGAGGCTATTGGGTACAAACATACTGTCAATATGCTAAGACAGCATTTGCGTGCATGGGACAAAAACCATGAAAATGCCCAAAATCGTGGCAATACATTGAGAAAAGAAATGGAACGTCTCCATAAAGATCGGTTTATGGATGACAAAATTGACGAAATTATTAAACATGTAGACGTATAGGAGTAAGAAATGAATAGGCGTGAAGCGATTGCGGCAGGTGCTACTTTAGTATTTTCTTTTAATGCAGAGGCTAGACCAAGACCAACTAAGCCTAAGTGTCCTTGTGTCGATCAAGATAAAAAGGCAAAGCATCCACTAGAGAGAAAACATGCACATATTTGTGCTTTTCATCTCGGCTATGATGACCCGAAACTTCAGATGGAAGTGACTCATTATTGCACCGCTTTAGGGGATGGTGTTTTCCAATGTATCCTTTATGATTCTCCAGAAAAAAATGCTAAATTAATTGGGGTTGAATATGTCATCAGTGAGCAGAAGTTTGGTCAACTTCCTAAAGACGAAGCTAAGCTTTGGCATCCTCACAAGAGAGAGATTGATGAGGGTTTACTTACTATTCATGAAGTAACCAAGTCTTGTGAGGAGACATTGCTAAAGGCATTGTATTCTTCTTGGGGAAAGACTTGGCATACTTGGCCAGACGTTTCTACACCTATTCCTATGGGTAAGCCCATTCTCATGTGGTCGGTTGGCCTAACTGATACAGTTGATCCCCAGCTAGTTAAGAAGCGTGACGCAAAATACAAATTGGATGTAGAAGAAGTCAAGAAATCTAGGGCAAAACTCTTAGGTAAGTAATAATGAAAGATTACTATTTCTTTTTCAAGGACGGTATGCCTCTAGCTGTTTTTCTGACTGAGTTCCAAGATGAGGCAATGTACTTGTTCTCCAGACTTTACAAGCAAACTTGGTCCGAGTCCGTTAAGCTTGGAATTACTGTCTTCAAGGAAAGCGATGTACCTGCACAAGAATGGGACAGAATTCACAACAGAATACATACAGTGAAACAAACGGCTAAGGCAGAAATTGTTAAGGTCCAACCTAAAATTGTTTTAACTAGACAAAAACCTACCGAGCAGGGTTCTACGATGTTAGAAACTGCCAAATATTTAAGGTAGCAATAATGGTTGATCCAATTAATTTCACTAATTTTAATCGTTCAGATTACGAATTAGAGGAAACACTTCTTTTTGGACTATTGGTTGCTGGTAAAAATGCCATAACAACTTCCAGGCTATTAGATAATTTCATTAAAAACTTCAAATTGGAGAAAGAAACTCCATTTGAAGTCTTTAAGAAGTTCAATTTAGATGATTTGCCTAGATTGTCTGTGGCATTAAAAGACTATGGTTTTGGTTGTTATAATGCCAAGGCGAAGGGTATTCATCAACTCGTTAGAACAAATCTCAATTTAAGAACCTGTACGGTCGATGATCTTGAGAAGATCAGTGGCATCGGCATGAAAACTTCACGTCTGTTTGTATTGCACACAAGGGAAAATGCGCAATGCATCCCTTTGGACGTGCATATACTGCATTATTTGAGAGATTTGGGTTATGAAGTCCCAAGGGCAACTCCTGCCAAGAAGAAGTATATTGAAATTGAAAAACTGTGTATAGGGCTTGCTAGGAAGGCCAAGAAGACTTGTTCTGCATGGGACTTAGATATTTGGCGTATGTATAGCAGTAAGTCTTATAGTATGAATAAAACTAAATTAGCAATATAAGGAATTGATAATGATACTTTCATATTTCCCTAAATGTTATAAACTGTCAACTGAGTCTACAAAGAAGTGGTTACGACTTGCCAAAGCAGTAAAAGAAGTAGAGAATCCATGTTACTCCAGACAAATCGGCGTAGTAATTGTTGATCCTGTTACAAATGCTCTGGTTTCATCTGGGCATAACGGCCCACCTGAAGGTTGCCCTAAAAATGACGATCATGATTATCTCCGTAATGTGGTTTGGCCGCAGTTATCTACTGAAGAACGAGCGTTTTTGCCGCTTTTCACCGCAGATGATTTCGTAGACAAGTACGCCAATTGTAAAACTTGTCCTCGTAAACCGATAGGTGCGCCTAGTGGGAAGAGACTAGAGCTTTGCACCTGTATTCATGGGGAAGTTGACGCCATCACTAGAGCGAATAGAGACGTGTCTGGGTGTTATATGATGTGTTACTGTGGTGTTCCCTGTATAGAATGTTCTAAAGTAATCATTAATGCTGGAATAGACACTGTGATTGGAATAGATCACGGTCGAGGCGATTATAGTCTTTATTCCAGCAGGTGGCTTTTTGAAAAATCAAAGGTCAATTTAATCTTAGTGACTGAAGATTGGATTTGGAAGGATTAAACTAAAGTCAGCGCCGTTTTGAGGATTGAATTTAGTTGACCAGGGAATTCTTCACCTGTTTTGAAGTATTGAAGCCAAGCTTGGAGGTATTTGCCTAAGTTTTTATTCTTAACTTCTACTTTATTAAGATCGCCTGTATGCGGATCGACTATTTGAGAAACGTACATTAGAGCGTTTTGTGGTTCTTGCATGGCTTTAGTGAGTTTGTCTTTGATATTTTGTTTCAATTGAGCTTCCTGTTGTGCAGCTTGTTGGAATTGGAGTTGGTCCTGAGTGGGTTGATAGGCGAATGGTAGTCTATTTGGCACATTACCTTCGATACGTTCTATGAATTCTTTAAAAGTCATGGTTTATTTATGGAAGAGGCTAGCCGAAATTAACAGGGAGTGCGGCATAATTTAAAATTTGTGTATGACGATTGCTGATGCAATGATATTTGCGATATTTTTCTTTGTTTCTTATATATTGGTGCATGGTAGAGACAGGAGTTAGGGTTCTTTGAGGCTTGTTTCGCTGTAATAACCTATCTTTTCTCCAATTTCTACCTTGTAAACTAAGCCTTTTTGTAATTCTATTATTATTGCTGTTTTGCCTTGTTCTGGGCCATATTTAATTATTACGCTATCACCTAATTTGAATTTATGCATAATGGTTATATACTATTCACAAATGGTAAGATTTTAACATAATATCGACGTAATTTAACCGTATGGAAATAGATATGTTGTGTGGTTTTCTGTCTAGGTGCTGCGGGGTATTGGTCTATAACTGTCTACGAGGATGTTATAAAATCAACCGTGGTTATAAAATGGGATTTTCGTAGACGCATGATGGTTTAAGCCAATGCGTAAGTTCCAAAGGAAGAAACCAAAACTTCCTAGTGACTTACAGGGCGTTCTTGTAAGTCACTATTTTTTTACCTTGCTTTCCTCGGTGTCCCAACCGAGTTTATCATAGAGGCCCGCTACTAAAAATGTAGCGGGCCTTCTTATTTATAATATGGAAATTAAGTCTTACATTGAAGAAAAATTAAAAAAGCATTTACCTTCCCAGGTGTTTTTGGATCGTATGCGTGTCATAGATGAGGATTCTAGGCAGAGTTTTGCATACAACGATCATACCTATGTGCCTTTTTACTATTGGTTAGGCACGATTTTAAATACTCAGACTATGATAGAGGTGGGACTGAGGCTAGGTTTGCTGAGTGGTAATTTTCTCAAATCCTGTAAATCGGTTAATAAGTTCTTTGCCATACAAGAGGTGTGCAGTGGCGAGTATTACTCAAGCAGACTGGCAAAAGCAAATATTAAAGACAATTACAAGGGTGATTTTTACTTTTACGCAGGAAACATAGATGATGATATCGCGGTCACTAACTTGAGAGCTATGGAGTTTGACCTAGCGATTATAAATGAAGAAACGAGCTACGACAGGCACAGATTGTATTTTGATTTGATATGGCCACAAATGTCGGCAGATGGTTTGATAGTGGTGGAATATGCTGATAAACATAAACCTTCTTCATTGGCATTAAAAGACTTCTGCATAAGTGTTAATCTAGAGCCTATATATATTAACACCACTTATGGTGTGGCTTTAATTAGAAAGGTTAAACATGGGTTATGAAATTATTTACTCCTTCCACCCGAAGGATGAGGAAGGTAGTTACAAGAAAGATGAAGTTAAGGAGTTGAAAAAGAAGCTTGGTGAGCCATTTGAAGATGTTGCACTGGAAAAACTAGCTTCAACTATCATGTCACAGCTTGCTAGGCGTGATATTTGGATATTTGATGTTAAAATCTACGAACTAGTGAAAAGAGAAATTAGTTTCCGTGAAACTAAAGGTGGCATTGTCATCAAAAACAAAAAATTCTTACTAGATGGCGAGATGAATATCGTGGTTCAGGAGATGGATGAGGTTGTTACTAAGCATCAGAATGGTTTGGTCAATATTACTGCTCAACCTGTAAACGGTGGCATGATTAATTTGGCAGGGCCACAAAGACCGCAAAGGCCGATTAAGTGGGTGGCACTTGATCCTGATTTGCCCAATTTAGATAAAGTAAAAGGTTCTGGTCTGGCATTTACCCCAGATAAGAGATATCCAGTTTTCTCTGAAAGTGTTCATCCCAAGAAGTTTGGTGTCATGGTGTATGTAATGATGGATGATAATAAGCGTGAGGTTACGGTGGAAGATACTTATTTCTTGAATGCTGACCAAATCCTGCAACAAGGATTCGTTTCAAGCGTGGACAAGGAAGTAGGTTCACCAAGGCTACAGTTCGATGATGCTTACAAAGATGTTATTCCAGATATCAGGGGGCGAAAATGAAAGCTAGAATCAAATTCGAGAAGAGAAAAGAACGGGAAAGGGCCGTCAGAAAGAAGGTTCTGGCCAGAAGGCAGAGAATGCGTGCTGAAGTCAAGGAAATCAAGAAACTCCAACGTGAGGAAGAACTTGCGACGACCAAAATATCTCCAGAATTGAGTAATTTGCTGGCCGATCAGAAAAAAATAGAAAATAAGTAATTTTGATTTAATATCATTGACACTTTCTCCGATCTATCTTATAACAGGACTCACTGAAACTAAATGTTAGTAACAGTTGAGTGCTGTAGCACAAATGAATAACTTTATTTTACAGGAGAAAGAACAATGTCTGGAAACTACGAAGCAGTAAACCTAGCTGAGATTTTTGAAGAAGCCGAGCGTTTTGACGCTGCTGGTGAAGGGAATGATGAATTTCTCAGTAATTTTGTCAGAATGCCCGAAAAGGAAGGGTTTGTAATAGTAAGACTATTGCCACCAGCCAAGGGTAAGAAGTTCTTCTGTGCAACTCGCACACATCGTCTTGATAAGAAGAACTTGCACTGCCCAAGAAACTTGGAAAATATTCAGGGCAAAAAGCGATGGGTTGATTGCAATCCAAAAGACCCATGCCCAATTTGCAAGTTCTATAATGGACTATGGCGTGAGTCGGAAGAAGCTTCTGCTGAAGAAGCAGCGGCATTGCAGAACGACGCCCGTAAAATCAAGCCTATCGAACGTTACTACTACAATTGTATCGTTCGTCATCAGGTGAATAAGAAGGGCGAAGTTGAGAAGAACGTTGGCCCGAAAATCCTCTCTATTGGCAAGACTCTCCATGAGAGAATTGTCAGAGCTATCACTGGTGACGCCAAGAACGAAGAGAAGGGCTTGGGCGACGTTTCTGATCTGAAGGTCGGACGTGATTTCAAGATCGTTAAGAAGCTGAGAGGTCAAGGTAAGGAACAGTATCCTTACTACGAGGATTCCAAGTTCCAAGAACCAACACCGCTTGGTGATAAGGATCAGATTGAAACCTGGCTTGGCCAGATGCATGATCTGTCTTCGTTAAGGGTGCTTAAGACCAGTGCAGAGCTTGATATCGAATTGCAGAAGTACAACAAGGTCATTCCAGATGACGATGCTGAGACTTCTTTCGATATGAATAAGTATCGCAGGAAACCAGAGAGTCTTGAAGCTCAGGTTGAACAGGCAAAGACTGAGAGTAAACCAAAGGTTGCTCCTCCAATTGCAATCATGCCTGCCGCTAAGGACGAAGTTCTTGACGGTGCCGACTTTTTCGATGAACTTAGAAAAGTAGAAGGCAAGTAATCCAATCGTAAGACCCGCAACCTTTTAAAAGGTTGCGGGTCTTATTCTTAAACTATTTCTAATACAAAGGAGCAACATATGGCTAAAAAGAAAGCCAGCGAAGACAATATTTTTAATTTTATTGCGTCAGAACTTGATGGTGATGTATTGGCAGATGCCGCCCCTGTTACATACTTTTTAGATACAGGTAATCTAGCATTTAATTGGGTTCTAAGTGGTAAATTCATGGGTGGTGGAATTCCTGGTGGTAAGATCACGGAATTCTTTGGACCAGAAGCTTCTGGTAAATCATATTGGGGTGCCAACATAGCGAGAGGCACACAAGCAATTGGTGGTATTCCCGTCTATTTAGACTGTGAAAATTCTTTAAATAATGACTTCGTTGTAAAAACAAGTCATATTGATCTAAAGAGAATTGTTAGATTCGATCCTTCTAAGGGGGCTGATTGTCTGGAAGGTGTATTCAATAAGATTTACACTGTAATTAAGAAGGTTCGTGATGCAGGTGATGATAGACCTATCGTTTTCATATATGACAGTATTGCTTCATCCCCTTGTGCTAGAGAATTGAGAGAAACGGAAGTCGATACGGACAAATGCACCAAGGAAGAATATAAATCAGTTGTTGGTGGTAAAGAGCAACCAGGCGAGCGAGCTAAGATTTGCAGTAAGGAATTCAGGAAGCTTGGCTCAGTTCTTGAGAAAGCTAACGCAACGCTACTTGTTCTCAATCAAACAAGAATGAAAATCGGCGTTATGTATGGCAACCCAGAAACAACCGCAGGTGGTGGTGAATCCTTAAAGTTCTATGCTTCCTGTCGTGTTAGAACCTCCATCCAAAAGAAGATTGAGAATTCAAAACTCAAAACTTCAATTGGCATTAACTTGAAGGTTACTAATAAGAAGAATCGTTGTTGTTCTCCGTTCCGCGAAGCAGAAGGCGTCCATTTGTATTGGAATGATGGAGTGAATCCGTTGAGTGGACTGCTTACCTGTTTGATTCAGGATGAAAGAATTGATAAGGCTGGCAATGGTGTTTACATTGTGAAAGAGCCTTGGGCTGGTGGTCAGGAAATTAAGTTCAGAGCATCAAAGGCTAAGAATGAAATTGAGGCAGATGTTCTGTACAAGTGCCCAGCTTTAATTGATGCTCCTGATGAACAGACAGTAAGAGATTATTTCGATATCTTCGGTGCTGCTATTAAGCAGGGCAACAACACGGAGAATGAAGAAAAGGATGCATCGAGCGATGAATCTAGTGATGATGATTACGGAGACTAAACAGTAATTAACACCTGCCGTTTCAAGCGGCAGGTGTTAATTTGTATTTTCCACCACCAACTTTAACAAAAACGAAACCTTGCTGCTCTAATTCCTGTCTAGTTTTTTTGAAATGATTGCATAAACATGCTGTCGTGATTTTGTATTTCTTGTACTTCTTGGATAAATCTTTCAAAGATACAACTTTACCCTTGATGAGATTCCTTTTGATGGTGTTCTTAATACATTTTGCTCTTTTCAATACGGTATGTCTGCTTTCTTTTGGTTTGAGTTTAACTTCTATGATTTCATATTCTGTTTGGTTTTGTGACCTTTTTTCACAAAGGGCTGGGGCTAACTCTTCTAGTTCTAGGATTTCTTTCTCATTTGATATGTGAACGATGGAAATTTCAGCGTTGAACGCTTTGGAAAATTCAATAAGCTGTGGCAGATTCTTTTCGTGAGTAAACAACTTTTTGCGATCATTGGTACGGATCATCAGGCATTGTTTCATAATATTTGTCTCTTGCGGGATTTTAAATTATTATATACAATACGATGGTACGGGTCAAGAGATTATGAAATCTAATTTTTTTTATTACAGACCTTTTGGCATAGAAGCAGAATTAAACGCATTTGATGGTATTGCGGAGACTAAGCGTAGTGCCTCCCCTAAAGGCATTCATGATGTAGCAAATTTAATTTCATCCGTTCTTGGAGAATATGTTGAGGTGAGGGGTCATGGCAGCACGCATTGGCATAGGAAGCTTGGTCATTGGGTGTTGAAGCCTGATAACAGTTGTGGCATAGAAGTTTGTTCACCTGTTTCACAAGGTTGGTTGGGACTTAAGAACATCATCAGAGTGATTGATTCTTTTGGTGAGATTTCTGTCGATAATAGATGTTCTTTTCATGTGCATATTAATGCTGCGGATTTAAGTAAAAAACAGATTGCTAATGTGTTGAGGTGGTGGATTAAGTGTGAGCCTGTGTTTTTCGATAGTGTGCCAGATAACAGGAAAAATAGCAAGTTTTGTCAGTTTTTTGGATTATTTGCGTGGGAAGTAGCACCTATTTCTGACCAGGAATTAATAGATGTTTTTGGATTTGAAAAGTATCTTAGTGCAAATACATATCATTTAGTGTCTGGGGATTTAGAGACTTTAGAGTTTAGGATTGGCGAACATGAGTTGTGTAGGAACGCTTTTTTTGCTAAAAATTGGATTAGGTTATTGATACATTTCTTTGAAGTTGCTAAAGATATTGAACCTGATAATTTGAGTTGGTTAGACTTGGCTGATGTTATTGCCTTTTTAGGGCTTAATGGTGATTTGTCTGCGGGAATGGAGCAAATCAGGGATTGGTTCTTGGCTAGAATTTATTATAATCACAAATCCCAAATTGATGAATTTTTTAAATATATGAGAATTATAACTAACAAACAGGTCAATGAATTAATCAACAAGTTTGAAATTGAACCACAAGAGGCATTACATCCAACATTACTTAATGAGGCATTGTATGGCAAAATTTATTCCTCTTAACTAAATAATTGTAGGGGCCATATGTTAATTGAAAATAAGAGTCTTGCACAAAATGTAAAAGAAATGAAGTCTTTTGGCAAATTTTTAATGCCTTATAACTTCCCAAAAGTACCGCCAGAAGATGAAGATGATATTGGTTTTATAAAAAGTCGGGAAATGACAGTTGATGGATATAGTGTTGTTGTATATTACAACAAAGCCGACTGGACTGAGCATTATTTGGAAATTTTACAGATTACGGGACGACACACACCATTTCTGCCTTTCTCTCTAGTTTGCAAAATAGGCAAGAGTTTTCTTGGTGATAGAGAACTTTCTTATGTGGACTTTATAAAGGAAAGTCGGAAGGTTTACTGTTGGACGGTTGTGTTAGATTTGAATGATTCCCCTATACCGAACCCTTATAAAGTCGATGTTTCAGACTGCTCTTATGAGGGATTTTGTTACAGATGTTTAAATCCAGCAAAAGTAAACTTCTACTAAAAATTTTGAATTACCAAGTTTATTAAGGCTATATACTTCACAGTTCAAATCTATTTGTGAGGAAATAGTCATGTTAAACAACAAAATTCAAGCATTATTAATCAATCACCTTCAGAGATATGGAAATCTGAAATTGTTATTACCAGATGGAATTGTTTTGGAGATAGGCACAAATCAGATAGGTGTTAATGGTGAATTGGTGAATGTCAACAATTACTGCTGGGTCACAGCAGAAAAAGAAGACAAAATGGCTATTCTTGATTCTTACAACCTTGGCCTCAGATTCAACGATGATACTAAACTGATAGTATTCGAGGATACCGTCATTGATGACAATGGCGATAAAATAAGAAGACTAGACGTGGTGTAACTTTTTTGATATAGTGTTTGTTACCTTCGAAATGTACCAGAAATAGAAGCAATTAATATGTTTTAGTTGGTTTGGTGCATTAGCGTGTCTAATTATTAAGGAGCGAGTAATGAAGAAGGTTGATACGTCGATAAAGGACTATGTTTCTAAATTGTCCTTCGACAATCTCAAGTATTTGGCGGAACGGTTTAACAACAGAATCGGTTCTGATCTTTCAGAATGTACGGATTTCATATCCAAGAATTCTGATATGGATAGGCTCTTGGGTGCTGCGAAGAATGGCGAGGAATTCTTTGCTGTACTAGATGCTGTGGCGGCGGCTATTGATCGGGAGTTTTCGAGGCGTGTTCCAGACTCGGTTTCACATGGATAATCACGAACTTAAGTATTCGCCCACTTATGAAGTAACCTTCTGTATTGGAAGCAGAGAGGGTTATAATGGACCAGCTTTCACAAGGGAAGACTTACTGAATCAAATCAATAAATTCCAGTATGAATTCCCTAAGTCCATGCCTGTGAAAGTGAGTGATACTGTAACATTCACGATGAAGGATTATCGTGAAGATGGTTGGGAAGTGTCTGCTATTACATACCCAAATAGTCCTGCTTCTTATTTAGATGTTGATAGTTTTATGAGCAAGTTAGCAGAAAACTTGTTGTATCATTTCAAACAAAATCGTATAACCGTAAGATATTTGCATGGTAATGGAGCAACGGTCATGTTTGAAATGAAAACCGCAGAAAAAACACATCGTAAATAAAGTATTTTAAGACTAGACCTAGTACAATACTAGGTCTAGTCTTTTATTGAGGAGTATAATATGCCACCAGTAGTTAAAGTGGGTGATCGCAATGACTTGGTTGACTCCAGCACATTCCCACATGCTAAATTTCCTTTTGAAAAGTTTAATCCAGTTCAAAGCAGAATTCTAGAATATTATGATAAAGACAATAACATCTTGATTGCTTCCAATACTTCCTCTGGCAAGACTGTAATTGCAGAGATGGTGCTTTCGCATGAAGTGCGTGTTAGGAAGGGTAAAGGTTTGTATCTTGTGCCATTAAAGGCATTGGCACAAGAAAAACTGGATGATTGGCAAGATGAGAATCATCATTTTGGAGATTTAAAAATCTCAGTTTGTACTGGTGACTATCGTTTAACTGCTGAACGTAAGAAGGAATTGGAAGCTGCCGACTTGATAGTTATGAGCTACGAAATGTTTAATTCCAGGGTAAGAAACCTTGGTTCAGAACGTAGTGAATTCTTGATGAAGGTTGGCACACTTGTAGCAGATGAAGTGCATTTATTGACGGTTCCAAATCGTGGGGACCATCTTGAAGCTGGCATGATGCGGTTTACGGAAATCAACAAGAATTGCCGACTCGTATTCCTGTCTGCAACAATGCCGAATGTTGATGAACTTGCTGACTGGACAAGTTTCATCCTGAACAACAAGCACACTGTTTTGTTAAAATCCACTTATAGGCCATGCCCTCTCAATTTGCATTATGAAAAGTATTGGGATGGTGAGCGTTCATATGATGATAACGAAAAACAAAAAGTTAATATGGCACTGGAGATAGTAGAATACTACCCAGATGATAAGTTTTTGATATTTTCTCATACCAAGAAGACTTGTGCTTTAATGAAAGAAGCTCTGACTGGAGCGGGCATTAAATGCGAAGTTCACAATGCTGACTTAGATAAAGCTAAAAGGAATAAAGTAGAAAAAGACTTTAAAACTAAAAAGGATTTGCGTGTTATAGTGGCTACTAGCACGTTGGCGTGGGGGCTTAATCTACCAGCCAGAAGAGTAATCATTCTCGGTGTTCATCGTGGTTTAGATGAAGTGGCTACTTACGATATATGGCAAATGTTTGGCCGTGCGGGTCGTCCAGCGTTCGATCCTGTTGGCGATGCATATGTGTTGCTGCCAGAGAAGACTTATGATATGCATAAGGAAAGGATCAAGAAGCCGCAATTGATTCAATCCCAGATGTTGGCTGCAATGGGTGAACATCACAAGGTTCTTGCATTCCATTTAGTAAGTGAAATACATCAAGAAACTATCAAAAATAGGGAAGATGTTCATCATTGGTATAAGAGAAGCTTAGCTTGTTTCCAAGCTCATGAATTAGATGAAAGTATTGTTGACCATACTATGGACTTGTTAAAGAAGTGTGGTGCAGTTTGGGAAGAGGAAGGTCAATACACGGTAACTTCTATTGGCAAGATTGCTAGTTTGTTTTATTTCTCGCCGTTCGATGTTTCTGATTTGAAGAAGAATTTCACTGCACTATTTGACAATGCCAAAGAGAACGATGATATATCGTTGGCGGTTGCATTGGCGAATTTGGATACTCATAGATTCGGCATCGTCAGCAAGACAGAGCGTGAAGAAATGAGTTTGTTCGCCAATCAGGTACATTTGACGTGTGGTAAGGGCGCAATTATGGAGCCAGCGATTAAAGTTGCTTTTGCATACCATCAGATGATGAACGGTCTTGCCAATCCAATCTTCGCATCGCTAACAAGGGGTTTGCATTTTGATTTTCCAAGATTGAATCAAGTGTTGCAAGCTATTGATGGTTTTACTGGCAAATGGGGGAAGACTAGTTGGTTCAAACAGCTTCAATTAAGAGTCACCTATGGTGTTAAGGGTCCAATGGTTGAGCTATGTCAACTTCCACATATTGGTAAGGTCAGAGCGAATAAACTCTGGAAGGAAGGGCTGAGGGATTTCCTGTCTATCATTAATAGTCCAGATAGGGTTCGTAAAGCTACTGGTTTGAAGACAGCAGAAGTTGACGAAATACTAGCCGAAGCGAAGAGACTATTTGCCTCTTCGTCTTGATTTCATAGCTCGTTCTTGGATGCGACGTAGCAGTGCGGCTTTATTGATGGCAAGTAAAGGCAAGCCAGTTTCTGGGTCGATTTTGGTTTTGCCAGTCAACTTATCAGTTTTTCTAACCCATAATGGGATTTGTTTTGCGGCAAATCCCATTTGTGTTTCACATGGACCGCATTGTACATCAACTTGCTGGCAGCAGCAGCATTCTTCTTCTATAGGAACTAGAGTAACGACGATTTCTTGTCCGTCGCAAACAAATACTGGCGGTGGTAGCCCATTAATGTAAACGTATGCATATACGCAGCTACTTTGTATATCAACAGTGCTTGGGGCTGTGACATGCCCATTGCCAACAGAGTATATTTTTCCGTCTTTTAATTGCAAACAGCAGCAAGGAGTAGGTCCACCACCGCACGTTAATTCCACGCAGACGTTTGAGCATGGTATGGTACATGGTACACTACCAGTACCAAGCTGAAATTTGCCGTCTTTAGAACGGATTGGTATATTACTAAATTCAGGCAATGCAGGCGTAGGGGTTGGCAGTGCGAGATTTGCCCACGAAGGATTTTCGGCTTGTTTAAGTGGCTGTGAATTTGCCATATTAAGTGTAAATGGCGCACAGCTTAGACCGAAACATCCTTCTGGTGAGTATTCTCCATATGGTGAACCACAGTCAAAGTACACAGATATTATACAGCAGCAAGGTGGGGGGCAACATCTACAGTTACACCCACACCAGCCGCCTGTGCCGTTGACAAATGGAGGTTGGCAACCAGTCTGCATTATTTCTTATTATTCTCCCCAAAGAAGCCTTCTGGATATTCGATTTTAACAATTCCTTTTCCATCTGTGGGTTTACCCGTTCTAGGGTCTTCAACCCACCAACGAACTTGCTCAACTGGAATCCCAAGTTCGTCCATATGGCAGTTATCTTCGGGAGAAACGGGGAGATGTATCTGTTCCCCATTTATTAAAATTGCGACTTTACATTGTTCTTTAATGTCGTCGTATAAAAGACAATTCTTGCATTTCTTTTCTATTTCTTTTTTCTTTTTCATTCATACTGCCCTACCTTTCATTCCATTCATTATATTGCATTGCTTTAGTCATTGGTATCTTTTTTGTTAACGTACTGTAGTATCAAGTCCCTCATGGCCTGTGAAATAGACTTGTACTCATCAGCACACTTCTTCTGGAACTTTTTGAAAAGCGAAGGTTGTATCCTGATGGTCAAATCTCTCTGGAGTTGTTCACGTTTCTTCTGCATATACAATGTAAGAGTGTTGTCCAGACAAATTTCTAAAATAAAATGATATTGATTTTTAGCAACAATTGTAGATAATGGTTCCATCATGAGTAACAAATGAAACCAAATTTTGGAGTTTTACAGCCAAGGCATGACGTGCCGATACAAGTGGAGATATAAGTGAGTAATAAGATATGTATTTTTGGGCAACTGGCATCGGCCAAAGATACGGTAGCCAACTACCTTGTGGAAAAACTGAACAATGATACACTTTATCCTGAAGATAAATGGCAACGTATCGGCTTTGCTGATGCCTTGAAAAAAGTGTTCATGAGTTCCTTTGATGTAACATGGGATTTTATTGAAGAGTGGAAACGCAAGGATGAAGTACCACCAGATTTTGATTTGAATATTCGTAAAAGTTTACAACAGATTGGCGATGGCTTCAGGAAGATACAATCTGATGTATGGATCAGGACTGCGTTGAGAAACAAGTTTAATATGGTGATATCTGACGGCAGATATCTCAATGAGGCCAAAATGGTCAAGGAACAAGGCGGGATTTCAGTATTACTATGGCGTCCAGGGTTTGAGAACAATGACCCTAATCCTTCTGAATCTCAGATAAGACCATATGTCGATTATTGTGCGAAGCACTACACCAACGGCAAGATTTTGTTCGATATTGATAATTGGATTAGTGACGGCGTAACAGAATTGAAATATTTTGATTATTTCTTAATAAACGACGGTAGTAAAGACGATCTATATGGTAAGATCGACAATTCCCTTATCCCTTATATTAAAGAAAGAAAGTTTTTATGATGGATGCTATTACTTTTCGTAATATGTGTGCGGAGGATGGGGTGGAACTCACGCCACAAGAAGCTAAAGACACAATGATGTGTTATGAAAATTTTTTGACCTCCATTAAAGAAGCATATGAGTCCTGTCCAAATTTCTACATGGATATTTGCAACAGAACCACGGAACAAAAATTGGAAGATATTAAAAGATTGAAAAAGAAGGGTTGCAAAATGAATCTGAAACAATATAATCAGTTACAGAAAACAATCATCAGAGTTTGCGAATTAGAAGGCTATGACAATGGAAATCAAAGCTTCTGATGTTAGGGAAATTGAATATCTGTATTGTTTGAAAAAGAACTGTCAATATAAACCTTGTTTTTTCCACCACTTTAGATGTGGGTGGCGTAGCAATATCCCTGTTTGCTGCATGATCTTCTTTGTAACGTTCTGGCAAACATGTTGGTTGCTTGGGCATTTTCCACTTGTAAGAAGGTTTCTTGGTTACTACCCGTCCCATAAATATCGTAATTACAGATATGTGCCTTGTTTTTTTTGTTATTTTATGGGAAGATGTAATAGAGTTTTGACATGTGACAAAGATTGTAAAAGTTGCTGTCAGCATTAACCATAATGTTTATGGTTAAAAATGGAAGGTTTCTATATTTGAAGGAGTGAAGTGATGAGTTTAGTGAAGTGTGGGTCTATGTTAGCTGGCTTAGCCTTGTGTGTTTTTTGTTTTGGCAGCGTAGCGTCCGCTACGTCACCGCCAAATAAGCCTAAGCCAAAGGGTCCACCCCCAAAGTGTGCCCCTAAAGGTCAGTGTAAGCCCAAGCCTGGTAATCAAGGGCATGGCAAGCCAGGTTGTGGTAAGCCCAAGCCTGGTAATCAAGGAAAAGGTAACGCTTATGGACATTGCAAGCCACGTCCTCAGTGCAAGCCGAATGAAGGTGGGCACAATCAGTGCAAGCCACGTCCTCAGTGCAAGCCACGTCCTCAGTGCAAGCCACAGCAGAGAGATTGTGGAAGAAGTGGCAACAGGCCATCGGGAACTGGTCATGGCAACAAGCCAGTTGGTTACAATGGTAACGTGAATGGTAATAGGAACGCAAATAACAATACCAACACGAATACCAATACCAATACCAATACCAACACCAACACCAATAACAACACCAATAACAATAGTAACACTATCAATAACACTATCAACAATGGTTGGTAATTGATAATTAAAGTGGGCAGAGTAACTTACTCTGCCCACTTTTTACCCAACATTATATGAGGTTATAAACCATGAACAAGTTAATTAAAATTTGTGCGTTACTGACAATGATTGGTTTGTTTTGTAATGGATTTGCTGAAGCGGCGGGCAATAACGGCAAGAATAAGAACTTGCCAAATCCCAATAAGGGCAATCAGGGTAAGCCGCCTATCCCGCAGCAAAGGCCAGTGACCCCTCCTATTGTTGCTCCACAGCAAAGGCCAGTGACCCCTCCTATTGTTGCTCCACAGCAAAGGCCACAGCAGAAGGTAAACAAGCCCTTAATGCCTATTCCAACGCCAAATAAGGGCGGTGTTTGCAATAGGAATGGGGGATTTGGCAATGGTGGATTCAATACAGGTTGTGCAGGACGTAATGGTGGCTGGAATGGCAATAAGAATGGAAACAATAACGGCAATGCCAATGGTAATAAGAATGGTAACGGCAATAGGAATGATAACGCCAACAATAACGCCAATAAGAACAACGTAACTGTCAGAATCAACGGCGGCGGTGGTGGATATAGTGACGGTGGTTGGGGTAATGGTGGTTGGGGTAATGGTGGTTGGGGTAATGGTGGTTGGGGTAATGGTGGTGGCATTAGCTACAGTCCGACTGGAGGAAGTTATACAGGCGGTAGCTATCAGGGCGGAAGTTACAGCCCAACTTACGCACCGTCATATCAGTTTGGTGGTGGATTTGGTGGATTTGGTGGTGTAGGCTTGGGTGTTGAAACCCCTCCTGTAGCTGTGCCTCAACCATTTGAAGTTTTTGATGAGGAAGACCCGAACACTGCTTGGTTGACGATAGAGCTACCTGATGAGAAGGCTGAAGTCTGGTTAAATGACTTGAAAATGCCTCATAAGGGTTTGGTCAGGAAATATGTAAGTCCACCGCTTGATCCAAAATTGATTTATAATTATGATATTAAGGTTCAGTGGAATGAAGGTGGGGCAAAGCAGAACTACACTGCAAAGGTTTCTTTCAAGGCTGGCGACGAAATCAATCACGTCGTACCGAGACTTGGAGCTAAAGCAGCAGTGCCAATGCCTAAGTTAGAGCCTACTGACGAAGACAATGAGAAGGCTGCAAATGGCAAGCTTAACATGGCCAAGGACTTAATCAAAGAAAAGAAGATGGCCTCTGTTAAGAACAGATTAGAGGATATCATCAAGAAGTATCCTGATACCAAGGCAGCAGAAACAGCTAAAGAACTTTTATCGAAATTGTCAGAGTAAAGTTCTGAGAAGCCTGAAGGAGCTTTTACTCCTTCAGGCTTCTTGCTCTTTGCTTAAGCTTTCCAATTCCCACTTCTGTAATGACCACAAATTCCCATCCTCTTGTCTGGCAGTAAATATTAGCAGCTTTCCATTTTGCTTCGTTTAATGGCAACATAGTTTGATTTGCTGGCTTAATTTCCCATACTTCGACATGACCATCGCTGAATTTAATTAGTATATCAGGGAAGTAATTATGTGCTTCGCCTTGATACAAATAAGGTATGCCTTCTTTGAATGGTTGAGCTTCGTATGCCATTACTTCTGGGATGATTTCTATGCATTCTAGCACTTCACACTCATAACTGGACTGATATTCAAATTCCCTGCCACCGTTCTTGATGCTAACGAAATGACCTTTTCTAAAAGTAGGTTTTCTACTCTTTTTCTTTGGCCTACCAGCCTGATCCTTCCAGACTATGGCTCTATTAGGGCCAGAATTTTTGGGAAGTGGTCTGCCAGGGTGTTTAACTTTTGCATGAAGGTTTAAGTCTCTTACACAGTAATTGCATAGTGGGCAACGAACATATTCTTTCAATTCTTCGTGTTTAGCTATAATATGTTCATTCATTAACACAATTTCGTCAAAAGTTACTCCACATACAAAGCATTGGTACTTTCTTTTTCCGTCGTCTTTTCCGAACATTATTTTTTATCCTTTAGATTAATCATTCCTATATTGTCTATTTTTGCTGGTTCAATGCTTTGATCTGGGTCATCAGGGCATTGCATGAGGTGCTTTTCCATATGGTCACGGTCTAATACTTTAATAAGTGGTAAATCCTTTGCTGAGAAGATGTTTTGGGTGTTTTTACCGCTTAATGCGTTCATGAGGTCGAATGCCATAAAGTTGGCTTCTTCTTCCCAATTATCTGGCATATCTTCGTCGCCTTCTGGATTTTTCATCTTGGCGAAGACGATTCTGCTCTCTTCTGGGGCACCAAAAAACCTATTATCTTTGCTGAAAAACATGATTAGATTTTGACCATCCAAGAGGCTCTTAATTTTACCTCTTTTGATAATGTCTTTATTCTCTTTAAATGCCGTAAATCCGTAATTATTCATAACTTTTACCCCATCTTCATTATATACTATGTATGATTTTTAGTTTTAAAAGATTTGTGGAAGAAAAGGGCGGGGAAAATAAACCCGTGAATTATATCGACGCAAGTGAAAAGGAATTGGGTGCGGGTATCCCAAAAGAATTTTCAACTGGCTATTTAGAACTTCCTGATGAAGGTTTATATTTTAACCAATCTATATGGCAGACATTGCCTTTTGAACCGCACGATAAATATGTTAGAATCAGGTATTTTGGGACCAATAATACCAATCCTAATTTCGTTAGGGCTTATATCAAGGGTAAGAATGGTAAGATGCAGCCTTATCTTGGGAAACTAGAAGATTCTGTGCATATGATAACTAAGGAAAAACTTGCACAGATATTAGGACTTCCGTTCCAAGCTACTGCTGCTTCAGGAGGAAGTATGGGAGGAATGGTATGATGAAATTTAAAGATTGGTTAGTTATTAGGGAAGTCGGAACTTGTACGGGCAGCATTGCTAATTTTTCACTACCTTTGTTTGGTGGGGGGAATATGATTAGCCGTACTTTTCCACCTTTATTAACCTACGATGATGGCAAGAAGAAGAAAAAGAAGAAAAAGAAGAAAAAGGAGTAAATACAACTATGAAGACACTCAAGGAATATCTTGACGATATGAGAAATGCGGCTACTCCCGAAGAAAAGTATACTCCTAGTAGTCTTAGTCCAATGCATTTTTCTCCAAAAGATCAATTTGATGCTCAGATTTACAAAGATGGGTTTGATGAGTTTTTAAGATATTATAAAAAAGACCCGAAAAGAGCAGAGTTTTTCGGGAAAATGTTACATGACGCCTTGATTAACAAGAACATAAATAGTTTGAAATCTTGGCATAATGCACACAAACTATTTGCGTAATTACTATTACAGGCTAGACGGATCGGGTCCAACACATGGACGCGAGTGAAACTTGGCACGACAATGCCAGAGGTCCAGGGAGCCTACAGTTGCGTGATACTTCATTTGACGCTAAAACTCTAATCACAACGACGAATCCCTATTTTATTCACTTTTTTCCCAATATCAACGAGGACACATGCGTAAATTTTTCGTCGCACTTTTAGTGTTAGTTTGCTCTACCACTCCAGCTTTTTCACAAATCAAATTAAAAACAGAAGACTGCATTGAGAATGTATCCCCAGATGGTGAAGGATATTGTGCTTGGTGCTGTATCGAAACTTTAGGCAGACACCACAAAATCAAATCGCTCTATGGCTTGAAAGAGAAAAGAACAAAAGAATCAGACTTCAAAACTTGGGATGCCAAGAAAAAGCATTGGGTTATTGAGCCATATGTCTGGGTCAATTACGGCACTTATTGGTTGAAAGTCCACCGTAGTCCAGGTGATTACGTTGCCATGAAACAAAAACTCGATGAAGCCAAAGTAAAATATCGGATACAGGAATCTGGTATTTTCAAAACAGACATAATTGGTTATGCTATTCGTAACAAGCTTGGATGTATGATTGTAGTGAAAGATTGGACTTCGACAAACGGAGTCGCACATGCACTTGTCATCCAAGACTATGATGAAAAGAAATTAGTGCTGTTTGATCCAAATAATTTGAAATACAATTATCATGTAACCTGGGAATGGATAACACAGCATTGGACTGGTTATGTCTTAGTAATAGAAGGAGTTAAGGAATGAATTTAGTTTTAGTTTTGGCATTATTTGCCGCACCAACCCCGCAAGATGTTATAGATTCAGTAGAAAAAGATGCTGCTGCATTACAAGATTCCGATGGAATGAGATATCTGTCGTTGCATGATATAGAAGATAAAGAGAATGTTGCTAAGATCGTTTCTTTCACTCTCAATTCATTAAGCAGTAGACAAAGAATCACTGCCCCAAAACTATCAGACGACAAGCTTTTTATCCGTTTTAATTTGTATGATTATGGTTTTACAAAAGCTGGGTACGATATTCTGGGCAAAAACAAAACTTTCAAATCTGAAAAATTGAACAAGATTCTTGGTTGTGAGAACCCAATTCTTAGGGCTGATGATTTTATAATCAAATCCCTTGCGGCAGGCAATTATTATCGACTTCTTGGAGTTAAAAATCTATCAGAGTTCAAAGACAGAATTGGGGCCGATGACAAAGGCTTAACAACGCAAGCAGCTGTGGCTAGTGGTGGGAAAGTAGCTTTTAACACACAGCAAGTCAGACGTTCAGCAACACTTTCTGGGTATATTTGGGAAGTAAGAGATATTAAAGACCGTAAAAAAGACTTCCTTAGAGAATTGCTTAGTGAGGAATATGATACAGTTCAATTAGTTGCGACTAACCCAAACGGTCTTTTAGCATACTATGCAGCGAGCGCAAAAGGCGAACCACATGAGTCATTGGATGCAGATATAGCAATTGACGCTTCAAAAACAGTATCAGATTATACAGTTCGTATTGCAAGAAATTGTATATTTTGTCATGCTGCTGAGGGTGTAATTCCTTTCAAAGACTCCGTAAGAGAACTAATAGGGAATCAAGGTGTTAAACTTCAGGCAGCTAATAAGGAATTAGAACAGAAATTGCGGGATTTGTTCTCTACTGAACTGCCTTTCAAACGTGATGCAGACACTTATCAGGAAGCATTGACAAAGGCTACAGGCATGAAACCTGCGGACTTTCAGAAAGCTTTTAAGGATTTTTATCAGAACTATTATGGTGAGTTGACCTTAAAACAGGTAGCTGTTAGGTTTGGCCAGACAGAGGAAGAGTTTAAGAATTTCTGTAAGAATAGTGCCGATGTGACCCTTATTAGATTGTTATTAGACGGTAAGATTTCTAGAGCAAGATTTGATGCTCTTATTGAGGGAAATTAAATGTATACAATGCAAGCTTATGATGACGCACTGCGTTTAATCCTTGACAAGGGCGTGTGGAGAAGTAATAAGCGAACAGGTATCCGTTGCTTGTCTTATCCTGGCATACTCAGTCGTTACCGTATAGATGAAAATTTCCCTGTTCTTACAAGACGTAAAGTCTGGCCCAAGTCTATCTTTGCTGAGTTACTTTGGTTTATATCAGGCTCAACCTGTAACAAGGATTTGCAGGCGTTAGGAGCTAATATTTGGACGCCTTGGGTAGATGCAGCTTTTGAAGAGAAGCATGGATATGCTGAAGGGTGTTTCGGACCAGTATACGGGTTCCAACTCAGGCATTTCGGTGGCACTTATGGCAATGGTATCGGTGGTGAAGCCTATACGAAGAATACTACTGTCAAGGTGATGATGGAGTGTAATTCTGGTGGTAGTGTATGGGAGGAAGAAAAGGACTTCGGCAGTGAGTATGGGCGTGGGGGTTTTGACCAGCTTGCATGGATTATGAATCGTATCAAGGAAGACCCGTCATGTAGAAGGATTCTGTTTTCTTTATGGAATCCAAAAGATGTAAGTGGTATGAAGTTGCCGCCGTGTCACTTTGTTTACCAAGTTTTTATTGATGACGATGGGCGTCTGAGTGGTATGATGACGCAGAGAAGTTGTGACTTCCCGATTGGTGTTCCAGCCAATATTCAGTTTTATTCAGCGCTGACGAAGATGATCGCCCAGCAAACTGGCTATCAGGCTTATGAATTTGTACATTCAACAGTTGATAGCCATATTTACGAGAATCAATTGGACGCAATCCATCAGTATTTGGATACTCCGATTATTGATTCTCCGAAACTTAATATCAACAAAGCTAAAGACATTTTCTCTTACAAAATGGAAGATTTTGAACTAACGGACTTCAATACTGGTCCTGTTATCAAGATTCCAGTGGCGGTGTAATATGAAAGAACTTTTGGATGAATATCTAAGATCGTCTAGCGAAGAAGTAATTAAAAAAGCACTTAGAAGAAGCATGTACATGGGCATGATGATTGGTTTCCTATCGGGTTTGATTGTGGGGATGTATCTTTTCATGATGTATTGGAGGATTTAACATGAGTTGGTTACAAACGCACAAGGCAAAGTTTGATGCAGAGGCAGCGAGAAAAGAGGCGAAAGAGAAACAAGAACGAGATGCTTGTGATGCTAGATGGGCATCTGTAAAAAGAGAATTACAGTCATATGCCCAAAACACATTGGGTGATTTAGCTGGTTGTAAGACCAAGGACGGAGAAAGTCTGAGGATTGAATGGAACGAATCAGGTAATCAAATTTCATTACTAGCTGGCAATAAACCCCTGCTTCAGTTATTTTTCAGTGTTGGTGAGCATGAAGAATGTGATAGTGATGGTTGTAAATGGGGTAATGGAGAGTATTACACAAACAAACAAGTGTATTATTGCAGAAAGCATAAGTGTAGGGGCGGATACGATAAGGGTGGGGAAAATAGGTTTGACACCTTGTATGATGAAGACCTGGCGCACTATTTGTTGCTTTTTGTTGACATTTAACTACTTTAGTGCATGATTACATTACTTTTATTATGTGCATTGCAAAATCCTATGATTGATTTAGTGAAAGAGGGAAAAGCGGCCACCTTATCCACAACTCACGATAAGGTGGCCTTTGGTTCATTAGTACCTTATGCACTTGACAGCAAGGGTCGTCCGATCATTTTTGTGAGCGATTTAGCACTTCACACTAAGAACCTCAAAAAAGACCCAAAATGCAGTTTAATGGTTGCTAAAATTGACAAAAATGATATCTTCAACAGTGCCAGGATAACTTTTATTGGTAAAATGGTTAAAGTTCCAGACAAGGAACTGGAAGAGATGAAAAAGTTGTATTTAGCAAGACATAAATCAGCAGAAGATTTTGTTGAGTTTGAAGATTTCAGTTTTTACAGACTAGAGATAGAGAAGATTTATTGGGTGGGCGGATTTGGTGATATAGAGTGGATTGATCCCAAGGAATACTTGGAGTTTTTTAAATGATATCCATCATAGTATCTGTTGACGATAACTGGTTGATGGGCCGTACTGATGGAAGTATGCCTTGGCATGTTCCAGAAGACCTGAAGTGGTTCAAGCAAGCTACAATGGGGTCGTCCATTATCATGGGCAGGAAGACCTGGGAAAGCTTGCCAAAGAAACCACTTCCAGGCAGATATAACATTGTGATTAGTCGCAGCTTGCCATGCCAAGAATTTGAAAATCATGCATTTGTACCAAGTGTTGAATTAGCACTTGGTCTAGGTTGGGTTAAGTCTAAGAACTGGCCACGTTCTTATGATCCAATCTTCATAATAGGTGGTGCTGAAATATACAAATACGTCCTTGAAAATAAAATGGTTTCTGAGATGTTGGTTAGTAGGATAAAAGGTAAGTACGAAGGTGATATATACTTCCCGAAGATAGATGAAAAAGAATTTTCCTGTATGCCGTTTTTGAAGTTTGATAAGTTCGAAGTTACCAAGTACATTAAGTTTTGAGCATGGAACTAATTAATGAATTTTCAGAACGTCTTTATAAAAATCAGAAATCTATATTTATCCATGTGATAGGCGATTCGATGCTTGATTTGGATTACAAGGTCAACACGCATCGCATATCGCCTGAATGCCCGAATGTTAATATTCTCCAATCTCCAGACGACAAGCCATTTCGACAATTCCCTGGTGGTGCAGCTAATGTTTGCTATCAATTAAACAATTTTAATGTCATATGCCGCCTATTCTCTTTTATAGATGATGAAGCCTATAACATTATCAGAGATAAAGGCGTGAAGTATTGGGGTCTTATCAGACTCCCTAATGGTCATTTTATACCTAGAAAACGTCGTTATTACGCACAAGGCTTTCAGGTGGTCGCTAGATGGGATATAGAAAAGGCTAATTATGGTTTAGAATCTATAAAAGACCTGCAAAATGAATTGCTCAATACCTGGCATATATTCCAAGCTGAACCAGATGTTATTATATTCTCCGATTATAACAAAGGTTTGTTTAATGATTTAAGCATTAATAGGATTAAGACTAATGCGATAACGATTGTTGACCCGAAAGCGGCTCCTTTGGAGCGTTGGAAGGGTTGTACAGTGTTTAAACCAAATGCTAAGGAAGCCCGTGAACTGAGTGGTTTACAGGATTGGAAAGCTCAATGCGACTATTTTAAAGAAATTTTAGGTTGTAAAGTTGTTATTATAACGCAGGCTGGAGACGGTATTGTTGGCAAGACTGATGATTATTTTGAATATAGACCAAAAGTACAAGTACATCCAGTTGATATCGTAGGTGCAGGTGATTGTTTTGCTGGCACGATGGCATTGGCCATGACGTTAGGGTTCAATGCTGAGCAAGCTGCCAAGATTGCTTTTCATGGTGGTTTGCTGTGCGTGCAGCAACAGGAAAGAGGTTCTTTTGGGCCTTGGTTGTTTGGTGGTAAGATTGTAAGGGATGTAGACTTCCTGAAGAAAAGGAATTATAAGTTAGTATTTACTAACGGCGTATTTGACTTATTGCATGTTTCGCATCTCAATATGCTGAAGTTTGCAAAGGCTCAAGGTGACAAGTTGATTGTTGCTTTGAACAGTGATGAGAGCGTGAAGAGGCTCAAGGGGGATTCTAGGCCGATTATTGGCTTGGAAAACAGGATGAAGATGATAGCTGGTTTAGAGTGTGTTGATTTTGTGGTTAAATTTGATGAGGATACACCACTGGAATTGGTCAAGAGAATAAGACCTGACATTATGGTGAAGGGTGGGGATTACAAAAAGGAAGAGATTGCTGGGCATGAAATCATAGGGGTAGAGAATGTTGTTCTCTACCCCTATGAACCTGGAAACTCGACTAGTTCAATAATTGACAGGCTGGGGGGGGGTAGCAAATAATGATATCAGTGTGTACTGTAACTTTAAATGGCATTGAAAATTATTTTGAAATTTTTCAGCAATCTGTTCTCAAAACCAAAATGGTTAATGAAGTTTTAATTGCAAAACCTGACGATTTAGTTGGCACAGAAAAATTTTGGGAAATTAATGAAATTCAGTTTCGTCAGTTTGGAACGCAAATCGTGAAGAGGTTGCAGCAAGGGGTTGAGCATGGACTTGGTTTACATGCATGTTTAGATCGTGCCAAGAATGATTATTTATTTTTTTGTGATCCAGATGTATTTTTTTACAGACATTCAATTGATGAGTTCTATTATAATATTTTTCAAAAAAACAAATTAAACATAATTGGAATTTCTCCTTCTAGGCCAATGGTGTTTCCTTACACTTTTTTTCCTGGGTTGCAAGCGACATTAGTTCGTAAATCTGATTTGCCTGGCAGTGATTGGTTAAAAGGTAAGATCATTGATGATGAAGGAGTTCATAGAGATGGTAAATGGTTCATTCGTATGAAGAAAATTCCAGAATTTATGCATGAATTCCCAAATCCAAGTGGTGACTTCGACACCTGTGCATATTTGTATTTGTGGGCAAAACAAAATAACTGGCGGTGGTTGTCTTTTCAAACTAAAGATGTTCACACTTATGAACCGAGGTACAATAGGAGTAATATTAAAATAATGGATAAAATAATGGATAAAGAAAAAATGCTTTATCATGCAGGTAGTTCAACAGTTGGGGATGAGGAAAATTGGAGACTATTTCAAGAAGCATGGAAAAGTATTGACTAAAATTAATTTACATGTTAGTGTAAAGAAAATTATATGAGGTCTAAAGATGGGATGGAATGAAGATATTAAAAAAGATTTAGGTTCATGTGGTAAAAATGTTTATATTGGTCACAATGTAATATTTACTAGTCCTTCGCAAGTATTTTTGGGTGATAATGTAAGGATTGACCCATTTACTTTAATTACCACTACTCTAAAGACTGGAAATTATATCCATATTTGTGCAGGTGCCGTATTAAGTGGCGGCAAATCCAGTAATATCATCCTCAATAATTGGACATTTATAGGTTATGGTTCAAAATTATTTTGTGCTTCTGAGGATTATGGTGGGGATGGTGGTCCAGTGATCGAATTCTGGAATAAGAAAAACAAAATTATTAGGGGAGACATAGAGTTCAAAGACTACTCTGGAATTGCTTCGGATGTTTTATTGATGCCTGGCGTGATTCTGCCGATTGGATGTACAATTGGCGCAAAGTCTTTTGTTTACAACTCCAATAATTTATCAGAGTGGAGTGTTTATTTTGGCACTCCATTACAATTTAAAAAATCTCGTAACAAAGAGATGATCTTAAAGGTTGCAAAAAATTTATGAATTTAGTTTTATTTGGTGGTACTGGTGGTCTTGGGTCGAAGCTCGTTCCGTTACTTCAAAAAAAATATAACGTAATTTCTGTAGGCTCAAAAGATGTTAATTTGGAAAGCGAAAATGAAGTGAGACATTTTTTTGCGACTACAGACTGTGATATTTTAGTCAACATGTCAGTTATTAACACTGATGGGTTTGTTCATAAAATTAAAACAGAGGATATGGATAAACAGATAGAGGTCAATGTAAAAGGGACAATCAGGCTTCTAAAATATGCGATTCCAAACATGAGATTCAAGAAGTATGGTAGAATTATACTTTTTTCTTCTATTTTAGCTGTACGGGCAGTGATGGGGACTTCTCTCTACTCTGCAAGCAAGTGTTTTATAGACAGTTTGGCTAGAACTTGTGCATTGGAAAATGCAAGTTATGGTGTTACTTGTAACAGTGTTCGTCTTGGCTATTTTGACGGTGGGTTATCTTATAAGATAAACGGGGATGTATTAGACAAAATCATCCAAGAAATACCATTAAAAAGATTGGGAAAAATAGAAGAGATATACAAATGTATCAATTTCATAATTGATACCGAGTATTTAACTGGTTCCAATTTACATATAAGTGGTGGGTTATGATATAACCCACCACTTGATTAGCTACAACTGTGTTCTGCGTAGTGTTCTGCCTTCTGTGCTGGCGTCATTTTTTCTATCATGTCTTTGTAATCAGTTTCAGACTTTATTGCATCGTTCAAAGCATTCGCTAGTTTGTCGGTCATGGGTATGCAATAGTTACGATTTTTACCATTCCTGTCCATGATCGTAAAGCAAATCTTCTTGCCTTTGACCTGGAAACTCACTCCAGCTACATCTGTGTGAATCATTTTTGCCTCTTTACTTAGTGCAGCACTTTGCACAGGAGCAGCCTTCACCGCAATTCTTATCCTTGGTGCAAGCACACTTTACGCACTTACAGTCTGCGGTGCATTCGCATTTGCCACAAGTGCAACCTGTAGCACACTTTTTCCCAGCTTTGCACTTACATTTTACACACTTGCAATCAGCCGCACAAGCACATTTGCTCACAGGTTGCTTACCAGTCACTACATCCCAATGTAGATATGCCTGCCAACCAGCAAAGGCTAAAACGACGAGAGCAGCTAAAAACGTGACTGTACCATGTATTGCTTTCATAGAAACACTCCTATATAATAGAGACTATATTATTATATGGGTGTTTGGTGAAAAAATCAAGGAAATATTCTAGACAACAATGCATCAAAAAAGTAGATAAAGAGTGCCTTTTTTGTGGCGAAAACAACTATGAGTTGTTGGATTGCCATAGGATTTTTCCTGGCGAAAAAGGTGGGACTTATGTGCCAAGGAATACAATTACCAGTTGTGCAAATTGCCATAGGAAGATGCATTCGGGCATAATTAAGGTTATTGGCAAGTATTTAAGTACATCTGGAAGGTGGGTTGTGATGTATTTTGACGAAAATAATGTTGAACAATGGAAATGATTCTATTAAACATAGTTACTGCGGCAAGTAGGCCATATAACATCAAACTAATCACTGATAACATCAAGTCGGTGATTACCAAATGTGAAGTGCGATGGTATCTTATTTTTGATAGCCGTAAAGTTGAAGAGTTTATTCCAAAAGATTGTTATTATTATGACTTCATTCCAGGTGATATATCTGGGGCACCTCAAAAAAACAAAGCTTTAGACCTAATTAATGATGGTTGGGTCTATTTCTTGGATGACGACAACTTAATGCACAAACAATTCGAGGATTGTTTTTTAGAAAAAATAAAGACTAAAAGATTGATTTGTAAAAATGGTCTAAAACAACAGGGGTTGGTCAAAGGAGTTGTCTTTAATCAATTATTAGCAGATGAAACTCTTAGAGCAGGAGTCAACCAAAAAAATGGTTCATCGGTAGATTGCGGGCAATTTGTTGTTAATAGGGAAATAATCGGCAACCAAAGATTTAATTTAGACTTTTATGCGTCAGATGGAGTGTTTTTTAAGGAAATATACGACATACATAAAGAAAAAATCATTTTTGTTGATGAACCTTTTACTTATTATAACGCTATTAAGCCATAGATAGGTTGATGAATTTTAAAGAGTTTATGATGAATGAGTTCGAAATTAGAGGTATTAAGTACCGCCCTAATTATGTGCCAGCCAGTATCCCAAAGAAAGGGAAGCGTGGTGGGCCTGGCACCATGAACTTAGCCGCAGTTGTTAATCCATCCAGACCATACCAACCTACTTTCAGGATGGGTAAATCAGCGGTTAAGAGTCAGATTGCGATGAAGTAAGTTTTTCGGCACGTCTTTCAAAGAAACTTTTGCCATCCCCCGCTCTCGGTGCATGGAGGTCTTTTTTACAATCTTCAATACACCAAGTAACAAACTTTGCTACTATTGGTTCTTCTGCCAAATCATTTCCATCAAATAACCAGTGGACATACTTAACTTTTAAGTGGTCAATGAATTCTTCAATTAGGTCAGCTTGATCCATCTTTATGCTCCTTTTCGTATGCTTTTAATGCTTTGTGGAATGGTGGCTCTTTAAGTTTGCCACCTTTTCTACCGTACCATCCCACATGTTCTGGCCAGTCTAAAGTGTCTAATTCATATGACTGAATCTCCCACCACGAATAGGAAGAAACCCCATATGACTCTTTTATCATCTCTATTGCTTTTTCTAAACTGGAAGCTACGAAGAACACCATTTCATCGACATGTTCACCATAGAAAATTTCATGGTGTAGTACGATGTAGAGTTTCATAATTATCCTCTGCCAGAATTGTATCCCATTTCCCAGCCATTAAAAAAGTTTTGCTGGGCTGGATCAATTTCGCCTTTTGGATTTCTGTAAGGGTTTAAAGTGCGCGTGCCGAATTTTAAATCCTTTTCTGCTGCTTTTTTACCTTGCATAAGTCCTTGTTGGTGCTGATCCTGAGCAGCCCCTTCAAGCCATTGCCAAAATGTGTTCATGTATTATTTATCATATAAGGCTTGGATATTCTCCAAGCTTCTTTAATTTGCTCTTTGGCAAATGCTATGAAGTAATGAGCAGTATTCAAACGATATGCTAATTGGACTCTGCCTCTATTGTAATCAGCCAATGCATCTTCACGCAGTTTGACAGACAGTTTTTCTAAGAATTCTTCTAAAGTGTCATATCTCAGGTCGCCAATTTCTTCAACCAACTGTTCTAATGGGCCTTCATAATCCACATAGTCCTTATGTATTTTTGACATTCATGACTCCGAATAGTAGATTGTCTATATACTCGCCACTTTTGATAATTGCTTGTTTCTGTAAACCTTCCTGTACAAAACCTGCGTATTTTGCACACTTGATAGATGCTTCGTTTGTGCAGAGTATTTGTGCATCGAGTCGTCTAAGATTCAGCATTTTGAATGCGTAATCTACTCCAGCTTTCACTATTTTCTTGCCAAAACCCTTCCCTCTATATTCTTTATAGGTGTCCCAACCAGCCTCTGCCTTCCTGTTTTGCCAATCAATATTCAATATTTTGAATATACCAACATCCATGTCATTGACAAGTGCTTTGTCAGAGAAATTGGCAATTAAGACTAAATCTCTAGGGCAATGCGTTTCCAGACTGATCTTTTCTAGCCATTTTTCCTGGCTAATCATGTTGGCAAACGTGACTGTGTGTGTCCCAAACCAACTTTCATTTTTCAGTTCGAGCAAGGTTTTGATATCTTGTTTATCAGCTTTTCTGAAATTAATCATTACCAACCCTCTTTAATACAGTCAACGATGTAGGAGCGTTGGTCTTCAGTTACCCACCAACCACAAGGGATCGCAATCATTTCCTTGGCAATTTCATCTAAGCCAGGCAATTGTATCTTGAATTCTTTCAAACAGTCATGTTTATCATTTCTATCATGAACCTGACTTGTCATGATACCTTTTTCTTTCATCTTTTTGATGAAATTTTCTCGATCTTTCACCATGATTGTATAGACCCAATAACTTGATTCACGATCAGATTCATTTTCAGGTAGAATGACGCCTGATGTATTCCATAAATTATCATTGTAGAATTTAGCATTTGCTTGATGTTTTTCAACCACGCCTGATGTATGAGGGTAGTTCTCAATACCTATTGCAGCATTGATATTGTTCATATGGAATTTGAATCCAAATTCTTTTATGTTTTGAGCGCAACGGAAATCCTTGTTGCTTGTTCTGTCCAAACCATACCATCTTAAGAGCTTTGCATAGTCATGCCATTCTTTATTTGGGGTAATGACTAAACCGCCATCTCCAGTGGTGAAGTGCTTGATCGCCTGAAAACTAAAAGAACAAAAATTGCCGTGTGTGCCGATTAGTTTGCCTTTGTATTTTGCTCCCCATGCATGAGCGCAATCTTCAATGACATAAGGAGTAAATCCATACATGTCGTTGAATTTTTGCAATATAATATTCAATTTATCAAGATCAACTGGATAACCGCCCCAATGGACAACCATGACAGCCTTGGTTTTTGGTGTTAGTTTCCTTGCAACGTCGTTCAGGTCGATGTTGTAGTTTAACGGGTCAACATCAGCCCACTTAATTTTCATGCCTCTGGAAAGTATGGCAAAATTGGTTGCTGTGCAAGTTAATGGGGTTGTAATGATTTCATCGCCTTCCATATAGCCACAGTTTCTTTTTATCATCTCGACAATCAATTCGAGTCCAGAAGTGCAGCTATTAACTGTGTTGACGTAAGGGGATTCAAAATGCTTATGCAGGATGCCTTCAAATACCTCTACCTCTTCCCCCTGTCCAATAAATCCGCTCATTAATACATCCCCAACTTTTTTAGCAGCAGTTGGCGACATGAAAACTTTGAATAAATCTATCATTTTAACTCCGTGGTTTTGTATTTTTCAGGCAAATACTTTGCGTACAAAGGTCCGTAATCGGGGTGCGCGTAGATTTCTTTCTCTAATTCTCGCACAATTGGTAGCCACTGTTTTAGTTTTTGTTCTTTACCAGTGTCAACTTCCCAACTCATAGCACCAAAATGAGTAATCAAATTAGGGTCTAGTTGTACAAACTTAAGTCCTTGCTGTACTGCATTATAGTAATGCCATGCGCCCATTTCCATGCTAATATAATGGTAGGAAGCTGATGTTTGTGGAGGATTGTTAAGTAGCCCTAAATTTCTATAGTATTTGAAAAATTCCTCAACATTACCTACTTTATCGGATAGACGGAAAGGTTCTGTTGCTATATGGTAGCCACACCAAGAAGACCCCAACTTTCTAATCCATTTTTTACGACAAACCAAGAATGCACATAACAGGTGCGGGAATCTTAACAATGGTTTGTCTTGATGCATTGCCGAATCGCATTGACAGCAGTGTAGTGTAGGCGTAAATGCTATGATGACATTAGGATCGCCGTAGAATTTTTCTCTAACTTCATTGAGCCAGTTGTGTTTGTTGATGATGATATCATCATGCATGATGAGAAATGCGTCGGTATGAACCCAAGGAAGTGCCATTTCAACGGATTCAGGATGACCAATTCTACTCCAAACTCGCAGTACACTTATTGGCATGTCACGGGATTTTTTTGGTTCATCGACATGCCACCATTTCAACCTTCTTAACTCTTCCAAGAAAGCTTGTTTCTGGTCCTGGTTGGTCGGGTCGCCAGTCCTTTTATCTGGACCGTTAATTACGACCATAAAATGTTCGATTAAATCTTTTACTTTTGCTCTCAAAAGTAAAGAAAAGGTTGACCATAACAAGCATTCTATTGGTGCCTGATAGGTTGGATAAATAACTGTAATTTTCTCAGCAACATGAGTTAATTCAACTGCTTCATCAATATCAATTACCATGTGTTTATGCATATCTGACACCTCCTGGCATATATTTTGCGTACAGTTTAGAAAAACTTGGATGAGCCATTATTTCGTTTTCTAATACAGCAATTTTTTCTTTATGCATGTCTGTTTTTTCTTCTTTTTCTTTGTTGGCATTAGGATTAGGGTCACTCATTTTACCGAAGTGAATGATATTACTTTCTTCCAACTTAGCAAAAGTTACTCCTAATTGGCTGAGTTTATAGTAGAGCCAAGCACCTGCTTCTTGTCTTACGAAATTGTATAATTCAAATGTTTGTATCTTTTCTGGCATTAGACCTTTATCTTCGTAATATTTGAAAAATTCAATTTCATCTGGTAATTCACTGATTTCAAATTGTAAAAAATTCTCGTCATCAGGTATATGATAACCAGTCCAGCTAGCCCCAGCTTTCATCATCCATCTTTTCTTTGCTATCAGAAACGTAGTCTCTATTTGTGGCAACCTTAAAAGGTACATGCCGCGATGTATGGCAGAATCACAATTACACCCCAATAATTTTGGTGTGTATGCAATTGCAACGTTAGGATCATCATAAAATTTAGTTTTGAGTTCCTCTGTCCATGCTGGATTAGTGAGTATTACGTCATCATGCATACACAGATAGCTGTCAGTGTGGACCCAGCCTAGTGCCATTTCCAAAGCTTCAGCATAACCAACCCTACTCCATGCTCTAATGACTGTAAGTGGCATTTGACGGTGATTGGTTGGGTCATCTGCGTGAACCCATTCTAAGTCTCTTAACTCCTCAAGGAAGTTTTGTTTCATGTCTTGCAGGGCTGGATTTCCAGTTCTTTCGTCTGGACCATTTATATTAACACAAATATGCTCTAGCATACCGTTAGGCTTACTTCTTAATAACAGTGAAAATACTGCCCAAATAAGGTATTCTATGCCTGCATTTGAGGTAGGGATGACGGCAGTAACTTTTTCTTTGAGATGCGTGTGGTCGATACATTCTTCTATACTCATCGCCATTTGCGGATGCATTATTTCAATCCTCTTGAGTTATTATAACTTAGCAAATAGCAAAAAATTTGTCAAGTAACTGAAATTTTTTCAAACTCTTTTGTGAAATCGTTATATCTTGTTCTGGAATTCATTCCAGATTGCACGGAATCATTGTTAGAATCTAGACTTTCTAATTCTTTTGTTATGCAAAAACTGTTGTTTAAATGATAAAGCAATTTAGTCCTTTGTATGTTTGGGAGCGGCTTGAAATTACATCTCTTATATTGTGTTGAATAACTAACGCAATTGGTGGTTTGGAATGAAAGCCACCTCCATTTTTGTTGTTCTCCTAATATATAAAGATTGCAACTTGTTTCAAAGTTGCCATTTTTGTTTGGAAACAAATTAACATACTCAGGAATAGGGCCAGGGATCAACCATTTGCCAGGAAAATTACAATGAGTTAATTCTAATTTATTATTTATTCGATATCCTCGATTCTCTAGGTATGGGTCTAGAAAATCTGTAGGAGGTATATCACTCTTCCTTAGCAGCATATTCAAATGATTTGGATAGTAGCCAGACGCCATTTCTATAGAATTGGCATGAGAGCATCCAATCAAATTTAAATTATAAGTATTGAGTAAATCAAGATATATTCTGTCCAAGTTATTATACAATAAGATATCTGGATCGGTCAAAAAAAGTAAATCGTTTTTTGACCGATCCATACAAGCGTGCAGTCCATGTGCATGTTGTATGCCACCAAAAGTCACTGAATGAGTGATTTTGTCAGTCGGACAGCCAAATTTTAAATACTTGATTTTGCCTAAATTTTTTTCTATTTTGAAATTTTCATCTGCATCTACTTTTGCTATCAAAATTTCATCTACAAGCTCTGTTTTTTGTAGCAAGTTTTGTAGAAAATATTGTTCGATATATTTTTCTATTGGCTCAAGCATCACTGTGCATATAGTTATCAATTAGCTCCTTGATAGAATCATTACTGATCTATATATGCTTTTTTAAAACAGTTAAGTTCTTCTATATTGTTTCTTGCACTGCTACTAAGATGATATATCAACCTTTCTTTTTTGAAGCGATTTTTGAACCCAAAATTATTTCTATAAAAACTGGTTGTGTAAATGTGGCAATCCGCTGTCTGAAAAGCAATCCATTTGCCTTTTATTTCTTCATTCCATAGCCATAGATTACATCCTACGTCGAAAATTGCATGTGGGTCTTTATTAGGATATGTGTCACACAGTCCTGGGATTGGATTGGGGATAAGGAATTCTCCATCTGCCATAGGATAGTCATCGTTTTCAAGGAGTTGGGTTCTGTGCAATGCTGAGTTTCTAAATTTTAAATTACCAAGTAACCAGTTTCTGTCTGGGAGCGTGGATTTTTTTACCATGCAGTTCATTACGCAAGGGAAATATTTATAGCATTGATTCACACCGTTATGGTGTGAAACACCAACACAATTTAATCCATGAGTTTGCATCATGTCTAAATAGAATTCGTCAACCGCTGTGTACCAAAATACGTCTGGGTCGGAAAATATGACATACTCTTTACTTGCGTGTTTGAGTGCTGCGTTTAATCCAAGGCCATGACCGTACCACATTGCATCGACTGGATGACTAAATCTTTTATATTTGATTTTTCCAACTTCCCATGTTTCATCAATTGGCACAGTGGCATCAACAACCGCTATAATTACTTCAGAAACCAATTTACTTTTATTAGCTATTGATTCTTTAAATATTTCCAAATGTGGCTGACAACCGCTTACTTCTACAGTGAGTACACTAATCATTTTCGAATGCCTTTGTAAATTGTTCTAAAAATTCTGGTCTATTGTTTGACACACCAACTAAATGATAAAATAGTTTCATTTTAGGCAACCTATGGGGTTTTACATTACCCCTACAATAAGTGGTGGTGTAATTATGACAATCTATTGTTTGGAAGGACAGCCATTTCCCATTTTTATATTTGTTCCATATAGTCATGTTACTCCCCGTGTCGAAATGTCCTTTTGGGTTCGGGAAGTCATTGACGAATTCATCAATTTTATTAGGAATTAAGAATTTCCCATTCATAGGAATAGTTCCGTCTTTAAGGTAGCCTTCAAGAAAATTTTCGTCAGGCAAATTTGATTTTTTGATTAAACAATTACCAATCCAGGGGAAAAAAGTGTATGCCATAATTGCTGCACTGTGATGTGACGCGCCAATTATATTCAAATTGTATTGAGTCATTAAATCTAAATATAAAGATTCTACAGGACTGTAATAGATTATATCTGGGTCAGATAAAAAAATGTATTCAGTCTGCGAGCGATCTATACAAGCATGTAGACCAAGAGCGTGTTCCACTCCTTGCTGTGTTCTTTGTGCTAGAGAATAATTAAACTTGGTAATTTTGATCCTATCAATATCGTAGGATACAGTATTTGATTCAAGGCCCACACCTATTTTGGCAATTAAAACTTCTGATATTAGTTTTGTGTTTTTGACTAAGGATTTTATGAGTAAATCTGTGAAGATTTCAAGTCCTTCTAATTCAACAGTGCATAAAGAAATCATTCTATCTCCTTAGATTGTTCGTATGCATTTACAAACGTATCCCAATCATGATCCCTGCCATTTGAACCACCAACAATATGATAAATTAAACTTTGCTTAGGCAGTTTTTCTACTTTTATATTTCCTCTGTTATAAACAGTATTGTAAGTATGGCAGTCTCTAGTTTGGAAGGACAAATACTTCCACTCTTTTTCTTGTGCCCAGAGCCATAAATTACAAGATGTATCATAGAAATATGGAGCGTATTTTGGGTCTTTGTTTGGGAATTTGCTGTAGTGATTAGCTAAAGGACTTGGGATTAAATACTTGCCATCTGCCAGCGCATAATCGTCATTAGGTTTTAGGTCTTCTGAATGTAGAATTCCATCCCTGTATTTTAATTCCCCTTTCATCCAATTCTTGTCAGGTAAATCAGATTTTTTGACCATTGAGCAAACAACATAAGGAAAAAAAGTATAGGCTTGTATAACCGATGCATGGTGTGAACAGCCTATGTAATTGATCCCATATTTGTTCATGAGTTCTAAGTATAGTTTATCAACTGATGAATAGAAAAATACATCAGGGTCGCAAAACAATAGGTATTCATTTGTGGCTTTTTCTATACATTCATGCAAACCCAATGAATGCCCATAAACCATGTCAACTCGATGGTCAAACATGTGGAAATTTATTCCTTTTTCCACCCACTTTTCATCCAAATCCACATCTGCATCGACTTTTGCTATTTTTACTTCTGATACGAGTTTTGTCCTTAGCATAACAGAATCTAGCATTATTTTCATATGTTGCTGAAGCGCATCTGTTACTACAGTGCAAATAGTAATCATTTTTTTATAAACCCCGCTAATTTAAGTCATGATTAACGTCTTGGTAAATTCTAATTATAGCGTCTCTGGGGACTGGATGGCATTCAGTCTGTGCTATTCTATGCAAAAATTTCTACCAGATGCCAATATTTTTATTAAGTATACCAAAAAATCACAGATTAGCAAGCAATTATTTAACTGGATGACCAGTTTGAACATAAAAAACATCAATAAACTTTCTCAACCATATATTACTTTAGAATCGAATAACATCATGATTCGACCTATGGAAACTATCAGCTATGATAATAAAGAGGTCTGTTCAGAAGTCAAGGAAGATAAATTTACACCATTTGTGTCTTACCAAAAAGGATGTGGTAGGTTTGTTCTTGGGGAATGGATAAATATAGAAGAGTATCCGTTTTCTTATGCTGATAGCTTTATGACAGAGGACGTGTGTGCCAATGAAATTCAAGTTTTAAAGCTCTGGAAACAGATGAACACTCTCTATCCCTTGCTTACAAGAGGTTAATTATGAAAAGATTTGATTATGAAGACAACAACGATGACGACGATTTGTTCCCAGATACAGACGGTCATGACGAGGAAGAAATGCTTAATGCAGAATATATCAAGGTGCTGGAGAAGAGGGAATTGGTTGAGGCGATCAAGCTTCAGTTAATGCAAAGGGAATTAAATGCATTCGTTTTGACAGAGACAGTTAAATATTTGGAAAAAAGTTGGTTTTGGAGATTTAAATCTAAGAAAAAGAAACTAGATTCTGTTATCGAGACGTATCAAGTGTTCAAAGCACTGGTAGATATTGATGCCCAAGGAGAGCCAGATGTTGAAGAACAACAGGAAGAGTAGGAGTTATCATGCCGTTGTACACGTTTGATTGTTTAAAGTGTAAGAAAAGTTACGATGAAATAACTGATTGGGACGAAACAGAAAAATACAAGGACGTAAAATGCCCACATTGTAAGTCGAAGAGAAAGAAACGCACTTTTGATTATGATGTGGGCTGTGCCTTCGGTAATCCTAAAGAAAGCAGTAAATGGGACAATTTCAGTTATAGGGCTGGCTATAACATGGAAACCGCTAAAAGCGACCGTCGTAAAGCTGCCAGTAAATCTCATATGGGTACTGATCCTTACCCTAATATGTCTTAAATTTAAAAAAAATAAAAAATATCATTGTTTTGATATTAAGAATGTTGTAAGATTATAAATTATAGACCCTACGGAGTTACAAAGTATGGAGAAATGCCACAACTTAGACCGCATTGCAGCTAAATTCAATACGGAAGAATACATCAACCTAAATGAGGAAATTTCTTTCGCAGAATATCTTGATAAGGTGTACGCCAACCCTACACTCATCAGGACTGCCTATCAAAGACTTCATGATATGATTGTCAGTGATGGAGTCGAAGAAATCTATGAGAATAAGGAAAAGTTGTTTAAGTACAACTTCTTCAGCAAACATGAAATCCCTATCTTCGGTCTGCATAAGCCATTGAATGAATTGGTAAAATTCTTCAAGGGTGCTGCGGGCGGGTATGGAACCGAAAAGAGAGTTTTACTTCTTCACGGTCCAGTAGGTTCTTCAAAGTCCACAATTCTCAGACTTATTAAGTCTGCTCTTGAAAAATATTCAGCAACGGATGCAGGTGCCTGGTACTCATTCAAGTGGGTAAACCTACCAACTGGCAAAGATGGTGTTTACACTCACTGCGAAAATGATTGCCCAATGCACGAAGAACCACTCAAGCTTATTCCTAAGCAGTTCAGAAAGAAGGTAGTAGCAGAACTCAACGAAATTCATCGTGAGAACCACGCTGGAGAACAATTCATCTACGACTTGACCTGTATTGGTGAACTTGATCCACGTTGCCGCAAGTTTATGAAGGAATTGATGGCGATAGAGAAGGGTGATTGGAAGGCTGTAGTAAGCAAGTACATCAGGGTTGTGAGGAAGGTTCACTCTGAAGCAGATCGTTGCGGCATCGCTACTTTCCAGCCAAAGGACGAAAAGAATCAGGACGCTACAGAACTAACTGGTGATATTGACTTTGGCAAGATTGGTCATTTCGGTGCAGATTCTGATGCCCGTGCTTTTAGTTTTGACGGCGAATTCTGTGTAGGTAATCGTGGTATCGTTGAGTTCATCGAAATGTTGAAACTGGCACAGGAATTCCTCTATGACCTATTAGGTGCAAGCCAAGAGCGTCAAATCAAGCCTAAGAAGTTCAGTCAGATTTCGATTGATGAGGCTATCATAGGCCATACAAACAACCCAGAATATGAAAGATTAAAGAGCAATCAGTATATGGAGGCATTGAAAGACCGTACAGTTAAGATTGACATTCCTTACCTGCTAAGTTGGACAGACGAAGGAAACGTTCTGGCACAAGACTATGGCCCTGGAAAGGTCAGACAGCACGTTGCCCCTCATACTTTAGAGATAGCGAGCCTCTGGTGCGTGCTAACACGCCTGGAAGACGATAAGGACGGCAAGTTGACTCTAGTGCAGAAAGCCAGACTGTATAATGGTGAAATTCTTCCTGGTTATACGGAAGATACCGTCAAGGAACTTCGAGATAAGCACCCAAATGAAGGCTTGAAGTTCGGTGTAAGTGCCCGTTATGCACAGGATAAGATTAGTAACTGTTTGAGCAACAACCATGATTACATTAGCCCGTTCATGGTCATGCATGAAATTAAGGAAGGTCTTGGCAATAATACTCTTATCAACAAGAAAGAGGAGCTTGCCCACTACTATAATTGTGTAGACTTGACTATGAAGGAACTTGATGAAATTCTCAAGGATGAGGTAAGGAAGGCTCTAGTGGGCGATGAGAAGGTAATTGAAAGACTGTGTGCTAATTACATTGAGAACATCTTGGCTTATATCAGAAAGTCCAAGGTTAAGAATAAGTTCACAGGTAGGGATGAACCACCAAACGAACGTCTGATGAGAAGTATTGAAGAAAAGATCAGCGTTCCAGATCAGGGTGTTGATGATTTCCGTCGCACAATCGCAGCATTCATCGGTGATATGGCCAACAGTGACAAGAAGTTTCGTTGGGACAGCAATTCTGAGTTGAAGAAAGCCCTGGAAGCTAAGTTGTTCGAGGATACAAGGGATCACATCAAGTTGTCCGCACTTAATGTATCTGAGGCAACGGTAGTTCAGCCAGACATTCAAGAAAAGATTGACCAGATCAAGAAGAGACTTATTGACCAGTACGGATACAATGACAAGTCCGCTTCTGACGTTCTGGATTATGTTGGTAGTTTGTTTGCTAGAACAAGTTCCTCTGACGACTAATAACTGAAACGGACCTTCCAAACTTAATTGGGTGGAAGGTCCGTTTTCTTTGGAGACTAAATGAAATTTTATCTCAGGGACCGTAACCCCAGAATCACTGAAGCTTGGGAGATGTTCTTTAAGGATAATCCCGATTTTGATATATCAACGGGCAACATTTTTGAAGGTGCAAAGACTGACGCAATCATCAGTCCTGCCAATAGTTTCGGTTTTATGGATGGTGGCATTGATGCAGTTTACACAGCTTTATTCGGTGTTCAGTTGCAAAACAGATTGCAAGCCTTAATAAAAGAACAATTCTGTGGTGAAATTCCAGTAGGTCAAGCCGCAATTATTGAGACGGATCACGCAAGACACAAGTATTTGATATGTGCCCCAACCATGCGGGTTCCAGAAACGGTGCGTGGCACAGTCAATGCTTTTCTTGCTTTTAGGGCGTCTTTGATTGTGATAAAAAATTTCAATAAGTTGCCAGATTTTGAACCAATTGAGTCTGTATTGTGTCCAGGCTTGGGTACTGCGGTCGGTGAAATGACGGCGTGGAGTTGTGCAAGACAGATGTATGAGGCTTATAAAGCAATTTGGCTGGAACAGCCTAAAGAGCCAGTTGACATTGCTGATATCTACTGTTTTAACAGGGAAATGGCTCAATGGGAGAAATATGTCAAGCATGAAGGCCCAATCGACCATACGGAACATATTGTGAAGGATAATGATTGATTTGTTATTAATTCATGTATATAATGACGCTGCTATTAAGGAGGTGACTTATTCCGAGAACCATTGACGAGGACCACAAACACTTCATTGATGTTATTGATGGCAAGCTAAGAAAAGAGCTTAAAAAGTATATAAAAACTAACAAATTCGTTCGTTTGAGAGGCAAGAACGGCAAGGCAGTTGTCACAGTGCCAACACTCGATATTCCTCATTTCACTTATGGTGATGGCCAGACTGGTATAGGTCGTGGTCCTGGCAAGCCTGGGGATGTATTTAAAAAAGATAAACAAAAGGGTGACGGACATGAGGCTGGTGACGAAGAAGGTGAAGGGATGTATGTTAACGTCCCAATTGACTACTTTTTGGACGAATTTGGCAGTGAATTAAAACTACCGCCTCTAAAACCCAAGCCCACAGAAACTTTTGAAGACGTTAAGATTAAGTACAATGATATTGCTCTCACTGGCCCAGAGTCTTTGAGACATAACCGTAGAACCATTCTACAGGCATTGAGAAGACAAGCATCCAAGGGTGAATTGGAGAAGTTTATTGAGGTTCCTGGTTTTACTGATCCTGTCAGAATAATCCAGCCTATTAATAGTGATCGTCGTTACCGTCAATATAAGAAGATCATGATACCAAGTACCCAAGCGGTTATCATGTTTGGCCGAGACGGTTCTGGTTCAATGGATGAGCAAAAATGCGAAATAGTAAGTGACATGGCTTATTGGATTGATAAATGGGTTAGAAGATTCTATGAGAAAGTTGAAGTGTGCTATTATTGGCATGATGTAGTTGCAAAAGAAGTAGATGAAGAGACTTTCTATAAGCTGAGATACGGTGGTGGTACGATGTGCAGTTCTTGCACCAAGGTAATGGCGAAGGAGTTTGAGAATCGTTTTCCGCCTAACAAGTGGAACATTTATTGCTTCTACTTTACGGATGGTGAAAATTGGGGAGATGATAATCCTAGATTAGTTGAAGATTTAAAGACGAAATTCTCACCAGACATATGCAATTTGTTCGGGGTAACGCAGGTTCTGGCATATAGTGAGTCTGGTAGCGTCAAGGAAGCAATTGATGAGGCCGAATTGAAAAATGTAAGAACTACCTCTATAGGCAGTGGCGGGGCTACTGATTCTTGGACGCCTCCTGTATTGACGGAGGATGAGAGGAATGAAGCTATCAAACAGGCTCTTAAGAAATTATTAAGTGCGGAGGTGGGAGTATGAGTTCTAAATTTATGAGGGGTTCGCCTCTTTTGGATAGTGGTCAGACAACTCCAGGTTGCCATCTAACTACTGAAGAAAAAAAGATATTCAACCAAGTTCTGAAAATAAGTAGGGATTATGGATTGGATTTTTATCCAACTATAATTCAGAAGGTGCGATATGACGAAATGAGTGAAATAGCTGCTTATGGTGGCTTCCCGCACCGTTATCCTCATTGGTATTGGGGTATGCAATATGAAGAACTCCAGAGAGGCTATGAATATAATCAACATCGCATATACGAACTTGTTGTGAATTGTCTAGCTCCCGATACCAGAGTTCTTACTAATCGTGGCACTTTATTAGCAAAGGAAGTCACGAATGGGGATGAGGTTTATCTTAATGGTGGCAAACGTCGAGTTTTTGCTACTTTCAGACAAGAGCCAGCTAAAACCAAGGTGATAAGACTAGAAAAATATGCCTTGGATTTAGTATCAACGTATAATCACAAATGGCGAGTGCTGGATAATCAGAAAGGACTAATCTGGAAGGAGTCTAGGGATATAGTCAAGGGTGATATTCTGGTTGGAAATGACGCTTTTGCCATATACCAAAACAGACCATTTAAAATTGAATGGACGAGTGAAAAGATTGTTGCAGAGACAAGAGCGAATGTTCGCAATAGACTCAAAGAGTTTTCACCGCCATCAGAAATGACTATCGCTCTGGCCGAATTGCTTGGAATTATAACGGGTGATGGCTCAGTCGGTGTGAAGGGACAAGAAAATGGTGTCTCCGTAACAGTTGGTAAAGATAACCGAGAATATGCTGAATATGTATTAAGATTATTTGACGTTGTGTTTAATTTGGATGGACAAATTTATGAAAAACCGTCTTGCTATGTCGTAGATGTTCAATCTAAACTCCTAGTTGATTTAATTGATTATCTAGGGATGCCAAAAGGCTGCACTTACGTTTCAAAACGTGTACCAAGCTCGATTTGGGCATCTTCCCAGGAGTTCCGTGCTGCATATTTGAAAGGTTTATTTGATACAGACGGTTATGCAACTGATGTATTGGGCATGAGTTGTTATAATGAAGACCTGGCGGCAGATGTTCAACTGTTAATGGCCGAAATGGGCATAGCATCTAAATTTAAAGTAGTCCCAAACAATGATGATTTCATCAATGTAATACAAATCACTGGTCAACCGAATCTAAGAAAATTCAGAGACAGGGTTGGGTTTTCAATAAAGTACAAAATGGCGGGGTTGTACAATCTTGTAAATAAGGAGTTTTGCCAAGGTAAAGGATTGGAAGTTCCTTTTATTCAAAACATGATAGTGGATTGGGCAGAGAGTAATATAGAACGATATGACCACAACAGAAAACTCTGTCGATCCCTGGATTACATGAAGAAAAAGTCTGTTGGATTTAATTGTTTGTATAGTTTTGTAGAACGTGCAGAGCAAATTTATCACTATAACGTTTCTGCGGATATATATGAATTATTAAATACACCGCTCTTTGTGGTAAAAGATGTGCTGGATGGCGACAAAATTTCGACTATTGATATTGCCCTGGATCATCAAGATCACGATTTTGTTGCAAATGGTCTGATTACTCATAACACCAATCCTTGTGTTATGTACCTGCTTGCATCCAACACTATGACAGATAACGTATGTGTGGTTTTCCATGCAACTGGACACAATGATTTCTTCAAAAACAACATATTCTTTACTCCAACAGATGAGAATATGATGAATAAGTTGGCAAGTAACGGCGACAGAATCAGAAAGTATATGTCCAGATGGGGTCGTGAGAAAGTCACCGAGTTTATTGACCATGTTCTGAGAATCCAAAACCTGATTGACCCAGCACAAGCATGGACCACCAGAGAAATTAAAGAGCCTGTTATCCGAGATAGCCGTGACTATGAATTCCCAAGACGATTGAAGGCCAAGGGGGATAGAGGGCACATGGATCAGTGGATTAATCCACAAAAGTACATTGATGAGGAATATAAGAGAATTCAGGATTTAGAATTAGCCAAGGAATTGGACTTATTTAAGAATCCAGACAAAAACATTTTCGGGTTTATAAAGGACTATGCTAGGTTGAAACCTTGGCAGGCTGATATAATTTCAATGTTATACGAAGAAGCGATGTACTTTGCTCCACAGAGGCAGACTAAGACATTGAACGAAGGATGGGCGTCGTTAATGGACTATGAATTCCTTGCTAGACAAGGACATGTTTCTTTAGGATTGAAGTCTCATGATATGGGTATTTTTGAATATGCTATTCATAAAATGGGCGTCTTGGGCGGCAAGTATTCTATGAATCCATATAAAACTGGTTTCTATTTGCTTCTTGATATCGAAGAAAGATGGAATAAGGGTCGGTTTGGTCCAGAATATGAAAATTGCAGAAATATGAAACAGAAGGAAGATTGGGACTTAAAACTCAATCTTGGCAAGGAAAAGGTCTTTGAAGTGCGAAAGAACTATAATGACGTGACTTTTATTAACGAATTTTTCACGCAAGAGTTCTGTGAAAAGTATGAATATTTCGATTGGAGGCATTATCCTAACGGTGAATGGAAGATTGAAAGCAGGGATGCCAAGGTGATTAAGAGGAAGTTGTTGCAGAGGCATGTAAATGGTGGTTCCCCAGATATTAGACTCGTTGACCCTAATCACAGGAACAAAGATTATTTATTACTGCAACATTATGCTGATAGTTTAGACGATAGGTCTTTACATGAACCTTATGCAAGGGCTGTAATGACTTCACTTCATTATTTCTGGGGTAAAGAGGTTATGTTGGTGACTACGGATGAAGATAAGGAAGAAATAGTGTATGTTTGTGTGGGGAAAGACCCAGATAAAGATGTGGCCGTAATGTCCAGAGAAGAATACGAGAAAACGTGGTAAAATTCCAGGTTCTACATTTCATATTTTTGTATTTGGGTTTTGTTGTAGTCCCTTTTATAGGTGGGGTTGGTGGTCTTGTTGAGTGTTATTTTGAGTTTAAAAAAAGCAAGATAGTTCAGGGGTGTCTTACACTTGCCCTCTCTATCTTGCTTTTAATTTTCCAGGTTGTCTTTTTCTGGCTATTCTTATTTGATGAACTTATCCGTGTGACTAAACTACTATCACTGTAATGCCCCAGCTTGTACTCCACTATTAGCCATGTCCATAGGTTCACCTTGTATGGATTTGGTTTTTCGGGTCGGCATTACCTTACTTTTTTTTTTGGTTCTTCAATATTATCAATTTCTGGAGGTGCTGTTGTTTCCCTCATATGTCTATTAAGTCTATTTAGGTTATTTTCGTCTTGTAGAGCCTTGGCAATTTCAACATAAGCTTCTGGCTGACTTAGAATTGCCGTCATCAACTTTTCAAATCCACCCTTCCTCTTAATCTCTCTTACCATTGTTTCGATTAAACTCGTTTTCTTGGTAATCAAAACGCTGGTTTCTACAACTTGATTGACTTCTGCGCCACTTTTCTTTTTCAAGATAAATTCGGTGAACTGCTCAGGGTTCATGTCCTTTGTCTTATTCATGAAAGATTCAGTCTTGCTTGCTTTAACAACTTTTGGTGGAATTGGCTCCTTCGTTGTGCTATCTGTTGACTTGTTGGTGCGAACGTCCAATTTCTGGGTCATGGTCTTTGGGTTGTAGATCAAACCAGAGTCGCCTTTGTCGCCAAGTGGTTCTTTTTCTGGACCACCATCTGCGGTTTCCAGGCCAGGGTCTTTGCCTGCTGCACTGTAAGGAGCAGGATCAGCACCATTTGGAGTATCGTTGATTTGGGCAGCTTCGGTTGCTGCGGCAGCACCGCTTTTGCCTACAACGTGCCAATTTTTGCCTTTTGTGACTGCTTTTGGTGGTTTTGGCGTTGGAGTCGGGCCTGTGTCGGCCAACGGATCAACTATTGGTTTCTCGATTTTCTTGTTTTTATCCAGATATTCCTGAAATTGTGTGAATGCCATAAAATTTCCCCTTTTTGTCTACCAAATATATATTAAGTCTTGACAAATTTGTTTTTATTATTTATTCTAGGATATATAAGATTGCCTGGGGGTGAATTGATTCGATCACGAACTCAGGGCAAGAGATGGCACGCAGAGGTTGACCAAATGGCCTCTATAAAAATTGGTCAAATGTTCTAAACGCAAACTCCTACGAGTATGCTCTAGCGGCCTAATAACCCGCTAGTGGACGATGGAAGCCACGCAAAGGGCGTCCCGTAGTCCAATGTAAAACTTTGCTGGCTCTTGATGTGGCGACTACTAAAGAGCGAGATTAAGTCGTAACGGGTAATGTAGATTTTTTTGTTGTTCTGCATTATCTAAAATTGAACAATAAAGCAAGCGTGTAGAAGTCTTTTGTTCGATTCGCTGAGACGAGGGAGCGAAGCCCTCCACCTCCACTAGAAACCCCGAAAGGGGTTTCTTTTTTGTCTATTGCGTAATTCTAAAAAATGAATTACTATCTTGAAGCTGAGTTCAAATCAAATTGTATCGGGGAGTTGAATATGTCAATCAGCGAAGACAACGCAGCCCTAAACGAAAGAATGAAAAATGTCAAGCCAAGGAGGAAAGCAGCTATTAAAGAAGATTGCTGTGAGCCTATTTCTGCATGTGATGATGAACCCCGTCAGTTTGGCAAGTTGAGCCAGTGGACTACAGGCGATGGCAAGCGTTTTCTTCCTGCTGGACATACCAAAAACGTATTGCCTCCTGGCGTTTATGAAATTCATCATGACGGCAATATTGGTCTTTATTTTGAAAAAATACCAGTAAGGACTGAGGGCTTAATTCGCTTCCCTCAAACCAATTCAGAAAGAGTTTTGAAAGAAATAGACACTTTCTGGAGCAGAGAAAAAGTCTTTAAAGAATATGCACTGACCTATAAGAGAGGCATTATTCTTTGGGGACCGCCTGGCGGTGGCAAAACTTGTACTGTCAATCTGATTATGAGAGACGTGGTAGTTGATCGTAGTGGTATCGTAATCAAATTCACCAACCCAGGTTTGTTCATTGAGGGTATGCGTATTTTGAGAGAGATTCAACCAGATACGCCTATTGTTGTATTGATGGAGGATATCGACTCCATCATAGAACACTATGAAGAATCTCCAGTTTTGAACATTCTGGACGGTGTTGAGAGCGTTCAGAAGGTTGTATTCTTGGCAACCACCAACTACCCTGAATGCTTGGGTCCAAGAATCATTAACAGACCGTCTCGCTTTGACAAGAGATTCCATATCGGTTATCCTAACCCAGAATCCAGAATGCTTTATCTCAAGCATCTGTGCGGCGATAAGAACTCGGCCAAGATTGACTTGAATCGTTGGGTTAAAGACACTGACAAGTTCTCTATTGCTCATCTGAAGGAATTGTTTGTTGCAGTTATCATCATTGGTGATGACTATGATGAGGCTCTTGAGAACTTAAAATTGATGAAGGAAGATATTTCTTCGGATAAGGACAGTGACAAGAACTTCAACATTTTTGGCAAACAATACAATGACGAATATTAAGGACAAGCTTTTAAAAGCTGCTGGGCTTTTCTGGTCGTTTTTGTTCTTATTCTTAATATCAGCAGCGATTGAAGGGTTTGTATTTTCTTATCTGTGGGAATGGTTTGTGACGCCACTTGGCGTTCCTGCAATATCACTTATACATGCAATTGGCATGTGCGCTTTATTTGATTTTATCTCTTACCATTATTATGATTACAAGAAAAGTGAAGAAGTGCCGCTTGCAACATCTATAAGTTACATTTTAATAAGACCGCTGGTAGTTTTCATCGTAGGGTACTTACTAAAGTTTTTCATGTAATCATTTGCCCAACTTCGGTTGGGCAAATTTTTTGGAGACTTTATGTTGCTAGGTATCGTCGGCAGTCGTGCTTATCGTAACTCCAGTCGTATCAAAGCAGTAATCGAAAAGTATATTGAAAAATTTGGCGCTGAAAATCTGTCTATAGTCAGTGGCGGTTGTCCTGACGGAGCAGATTTTTTGGCGAAGAACTTGGCTCTGGATATGGGGTTAGATTACAAAGAGTTCCCGCCAGCACATTCAAAGCACAATTCTTATTGCGTTCTTCCTCCAGAGAACTATAATAAGCCTTATCACGTCAGCAATTTCTTTGTAAGAAACGGCCAAATAGCTGAATATGTAGAACATTTGCTTGCATTTGTTGTTCATGGTGTCAAAGCCAATGGAACAATGGATACAGTCAAAAAGGCTACTCAATTGGGTAAAAAAGTATTAGTATTGGAAGACAAATGATTAAAAAGAAATTTCGTTGGTTAATTCAGTTTATGAAGGATGGTGTTGCAATACGAGATGCTGAGTTTGTAAAAATTTCTACTCGACCACCGCCACCAATTCCCTATCCTGAAACCGTGAGATTTGAACTAGACCTTTATAATCTATGGCGTCCAAAGAATTGGAAACCAGAAGACTTCAACCAACTAAAACTATCGTTGTTAGATGGTTGTGGTAATATTCTGGAAGATTGGCTATTGAAAGAAGTAAAGTTTTACGCCATTCAATTTGCCTGCGCTGACGAAGAAGTTGAAGGAATGGATTTACTCCAATGCACTATGACGTATGGACCAGATATGGAATATAAATCCAATAGCGAATTATTTAAGGATATGATGGGGGGGAAAAATAATATGATGAAGCACGAAGTATGTGGTTTTGAGCATTTACACCTACATTCCGATCTAAGCCTGCTTGACGGTTTCGGAATGGTGGAAGAATATACGAAGCGATGGAAGGGTTTTGGGGATTACCTATGTATCTCGGACCACGGCATGATGGCGGCGATACCTAGTCAAATCCGTAATTGTAAGGCTACAGGTGATGCCAAAGACCCTCACAAAGATAAGAGCTTAATTCCACTATTTGCGTGCGAATTATACGTTAATCCTCTACAAATCCAGTACCATAGCGAAAAAGAATTCAAAGACTATCAGAAGACCTTAGACCCAGACCAGCTAAAATCCCTTCGCAGAAGTCATCATCTACTCGCTATTGCTCACAGTGAAGTAGGCTATAGCAACTTAGTTACGTTAAGTTCCTTGGCTTGGATTCATGGTTTCTACTATCGTCCAAGAGTCAATCATGAACTCCTGATGCAGTACAAGGAAGGCATTACATTCACTTCCTGCTGCTATGCGAGCGAAGTGGGACAGGCGTTTGATAAAGGGGGAGAAGAAGCTGGTTTTGCCATGATTGAAAAATACATGGCGATGTTTGGCGAGCATTACTGCTTGGAATTCATGCTTTTGGACTTCATAAAGCAGAAGCCATATAATCAATTCATTTTAAAGGCTAAAGAGAAGTATAAACTACCTGTGATAGTGACTAATGACTGCCACTATTGCAACAAGGAAGACAGTCAGAACCAAAGACTTATGTTGATGGTTCAGACCAAGAACACAATTCAGGATATTCAAAAAAAGATTGAAGAAGCTGGCTCACAGGATTTGTTTGAACTGCAAGATACCAACCTTTGGCAGAAGTCCGAAGAGGAATTGAATGAGAAGTGGGAGAGCGATTATAGTGATATAATTGACTATGAACTTTTCAAGGAAGCCAAGAGAACGACGGTAGAAATCTGTCGCAAGGCTGGTGGTGTCAAATTAGATAGGTCGATGAAGCTGCCACAGATTCCTGATGCAAATGAAAGGCTGAGAGAAGCTGTATTTGAAGGCTTTAAGAGTCGTAATTTACCCCAAGACAAAGTGTATGGAAATCGTTTGAGGGAAGAGTTTGAATTGATTTTCAGTAAGGGTTTTTCAAGCTATTTCTTGATCTTGAAAGCAACTATTGATGAAGCACGCCGATATTCAATGGAAGTGTTTGGTCATCCAAACGCCATTGGTCCAGGTCGTGGTTCAGACGTTGGTTCACTTGTATGCTACTGTTTAAGGATCACTAATGTTGATCCTATTCAGCATGATTTGCTGTTCAGTCGTTTCTTGAGCAAGGCTCGTAATGACCTTCCTGATGCTGACGTAGACTTCTTACCACAGGTGAGGGACTACTTGAAGAATGATTGGGCACCTTCGTACTTCGGAAGGGATAATGTGGCAAATATCGGCAGCTATAATACTTTTGGTATTAAGAGCAGCTTGATTGACATGGTGCGTGTACATGGCAAGGATAGAAATGAAATCCTTAACCTCACTACTAAACTAGGCTTGAAAGATGATGACGGTAATGTTTTGACTTGGGACAAGGCGTTAGAGATATACCCTGAATTAAAGAAATATTGTGAAGAAAACCCAGATGTTGCTGCTTCTGCAAAGAAATTAATTAATCGAAGTCGTAGTATGGGTAAGCACGCTGGCGGTATCATCATTTCCAGTCAACCTATCAATAAATATGTTCCATTGGTTCGTGGCAAGGAAGGCGAGATTGTATCTTCATGGACAGAGGGTTTGCACGATCAAGACCTTGGCCCAATGGGGTTCGTTAAGTACGATTGGCTGGTTATTACCAACCTCGAACAAATTAACTATGCTTGCAAGATTATCAAGGAACGTTATGGTTTGACTGGAATCTGTAATAAGCCAGGACAGGATGATTGGAGTGATTCTGCGTTTTTAAATGATCCAGCCTCCATTACAATGGCTAATGAGGCGGATTTGAAGGGTATATTCCAGTTTGACTCTGATGGTATTCGACACTTAGTAAGGAAGGGTGGTGTCAATAATTTCAATGACTTGGTAGCATATGCAAGTTTGTTCCGTCCTGGCCCTATGTCCGAAGGTATGCATGATGAATATTGTGACCGTAAAAAAGGTTTGAAAGAGTTTGTTATCCATGAATTACTAAAGCCTGTACTAGAAAAGACTTATGGTGTTATCTGTTATCAAGAGCAGTGTATGAAGATTCTCCATATCGTTGGAGACATACCATTAGAAGACTGCGAAATTCTAAGAAAGGCTATTAGCAAGAAGAAGGAAGAATACTTCGCAAAATACAAGGTCATGTTCATTCAGAACGGAATGAAGAACCTTGGTTGGACTGAAGAGGAAGTAATCAATCTGTGGAAGCTACTTGAAGCTTTCGCTGGGTACGCTTTCAACTTAAGTCATGCGTGTGCGTATACTTATATTTCTTCTATGCTTTTGTGGTTGAAGTCGCATTATCCTCTTGAGTTTTACACTGCTATTTTGCATTTTGAAACGGATGCAGATAAGATCAAGGAATACAGATTGGACGCACAGCGTCATGACATTGTTATCAATCCTTTGGATTTAAATAAGTCAAAGTGCAGATTTGATATTGCGGACAATGAGATTTATTTTGGGTTTGCTAACGTTAAAGGTATTGGTGATTTGGTTGCACAGAAAATTGTAGACAATCAGCCTTACACGGGGTTTAGCGACTTCTTAAACCGTTGTGGCACGGATGAGAGCATTGTAAAGCCTTTGATTGGTTTGAGGATATTTGAGAAGGAAGGCGACCCAATCAGGCTTTATTCTTATTACAAGTGGTTTAAGGATATCAAGGAAAAGCGAGAGGCAAGGAAGGGTAGATTTGAGGTAAGTTGTGAAAAGGATATAAAGTCTGCGAAGGAATTGGGTTTTGAAATTACGGATCATAACGATATTCTCAAACTGACTGATTCAAGGGATGAAGTGCAGAAATTAGTTATCAAGCACGATAAATTGATTAAAAACTATTTCAAACGTGAAACGGTTGACGATAAAATTCCAGGTTTGGAACGGTTTGTGATTCTGCCTGATGATAAGCCAATTGAGATTCCAGAGAAATTGGTAGCTTTGTTTGCTTCGCCAGAAGAGTGTGAGATGCAGTTTTATGGGTTCTTGTGGCATCATCCAATATGTAAGAGTCCAGATTATGAAGGCAAGCGAACTTTTGATATTTATAAGGAAAAGGGCTTGCAGCAGGGTTATGTTGAGGTCATGATTAATTCGGTTGCTAAGCAGACTTCCAAGAAAAACACGAATTATTGGTTGATTAAGGCAGAGGATGCTAATGGTGAGGCCGCACAAATTCAGGTGTGGGAAGATGATTGGCTAAGGTTCAAGGATGATTTAAAAGTTGGGGCATATGTTAAGATGGAGGTTAAAGCTCCAGACAAGGGATTTTATCGTTATACTTTATACAGTCCCCCGAAATGGTTACGGCATAAGTTGGTGCCAAAAACCAGGGCTGCGGATATGAGGGTCTGGGTTCTAAGGAAACCTGAATTGCCTGAATAATAATTTGTGAATAATGATATATATTTATTATGGGACACGATGCAAATTTTGATAAATGGTTAGAACAGTGGGATAAAGCCCAAGGAACGCCTGCTTTCAAGTCGGCACCTAAGCCAGAGTCTAGGCCAAAGACACCAGATTTTTTTGGTATTGGTGAGACTAAACCACGCGACAGTAATAGTTTCAGTTTAAATGAGGTAGACACTCAATACTGGAATAGAATATATAAAATGTCCAGGCATCAGGGCGATGATCCAGACATTTTTGCAGAGGATGGGCTGACGGGCCAGCCTACTATCGAAGAAGACCCACTTGCGTCCAAATCACCTTTGAAGAAACAGCGTGAAACGCCATCTAAAGATGATTTAGGTGAAAAGGGTGAGGAGCTTGCAAACACTGCAAATCCTATTCATCCACCTAGTAGGGGTGATGACTCCAGGGCACACGTTACTGGTGAATTTGCTGATGGTAAGAAGCTTAGGGAAATCAATGACATGAAGCTTAGTCTTCATGCTTTGCAGGGTAAGTTGAATGCTAATCCTAAGTTTGGGGCTTATGGCAAGGAGGCTCCTGAAATTAAGAAGATTCAGGGGCAGATTGATGAAATCAAGTCAAAGCTCGATCATTTGAGCAATTCGTTGTCTCCAGATTTTGTTGCAGACGAAGAATCTTAATTTATATTTATCATATTTTCCACAAGTCCTTACTATTTTAAGAATAGAAGGACTTTTTTTATGGGCGATGTTTATTTTTTACTTAAGTGTAACAAGTGCGGTTGGTGGCGTAAATCAACAGGTCTTAGCGAGGATTTAAAAGACTTAGTTGAAGTAAAATCCTGTAATAATTGTGGCGGGGCAAGGAAATTTAAATGTCCTAAATGTGCCCAGATGGTCAAAATGATAAGGGTAAATAATGAGTCTGCTAAAGAAAAAACAATCTGAAGAACCCATTTGCGATATTCAGTTCAACGTATATAAATTCACCAATCGCATAAAACCAACCGATAAGAATAAGATTTTGGTCATTTCTTGTTTTTCTGAGTTTGGTTGCGAGGTGATGGGGGCTATGTACTGCGTGCCTAGACTTATAAAAGAAAATCCAGGCGCTTACGTTATAGTGATGGGCTGGTATGGTAGGTCTTATTTATACAAGCATTTAGTCGATGAATTTTGGGAATTAAAAGAGGAGTTTCAGTTCCTGAGAGATAAGGCTATGGCTTTTCATAATGTAAGCAAGAACTTAGCCAAGATGGAGAAGTACGCTGAGAATTTTGGCAAGGTCATTAGTTCTTATAGGTTAGGTAGCATGGCAGTAGGTAGTAATTGTAAGCAATGCGACCACATTTGGGGGGAGGTGCATGAGAATAATCGTTGCCCTAAGTGTTCCAGTTTAGATATAGTAAAATCTTTATTTTCAGATATTACATATTGGCGACAAACAAAGGTATCTATACCTTTGCCAAGTGCTGAAAAGATGGCTGAAGCTGATAAGTTCCTGACTAGGAATGGCGAATTTCGTCCAGTTGCCGTTATAGCAAGGAATCGTACAACTTATGGTCGCAATCTTCAACCAGAATTTTACGTTAAGTTAATAGAGCGTTTAGAGCAAATGCGATATAAACCAGTTTGGTTAGGTGAAAAGCAAAGCACTTTGGCATGTCCTGTTCCTCACATTATTGATTTCTCCAGAATGCCTGAGTCCAGGGATTTAGAACTAACTTTAGCAATAGTTGCTAAGTGTGAATTTACAGTGCAATTTTGGACGGCTTCAACACGATTAGCAGCTATTGTAGAAACTCCTTATTTAATATTTGAGAGTCCAGATCAGCTTTTTGGTCAAGGTCAGGAGGCTTATAGAATGGCTTTGACTACCAGTAGTAAGAAGAAATTGGCGTTATGTCATTTCTTGAAGGTTTATAATGATAATGATGCTGCTATTGATTTAGTGGAGAGTTGCATTAAAGAAATGCAAAAAGGTAATTGGGAAGATGTTATTGGTATGGTAGATGAGCCAGATATTGTTAAAGTTATAAGAGAGCAAAATTTGCATAGACTTGCGGGGATATAAATGAAGGATATAGCGGGTTTAATTGCTAAGGCTGCTGAAAAAACAGGTTTTCAAAGAGATTTCTTTAAAGAAGAAAACATTCCTACAGAGTCTTCTAACATTACCGTAATTCCTTTCTTCGGGGATTTAAGGTCGTTATTTGTATTATCAACTTTTTTGCTTCATAGATATAAAGAACAAGATAAGCCTTCCAAATATATTATATTTTGTAGTTGGCCAGGGTTTGCTTCTTTGTTCCCTTATGTAGATGAATATTGGTCCATACAAAATGAATCTCATATTAAAAAGTTATATCCATCTGCTATTGGGTTTGAGAACAGACATGAGTTGGTAGGGCATTATTACAGAAATTTGAATCAGTATTTTTTTGAGGATGTTGTTGATGTAAACAGCCAGTTCCAACCTTATTATAATTTTGGACTAGCAGACGCATTTTGGCAGAAGTATAAGCAAATTAAAAGATTTTTACCTGCTGTTCCATCTTCTGCACTTATTGGCAAGGAATTTAATAAAGAATTTGCTGAAAAAGGTGGCTTCAAAATCTTAGTCTATCCGTCTACACATATGGTTAATTGGCACAATAATCAGCCAAGATTTCTTGCTGTGCCCAGAGAGTTCTGGGCAGCTTTAATTAACAGATTATTAGCAGAGAAATTTGTGCCTGTTGTATGCAAAGGCTTTATGACTCATGATTTATCTTCTGAGTTTAATAGAAGCTGTATTTATTTTAGTGATACAGATATAAGTACGGTTCTTTCTGTTATGAGGTTAACGGGATGTGTTCTTGATGTATTTAATGGTATATCTCGTTTATCGCTAGCTGCTAGAACTCCATTTTTGGCAATTGATGAACGCGCAAAGTATGTTGGTTTAAAGGAATATGAGTTAGATGATTTGTGCGGTTCGGACGTTCCTAAGCAATATATTTTTTCTTTTTCTACTATAATAGATGGCGGTAATGCCTCATCTTGGGATTTTGATATATTTAATTCAATAATTATGAAATTAAATGACTTTCTACCAAGTTTGGACAGAAATTTGTTGCCACCTGCTGGACAGAGTTTGGAAACTGTGTCTTATGATTTAGTGAGAAATAGGAAATTAAAAAGAATTGGAATTAGATTATTAAAAGTACCAAAGGATAATTAG